TGTTCTTAGTCCAGTCGCGTTTCCGCACCTTGCTCCAAACCCCGTCGAGAATTTCCAGGAAGTCCTTGTTCAGGTATTTACTGATGAGCTCGAGGTGGGCCAGGATGGCACGGCACGTGTCACCGATAGCGAGCATGTGCTGCTCTGGCGTGCCGCGGATACCCTGCTCACCCTTCAGATGGTGGTGCGCAAGCCGGCGCGCGAGCGGCACGAGGTACGACCATTTTTCAGGGTCCGTGTCCGGCAGCGTGCGGCGTAGCACCCACAGATGGTCGAGCTGCCAGTTGACCTTACCGCAGTAGTCGAGCATGTAGATGGCGATGTCGCCGATAGCGTCGACGACGTCATCGACAGCGGTGGTACGATCTGTGTCGTCTTGCACCAGAGCGCGACGCGTCTGCCAAGCTTCCTCGAACTCGAGGAGCTCCTCGATCATACCCAAGAGCGGGTACCGCGCGTGCTGCTTGCCGAAGTTCCGCTCTGACCACTCGATTTGCTCTGCTTGGATTGCAATGAGATTCATTTCAGTTTGCTCCTGGTGACGGCTCCGAACCCTCTTCCGAGGGTCTTTCGCCTTCGACACATTTTTGATGAACTAGCACAAGCCCGTTGTCGGCGGGCCTTTGAATGATGTTCGCGAGCGTGAAGCCTTCAGCGCTGCGCGCATTCAGCAGCTGCTCGAGCTCGTTCGCAAAGACCTTGGAGTCGTCATCGACAACAGCACTGGCCTTCCACACAATCGTGATTGGCCTCGGCCGACCAACAGCAATGCCTGATGCGTGTCTTTTATCCATGTGACCTCTCATGAACGTCATGGTTCCTCAGGATCATCTGCGGGGTCTGGAGCGCCACGAGTCAACGTGGTCTCCATGCTGTTGGCAAGTACATCCCAATACCAGCGGGTGGCCAGACGTACTTGATCTGCACTGAAGCGGATGTCGTAGTGCTTGGCCTCACGCACGTCTTGCGTGTAAGGCGTCAGCTGTAGCTGCGTCTCCATGAGCTCGCCTAGGATTTTGACGAAGCGCACGCCCTTCTGCAGCACAGTTTCGGCTTTCAGCGCACGCTGCTGCAGCTCTTGCGCACGAATTTCTAGCGCCTTGATGCTGTCTTGCAGCTCATGCTCCCTAGCTTCTTGCACGCCAGGCTTGTTGATGGCGCTGACGTAGGCGTTGAATTCGGTGTTCGCCTGGTGGTTGGAGCGCAGCAGCTGGTACAGCGTCGGGTAGTTTGTTAGTTGCGGCTTCGCCATGACCTACGGGGTTTCGTCATCGTCTCTATTATCCCGAGGCGGCCGGTTCTTTGCTCCGATGTAGGCGGCGAAGCAGAGGATCAAGAACAGTAGGACGAGCGACGCGATGAACACCCAAATGAACACGTCCTGCAGCTTCAAAAAGAAATCCCACATGAAACCTCCGAGGGGCTACGCAAAGCGCCCGTGTGGGCGCCCTGCAACTACTTCATGCCCGCAGCCATGGCTTTGGCACGGACCTCCACCAACTTGTACACGAGCGGCCAGTTGCCGACGAGCGCTACGCCAAGAGGTAGCTGCCCTTCGTTACGCCCTGTAGCCCACATCAGGGACATGCCCATCGGATGCTCGGCTTGCCACTCCTCGCAGTGGACTGGCTTGTCGTCGCACAAGAAATCGCCATCGACCGTGTGCTTCTCGCTCGTGCTCACGATCTTCGCGTCTTCGAAAAGCTTCTCGAGCCAGAGCCGCCTGTCGTAGCTCCAGGTAGGGCTCGACTTCAACGGCGACGTCAAGAAGAACACGTCGGCGATTTCCATGATCTTCGTGACGCCCTCCACCGCGCCGGGCAGTGGATTCAACATCGTGGCGAACCCGGGCATGTTGATGAGCGAGTAGACCTTGTCGTCCTCCTCGTCGGTGAGCTTGAGCGACTTCGACAAGTCCCACTCATCGAACTTGTGATTTTGTGAAAGGCCAGGGCGTACGCCAGTCGCTATCACCGCTGAGACGAAGCCCTGGACGTAGTTCGCCAGCACGTCGTCCACATCGCACAAGAACCTCGGCCTATTTCTGAAACTCACCGGTCACCTCATCAGAAGGGGATGTCTCCATCGTCACCTTTTCCACCGCCTCTGTCGTTGCTCGTATCCGTGTTGTCTTCTGCCTGCTCTTCTCCCTTGAACCGAATCGGCGGGTCGTCAGGGTCCATCGGGTCGAGCACGATGTACAGCTCATCTTTCCAGGAGAGGCTGAGGCCTGGGTTCAAGACGATCCGAATCTGGTTGAAGCTGCTGGCGAAAGCAGCGCCGGCGATGGTTCGTTGCTTGGTGTTGTCCTTGTTGACGACCTTCAGCAGATAGATCGGTCTGTTACCCTTCGGCATCTTCTTCAACCTCTCCGAAGAGCTCCGGGCTCGCCTTCATGGTGTCGTAGCCTTTGATGAGCCCCAAGCCACGTAGCATGCTCAAGCCGTTGCTGAAACCACTGCTGGTCAAGGAGTAGGGATTGCCGTCACGCGAATAGGCAGCGGACCCCTCCGAGATCTCTTCCTTGGTGAGCTCCTTCGGGTACGCCCGATAGAGCGTCTCCAGCATCGCAGCTGGACATGCCGTGACTTTGCTCTTCCAGAAAGTGAGCAGCTCCTCGCCTTCCGGCAGCGGCTCCGTCGGTCCATGGTGCGCCACACCTGCCTCAGTCGCCGCAATCGTTTTGCCTTTACCTTCAGCGAACCCAGCTGTGCGGAGCGCCGACAACCCGTTGGCGAAGCCGCTGCTCTTGATCGAGTACTTCGACATGAGCGACAGGTAAGTGAGCGAGACCTTTTTCGGATACACCGAAGCCAGCACAGCAAGCTGGGCACGGGGCGTGGCCGTGAGCTTCACGTTGCCATCTGGCTGCGCATGGTTGTGCAGGGTCTCCTTGCCACGCTTCTCGCGCGCCATCTTTTCCAAGATGTGCGTGCTTTCCTTGCGCGCACGAGCAAGTGTGGGCGGCAGCAGTGCGTCAACGCCTCTGCCCTTCGGCTTCGGTAGAACCGAGGGCCGTAGCTGCTCCACCTTGATGGAAAACGACTGCGCCGCCTTCTCGTTCGACTGAATGGCGAGGGTCAGCAGGTTCACCGTAGCCTCGACAGACTTGACCGTCTTCTGCAGCTTGCCGATAGCAGACGCTAGCGGCTTCATGCTGGGCAGCTTCACCTTCGGGATCTTCGGTAGCTTTGCCTGCACAACCGCGGTGGGCTTGAGCGGCATCTCTTTTCCTTTCCGGTCCAGCGCCGTGGTGAGGTTGTGCACTTCGGCGTTGAGCTTGGCGATCCGCGAGCGCAGCACCGCAGGGTTCTCCTGCTGCGCCTTCTCGATGGTCTCCTGGATACGACCCTTAAGCTTGCCAACGTCGACGTCGCGCAGCGAGGCCACCGGACGCCCGCGCTTGCCCTTCGGCGTAGCGCCAGAATCGAACGTCGCGCTCAGGTTGAAGCGGAAGGTCTTGAACTCCTTGAGCAGGTGCGGCGACCAGATCCAGGCTTCGCCGTCTTCGAGCGAGCTCAGCGACTCGAGCATCGTGTCGTCAACGGCGTGGTACTTCACCCATTCGGAGATGGCCTTGATGTCCTGCGGCCCCGTCGTGCGCAGTACGAACAGATTCTCGACCTGCGTGAGCACGTCCTTGTTCACCACCGCCGAACGCTGGGTGATGATGGTCATGCCAAGACCGCGCGAGCGCCCGCGGCGCACGATGTTCTCCCAAGCTCTCTTCAGATGTAGCTCGTCTCGCATCGGCTTCTGCGGGATGTAGTCATCCGCCTCTTCGAGGAAGAGATGAAGCGGCTCAGTGTTACGCTTGAACAGGCGCATCGCGAACTTCAACAGGAAGTACTTCTTGTCCGCCTCGGTGTTGAACTCGGTCAGGTCGAGGACGCAGGCCAGGCGCTGGTCGACGATGACGTCGGCCACGAGCTCGCCGGACTCCCGGGTTAGCGGCACGTCGCCGTGCTTGCCGCCGAAGATGAATACGTCGAGGCCGCCGCGCTTGGAGCCGTCACGGCCGGCGCGCAGCCCGTACCACGAACCGACCGGATCGACGGCCACGAACGGATAGCCAGCGTGGAACATCTGCTCGGCCATGAGCCGCGAAGCGTTGGTCTTGCCGGCGCCGCGCACGGCTAGAACGCCACCGGTGCTGGTGACGTAGTCCGTCGGCAGCGACAGCGAGCGTGAGAGGTGTAGTTTGTTAGCCATCTCGTTTCCATTCTGTGGGCGGGTAGCCACCCATCTTGAGCCAGCCGTCGAGGGTGTCGAACACGTTACAGACGAGCTCGGCGTTCTCTTCGTTTGGCTCCATCTCGAGCACAGCAAGCGCGACCCGCAGCTGCTTCAAAGTCTCATTAGGATCCATGAGCTCGCCATCTTCCGCTTGTAGTAGGCAACCGCCAACTTGAATGTGGTGTTTGTGGTTGAGTACGACCTCGCCCTCTTCGGTATGAAGGAACGGAACCACACAAGCTGCATGAAGCCCAGCGTCCCACTCTTCACAGAAGTGATCGCACTTCGGCTTACGACAGTGGAAACACAACCACTTTGGGTCAGCGTCACGTAACGGGTAGATGCCACCGCAGGGCACTAGGCCTCGACCTGAGCGAAAGCCGGCGGCGCGAGCGGCAGGACACGCTTGAAGCCCTTCCGAGTCTTGCCGTTGAAGCGCTTGATGTCGATGGTGGTGCGCTTGCCGTTGAGCAGGTTCTCAACCAGCACCTTGTCGGCGCCCAGGGCCAGAACGCGCACCTGGCGGGTGCGGCCTTCAACGGTGTCACGCGGGTCCAAGGATTCCCAGACCTGATCGCGCTCGACGCCGTACTCGTTCGTCGTCGTCGTCTCGTTCGCAGGGCGGAAGCCCCGCGGTAGCGGCCTAGCCCTTTGCCTTGGCAATGGGTCTTGCTTGAACCAGCCGGAGCCTACGAGACTTTGCAAGAGCGGCGGGGCGTTCTTCGACAGCTTTACCGAGCCGTCTCCCAGCCACCGCATGCTGAATATTCGTCTTCCCATTTGAGTCCTCTATGTAGTCGCGAGCCAAGAGAGTTTCGGCGCTCAGCTCACTTGCGGTAACGATTCGAATTTTTGGCATTTGGTACCTACGTCTTTCTTGCCGGCTGATGCTGCCGGAGTCAAGAGCGTGGACTTCACTTTGTGACTTGTACCTGGCCTACGTTGCCGTTTGCTCTCGGTACTTGGACACGCAACGCTTGCACGCATGGCCGAGGTGGTGCTCGGTGATCGACGCCTTCACGTCCCAGCCTTTGGTGACCAAGGTGCAGAGGCTTTCGGTGGTGATGCCACCGGTGTACTTCGGACCGCTGCTGTCCAACTGACGGATGTGCCAGGGGCTTGAGCCTGTCGCGTGCACTGACTCGCAGAACGAGTAGCGCACCGGCTGTCTTGTTTGGGGCGAGGAGCTGGATAGGTACTTCGCTCTCTCGTCTGAATTGGGTTCGCTCATTTTTGTTTGTCGGGGGCCACCCCTTGCGCGTGCGCGCGTAGGGAGGAAGGGAGAGTAAAATAAATAGAGGAGAGAGACGATCGAGAGAAAGAGAAAGCTTTCAGCCTCAAACGCCTCTCAACCCCATACTGAACATCCGCCTTGCAGTCGATTTTGAACCCTACCCGCGACCTAGTGCTGCCCAGTTGTACCCGCCATGGCCTGCGTCTGGATCATCGGCATGGCCGTCGTAGATCTGCGGCGTCAACGCCTGCTCCATCTTGGCCGCTACATCGTCAGACCGCCTGGCTGCCTTGCTGGTCCACTCGCCCCAGGGCGTGTACGTGTTCGTCTCGGGGTCGTAGAAGTCCCAATCGGTACCGTCGGACTTCTGGACCCGTTCGCCGGCGAAGAAGAGCGTCCAGCAGTTCTTGGTCGGTAGGAGCTCGACCTTGTGGTAGTCGCCGCGCCTGATGACGTTGAACTGCCCTGGCCCCACAAACCTGGTGTTCACCTGCCGACGGGTAAAGTCCCAGCGGTGGTCGAAGTAGCCCCCGGCCAGGATGGCGCTGTAGGACTTCGTGAACGGGTGGTTGTGAAAGGCGCGGTCGTCGTCACCGCGGAAGAAGTAGTGCAGGAACGGCCGGTGCACCTTGAGCGCCAGCTTGGCCATCCAGGACGGTAGGCCCCACTTGAACGCGGTGGCCGCCACGGCAGCCCGGTCTGGTCCCAAGTACACGCGCAGCAGGTAGGGGTCTGCCAGCCCGCTCGGGTTGGTCGGAATGACCTTGGCGCCGAATGGCGCAGCCTCAGCCAGGTTCCACAGCTTCTCCTCGACAAGTCCGAACGTGCGCTGCATACGTTCTTGCGAGCGGCTGCCGACAACAAACTTGCGAATCTCTTCCGGGCTGAGCTCTAGCTCTGAATCAGGATCCATCTGACAACTCCTCTTTCAATCGTTCTATCGTGCCCACGACCGTGCCGAGTTGGTCGGCGACATACTTGCCCTTCTTCATCAGCTCACTGGCGGCGCCAGCCTTGATGTCGTTGCTCCACGCGGTGAGCGCTTTCTTCACCACCAGGTGTTTCGTCGACTCTTCGTCAGCTGTCTGGCGGAGGTACTCGAGCAGCAAGGTCGTCATGTCGTAGACGTCCGTGTGCTTGTTGGCCAACTCCTCCAGCCGCTTCTTGGATTCTTGGCTCATGTGGCTCTCCTCGCTTTGTAGGCCGCCGCCTTCTCCAGGTTCTCCTCCAACACTGCACCGAGCTCTGACGCTACTTTCTGTACAGCAGCGTCTTTGTGCTTCAAACTGTTGGCCATGTCGTTGAGCGCGGCCGCTTCATCAAGCGACAGCGTCAACGACACGAACACTTCGGAGTAAGGGATGATGCGTCCGATCATGGGTCACACAAGATGTACCAGTTCTTCATGGGGAAGTCCTCTGCGTTGCTCTTATGCCCGATGAAGTTCCCTGATTACGGCAAGTTCATCTGAGATTCGGGAATAAGAAAGGTGAAGGAACAACGGGCACTGTCGCCCGAGGAGAGAAAACACATGTCAACCAACGTAGATACCGACGCCGTGAAGCAAGAACGCGAACGCCTGATGAACGAGACGAAGGCCAACCTCGTCGAGATGCGGGGCTCGCTGGCACGCAGCATGGACATGCTGGCCGAATACCCCAACAAGATCGACGACGACGCGCTCAGCGAGCTGCACATGGCGGCCGACCTGATACTTGCCGCTATCAAGCAAATCGAAAACGGCATGGTGGAAGCGCGCAAGCGTGGCACCAAAGAGGATGAGAAAGTCGCGTGAGCCTACTGTCGGCAATGCCGCCGACACAAATGACGGACAGAGAGCTCGCCCGTGAGGCTGCAAAGCTTCGCGGGCGACGCTTCCTCACACCTGCAGAAGATCTAAGATTAGCCGACCTGTCGCAGGAGATGAACCGTCGAGGTTTGGGAGCAAGTACATGAGCATTCGAATTTCAGCACAGCACGGTGTGAACCCATCCGTGGGACTCTGCTTCTTTTGCCAAGAGGCCAAGGAGGTCGTGCTGCTGGGAGCTATGAGCCCAGCGCGCCGCGACGCACTCTTTGGCCCAGGGCACAGCAGTCCCAACGATACTCAGTACAGCGCTGAGGCGCCTCACGAAGCTATCTACAACATGGAGCCGTGCGCTACGTGCGATAGTTTCATGAGGCAGGGGATCATCTTGATCAGCGTCGACCCAGACCAGTCTGGTGAAGATCACCTGAACCCCTGGCGCACCGGCGGCTGGTGCGTCGTCACCGAAGACGCCGTGAAGCGCTGGTTCACCGGCACCATGCTCAACAGCGTGATGCATAGACGTTTCGCTTTTGTCGAAGACAAAGTATGGGATCACCTTGGCCTGCCCAGAGGGCCGGCAAGCAGTCCCGACAACCCAGAAGGAAAGAAGGAATAGATGGAAGAGAAGAAAAAGAAGGTCTCCGGTCTTGCAAAACTGGTCGGAGAAGAGAACGCAGCGGTGCTGTTCAAGCAGATCGATGACAGCAGCGAAGAGCTCTACACGAGCATCATCGACCTGACGCGAACCTTCAGCGGGACAGTGCGCGCCAAGATGATCGAGATGGTCGACGGCATCGAGGGTCTGTCGAAAGAACAGCACGACAATGCCTTGGACATCCTGCGTACTGAAGTTCTTAAGAAGTTGGTGTGTGGCCAGCTGCACTTTGCGGGCACACTGCAGTCCGAAATTCCAACGGCCATGTCTGACTACGCTGCGCACGCTCTGATGCACTACGAAGAGGGCATCCAGGACAACGTTCGGCACAGCGCTGCGCATACGCTTCAAGATCTGCTGTCGTCGCTCCGCGGACATTCGCCGGATACGGCGCAAGCAGCACCTGCTGCAGAAAACAGCCCAGCAAGCTGAGCTACCACAGCGAGCTGAACTACTTTGGAGGGCTGCCCTCGGGCCCTTTTTTTAGCCCCAAATCACTAAGGTCCCCGAGCTCTACGTAGCGCGTCGACTCACGCCGCTCGGGAGACGGCTGCGGAGGTGGAGGCACGCTCGACTGCTTCAGCACCTCAAGCCGCACACGGTGCATCCGAAAGTCCTGCGCGCTCGAACGCATGCTCTCGCAAAGGTCCTCGGCCTTCTGCAGCGCGTCGATGAGCTCATTCAAGTCTCGACGCGAGATGTGCAGCGCGAGGATCTCTCTGTCGTTGGGAGGTGGGCTCACGTCCACATGATAGCCTTGTAGGCATGAAAAAACCGAGCTGGTTCCAACCACTAGATCTCATCCCACTCCTCATGCCCGCGGTTGCAGCAGCTTACGCATTCATCCACGGCTACGAAGCGAAGCACCACACGGAAGCCGGTGTCCTGATGGTGACGGTACCGGTACTGATGTGGCTGCTCTGGGGCCGCGTTATGTATGACCGCAAGAAGTTCCTCGACAGCTGCACATGGCTTCCAACCTACGGCTTCATGGTGGTGCCAGACACCAGAGTGCCCGAACAAGAACGGTACCTGCTGCCCGCTGAACAGGAATTTGACAGCGTCGTAGCCAGCACGGTGAACGCTTGGAAACCGTTTCATCCTGAAGCCGACAGCCTCATGCACAGAAGTGTGAAGTGGCTCACATTCCGCAAGGACTTGAACGAGGTGCCGCTCACTCCAAAGATTGGCCTAGTGAAAGGTCTCACCACAGGCTGGGGTACCGAAATCTTCATCGACTACGACAATCGGCTGGACGTGCTCGAGAAGACGGCGTTCGAGCATGAGCTCGGTCACGTGATCCACGGCCTGGCTACGAACACCTGGGACCAAGAAGAACACCACGCCTTCATGAAGAAGAACCATCTCCGCTAAGACGGTGCTGGAAGAATACACACCACTGGTTCACCAAATCGTTGGCGGCTTCCTCAAACGGCTGCCGCGCAACATTCTTCGGGAGGACCTGCTAGCAGCTGGAATGGGAGGGCTGTGGGACGCCATTCATCGTCATCCCGACGGCGGCGACGAGAGCTTCGAGTGGTACGTGCGGGTTCGCGTCCGCGGCGCCATCTTGGACGAGCTGCGTGCACAAGATTGGCTGCCGCGCCGAGCTCGGGAAACAGCAAAGACTGACAAGACGACGCTTCCTGCCGTCGTGCGTTACGACGACCTGAGCGCAGATGAGCAAAGGAGCCTCTTCGGCTACGACATCAACGTCGACGAGCTATTAGATTGCAGTCGGAGGCTTCGACAACTCCTCGTCCACGTCGATGATCTACCGACACGCGAGCGCTACATCATCACCGAACACTACTTCCGTGACGTCAGGCTCAAGGACCTGGCTGTAGAACTTGGGATCTCGGCACCACGCGTCTCACAACTTCATGCGCGCGCCCTCACTCATTTGCGTGATCTCGCCAAGCTTACGGAACGTTGAGGGTTGCGCAAGGGTATTGCGTGAGGCTTTTTCTTTGCCTACGATGTACTTGCCCCCGGGCCCACGGGTTACCGGACGGCGAAAGGAAGTACATGGAATCGAACAAAATCGAGAACGATGTTCCGCCCGCGCCCGAGAGCTGGAAGGACCTGCCCGGCGAGCTGGTGATGAGGTTCGAAGCTGACCCTGCTCGAGCTCACGACACCTACGGCTTCGAGTGGCAGGTGAAAAAGCTCGAGGCTGGCAAGCACTACGAGCTGAAGGAAGGCCAGACACGTAGGATCTACTTCGAAGCATCGACGCCTTACCGCCACTGCGTGTACGCCGGCGAGAGTGCTGAAGAGGCGGTGGCTGCCCTGATGAAAGGCATGGCGCTGCTCAGCCGAGAGGGCGCCATCAACCCCAACAACCCACATGGTGTCGGCGCTCCGATCATCCAGCACGCCATGGAGGTGTTGTCCGAGCGCCTACTATGGAACGTCGAGCAGCGTCAGAACCACTTGGTGACGGGCGGCTACGCAGACTCCCCCGGCAACATCTGGCCTTCTCCCTACTCCTCAGCGCGATACGCCAGTGCCTTTCCTGAGGGTGAAGACCAAGGCGGTGCTAAAAGCAAGCAAGCGCGCGAGGAAGCCTTCAACGAGCAGATGGTCAGGGCTGTTGCACGTGACAACGAAATCGTCTCGGCGCTGGCCACAGCCATCGCAGCCCTCGCTCGTGTGAAGGACATCTAAGCAGCCGCTGCTGCTAGTTGCACCGGGGCCAGAGGGAGCTCGCGCAGATACGCGTTGGCTCCCTCTCCCATAAAGGCTGCCGCAGTCCAGGCTCCGTTCAGGTCGGGCTCCCCGAATACCTGACAGGTCGTGCGGTTGTAGTCACGCTCCAGCACGAGCTCTGTCAACGTCGCTTCGTCTGCTACTTGTTTCACGATCACATTGTTCGACGTGTCGTACCAAGCTCTGGCCTCAGTTTGGTGCTCGAGCACGAATTGAATGGCAGCATGGATGGCCTGCGCCATCTGCAAGCCAGGGTCGAGATCTGCACGCACGACGATGAACAGCTTCAGCATTTTTCGTGTCCTTTCGGGGATAAGAGAGATGAAGGAGAGAAGCTACATGGAACAATCAGCAGAGGTATTTTCAACGACGTTACGGAAGCACGAGATTGCAGCTAGGCGCGTAGGACGCTACGAGCTCTCGAATTGGCTCAGCGAATGCGCTGCCGCGGTTGAGGCCGGCGACAGGAAATTGCACATCTCCCGGCGCTTCCCACATGGCAATCGCAAGGAGATCGACCGAGAAGGTCGCCGCTTCTACGGACTCACGCATGGACTGTTCAGCCCCAAAGCCTTTGGTAAGAGAGGCGGTTGCGCTGCGCAGCACATCGAAGACATGCTCGACAAAGTCACACGAGACGCAGCACACAAGAAGGAGATCTGAATCATGTTTGTACTTGGACACGCCACGGAAGATGAAATTGCCGCACTCATGAACAACGGCTACGACGTCGAAGAAGCTAGCGGCTTTGGGCGCGTCGTCGGACGTGAATCGGACACGTTGATGCTGCCGCCGGAGCCCTCGCCATCGAGGACCCGCGCTGTTGTCATTTTCCTCGACACCACCTTGACCGAAGTGGTGCACAACAACGAGCACGGGAGCTACAACCCAGACGGGTTCACCGATCGCGGGGAACACCACAAACACGGTGAAGAACGCGTCTGGCCCGAGCTCCCCTTCGACGAGGAGTTCTTGCGCATCATCCTGCTGCAGAACCGCATCCTTGGACGGGACACCACCATGGAGCCGTTCGCCAGCTACCGCGACGAGCTCGAGTGGCGGCGGACCGACAAGCACGTGCTCGAGACCGAAGGAGGCAAGAAGCTCCCCGTCGAACGCATCGCCGAACGGCACCGCATTCTCGCTAACCTGAGGGAGATCAGCACCGAACAGAACCACCTGGCTGCGCGGCAGCTGAAGGAGCTCTGCTCGCACAAGTACGAAGACGGCAAGGACGCCACCGCTGGCGTCCCGGTCTCCGGCGAACGCTGGTGCAGGACCTGCGGATCGCAATTCGATTGAGAGCTCTCGGGAGAGCGGGCAACCGCTTTCTCGTAGCCCTTCAGCGCACCCCGCTGGACTTGAACCAGCGACCACCGGGTTATTCAATCCTGGTGCTCTACCAACTGAGCTAGGGGTGCATGTGACGGCGGCGACAAGGACGAGTCCAAGTACGGCCCGCCGTCGGTGGGAAAGGATGGAGTTGAACCACCGACCTCGTGGGCTGTTGGCCCACACGCTCTGCCGCTGAGCTACTTTCCCAAAACGCAAAAACCCCGCTAGGCAAAGTGCCCGCAGGGTTCGTAGGAGACTAACCAGGCCCGGAGGCTGTCGGTCAAATCTTCATCGCCAGGCCATTCTATCCAGCTGGGTGGCGCCGTCAAGGCCCCTGCGGCAGCTCGCGCACGACCAGCACGGCGGTCTCCATCGCCTGCTTGGCCTTCTCCTTGGCGGCTTCAACAGAGGCCTCGAGCCCCACGCCCAGCGGCACGCCGGCGCTCCAGGCCGCCCATTGGTAGGCGGGCCCGTCGACAGCCTTCTCGACCTTGGCCAGGAGCTGAGTACCTTTGACGCGGCCGACCCAAAGGGGGAGCTCTACCCACTCCAGCTTCTTGGGAAATTCGATGAGCTTGGCAGGCACCTCATGAGCCTACCTCGGAGACTCCGCTCCCACAAGTTCATCCCCGTTTCGGGAATAAGAGAAGTGGAGGACCGACATGACCAAGACCCAACCAGACTACTGCACGATCGTTGACATAGCTGCGCTCCGCGCGGCCATCCATGTGTGGCTACATACGTCGATCATTCACATCCACACCGTTGGCGGCGTGAAGCAGGACCTGTACCTCAAGATCATCGCGATGGCGATCTTGCGGCCATACGACGAGACGTTCGAGCGCTACCAAAGCGGAGACCAGGGATTGCTTGATGCTCGTCGCAAATGCAAACGCATCATCTTCAATCAACTGGCGCTAGACCCGACCGCCGTCTTGTACTTCCACGACGAAGTCATAGTTCAAGAGGGAGCCGCTGTAGAATCCGGGCATGCCTCTCAAGAGCTGGAAGATCACACCGCAGTCCCACTACATTCGCCGGCGTGACAAGGCGCTGGTGGTGGTCGACTCACTCGATGGCCAGGGCGTGCGCTACCGGACGAAGCCCGCCCTAGTCGAGCACAAAGTTTCAATCGCTGGATTCAGGCAGGGCTTTCGGCCCGCCACAACGGAGGAGTTGGCTGGCCAACCACCTCAAAGTACGCTTGCGAAAAGCTGAAGCACAGCGAAACCCACTCACGTTCTAAACCCTCACTAGATCCGAACCTCGAAAGAAGACCGACCATGAAAACCCGTATCCTCACCATTGCGATTCTCGGCGCTGCCATTCTCACCGCCGCGGTGCAAACTACGCACGCTCAAGAGCCACCTCCCGTACTTACGGGCAGTGATCTCGAGACGCGCGTGCAGGCATTGGAAGATTCCAACGCCGAGTTGCAAGACGAAGTTGCCGCCCTCGAAGACGCCGTCACGGCCCTGCAAAACCCGTAACGACAGTTCTCTTTGAAGCATAGCGGGAGCGGGAACTACTACTGAGGGCTCGCGCAACGCGGCTCGCCAGAGTTCCCACAGTGAAGCTCCCGCTATGCCGGGATACCGAACAAGGAGCGTTATGCACGGACACAACGACGTGAAAGAGGCAACCCAATGAAGTGGTTGCTACTGCTCGCACTGGCGTGGCCAGCAAACACAGAGCGCTGTAGAGCCAAGGAATTCCGCTGCGAGCTACGCTGCAACGAAGACACAAAGGGCGGGACGATGTCCCGTCTGAAATGCTACGACAAGTGCCGTGAAGATGAAGCAGACTGCCGGAAGTACGGGAGCGATGAACCCTAGCAGGATGCAACAGCAAGAGCTGCCGTTCGAAGAGCAGCTTCGGCCAGGGTGGCAGGGCAAGCGCTACTTGCTCTGTACCGACGGCGTCTGGCACCTTGCTCTGCGCATACTTGCAGGGGGCGTCGTCGACACGCAATGCTGCGCTGACGCTCAAGCCATCTTGCCTCCGCCAGAGGGCTCAACCGAACAGATGTGCCAAGACTGCGTGAAGCTGCACTTCGCGCCGAAGAAGTAGATCAGATGGCGTGGAGCATGGTGACCTTGCTACGTCTGTTGGCGGAGAGCTTGACGTAGAGCTCCATATCCGTGTGGGCGCCACGGGCCCTGTGCATCAACTCGTCGTGGGCTAGCCGCATGGCGGTGCCGACCGAGAACTCCTCCTGGTCGATGTGGGGGATCTGCTCGTACAAAAGTTCCCCACTGAGGCGATTGCACTCGCTGAAACCTTGCACCAGCCGGACGAGCAGTGGTTCATCGTCGTGGGTGACCTCGAGCTCGCCCGCATCCCTGTCCAACGCCGAAACCACGGTGTGCAGGCGCTGAAGCAAGTGCGTCGCCTGTTGGCACCTCTCTGAAAAATTCATCGAATGAAACTCCTCGCAGTTGAGTGAGCCACCGAAAGGCAAGTACCAAACCATGAAGGAGACAGCAAGTAACGGCTGCCAGGTTTTGTCGGATGGTCGCCGAGTTTGGGTGAACGGTCTGTCCGGAGAATCACTGGCCCGCCTATCGGCATTTGGCGACCGTGTGATGATCGACATCCATCTGCCACTAGAAAAACAGAAGCAAACTGGCACCGAATGTCTCGACTGCCGCCACGACCTGACGGGAGCTGACGCTTGGAGGCACTTTGTTCAGTCCGTGAAGACCAACTACAACGTGGACGTGGGACCAGAACGTCAGCCCGGTTGGGCCAAAGAGAAACCATGAAACACATCGCATCGACGGTGCACGCAGTGGGCACCGACATGAACGAGTACACGTTGCTCGTGCTCATCGACTTCAGCGACATCCGCCTCGAGCAGCTGAAGAAGCTGCGCGCACTGATAATGGACATCGACAAGAAGGTGTTCGACTTGCGACACTCGTTCGCCTATCTGAAGCTATGGACCTCCGACGCCACCTGGCTGCACGTCCACGACTTGGAAGATGAAGCCACCGAGAAGATATTCGAAGCAGCCAGCTCTTCGGAGTACGGCTTCGTCGAGATCCCTAAGGACGTCTATGATGGACGCATGCGCGCTCACGACGTCAGCGACGGCGAGTACGCAGGTAAACAGCTGTGCACAGAGCTAGACTTCATTGAGCTCGACGACCGGGGCATCTTCTTCACATGCGCCGAAGACAACTCGCCGGCGTACTTCGAATCCCAGATCATCTCTTGGTGGCAACTATTCGACGAACCAAAACCGGAGGCTTCATGCGATCAGACACAAACGTAAAGAACCTCAAACAACAGACGCCTCGCATCTGCCTCGAGTGTGGCAGCAACCGCAAGGTCGAGTTCTGCATCGCCTGTTACGCACCGGTGTGCCCCAGCCATCGAGCAGGGTTCGGTAGCGTGAGCGACGGCTACACTTGCATGGGCTGTGTCGGCCACGGCTTTGGAGGTTTCGCTTCAGCAGCCGTAACGCCACTACCAGGCAGATGGCTCAAACGCGAGTACGGAGGCTGGCCACTGTGGCTCGTAGTACTCACGGGAGTAATCATCTTCTTGTTCATGCTCCTCATCGCAATAGGACCACCACCAAGATGATCAAGTACGTAAAGGGAGACGTGACCAAGCCCGAGAAGACGGACGGCATCTGCGTCATCGTCCACGTGTGCAACGACGAGGGCGGCTGGGGCCCGAAAGACAGGAGTGTCGCCGACGCCATCGGCAAGCGCTGGCCCGAAGCCAAGGACGAGTACAAGCAGCAATTCGCCGACGGCGCACCAGGGCTCAAACTCGGCGAGGTGCAGCTAGTCGCCATCGACGGCGAGAACACTGCGGGCAATCCACCGCTCTGGATTGCCAACTGCATCGCGCAGCACAACTACCGCAAGCCGGGTAACCTGCAGCCGTTCAAGTACGAGGCATTCGAAGCCTGCTGCGATTTCCTGGTGCGCACCTTTGCCGGTCAGAACGCGAGCTTCCACATGCCCAAGGTTGGCACGAAGCTAGGCGGTGCCGACTGGCACAGCGTCGAGCACATCATCGAGCGCACGCTAGAAGCAGCTGGGCTAGCCGTCACGGTTTACGTCCTGTGAGCGAGCAGGGCATGTCCGTGCTCGACGAGCTCCTGCTGAAGAAAGATCTCTCGTACGAGGCGCTGTTCTACAAGTACGACGAAGCTGCGTCGAAGCCCTACAGGCACGTGCTCAACAAGAAGAAGCTGTCGCGTGAAGCTCAGCACGTGGTGAACGGCGCGTACAGATACTTGACGGGCATGGAGCTGCACGTGAACCGCTACTGGCTGGCGGAGTCGATGACCGAGGCCATCTGCGCTGCAGAGGCTTTCGACCTGTGAACGTCGAAAGGGGCCTGCGCCCTTTCTCTAGCCCTTCGACGTCAACGCCAGTTTGAGCCGCCGAAACTCGGCCGCGCGCTCCACGATGAGCACCGCCTGCGCCAGGTTGAAGGGCTTGGGCAAGAACCCGAAGGCACCGATCTTCCGAGCTCGCTCCGCCTCGATGTCGAAGCCGCTCGTCAGGATGACCTCGATGATCGGGAAGTGCTTACGCACGTGCTCGAGCAGCGTGTAGCCGTTCTTCGGCATCGAGATGTCGGCTACGACCACTTCGATCATGTGGTCGTTGTCGAGCATTTCAGCAGCGGCCGCACCGCTGCCGGCCTCTCGCACGAGCATTCCCGACGCCGTGAAAATCTTCACGAATGCCTTACGAATTTCTGGGTAGTCATCGACCACCAGGACTCGTACAGCCAGCCCATCTTCCCCCTCTCCTTGGGTGGGCATCCCCCGCAACTCCTCCAAAAGACCCTTGGCCGTTAGGTCGTCACGCAGCTGCCCCATGTCCTGGCGCCAGAGCTCCAGTAGACGATCGTCCCGTGCGTCCAGCTCCTCTTTCAAGCCTTCTTTGAACCTGGCGGCGGTACGCGACGCCACAGCCTCGGCGAGCCGGTACTCGTCCGAATTTTCGTCGACCATGATGCCCAAGTTTACCGGACGAGGTCAGGTAACCCAAAGCGGTGGAGCTAGAAAATCGGTTACGGTACGAAGGCCGCGCTGAACGAACCGATGCACATCCAAATGTAGTTCCCGTCAGCAAGGGCGGACACGGCCTTCCAAAGGAACGTACGAGCAAAGCCTGCCGATGTAGTGCCCGCGGTACCGCCAAAGCCATCGACGAAGTTGATACCAACCCAGGAGCCGCCCGAGTTGTTGTAGACGGTGAGCACAAACTCTTGTCCGGGGAACAAGATGAACGGCATCGTAATAGTTGGCGCTGTGCCGCTGCTGCTGATCGACTGGCTTTGAAACCCATTGGCGCACGTGATCGACGCCGAGCTCGTGGTGCTGTACAGCGCACGTCCCAACGACAAACTGCCGGACGGATCCAGCAGGTTGTTGCTGTACATGTTGATGAGACGGAAGTTGTTGTCACGCTCAGTGATGAAAGCGCCGTCTATGAAGGAGAGAGCTTTGCCGCTGCTGAATGCGCTTTCGAAGGTGTTACCCACGATTTCATGCTGACCGACAATGTCAAGAACGCTGATCACGTTCTCGTTGCCAACGTGGTCGATCGCGTCGAAGCGATTGCCCTCAATGAAGGACGCACCCGCCACCATGGACAGGACAGGCGCCGTAGTGCTGGGGCCTTGGTGTATGTAGTTGTCGATGAGGCGCAGCTTTGAATCGGCACCGCTGTTGAAGAACGCTTCGCCGGTGCCGCCGGTGCTCTTCTGATAGACGTGGCACTTCTCGAAGATGAAATCCGAGTTGGCGCCCTGCATGTTGACGAGACGCCCAGTAAAATTATCATCGTAGCCCGGCGCGTTCCACGAGCAGTTCTTGTAGTGAACACGTGCAGCACCAGAGCTGAAGACAGGGATGCCAGTATTACCGATGAGCGCGCCGAAGATGATGTTCTCTACCAACGTGTAGTTGCTGCGAGGGCTACCGCTCACCCAGTCGTGATGGTTGCGGGTCGCATGGTTGTTACGCCACATCGTAGCGTCGGGCACACCCTTCCAACTCACGTTGGGCTCGAAGTGAATCGTCTGGTCGGTGCGGTACTGCTTGGGGCCAAGAAGAACGGTGCCGCCGGACACGTTGGCCAGAGCGTCGTTCGCCGCCTGGAACGCAACCGAGTCGTCGACCCCTGGCAAACCGCGCGCGCCGAAGTACTCGGGTGTCACCCAACCTTGTCCGCGCAGGCCTTTCCGAAACCAGACGTTCTCGTTGAATTGCGGCATGTCTCTACCCCAAGTCTACCACGGGCTTCAGACGCCCTTCACCACGCCATTTTGGATGAAGCTGTGCCAGCACTCGGGCTTGCCCACAGCGATCGACGGATGAATCGTGAGGTCGTGCAGCCCCGTCCCATGCATCTCCCAGCGCGGATGGGGCTCGCCGTCGACCGATGAAACAGGGCCGTGGTTAGGTGGCAGCGCCGGCGCATTCCGGGGGTTAGCAAAAGGGACGATGAGCCCATGCGGTCGACCACCCGCTTCGGGGTACTCTGCTTTGCCGTAGCCGCAGGGGCACCAGAGGAACAACCCCTGGGCCCCTTCAATCTGCGGTCCCTGCCTGCGCCACCCGCTTGGCGTCACGTTGCCGTAGAACTCGGCCTCGAACCACGGGTCCGTCAGGTTGGCCATCCAACGATTCTAGGCCGGGCTCTCGGTAGAGCCAAACGAGCTCGGCGGGCGCGGGTACGGCTTGAGCCCGTACTTCGCGTCGTCGTCCTCGTGCCAGGTGAAGTCGCACCTGATGCGCGGCTCGTCGGGGCCCTCGATAGGTACAAAGCCATTGGGACCGATCTTGCCGCGCTGCCCTCGCCCATTGCAGTAGCGCACGAGCTTGCCATCCTCGCCTGCCTTGTTGCTGCCGAATGAGCCGCCCCCGCACTTCGGGCAGGTGAACTTGCTAGGCCTGGCGTCCTCGCGACGTTTCAGCACACGCTCCTTTTCCTTCTCGGAGTTGAACGAGCGGCAGTTGCTCTCCAGGCACAGTACATCGTCCTGGCAGGTGGGCTCTTCGCCATCCGCCGGCGGCGGAGGATCACCAGGGTGGCGCTGCCTCCTGAGCAGCGCGTTGTCCACCATCGAAAAGCTCAGCTTGCCGCCGATGAAGCCCAGCCAGTGCACACCTTCCTTGGGCTCGTTCTTTGGATCCCTCACGACCTCGTTGATGAGCTCGATGAGCTTTCCCTGCTGCGCCTGCGACAAGTACGTAGGGATGGCGAAGTTGATCTCGATACGGTTGAGCTCGCAGTCGTCCTCGTCCGACGGCGCGCAGCGATCGTTCACGTCAATCTCTTTGACTTCTTCAATCATAAACTTCTCCTGTGCGACTTGAGCTGCTGCCGCACGGCTTCATGGATGATGGGGAAATCGATTTGGGCTGCGATGTGGTCATGCAAGTAGCCCTTGGCCTTACGCGCGAAGCCCTTCTCCAAACCGTTGTCGGTGAGGAGCTGCAGCGCCGAGTCCTTCCAAAGAAGGCCAGCGAGAGTGCGTGCGTCGATGAGCTTCTCGTTGATGGTAGGAAACTTCTCAGGCTGAATCACGCCGCCCTCGTAAATGTAGATGCCCCAGAACGACGGTAGACGTCGGCGTACGCTCGCCAAGTACTTGGGCGTGATGACCACCGACAGGTAGTCCATGATTTGCCCGTACAACCGAATCTGGATGCGCGACAGGCGCTGCAACCCATTCGTGTCGCCGTCGCTCTTGATCTCGAAACAGTGCAGGTGGCTGTTCACCACGCACACGTCGATGCGGCCCTCCTTGCGCCCGACACTGAAGCTGAGCTCGTCGATGAGCATGCTGCCTGGCTCTTGCATCAACGTCTTCCGCAGGAAGTCGTGGAGCGACACGCGCATGTGCTTGTCGAGGATGTTCTTGGTCGGACTCATGTAGGCCATGGGGCAATCTTACTCAAGGTTCGGGGATAAGATAGATAGAGGTGGAACATGAATTTCCAAGATTTTGTCGGTGCTGCTGAGGTTCATCTACGAATAGCCGGGTGGTTGATGCACGGGCACAATGGGGTGTGGCGGAAATACAAGAAAGCAGGTGACACTGAAACGAAGCCGATGCCAGCGGCGCTCGTCCATGAGCTGAGCCAAGACAACACGTTCCATCCGAACGTGGAACTCTACCTAACCAGCAATGGCTGGCGTCGCGGTACTGGCGGCGTTATCGCAGGCTGGCCGTTGTTTCACAGAGACGGCCGTTACAAGAACATGCTGCTTGCACTCCTGACCCAGCTTCGAGACGATCGAACAGATCGAGCTACACACTCGCCAAGAAACACGCCAAGCACGGTCGCTGACCTTCTCAGTGCGACTCGCATTCGTACAGACAGCGCGTCGATCAACGGCCACGCCGACACGGCGCGGGCGCGACGATGACTGTAGGGGGAAGGCCCGTCAGGGCCTTTTCTCTAGCCCCCAAAGCAGGAGCCTCTTCACTAGAAGCGCCGTGCACACCGTACACAGTACGATTTTGAGTGCACTGACAGCTGCCACTTCGAGCGCTTCCACATCGGGCTGCCGTTCGGCCACAGCGGTCCCTGCGGATACCCCATTGCCTTGAGCTCGGCGTGTTTCAGCACCAGCGTGTTCCTGAACTCGAACAACCAGATGGTCCACCCGTCCTGGAGCTTGTCGTTGAACGGGGAAGCGTCCATGTGCCGCCAGAAGAACCACCTTCGAATCCACCAGTGGGCACCGCAGTCGCATGCTCGTAAGCGTACCTTACGTATCGAAAAGAACGGCGTGTCTGAGATCCACGAAGACCAAATGACCATCCCACACAGAAGAAGCCAGCCGACGCCTATCACCAATAGCGACGTCAAAGATCACCAGCGCTGTCCAGTAAAGACCTGAACGACGTCGCCAATGCGAGCGGTTATCTCCATGCCGGCGGGGATGACGCCGGGAGAGAGGTGCGGCTTGCCACCGGGCGTTGGTTCGATGTGAGGTTCGTTGCGCCAACCTCTGAAGAACTGTACGCCCACGGAAGGCACCGACCCGCTAGCAGAGAAACCAAGGCCGCAGTACTGGCAGGCATGCATCTTGTGCGCGTGCTTCGCGAACTCACCCACGTCGATGTGCTGCTTCAAGCAGCGCGGGCAGTAGATGAGTAGCTCGAGAGGCTCCACCGGTTTGTCGAGACGGGCCATGATGGTGATCAAGCGCTCGTTCACTTCACCTGCAGTCACATCGACGGGCAGGTCGCGTACTCCACGCGCAGCACTTTTGGCGATGTCGATCAGCCAGAGGATGTCGTCGTTATTGAGCATGACTTTCCTTCCAGTCGTTCCAGGCGCCGCGCACCACTAACCAGAGGAGCCAGAGCATGGCCGGGATGAAGCCGAAGATCATCTTGGCGACGTCCTCGTCCAACACCTCGTTGTTGGTGGGCACCCGTGACCTATTCGGCATCGTTGGGTTTCCTTGGCGGCAAGGGAGGGTTCGGCTGGGCCACAGGCCCGCGCGTTCTACGTACGTCACGAATGGTGTAGCCGCGCAGCACCAGGTAGCGTACGGCGTCGTTGAGTGTCGGGTACTCCTCCGAGACCTTGGTTAGGTCGTCGATGTGCACGAAGTAGAAGCCCTGGCGCTCCCAGAAGATGTCGACGGTGATGCCATTGCCCAAGGCTTTGGCGGCGTCGACGAGCTCGTTCGCCGAGCTGATGATGGTGAGCGCGTCGTCGAGCACCTGCAGGAGCTGCGGTCCCGTCAGGCTGCTGGCGTCTTCACGCAAGAGCTTCGCCTGGATGCCGAAGCGGATGATGGCGTCGCCCAGCTTCTGTGCCGCCGTCGCTTGATCGTAGTTGATGGTCAATTTCTCTGTCATGGGTATGGACTCCACGCACTGCAGTCGGCTACGAGCACGCGGTAGTCGTAGCCATGGTCTCTTGTTTGGTCTTTGACGAGCCAGACGTCGCCCATCGTGCTGGCGCCCGTTACGCGGTAACGCTTGCCCTCGTACGTGCAGAAGAGCTTGCGGTCTCTGATGAACGGCTCGAACGCCAGCTTCTGCTCAGCTGGCAGTCGGAAGTGCAGGAACATCCAGCGCGCGTAGGCGTCCTGCCTATGATCGTCGATGAAGGCGTCGACGTGTTGCTTTTCAAACTCTTCGAGGGCCATTGAGATATGCTGCTCACCCCTCAGGATCGGCCGCACTGATGCCTGCCTTCCGCTCAACCTCGCGAGCTGCAATAAGCAGTAGGCGTCGACCACGAGCGTCGAACACTGAACTACGCGCGATCTCACGCAGGTGCCCAGCAACACCATGCGCCAGTATTGTCTTCACCGAAGAGGTGACGTTGATCTTCTTGCCTTTGACGCGCAGGATGTTCTCGCCGCCAAGTCGCTGGGCGACAGGGACGAAGTAGTACTGCTCAGTCACCCGGCTGTACAGGACTTGGTTGCGCTCCATCCCCAGCCACTTGCCCAGGCCCGACTTCACCTCCTGGTCCGGGTGTGGCTGCTTCAACTTTTGGCTTCTCTTCGGCTTCGAGCCGCGTCCCGCAGAACGGGCAGAACTTGCAGAGGCCGTAGCTGGTGTCCTTGAACTTGCTCTTGAAGCCATACTTGCTCTCGTCGCCTTTCTTAGCCTTGGGGAAGTAGATGACCACGGCGGTGCGCCAGGACGCGCGCTTGCCGCTGGTGGACAGCATTGAGCCGGTTTGAATACCGGAGCGCTGGTTGTCGTTGGCGCGCCCGCACGCCATCTCTAGCGCCGGACAGCAGAACTTGAACCTACCTGCCCTCGATTTCGGCTTCTCTACAGCAGGCTTCGGACTCGACGCGCGCGGCATAGCCGCTCGAATGCCTTTGGTCATTGTAGGGGCGCCTTGTGTGCTGTGATGTTTGCGATGGCTTCGGAGAAGCTATCGTAGAGGATGTCGACGATGAGAGCCGAGAGCACCGTCTCGTTCATCATCTCTAGCTGCTCGGTCGTGAAGCTGCGGTCGAGGGTGTCGAAGATCTGCCGCTGCGTGAGGCCGCAGAGATTCAGGGCTTCGTACATGTCGTTCTCATTCGCGTACGGTGGCATCAGATGCTGCACTGCCGGCTCGAACAGCTGAATCGTATCGTGGTCGCCTGGGTTGGGTTGGTTCATGTAGGTATCTCGTAGCCGTACTTGTTGTCGTGTTGGTGGTCGCGTACCTGACGCGTGAATTCAAAGAGCAAGCTCTCCAGCTCGTTGCGATAGCCTTCTACGCGGATGCGCGTCATCGCTTGGTTTGACGGATGGATGAAGAAGCATTCCAGCACTACCTCCGGCACCGCAGGTAGGTCAGCTATTACTTCGACCTTCAAGGGCTGTCTCCTTCCACCTTCTTATCTCCTAGGAGCTCGAGCAGTTTCTCCGGAGGGCTAGGCGGAAGGCCCGTGAGGGAGGCCAGTTCCCGCTGCCCCTTCTCCCAGGCGCGCGCTGCGGCGGCGCCGGGATCGGGGGCTTCTACGAATACGATGAGACCAGGCGTGGAATCGAGGGCGACGAGCTCGGGCCCGTACGGCATCGGCGCCACCTTGAACACGTAGCCGCCCTCGTCGCCGTCCTTGTCGACACGTACAGAGAACATCGCCGGTGGCGGGCCAGGGTCGCGCGGCTCGAAGCCCGGGCACGGACACCCACCTGGTTCTACGCAGGGCTTATGCCCGAGCGAGAAGTGCGCCCACGCCGTGTGAGGACAGTGTTTACACAACAAGGTCGGCTCCGTACGCGAAGTGCGAGCCAGCGCGGTGAAGCCCTGCGTACTCCTCCGGCAAAGGCCGGCGCGCTATCCACTTCTGGCCTGCGTAGACGATGAGGCTGTTCCACCGATCGGGCACAACCGCCAGCACCTCCCGGCGCTTCATGGTCTCCCAGAACTCCGTGCTGCCGCAGGCAGCGCCGTCGAAGTTCGAGCCGAGGTAGATGACAGTGCGCACGTTGTGTATGAGCTGGACGAGGCCCTGTTGTTCGTAGCACTCGGGCCAGCACACGAACGCCACGTCGATGAAGTGCCCGTGCCTGGCGTACTCTTCGAAGTACTCGCCCACCAAATTGACGTTTGGACGCCGGTCGGTGTAGCGGTCCAGGTTACCAGCGTAGTTCTTGTCGACGGCAGTCACTGTGTGCGCGCCGAGGTCAGAAAGCTGGTTCGCCATACCCAGCTGTCCAGCACCCAGGTCATGGACGTTGTAGCCGGCGACGAAGTTGCGTACCACCGCTTCTTGCTCGTCGTTGAATTTGCCAATGGAGATGAAAGTCATGACTGTTCCGTCGGGGTTGACCATGTGGTTTTTCATCCGCCAGTTTCCTTCTGCAGCTGCGCACGCGCTTCCCAGTAGCAGCGCTTCGCCATATCCAAGAACTCCTTCTCGGTCAGTGCCGTGCGCCCTGGGTGGTGCTGAATCTTGAACACGTCGAGATGTATCAATGCCGACGTGAACATCCACTTCACGCGCGTCGACGAATTTACACCCCTCGCGTCGTACTCTTCGTTCAGATCTTGAAGAGCCTTTCCAAAGTCATTCATGCTCGACCCTCCCGCATGCGCTGTATGTAGTCCTGTGAGAAAGCGGCGAGGGCGCTGCCAGCCGCTGCCGTCTTCTGTGCAGCCGGCTCGTCGCCATTCGCGCGCTCTTGTTCGGCTTTGGTCAGCAGCGCTTGCGCAAATTTGGATAGATCTTCGAGCACGTCGATGCGCCCGTCCAACCTACCCGCTTGATACGGGACTGGAGTCTCCTTGAACCGTTCCGGGATCTGAATGCTGTTCAGCGCCTTCGCCCTTTGCTCCGCTGTCGATGCCATCGTCTTCAACCTTTGGTAGTGAACCAAACTCTGGGTGACCTGGGTGCATCGGCCATGCGTCGGCGATGTGTTCCATAGTCTCTTTCACCTTGTAGTTCCGCAGCAGCACGTTGCCATGCTCTGGCCCTTTCCAATAGCCCTCGATCCGCATCTGCTTACGCAGCGTCATGCGAGGGCCGTATGCCTGGTTGCGCCAATGCCCGCGTACGAAGAACTGGACCGTAGGCGTACCGCCACCTCCTCCTGTTTTGCGCTTCTTTCCGGCGATGTAGTCCAAGAGGTGCGGGCGGGCGTCGACCATCACCGGCGCACTCAGCATGAACCTGGACACTGTGAAGTCCGGGTCGCCGTCGCGCTGCGCCTTCTTGGCCCCGCCTGCTGCCTTCTCCTTCAGCGACTGACGCTTGTACTCGTTTGGATTCGCCAGAGCCAAGCAGGCACCGCGGATGAGCGAGTCGAGCGCCTTGCCGATGGCAGTCACCTCTTTGTCTGCACCTTCGAACATCTGCAGGAAGGTCTTGCGGTCGAACGGCCCCAAGATGTCGCCAGTGCTCATGATGAAGAAAGCGGGATCGGCGTTGATGCACCAGATGCGTGCGTACGTCTCTTCGCCAGGCTTCTCGCCGAAGAGCCCCGGCGGCACGATGAGGCTCCAGGCCTTCCATGGTGACATGACTTCGATGTCGTCGGGCACGTCGGTCATAGCCAGTGACGCTGCCAGCTTGTGGCCAACCTCGAGTTTCGGGAAGCCTGCGTGCATCCACATGACGCCAAAATCCTGCAGGTGCGACGAGTACGGCATGCCCTTCAAACAGCCGGCTGTCTTCTCCAACAGTTTCTTGACAGCTGGGTTCTTGTACGAGAACACGCCGACGAGATCAGCGACGTGCTGAGAGAGCCGCTGCTTGTCGCCCACGCCCGCGAACTGTTGAAATTCATTTAGAGGCTCGAACACGTAGGCCGCAGCCATCAGCAGCGCTTCGACGTTGACCGCCGTGTTGGTGCTCGGCGGCAGCGGCACCTTCAGCGAGCGCCGCGTCACTACATCCCAGCGAGCTCGGAATTCAGGGATGAGCGAGTCAAACCTGGCTACGTCCTCTGCTTGTGCAGCCTCGTCTGCTAGCAGCTTGTCGCGCATGTCCTTGAGCACGAGATCCTCGTTGTGCACCTTCTCGAGGATCTCGCGGGCCATCTTCTTCGGGTACGGCTTGAGCATCCTCACGAGCTCGTCGGTGACGTCGGCTACCTTCTCGTCGCCGCTGTACCCAGGAGCTGCACCGACGTTGAAAGGCCAGCTAGTCAGGCGCTTATTCGAGGCCTCAGGGTGATGCTTCAAATCAGAGATCACTTCCTTGCCTTCGGCGTCTCTTTTGATCTCGGCCACGTGCGACGTGTGCACCTGCAATGTGCCGCAGAGCTCGGCCGAGATGAAGAGGACCCTCATCGCACCATGAGGCAGGTCTTTCATGCACGACAGGATGAGCTTCTCTTCGACCAACGGCTTGTCGAGCGGGCCTCTATCCGTGATCTCTGCGGCATACTTCTCGTAGTCGGCAAGGAAGGAGCGCAGCTCGGTCTTTGGTACTAGGGTGGCGATGTCCTCGCCCTGATTTGGCAAGAACAGCACCGCCACCTTGGTGGCAGCCTCATCCACGGTCAGCCCGTCTTCTAGCGCCTTCCTCTTGAGGGCATCCAGCGCCACCGTGAGACGCTGTTTCAACGTGGGCGAGATGTCCACGCCCGAGTTGTTCTGAAATAGGTTCTGCATTTGCTCTTCTTCCAGCGCGGCACGGCGGGACTGTACGCCCGCAAGTTCTGCTTCGAGCTTCTGTTCTTCTACCTGCAACCCCCTCAGCTCCTGCGCGAATCTACCGACGTTAAGGCCTACACTCGGAGCTCGCATCAGTCCTCCCAATTTGGTCCGCTGCCACCAAGGCTGACGTCATCGATACCAGGGCGTGGGTCGAAGCGCGTGTTGCGCTTGGGCAGTGGTTGCTCGTAGATTTTGCGTCGAGCGAATACCAGGCTTTCCTGGACGGTGCGCTCCGTGCCTTGCTCAGCCTCATGTTTGAGCTCGCACTCTCCGCAAATGCGGCCGTCACCAAGCTCGCTGCGTCCGAACACCAAGTTCGTCTTCAGGCTGCAACCACACTCGACGCACACACGCACCACCGCACGCTGTATCTCCTCGTCGCCCTTGGCCGTACGCCGCTCGTGGCCTTGCGCGATGCGCTCTTCCCTGTCTGCGGCTACAGCCTCTGGGGTGGGCTTCTTGTGCAGCTCTTCGTAAATCAGAGCAGCCATGTCTCTGCTGTCCAAGATCTTGCCTTCCGCGTAGCCCAGCAACCCCATGTTGGTTGCCATCATGCGTAGCTTGAAGCGCCCTACGGTCGTGAGCTCATCAAGGCTCATCTTTCGTGCCTGGTCGAGATCGGACTGCGCCCGGTCTTCGATTTCGTAGTACTTGAACACCTCAGCGCGTGTGATGATCAGGCGGCAATCCTCCAGCTCACGCGCATCCCACGCCTTCCAGCGATGAGCTTCCGCGCGCGACTTCACGCGCAAATTGAGCTTTCCCATGTCCGGGCACTTCATCCACGTGGCATGCAACCCAGTCAAGTTCTGGTCGACGCGCGCCATCTGAAACATGTACGTGTTGGGCGACACGCTCTTGTTGCGCCGACGGCCGACGAGCTTCAACGTAGGCCAGGTCTGGAACGCCAGTAGTAGCCACTTGCTGCCGTGCTCATCGAACACCTCAGCCAGCTCCTTGGCGCGGTCCTCGTCGTTGAGCTCTGTCTCGGGCTTCGGCTCAGCCAAACCGAGCGACTGCCGGTTCACCGACAGGCGCGTCGTACGCCGAAGTGGGCTTTCCAACCAGCGTGAGCTCATACCGATGCCGTCTTCGATAGACGTGCGCAGTGTGTGCACCAGCTGCTTGATGGTGTTGTAGTTGAAGTTCGTCCACGTCAGCAGGTGGTAGCGCAATGAGCCATCCAGCAGCTTCACAGCGACCGCGAAGTCGTAGTTGAAACCGCCACCTTCGGTGTGAAGCTCGCCGAGCCCCACCACGGATGGCTCGTTGTTGAACAGATCCATCACCCACGCAGCGCTTGCCCAACCGCCAGTACTGGTGTCGTCTTCACTCGATGCTTCAGTGCGTTCTGCAGGATCGGGATGAAGAATCTTGTGCAGGTTGATGACGTTCTTCACCAGGTAGGCCGGCGGTGAATCGTTGACCCATGTGTCAGGCAAGCTCTTGGTCTCGCCGTAGATACGCAAGAGGTCGGCTAGGCATGCCCGAATGTTTCTGTCGTCGTACGACGTTCGTCGTAGCCAACGATGGCATACCTGCCCGTCAGGCAGCTTCACTGTCATAGCGAAGTCGTACTGAAGCGAGTCAGACGACTGCTTACGTTCGCACAGCGACAGAATTGCCGGCGTGCTCTCCAACAAATACCGCACCCAAGGTGCTTGGTGCCACTCCGTCTTCACCGTGTTGGCTTCGGTGGAAGTGGTAACCCTGCCCGTCTCGGTCATATCGTAGCGCTTGGACGGTTGTGAATGATACGTCATGAGCTTGCTCCTTCTGGGCTTCGTACGAAGCCTTTCCACAGCTCTTATGCCCGCAGCGGCTACTCGATTTCGAGCATGGCCGCAGCCTTCTTCAAGCGTAGCTTATGGTGCAACTCTTTCTCGCAGCTCTCCTCCCAGAGCTCCTCGTCGAGCTTGTTCTTGATGGCCTTGCGGATGAGATTGGCCAGGATCTTGGGGTCGAGGGCATCGAGCTCCCACGACTCGTCGCCGAACTTTTCGACATAGACGTCGGAGCGCGAATCCGTGAGCTTGGCCGGATTGGGCGGCGGGTTGTACTTCTTCACCTGGTCCATGTTCAGCGCGATGCGCTCGAGGGCGCCGGCGAACTCGTAGCCTGAGTGATCCATGAAAAGCTGAAGACGGTCCTCGATGTCGCGGCTCATGTCGATACCAGACGGGTCGTGGTCGCCGAGGTGAATGATGTGCACGCCCTGTTCAGCTTCGCAGTACTTGATGAGCCGCTGCGCTGCCGACCACATCTCGCTCTGGCTCGTGTAGCCACGACACGAGAAGTAGGGCACGTTGAATTCCCGGCATACGCCTTCGATGACGCCGACGAGCGCGTCCTTCTCGATCCACACCTCGAGTCTGAAGTCCTGCTCCGCCCACTTGTCGATGCGGAACTGCTGCGCGCAGGCTTCAACAATGTCGGCGGGGCTCTCCCACGTCGAGAGCGCTTCCAAATTACGGGTGCGATCGACAATGGCGCTCCAGTCGATGAGCCCCGCCATACGCCCGTCGTTGATGATGCTGCCGAGGCGCTTGTACTCGGTTTGCTTGTTGGCGATGAGGTCTCTTGACACGAACTGGTAGTACAGCTGCCGCAAGGTGAGGTCGAATCCCTGCGCCTGGTATTCGTCGATGATGTCGTTGGCCTGTTCGACGATCTGAAGGCTTCCTGCCGACAGTTTCTTGTTCACGTACCTAATCTTGCTCATGAAATAGCTCCGCCACTACATGTGCGCCACACCGACGCAAATTGCAACGTTGCTATCAGATGAGGCGCCTCATAGGCTAAAAAGATGGCAATTGCGATTTTCCCCGTCATCCTCCTCGTCATCGGCATCCTCCTGTACTTCGTCTCCACGAATGGGAAAGTACAGGAGGTCGGCCGTCTGATGTTCTTCTGTGGACTGCTAGTGCTTACGTTCGACCTTTCGCGCGACGTGGTGAGGCTCCTCCACTGAGCAGATTCTCGATAGCTTCATCCTTCGACCAGCCGTAGTACCAAGCGCTGCCGCGCCCTGAACGGCAGCGCCACACCTTGTGGACGTTGGTACGGTCGAGCTTCACGCGCATCGACGCCGGCATGCCCGCGGCCTTCACGTCTTGGACGTTTGTCTTGGACGAGAATCTATGGAGCTCGAAGCCGTTGATCAATTCCCCAACGCGCCCCCAGACGTCTTGCTCTGGCAGCGGCACCGGCGCTAGAGGGTCCACGTAAACCGGCTCGTGGAAGTGCACTTCTTCGACCAGGTCGCTCAAGGTGTCTGTGTCTTCGAAGTTCCTACCATTGACGTCCACCCAAATGAGACTGGTAAGAAGATCGACGCGCACCGCGCCGAATGGGCAGACGGCGTCTTTCCTCTCCTCAACACAGACGTACTTGTAGCCATCGCGCGATCGAAAGAAGCCGCCAGGGTAGATGGTGACGCTCATGTGGCATTCAGCTCCGCCATCATCTTGGCATAGCGGTCAGGATGTTTGGAGCGTAGCTCCTTCAACACCGCCACCAAATCAGCGTCTGTGGCATCCCGCTGGTACCTGTCGTAGTCCGAAACCTGCAGTATTAGCGTGTGGGTGTGGTCCTTACCGTCAATGAACCACCCCTTCAAGGTCTCCTTGAATTCCAGGGCGGGCTCGAGCCTATTGCTAGCCATCGCCAGCATCCGCCGTGACCCGAAGATGTTCTTCCTGGCCTGCTTTTCCCAACTTCTGTGCGCAGAGTCGGTGGTGAAGATCCGCGGCATGCAAGCGAAGCGCTGCAGCACCAGCTCACGGCCACGGTAGAAATCGGCGTCAGCGACGTGAGCCCACTCCTTACGTATGTTCGCTTCGTATTGCTTGAAGTCTTCTTCGTCAGCGCCGAGCATCGACAAGTCGGCGTCGATCAGGATGGCCTCGTCTCTACGCACGGGCGCTTTCAGATGCGCTGTGGCCATAACAAGTCTGTACACATCTGCTTGAAAGATCACAGACAAGCCAGCGCGCTGCGCTGCTACGACGGCCATAGAGGCGGACAACTCCTCGTCCTTGGCTGCGTTAGTCGGGTCGAACGACATGCAGATGTCGTGAAACCACATCGCCCAGTACACCGACAGCATGTTCTCGTCCGGGTACCTTTCAGCTTCGGCAAGCTCACGCGCGCGCCTCAGGCCCCAGTAGACGTGTTCGAGCGTGTGGTAGTGACGCTCCGGGCTGTTGTAGCAGCTGACCAGCTTCTCATACACGGGCTGCGCTGAGCCTTTGCACTCGAGCTCGCGCCAGAGCGCTTCGAACATACTACCGAGCGCGGGTAGATTGATCATTTGAGTGGGCTCACGTAGACGACGGGCTTGTTCACGAGATAGCCGTAAGCAGTTGCATCAGCGTTTGGCTCCAGCACATGTTCAGCAGCACTGACGCTGTACAACTTGTCCTTGTGCCGAAGCTGGTCGCCTTCACGAGGCAGCGTCGACACCAACACTTTCTCGCGCCAGTTCTCGATTGGGCAGAACACTTCACAGTAGAAACTCATCTAGTCCTCTTTGCTTTGGGGAGATCGAACAACACCGGCGCTGTCCGCATGAAAAAGTCTCGGGCTCTGACGTCCACGTTGGGCTGATGCTTGTAGAGCTCCAGGTAGCTCGGGATCAACGCTTGAACCAAGGCCGTGGCGATACCCTGCTCACGGTGATCCTCGTCCACGTAGCAGTTCAGAAACACGTGGTTCAAGTAGATGTCGGTGGCTGCCCAACCGACTATACGCGCGCCGAGATGGGCCAGAGCGATACGTACGTCCTCGAACTTACCTACGCGAATGTCGCGTAGCAGCCGGTTCAAGTCGCTGTCGTCGTTGCACAGTGTGAGCTCGGCCAGGCGCCCTAGCTCGGCTGGAGTAAGGCTGCTCGGTACGACGACAATGATTCGCGCCGGGCAAGCTCCAGCTCGATGGTGAAGAGGCTGTGCCGCTGATCGCATTCGGAAAGTTCCTTCGTTTCTGTGCCACACGTGTCGCAGGTGCAGCTATTGTTAGCGCAGACAAAACGCGCGATCTCGAGTACGTACTTTGGCTTCAACAGCTCGACGCACGAGCGGCAGCACCAAATGAGGTCACCCTCAAGCACATGCGGCTTACTCATCGCTGGCGTACAGATTGGAGAGTGACCAACCCTTGGTCGTCAGTCGAAACTCACGTTCGGGAATGCCGCCCCGTACTGCTAGCTTTTCAGGCGACAACGGTAGGTTACGGGCGCGCACCAGGCCACGTTCGATGGCCACGCCCAAATCGACGTAGACCGTACCTCGTTTCGCATAGCCAGCATCGGCGAGCTCACGTCCTGTGCATGGCCCAATCTTAGCTAGCCCGATGATGAGCCTTCGCATGTCGTGCTTGCTGCGCACGGTCATGTAACTGAACAGCGCGAGGCACAGTCCCAGGATGATGCAGAAGATTCCCCAGAACTGCGAGCTCAGGTGGTCGTAGTTCTTCATCGTCTTCCTTCCCTTTGGTTGAGCGCAAGCTGCAGCACCGCGCTCAGCACCTTCAGCTCTGCAATAGTGGCGTCGCCGGCTTCTTTGTAGTCCTCGGCCAGGTCTTTCAGCTTGGGCAGCACATCCTTTCGGAAGAACTCGAGGCGCGTCCACTCGTACGTGGTAAGCACATCGGCTTGCTTGCCCTCTGGGAGCAAGCACTTACGCGTCCTCTTGCTGAAGACGTATTCATACCCGGCTGCGATGATGAAGAGGTCGTCTTCGTTGTGAACCTCTTTCACGAAGCCATCACGCACGTCCTCTTCAGACCCGCGCTTGAACACGACGACGCAAGTATCGCCGAGACTCAGCGTAAAGCGCTTGTTCGCGACTTCGAGCGCAACCCGCCTGGCCTTCTCCTTCAACAGCTCTTTACGTGGCTGCATAGATTCTGGAAGCCTCTTCGTCACTGCTGCGCCGTTCCCAGCACCACGCCGACCAAAGCGTTGAGCTTGGTGTGGGCCTCACGCAAGCGGCCACGACGCCTGACGCTCGGTATCTCTTGGTACCTGCCAGCGTCCTTCAGCGCCTCCTCGGCGTCGGAGCGTGCTTCCAAGTACTCCTGCGCCGCCAACGCTAGCTTCATGTGCTGTGTAACCCACGTATCGCTTATAGGCCCAAGTTCTTCAGCCGGGTTGGCTGCGTGCCGTGCCTTGATGCGCTTGATGCAAGCTTCGAGGTCGTCGAGCTCGCGATAGAACGCAGTGCGGTTTGACTCGCCGCCCTTTACGATGTGGTTCGGGTCATCGTAGACGTTCTCGAGGCCGAAGCGGAGGATCTTGCCGAAGTGCTTCAACACCTCGCCGGCCTCCTCGCAGATCTGACCCATCTCACCGAGCAAGTACTTGGGCTCGTAACCTGGTTTCATCACCGAATTCCTTTCAAATATTGGATGCAGCAACAGCGACCCGCACGATGGGCATACTCCAATAGCGGGCGCTGTTCCCTGCCATCCGCAGCCATCGACGATACCGCCATCGCCAAGCTTTCGTTTCTTGCATCTAACGATCATGCGCTGAGCTCCAACATCTCCGCATTGCGGTCGCGGGTGTACTCGAACTTGTAGATGCGGTAGTAGTGCAGCCAGATTGCGCCGCCGTACCCGCGCTCGTATTTGAGGCGCTCGAACCAACAGAACGAGCGCCAGCAGAGTTCGAAGTTCACGATAGGTCTTCCACGCAGCACATGCGGCTCACGCGCAGCAGGCTCGCCATCGGCGTCTGCTCGAACTCGATGTTGAGCCCGCGGTTGAGCCACCACTCGTGCAATTTGGCCGGCGCGTCCGCTGTGTAGTCGCCGTTGGGAAGGCGCAGCTGATCGGTCTCGAACATCCGAGCCGCATGCAAGTGCTTCAGCAGCCGCTGCATGGACGGCCCTGGCTCGGCGGGCAGCTCAATCTCACCGTACAGTCTTAGTGAGTCTCCCCAGTTGATTCGAAAGATGGGTTGTCCTGGTCCAGCTCCATGTACGTCCGAACCCCATCCATCCACCACACGTACCACGTGCTTCCTTCGACCTTTGTTTTGTCCACGATGCTTTCCCATGACTCACCGTCCCAGAGCTGGCTGATAGCAGCCATGCTCACTTTGTCCTGGCTCTCGATCGTTTCGTTGATCCACGTGCTCAGCGAGAAGCTGTAGAACTCCTCGTCCGCACTTTCAAGACAGATGATACTACCGTGCGGAAACTGCTCGCGCCTAGGTATGGTCATCGAAGATCCTTAGGCCCTACGTGCTCGTAGTAGCCCGGGCGTTTGTACTCGGGCAAGTACTTGAGCTTGAGCGCCAAGTTCACCCAGAAGGCGTTACCGCCCACCAGGATCACGCCACCTGCGAACGAGTACCACTGCCCGAGGCTCGGGTAGTAAGCCAGGTTCCAGAAACCCCACACCGTCATGAAAGCGATGAGCGGCCACCACACGCCCTTTAGCTCGAGGTCCTTACGCAGCTGAAAGTAGTTGCGCCACGTGAAGTACGCGCCGCCGAGCTCGAAGAGCCCGTTGACGATGTCGTTCCACTTCATGAGGTGCCCTTTCTGTAGAGAAGTAGGTGGAAGCAGAGCCACACTGCAGCGATTGCTGTGAGGTAGCCCTGCCAAAAGACGCATTCGATGTTGTAGGTGTCGTAGCTGAAAGCGAACAGCCTGAGCTCGATGTCGAATGCGAAGTAGGTGAGAAAGAAGCTCGAGGCCAACCGCAGCATGAAGCGCTGGAAAGAGTCAGCCCATTCCTTCAGCTTCACGGCTTCGGCTCGTCGCCAGCTGTGTCCTGCTCAGGGTTGTCGTCGTACTTCACCCAGGCGATAGATTCTGGCTTGACGCAGACGATCTTGTCGATGAAGAGCAACGGGTAATTGCCGTCTTCCCGACAGCGCGCGAAGAGCCGGTTGCGCTTCTGCTGCCGCAGCATCACAAGACGCTCTGCAGCTTCGTTACGCTCTGTTTCTCGCGCGAGAACCTCTGCGATTTTGTGCGCATCGCGATCCTTTACATTCTGCCCCATGCGGAAGAGAGCAGTGGCTACAAACAGAGCCACGCAGAAGAAGGCCAGCAGCCAGGCCCACGGCGGTATCTTCCGGTCGGGCTTCCACAGCTTCGATGGTGGCAGTGGAGCACGCCCTGGCTTGAGCCCTGGCGGCTGCACCTGGTTCGCGTTCCCGCGCGTAGGCACAGACTGCGTCCTTCCGTGCTCGTCGACTTCGAATTTCACGACGGCGCCTTCGACAGGTCGGGGCCAGGTTCGTGTTTCAGTACACGTTCTGCAGCCTGCTCCAAGGACTGCGCAAGCCTATTGTCCGAGTCTGACAACAAACCAAGCTCGGCCGTGGCTTGGGCAGAAAGAGCACAGCGCTGCACGTCTGGGTCGAGCCGCTCGCGCAGGTCCATGGCCACGAGGAGTGCGAGTAGATCGACGGGACGCACCAACACCCCTGACTCGGCGGTGCCGTTCGCAATCTGGCGCTCGACATGCTCGCGCAGCTGTTCAGTCGTTATTCCGCTAGGTAGCTTCATCAAATCCTCACTGTCTTGTAGCTGTGAAAGAACGTGCGTAGCACAGCGTCTGCCCGCGCTTGCAAGCTACGAAGAGCTTCCTCCTCGGTAGCCTCCGAAACTTCGATCAACTTTGGCTCACCGCCGCGCAGGTCAGCCAGCACGGTGAACGCTGTGTAAAGACCGGTCTGCATGTCCTTGCCCACGATGGCCTGGAACTCGGCGGGCGCGTCCTCGGGTTGTTTCTTCTTGGGAGCCTCTCCCGGCATGGGTGGCACCTCGATGATGCTGTAGTGCGTGACCTCGTGCTCGCTAAAGCGCTTGCTGAAGTTCTTGCCCTCGCCAGGCTCGAGAGGCCACCAATTACCAAGAGGCTTGCCTTCTGTACTTGGTGCCATTGGGTGCCACTCACGGATGTAGCGCTTCTTGTCGTGGATCACCCAAGCAACAGTACCGTGCGGCAGGCCAACGCCGTTACCTATGACGAACTTCCCAAGCGCTTCTACTGCACCAAGCATGGCGTCGAGCTCGTCTGCGCAGCGGTAGTAAGCCTGCCGTACACGTTGGTGATTGACCAGGGTCGGTGAGTCGCCGGCGCTGCGCCAATCCTTGGTGAGCTTCTTCAGAAAATTGGTCATGGGTAGAGCCTCACCGAAGTGTCGTTGGGGTTGTAGTTGTCAGCTTGGAACTTCAACCAGATGCGGCTACGCAGCGTCTCGTCACGCTGACCCCATGGCAGCTTGAAACCACAGAACTCAGCTGGTTCGCGTGTGAGATTGAAGCTACGTGCAGCTTTGTCCAACATCTTGCCGCTGGTGCGGTCGAGTGCTACGCCTACTATCCCTGGACGCATGCCTCGGCGGTTGAAGTAGACCAGCATCTCCTGCCGGTTCATACAACTAGTGACTGGTTCAAGTTCGGATGTGGACATGGTGGCCTTTCGAAATGTCCGGGTCGGCAAATGAAGCAGCCGATGTCGTACGCGCCGTCGCAGGCGCAGCCGTTTTGTTCCACGAAGCAGGCGTCGCACCTGCCGCACTTCCCTCTATTGCTACGACTGGTACATGGACATGGTGACGTATGCAGGACGTCGAGCTCGCCTTTGTGCCAAACGTAGCCAGGTAGGTCTTCTACGCTGACGCTGGGCGTCAGAGCGCCGCCGCACAGCGCGCAGTTCTTAGTCAAGTCGAGCGCGTTCGCCATTGTCCAATTTCTCCACAGCCTCGAGCGTCTTCTTGGCTAGGTTTTGAAGCAGCCGCAAGGTGAACGGTGAGATGCCCGGTTGCGTGAGCGTTTCGTTCACCAACGTGCGCAGCACAACCTCGCAGGCAGCGCGTGTTCTACTGTGGTGCATGATCGGGTCACCGCGATGCTCGTAGGCCACAGCGAGATGCTCGTTGATCTCGGCCTTGGCCTTCTCGATGTGGCTCATCGGTGCTCCGGCGGCGCACACTCCCAACAGCCAACACCGCCGCATTTGCAGCTAGCTTGCTTGAACGAGATACTCTCTTCGTGAATACCGTGCGTGTACGTGCGATCGACTTTAGGTGCTGGCCCAGCATCGTTGGGGTACTCCTTCTCGAGCTGCAGCATTGCCTTGGCTGCAGCTTCGACAGCGGCGTCGAGCTCCTTGCCATCTTGTGCAGCCAGCCAACCCGACATGGCTGAGCTGAGAGGATTGCCGTCACCCTCAGTGAAACGGCGAAGCTTCTGCACAGCGACCATGATGCCGCGCGTACCCTCGAGCGCCTTCACGGCGATGCTCAAGTGCCGACCGTATGTGATGGTCTCCAACGCGGCGGAGTTCGCACGACGTGTCGCCTCAGCCAGTTGTCTCTCCAGAGATTGGACGTACGTGTCCCTCGCCCAGTCCATGGAGACCTTGGGGATGGCCACCGTCTCACGCCGGCCGCTGGGGCCTGACTGCCAGGTCACTTCGATCGACTCGCCACCATGGCGGCGCTGCCAATCGCGGATGAGTGGGATGATCGAGCTCGGGCGCGCATCCTCAAAAAGCTGGTTGTGCTCCAGCAAGTCCATCGCCAGTGCGCCTGGCCCCCACGTGATGATCTCTTCGTAGCCGTTGGCTAAGGCCGCCGTGTCGAGTGCTTCGTCGATCTGTGCCTGCGTGAATTCGGGTTGGTTGCTCATGGGAAGTCTCCTTCCCAGCTCTTATGCCCTAAAAAAAAGAGGTTTTGGAGGCGCAGCGTCAGGCGTACTTGCCGTGAATCACGATGCGGCCGGGTGAGCCCTTGCCGCCCTGAGCGCCAGCTGCACCAGGCAGCGCAGCGCCGACTGAACAGCCGCCGCCTCCGCCGCCTCCACCGCCTCCGCCGCCCTGACCATTGACGCCCGCGGCGCCGGGGCTGCCAGGCGTGAGGCCTGCGTTGGTGTCAGCCGCACCGCCGTGACCTGGCTGACCGCCTACACCGTCAGTCGCGGCCGTGGCGACGCCCTCGAGCTTGAGCATGTCGGCGATACCACCATTACCGCCATCGCCGCCGGCTCCGCCACCACCACGGTTCGAGCCGTTGCCAGAGCCGCCGTTATTGCCCGTCGCACCATTGATTGAACCGGTCACGCCGTAGCGGTTGTAGATCAGGGAGCCCTTGTTTGCGGTGTTGCCGCCGCTCGTTCCGGTCGGGCCTCCGCCGGCGCCGCTCGCGCCTGGCGCGCCTGCCGCACCGCTTGCCACGCTGCCTGTGCCGTTGGTTCCCGTACCGATCGCAGGCGACGCGCCGCCAGCACCAACTAGCCCAGTGAGACCAGCAGGGCCACCGCCACCGATGCCAGTGTTGGTTGAGGTAACGCCGCCGGGCCAAGCGTCGACAATCAGCCCGCTCACGCTGCCGACGATCGAAGTAGTGCCACCGAGCGAGCCAGGGCTGCCAGGCGCGCCGGCAGCACCGCCATTGCCTCCCGAGCCGCCGTCACCGATCGTAATCGTCAGCGTTTCGCCGGGTACGATTGAAATGGTGTTGGTGTAGTAAGAGATTTGCGGCCCGCCGCCGCCTCCACCTCGACCGCCGCTTCCGCCTCCACCTGCGGTAGCTGCATTGAAGCCTGGTCCACCGCCTCCACCTCCGCCGCCTCCCGAGCTCGCAGGGCGTACTTCAAGTGTGATGTAGGGCGACGCAGTGAGCGGCCATACGACAGTGTAGACGCCCGGTGTGTTGTAGACCTGTTGGATGGGCGTAGCCGAAGCGATGAGCGCCAGCAGTGCGAGCATGTCGTCGCTGAACAAGAACTTTTTGAAGTTCGCAAGGCTGCCCGAACCAAGCGCAATCGGAAGATAGATCGTGCTGTCTACCCGGAAGCGGCGGCCTTGGTCGATGTCGTCTTGCGTAACCGTGTACAGAAGCAGTTCATCGATAGAAATGAACGACGCAGTGAGCGCAAAGTATTCCTTCATCGCGCAGCCTTCACAGTCATTGCGCAGGAAGTATAGCTTCTACTCGGGAGTAACCACAGGCTCGATCACGTCGGGGTTCTCGATGAGCATGTCGACAGCGCCGCTGCCGAACGGAGCCAGATACACGACGCGTGCGTAGCCATCTTCTGGTGGCTTCAAACAAGTACGGAAGAGCTCACCTTCCGTAACGCCGGCTACCTCCAAGTGCGCACGAATCGACGGCGAGTCGAAGGCGGTGTTGCCGTCTCCAGTCACGATCACAGCAGCTGGTGGCTTCATCCCACGCACCAACGTGTTCACGTCGTCGAGATTCTGCTGGAGGAAAGCGACGAGCTCCGGCGATACGGCGCCGTCGCTGTTGTTCTTGTAAGTGGCTGCGAGTTTCATGGATCCTGCTCTCCTGTGGCTGGAGGCTCGATTGTACCGCAGACGGAGCCAGGCTGGCCAGGCTCGTTCGAGCCGGTGCATGCGAGCTCGTGGTCGCTGGCTTTTGGGCAGCGCTTGTTGCCGCAGGTAGGACACACCACGTAGATGGCGACGTTCTTGCCGGCCAAGCACTTCCAACAGATGCACTCGCCGGGCTTGGGCGTGTACAGGTTCATCGCCGCGTTCAGCTCGTCGAGCTTACGTCGCTCCTCCAGCATGTCCTCATGCTCGAGCACAGCTGTGCCCAGCGCATGCGCGTCGAAGTAGTACGTGCGTGAGGTCTTGTCGACGTTGCGCATGGTGACCACGACCCCAGCACCGCTGAGGGTAGGCTCTACCACTATTTGTCTGCCGTCAGGAAGGTCAGCCGTAGCGCCGGCCATCCTGAAGTAGAGCTTGTGGTCGGAACGCTCGACGGTGATCTTAAGCTCAATCTTCTCGTCTTGCACGAAGCACAGCTCCTTTCACAGGCAAGCCCCGCAGCTGTTCGCGCTGCTCTTTCGTGGGCACGCTGAAGCCTAGCAGCTTGCCCGACTCATCGTCGTAGCTGGCAACAACATAGCCCACACCGTCTTCTCCGACGCCGATGAGTCCGTTGATCACACCAAGCATGCCGATGATGTACGCTGGCGAGGCTGTCCACGGAACCTCTTCGGTCTGCACCGTCGGATGCTCGGACAGCTCACAGTTGGCCGGCACGCGATAGTTCACGAGCGCGGAGATCGCTGTCTCATGGAGCTTGTGGAGCTCGTTCAAGTAGTCGACAGTCTCTTGAGCCAGCTGCAGCTTGGCCGCTTCGCTGCGCGCCAGGATGGTCTTGGCTGGCTGCGGCTCTTTGAGCTGCCTGGCTCGGTCAAGCATCGACGCCATGGTTGCGCACATGCACGGCGCCGAAGAACAAGCTTCACACAGGCCGTGGTTTCGGCCTCCATCTTCTCGACTCATGGTACTTTCCTTAGGTAGCGCTGCATCAGCCAATGCCATTGGTAGTAGGGACCGGTGAGCGGCGGATCGAGACGAGCCTGCCATTCGTCTTCGTTGTCTTCCACAGTTTGTACTTCAGCCAGGCTGTGCTCGGTGCCGGTGTTCTTGAAGATGTAGCGGTCGCCCACCTTCGGCAGCTCTGGCACGTACCGCTCAGTGGCTTTCGCTATGCATTCAGGCAGGCGCTTGTACGCATGAACGCCTTCGCTGTCTGACCACTCGCGCTTCTCGTGAAAGATGCCGCAGTTCTCTTCGGGGTAATCACCGGTGTTACCAGCGCAGCGGTGATGGCACAGCACCGGCGTGAGCACGGTGACGACCTCGAGCCGCAAGAACTTGAGCTTCACAGCTCGATCTCCAAGTCCTCGATAGTCTTCGCTGTCTCTCGCTCGAAGTATCTGCGCACGTAGTCGCGCAGCGAGTCCAACGCCGCTTCTTTGCTAGCGCAGTGATTGCTGTAGATCCTAGCCCCACCAGCTGGCGCCCAACTGGCACTGAAGCGGTTCGCAGGGTCTACCTTCCGGTACGGCGGACCCTTTGCGTTCCACTTGTCAACGTCGAGCTCGACGACCGTTACCATGATTTTCATGTAGTAGCCTCTCTAGCGTGGAGCGCCAGCCATGCGCAGCTGGAACGCAAGCAGCTCTGGGAGCTCATCGGTCTGCCTCAAGTTAGTGGCACCACACTGCGGGCAGTCACCATGGATCCTGCCGTCTGGTGGACGAAGAATTCCAAGCCGCCAGCGCCCGATGAAGCCGCAGTTCCCGCACTTGGCCAGCACGCACTCGCTATTCATTTCGGCGGTGAAGCGCTCAGCCAACACAGAGGCAGGGTGAACGTCGAAGCGCAGATGACCTACCATAACTAATCCTTTCAGATAGCGACCGGTTTGTAGCGCCCCTCGTCACCGACGTGGATGGGACAAGGTACTGGGTGTGGGCCAACGCACTGCGTGCAGAATAGACGGCAAGGCACGACGCCGGTCTCATCCAAGAAGGTGGCGCGCGCTTCGTAGCGCTTTAGCTGTTCGTACTCCGTGCGGCTGAGGGTGACAGCCACTTCTTCGCAGCGAGGGCACAAGCAATCCTTGCCGTGACCTGTCAGCGGATGTCGATAATGCTCGGTCATTCTTTCTTCACGTGGACGGTGGGGTATTTGACTGCGCGTGCGCTCATGACGACAGGATGAACCACCCGCACCACACGGTACAGCGTGGGCTTGTGCCTATCCGTCGCTTGAATGGTGAGCAAATCGTCAGGGCGAGGCAGCGCCTCAGCGTCGAGAGCAACGTCACCCAGATTGAGGCCTTCGATGTTGAGCAGGAACTTCATAGGCTCTCCAAAAGCAGAGGACCTGGGTGCAAAGGCCGCCCAGGTCCTACGTTCACACACGCGTCTTCAGATGTCGCCGCATTGATTGCTGACGAACTTTGCTTTCACGCTCTTCCACGTCGTCACGCCATTGACCGTGTTCCAGCCCTCGAACCAGAAGCTCGAGTCCGCGCCGGTGTTTTGGCGGATGCGCGAGACGCCGTCGCTGAAAGTGGCGGTGCTTTGCAGACCGGTGAGGGCGCCAAGGCCGTAGAGCTCCATGACCTTCAGACCGTTCACGGTCCAGCGCGAGATGGCCACTGATTGCAAACCTCCCGGAGTCGATTCCTGTAGGAACTGAGTGTCGATCCGCCAGGTCGTCAGGCGACCAGCTGGCCATGCGCTGCAAGACAGGCCGCCGATCGTGCAAGCAGTCCCAAGGCGAACGACAGCGCCGCTCTGAGCCGCCCAGCTCAGCTTCGCCGGGCCGCCGAAGTTGGTCATCACGGCGGTAGAGAAGGACTCGGCGGGAGGACCGCTCCACAGGTTGAAGGTCGTGATGTACTGCGGATTCGGAGCGGCTCCGGACATGGTACCAACGGTGCCGGTCGCGATGGGAGGGCCTGAGCACGTGTAGTAGGCCGCTGCTGGCAATGTAAACACCGTGACGAGAGTGAGGACGAGTAACGAGAGTAGCTTCTTCTTCATTTGGTTTCGGTTCCTTGTAGTGGCGAGGGAACATCCCCCTTTGGTTGAGAATCTTTCGTAGGCTTGGGCTCGTTGGCACACAAGTGCGGGTGCTTCTTGCAGCTTTCACAGAAGGCAATGCGCACGATGTGGCCGGTGGGTGTGCCAAGGAAGGGATCGCGCCGGCGGAACCAGCCCTCGTAGTCCGCGGGGTTCGGACAGCCAGGGAATTCGCAGGGTATGGCCGGCGGCTCTGGCGCGCGCTTGTTCCACTTCGCAGCTGCGTGCTCCTGCATCTGCTCGTCCGTCGTCTCGAGGTTATCGCCGACCTCCTTGTCCGGGTTGGGGCCGAAGCCGCCGCAGCTGTCGCAGATGATGCAGCTGGTGTCGGGATCGAAGGTCAGATCGGTGCTGCCGCAGAACGGGCAGGGCTTGAGCGACATCTAGTGCACCTTCCTGGGCTTGCGCTTCCTCGGCTCAGGCATCTCTTCCAAGATGTCCTTTGCCATCTGGCGCAGCATCTTCTTGTCGCGCAGTGCGAACTTCACCTCGCCGTCGACAGTTGTCGCTGTGACCAAGAGCCACGACGCCTTCTTATCCTCGCAGATGAGATGGATCGAGCACTTCTGCGTCACAACGTGATGGCTTGCTTTGCTCATGTTGTCCTTATTCCGTAGGCCAGCGGTTCCTGAAGAGGCGCCATGGCTCTGTGCGCAGACGCTTGTCGTACTCTTGCCTGATGCGCTTGGCCAAAGACGGCCCGATGTTCCAGCGGCTGTGCTCGAGCAGCTGAGCCGCTAGAAGGATCGACTGCTTCTGGCCGAGGCTGTAAGCCCACTTCATCGAGCAGATCCAGGCAACCACGATGGCAAGCCACTCGTCCCAGCTCATAGCGACAGCTCCTGCCAGCGCTTGCGCATGTGGTCCATGATCACCTCGGGTACGTTGTGCGTCGAAGGCCAGGCGCCTTTAGCCTCGTGGAAGGCGGTCACGAAGCCAAGGTCTCGGTAGGGTTGCATATCCTCGAGCGTGACGAAGGTGTTCGACACCACGACGCGCTTGCCGATGTGCAGCATGACGCGCGTCGTCTCCAAGCACCAACGATGCGCAGCCGACGCTTTGGCCGTGTCGTAGACGTACTCGCCCAGTTTCATGTGATACATGTCGGCTTCAAGATGCATGTCGTATTGGCCGCAGTGCAGCAGCGCCAGAGCGGCGGTGGTCTTCCCAGAGCCTGGCAGACCACGAATGAGCAGCAGCGGCGCTTTCATAAATTCGAGCGGGTCGGTCATTGGTTACCTCATGAAGAACAGGTCGACGCGCTTGTCGTTGTACGCCCAAACCTCGACATGCTTCGCATCGCTAGAGCCTTCACGCTCCCACGCAGCAGCAACCCTGGCCCTAGAAATGACGGGCCTCAAGCCAGCTATGGTCAGTTCAAGCCGAGCGGACTCTACGTCCACGCGGTTCGAGCTGTGCGGAAACAAGATCAGGTCGAGGTCGTTGGTTGAATGCCCTTCGATGAGCACGCTGCCCATCAGCGCTACGTGGAAACCAACCTGCGTGAGCTTTGGCTCTAGCATGCGTATGAGCGCCAGCGCTTCTTCGAGAGACCAAGGACTTCGGCTCATGCGTGCCCTTTAAGCAGCAGCATCTTGGTGAGTGAAATTTGGGTGTTGTGCAGGAGACCACGCAGGTTGCGAATAGCGGCCGCCGAGCTCGCTGAGTGAAGATGCGGCGTGAACTCTATCCCGCCGATGACAGCGGTAGCACGCCACCCCTCCTCTTCCTTGGCAATAACCACCGTAGAACCATCACGAGCTCGGCCCAACCAGGTCGGGTTGCCTTCGTAAGTTGTTCGTGTGCATTCACCACCGAATGCACGAATCACGGCGGGCAGTTCATCAGTCAAAGCTGCGTACTGCGGACAGCTTTGATAGTGCTCGTGTGCCGAAGCCTGCGCTGTCGCCGGGCAATTGCAGTTACCAGGTCCTTCTTGCTCGCTCATTCTTTCTGGACTTTCTTGATTGCTCGACCGTTGGTGTGCCCACACGATTCGCACGGCGCAATGACAAAGCTCGGGTCGTTGACGATGATGTCGACGATCCCTAACACGTTCTCGCGGCAGAATGGAGCCAGGTCTTGGCCGCCTTCCTTAGCTACCGCTTTCTTGATGAGCTCGTACTCCGCATCCGTGACGCTGAACGTGATGTAGCGCCGTGCTTTACCTGCCATGAAGTCACCTCTGAAGAACACGACACTTCAGCGTCGAACGTACGTACAAGCTCGAGTGCCGACTCGAACGTCCACATGTCCGGAGGTCCGCTCACTCGGCCTCTTCGTCGAACTCGATCGACACCCACTTCTTAGTCTCAGGGCAGCACACCAGGCTGTCGAGCAGTCGGATGCTAGCAGGGCGCAGGCTCGATACAAGCCAGCCGAGAAGTCGATGTCGTCGCTTGAAGGCGCTGGATTACCGCTCGGGTGGTTGTGGCCCACAACGATGGCGCGCGCATTGATCGCCAGGGCGCTGCGTAGTACATCCCCGGTCGTGAGGATCATTCCCGTCTGTGAACCACGAGCCACAGCCTCGAAGCCGATGATGCTGTTGCTGCCGCTGAGAAACACGACGTGCATCTCCTCATGAGGCAACCCTTTCAAGCTCTTCATAAAGAAGGCAGACGCATCGTCTGCTCCACCGATGGTGCGGTGAGAGCTCACCAGCTGCCCATCGCGCACCATCTTGCACTTGTACTTCTGAATCTTGTAGCTGGCCATCAGGGCCTCCACTTACGACACACGGTCAACGAACACCGTAGGCATCATGGCGGCGTATGTATTACCAACGCCGCGTAGTGTGGGATGCAAGATCTTCACTACAACCAAGTGCTCAATCGGCGCGTCCTGCTTAGTCATGGAGATGTGCTCGCCAACGCGAGGTAAGATCTCGGCGTCTTGTATCAAATGAGACTGCTGCTTATGGTCAGTAGGCTGCAGCAAATAGTTCATCAGAAGTTCTCTCCTGGGCTCGCCACATCGGGGCCTGTTGGGATGTCTGGCTGTCCTGGTGAATCAGCGTCGTCGGAGCTGAACTCGAAGTCCTTTTCATCCTGGCTCGAGCCGATGAGCTTCTCACCGCCAGCAGAGCGGCGGTTGAACTTGCGCACCGGCAGGTCTTCACGCGCGAGATTGCGCAGGCCGCTCATCAGCGTTCCCGAGTAGCTCACGCCGTCAACGTCCAGGTTGAAGAAGGTGCTGAACTGCCCTTCGATGAGCAGGTCGATTGCTCTGTCAGCTCCCTTTTGCCTGAATGTCCCCAGCAATGTGTCGACCGGCTCTTGCGCAGGCGCCTTGTAATTTGCGAGGGCGAACTCCAATGTGTCTTGGCCCACCACCGTTGGTACATGTAACTGTCCAAAGAGGTCTGCTCCATCCGTCGTGAGAACGGCAAGGAGCTTCTTCAGGTGGTTGTTGGCATCGTTTACCATCGACACAGTCGGATTCGCATTGGTGACGATGGGGTTCAGGAACCTGGCAAGGTCTCGGAAGTAGCTGGTCTGCTGCTCTGGTTGGGCAAGCCATGCGTCGAGCTCCTCTTTGAATTGGGTGTAGTTGGCCACCTGCACCACACGAATGCGGCCGAACGGATTGGGCACGCCGAAGTCGAACGACATGACGAACGTGCTCTCGATGAGCTCGAAGAGAGCAACCACACCGAGGGCGGGCTCGAGCCCAGTGATCGTGAACGTACGGCTCACCTCGTTGTACTGTGCTTCGTACAATTGCACGCTGTCGCCAACGACGGCTCCTGTGGGGAACGTATCGAAGTGTAGCCAGTTGGTGAAGCCGCGCACAGGCACGCCTACGTCTATCGGATCGAGGAAGTAGTTGGCTCCCAGGCTTGCGCCGGCGTTGTCCACGATGACCTCAGAGGCCAGGGTCGTGTCCCGTGAGGCGAACGTCACATCTTCGGCGCCGAGCGAAGCGTTGAAGAAGATGGGTAGGTCACCGTCTTTGAAGCTGGTGAGCCCGCGCTCGAGCACTAGCTCGAATGAAGCGGTCGTCTTCACGCCCTGGTCTTCGCCCACCACATAGCGACCAGCATTTGAGCCGTCGTTCACCACGAGGATGTCGCCGAAGCCGAAGCTGATGTTGGCTCCAATTTCGAAGGTCACGTCGCCAGCTGTGATGGTAGTTGGGAACGTCACGTCGATGGTCGTGTCAGTGGCTGCGATGATGAAACCCTCTTTGCCTGCGTCAAGACCGAACGTGCTGCTGCGAAGCACCACAGGATCGTTGATGTCGATGTCCACACGCTGATCTTCAGATGCGATGTTGATGGTGACGGTGGTGCCTCCCACTGTGATGGTCCCTGTGCCTGTAACTTTGGTGAACACCACGCGCGTGGGGTCTGTCGGCTCCGAGCGCGCTACGCCCACGTACTCGAAATCGTGGAACACCAGCTTGGCGGCGAGCTTGGAGGTCGAGCCGTTGATGTTGTCGACCACGGTGGTGGCCGGCACCGGCCTAGACCTGGCCGAAGCGCCAGGGAAGAAGCCGAGCACCGAGGCTGCTACATCCTCTTCGCCGCCCGTGCGGATGAGCTGAACCGTGCGGCGTTGCGCCAGGCTGCCGGACTCGTCGGTATCGCGCAGTCTCAGCGCGCGCGCCGCTGGTCCCACCGAGATCATGGCGCCAGGCAAGGGTACCGGCACCACCGGAGCCACACCCAAGGCGTCGATGAACTGCCCACCGGGGTCGACGGCTGTTACCACCCAGGTCGTACCATCGTTGGCTCCTTCATCGACGTCCACTTCATCACCCACCACGATGCCTAAGCCCGTGAGGGAGCCGCCGAGGATAGTGAAGCGCGCGTTGTTGCCGCCCAGGCTCGTAATAACGACGGGCGAGTTGTAGCGCACAGGGAAAAAGACCTCCTCGCACACCAGCGCAGAGGCGCCGAGCGCTGCGTTGATCTCAGAGGCCACCTGCGCCGCCGTGCGCAGCCCGTTCGTGAGCGTCACGGGGAATTGAGGCAGCCCCGTGTCCACGCTTCCGAAGCCGATGAGCAGCGCGTCACGGTCAGGGTCGATTTGAAACGGCTCGGCGAGCACGGCGGTGAGCTCGGCGATGAAGCTGAGCGGCAGCGGGTAGTCGAATGGGGCTCCGCCATCCATGGCGAAGCGGATGAATTGGTTGGCGGCCAGGATTGGGTAGGGCCCAGAGCTCGAGGAGGCGCGCTCGGCCGGCGTTGCCGGGTGCTGGGCGTCGGCGAAAGCCTGCGCCTGACCCGAAGTGGTGATGAATTCGCTCGGGGCCTGCGCCGCCCCGTACTTTGCGACCAGAGGCTGCTGGGTGATGAGGTCGAGCGCCACAGCTCGGAGGTTGTCGAGCCGGGCGTTCTCGTCCAGCGCGCTCAACTCAGTGAAATGCTGGTCCAGCACATCCCTGGCCCTCGAGATCACGCCTTGGGCTGCCACACGCGGCAGGTTCAAGCTCCCAAAGTCGGCGATGGCGTTGCTCAAGAGCCCAGCGCGCCGGATGAGCTCGCTGTGCGCCTCGGCCATCTGCCGCACCAGCGCTGGGATCTTCGCCCTAGCCCCGGAGGGGGTGTCTACGATAGCTGACCCGCCGCTCGAAGACGAGGATGAGGAGGCTGACTGGGCCTGCTTGATGTTGGGGCCCACGGTACCGAGGAAGCCGTCGAGGTTCTGGACGTAGCGCCGGTAGGCGGGGACTTTGGTGATGTCGGAGAAGCCATCGGTGCGTGAGGAGACTGCGGCCTCGAGCTCTTCAAGTGCGCTGCGGGCGTTGGCCAGAGGTGAAAGGTCGGAGATGGGCGTTACAAGGCGGTCTGTGGCGAAGACTGCGTCGATGAGGGATGTAACGGTAGAGGCCTGGGTTAGAGCCAGGTCTTGGAGCTTACGAGCGCCGAGGAGGATGGTGTAGAAGGGCGCGTTGAACCAGAGGATGTAGACGCCGGCGGCAGCCTCTTGGATGTCGGAGAAGGATACGGAAATCTTCCGGTCCCCGAGAATACCCGTAGGATGTCGAACCGTTGAACGCACGATTTTCTCGACGGCTGCTTGTACTTCTTCGGCGGTGTAGTTGCTCATTTGCTGTGATCTTTCAAGGTGATGAAGCTGTAGTTCTGCAGGTCCCGCTCGAAGTACTCCCTGAGCAGTGCTTTCAGCAAAATGTGACGTAGGGCACGTGCTAGCGGTGACATCGAGGTGCCGGCTACAAGCTGGCGTTCGGCGGGGGTGTACTCGCTCATGTAGTTCCCTCAGAAAGGTAGAATGCGGATGCCTTTACCTTGCCACTTGCCGTACTTGGCCAGCACTTCTTCTTCGGTTTCCATCCCATCTAAGTACCACTTGAGCGCCAGATGTTCGAAGTACCGCCAGAGTTCGGGCGGTGTGCCACGCTCTCCCCTGAATTGAATCTGCACACCACAGGGGAGGCCCTTGGCGAAGTTGCCGCTCACCAGCTCTTCTGGGATTGCAAAAACTATTCTGCCGTTACTGGGACGACGCCAAACCCTGCCTTGCATACCAGCTGGCAGAGGCAACGTTCCGTGGGTGTTGCGCAGGGTATAGATGCTGCCTTTTCGCTTCACGAAGTGGCTCGCTAGCGCCTCCTCCATGCCTTGCGCAATGTCGTCAGGTGCTGCGTTCATGTACTGGACACCTTCATGGCCTTCTTGAAAGCCTTGGACTTCAAGCAGCGCTTGCAGTTCACCTTGGATGAGGCCTTACGCACAGAGAGTACGGGACCGGCTTGGATGCCACAAGCTGTGCAGCCACCAGGGCCGAGGTGCGGGCGAAAGTGGGTGGCTTTGCCAGGCAGGTTGGGTATGGGTATGAGCCCAGGGACGAAGCCGGCGTACTCCTCGTTGAAGTGCTTGGTCATGTACCGGGCTCTTTCACCAAGGTCAGCTTGCGAGGCTCTTCAACCAACACATCCATGGGATCAGCCGTGCGTGTGACCGTGCCAGCAAACATGGCCAATGCGAAGGCCTCTGGGCGCATGGTTACCGTGCCCGTGCCTTGGCGCAGCGTCTTGCCACACAAAGCGCAGGGATATTCGCCGGGCACTCCGACGGTTTTCTCTTCAGACTCCTCGTTGAAGTGACTACGGCAGACGAAAAGCCAGGTTCGGTTGGTGTAGGCAGCGGCGAGGCCCGGGCCTTTGGCAGTGGGGTCTGCCATCCTGCTCGAGCCCCTCATGAGCAGCTCGTAGGCTGCCAGCTCTTCGCCTGTGTCAGCTTCGATGGTGCCATCGGGTAGCTTGCGAATGGTCACGTCGGTTCCCAGCCTTTCGTTCCTTCGGCTTTCATGTGATCGTAGACGCGGAGAAAAGCTACATCGAGGTCGAGCAGCGGCCCTTGCCAGTTCCACTCGGGGTCGTCAGCGGTCCACCACACCATCACGATGATTGGTATCTCCGGTGTGCGGTCTAGCACCACGCGGTAGTCAAGCGCCCAGCCCGTTGCGAGCGACAGCTCGAGGTGCTTGTTGCGCGCTTCGATGAGCCAGCTCGCAGCTACCTGCGGGTCGTCGAACGCCAGGCAGGTGAGCTCGAAGCGTGCAGCTTTCCAGGCACGGACGTCTCCCGTCTCTTCGAGCGTGTAGATGGTAGCGCCGAGCTTCATGTCATAGACCGACCAGAAGTTGGCTCGGCGCGGTTGGATGAGCGCGTTCATAGACACATGGGTTCTTCCTCGTAGACGTACTCTGCCGGGCCACGACGCCGGCGACAGATAGGGCCATGGAGATTGCCGTAGCGCCGCTGCAAAAACAGGAATACAGCGTCGGGGAAAGCGTGGCCGCCACCATGCTCATGCTCGAGCTCGCAGCGTTCACCGCCGCTCTCGAAGTAGGTGCACTGTGGTAGCGACGGTACATGGAGCACAGCAAACACACGGCCCTGCTCACAAACAGGGACAGCAGTCGCTACGCTGTGGAGCCGCACCGGCGGCTCAATAGGCAAGAGGCGGTAGCCGTAGCTCACGTGCTCTCCTCAACCGGCAACTTGGCCAAGCAGGCTGGGCAGGTCACCTTCGCATCGTCGAAGGTGTAGAGCGGGGTCTTGTCGGAAATGGGCGTGCCGTCCGACCAATCAGCGCGGTGCACGTCCTCAGGCAAGCCAGGGGGCTGGTTGTAAACGTAGTACTCTTCCTCGGTGCAAAGCAGCGTCACGTAGGGCTGCGAGGCGTACTGACAGGCGTGAATGGGATCGGTAATGCTCATGCGAACCTCGGTGCTGAAAACTCGTTCGGTTGGAGACCGTCGCTAGCTGCTAGCGCATCTTCCATGCCCTGGGCCAGGAAAGCCTCGGACGCTCGGCATGCAGGGCAGTCAACACGCTCGCGGTGGACAGAACGGTTGTGCATGTACGCGAAGAGCCCGCAACCAGTCTTGGTATCGTTGTAAGCCTTGTCGGTGGTCACGTCCAAGAAGTGGGTGTAGGTCAAGGTCAGGCTCATTTGACAGGCCCCGGAAAGTGCATGGCCAGCGCGCCCGGATCAACAAGGTCACCGTCGAGGCTGAACGTGCTCTTGTACTTGGTGAAGCCACGCAGCGTGGACATTTCGATGCGCACCATGCCGGTGTGCTTGGCCAATAGCCGCAGGTCGCTGACTACCAGGGTCCAACCTTGCTCGGGCTGGCTCATGTACTTGCCTTCATCAGTGCAATTTCACGTGGTGTAAAGGGGCCATGCTCGCTGTGTTTAGCCACAACTTCAATAGCGCTTGCGAGAGTGGATTCGTCGCCGTGCTTGAATAAGGCTTTGGCTACACCCAAGGCATGCTTCAGCCTGGGTGGAAGCTCAGGTTTTGGTGCTGGGCGATGCGTGCTCATCGCCAGCCCTTGGGCATCTTCGTCGGCAGTGTAGCGCCCAGCGGTAGTTTGAGCATGGACGCCTTGATCTGCACCTCCATGCCGTCGATGGCGCGCTTGCAGGCCTGACGAGCGAGCTGGAGCTGCATACGCATGTCGGCGAAGACCTCGGTCTTGGAGGCGTCATCGACATGTCTCTTGGCTAGGTCGAGCGCGGTTTGTATTTCGTCGAATCTCATTTGATGTAGTCCTTCTTGAAGCTCATTAACCTCTGAGGAGCTTCTGGATTTCGGCAGTGGCGTCGGTGACTCCATCGTCGAAGACTTTGAACGAAGACTGCTTCATTGAGGCTAGAATGTCGGAGGGGTAGATAGTTTCGAAGAACGATGAGCCAGGAGCTTTAGGTAACCGGTCGCCGTTTCTATTCGCTGGCGCCTGCAGCGCTTCCTCCATGCTTGCAGCCTGCGCGTCTTCGAACACAGGGGTGTCTTGGCAGTGCGGGCAGTCGGTGAGCTTGACGTCACGGGTGAGCGATAGGTCGTAGCTGATGAAGACGTGACAGGCGGTGTACTTGTCGTCAGCTCGATAGAAGTGCACGGTCATGTGCTCACCGATCCCAGAAGACGAAGCCTTGACTGTGCCTACCCTGGTGACCTGGCTTGAGCTTGCACGAAAAATTGGACCAGCGGTGGCCGCAGAACTCGGAGGTAGGGTACGGGCGTGTATTGAGCTCAGCACGTAATGTATCCAAGAGCCGTTCAGCCCAACCTACTGCAGCCACTAGCTCTTCGGTGGTCATGTCCGCGGGACGCTTGGTGTTCATGTAACAGCTGCTCCAATGACATCGCGCGCAAGCATGTCGTTGAACATGCGGCGTACCGCAATGCACTGCCGATCGCCAGGGTTCAAGGCCTTCTTGCAGATGTCGGGGCGCTTCTCATAGATGGAGCAGCTCACCTGCTTGCCGATGGAGCCTCGTAGGCTTACGCACCTGCAGTCCTCGGCGCCCTTGAGCGGACCCGTCTTGTTGAGAGTAGGCCTCGTGCGGATCTCGCTGTTGATGACGTTCAGCCGCACGTAGCGCCGGCCCAGTTTCTCTTCATCCTTGGGCGTCAGGTTCACGTAGGTGTCACTCCACGTAAGTGAGACACAACAGATGCCGCACTTGCGGCAGTCGGCTGATGTGAGCTTGGGCATGCTCAAAGACCCAACTCGAACCTAGCCGCTTTGATTGCTGTGAGCGAGATGTGTGAAGGTATATGGTTTTGGAGAGCGTGGATGTCACGACAAAACTCCCGCCAGGTCTCGAGGAGAAGTCTTTCTGCAGCACGTTCCTCCAGGCTGAGCCAGACTGAGCCGTTGCGGCTGTCCGGATGTAGCGTCTCGATGTCGAAGCGCCCTTGAGAGTGTGAGAACCTTGAGTCAGGGTACTTGTACTCCGCCCACTTGCGCCCAATTTTGCTGATCTCGTACTCGGTTGGTTTGCCGCGGTCGAAGTCGTGCTCGACGAATACACGCTGGCCTACCTTCAATTTGTGCTTGTTCATCTCTACTCCAGGTGATGCGGGCCTTCAGCACGGTATCGTTCGAGCTCCTGCGGCGTAGCGCCAGTGAGGCGCGTCTTCTTGCCCACACCATGCTCAAAATTGGCTTTGTGATGTCGAAACGCTTCAGCCTCGTACTCGAGCGCCACCATCTGCGTGGAGCCCCAGCCAGCTACCTCGATGGTCCACACGTGCGGCACCCACTTCTCGATTTTCTCGAAGGCCTTCTCCATGAAGCCAAAGCTGGGCTCGCCTTCGGTCTCTTGCTTCTCGATGAAGCCATGCTTGACTAGGCTTTCGAAGTCAGGGTGGAAGAAGGGGTTGGTAACCCACCAAGCAATGGGATTGGGCACAGGCTTGGCGGTGATCGCTTCTTGCATGAGCTCGCCCATTCGCTTGAGCGAGATGAACTTCCACTCGTCCCCGTCTTTGGAAAGCGTCCAGATGAGTAGCGCCCCAGCGCATTCTTCTTCGCTGTGTCCAAAGGTGGCGGTGAGCGGCGGCATGTCGAGAATCACAGCACTCGGTTTGTAGATGGGCATGTTCAATCCCTCATTGGAGCCAGAATCCAACGCCACTCGTCGGGCCAGCTGTCGTCTTCGTAGATAGGACGTATACCCTCACCAGGAGGGTTGCCAAGAAAGGTGATGGCCCGGTTGTTAACCTGAGCTATGTGCGCGTTCCAGAAAGTGATGCCAACCGGTGTGAGGATCACGATGTCCTGCCGACCCCGCACTGCTAAACGCGGGTCATCGTCACTCCAGTTCGGCTCACCCCGCATCTTCGGGCTCGTCTTTCGTCGTGAACTCGTCACGCGCGGCGTAGTCTCGGATTTGGAAGCTGCCGGTGATGGGCAGCGAGTCGAGCTTCACGTTGATGGAGCCATCAGTATTCTCGAAGGCCACACCGATGCGTGTCCAGTACTTTTTGCCGTTGCGCTCGGTGATGTTGTAGCAAATTTTGTGCTTGCCGTTGCTCATGTGTACCTCTGTCCTTTCAAGCAGCCTTCAGTTCGTTTGTAGCCGTCCACCTTGCGTCTCTTGTCCCACGTAAGCAGCTCATGAAAGAGCTTGCAGCTCATGTTGCTGTTGGCCGTGCCCTCCATCCAATCGCAGTCGTTCGAACAGTGCCCGTTGGTGGAGGTGGTCACGTCAACGCCCACCACGACCGGCAGTATCTTGCGGTTCACTTATCCCTCACAGGGCGAAACAAGGGGCGCTGGCCGCGTGCGAGCATGCGCTTGCGCATCTCGAGAGAGATTTGGTAGGCCGTGACGCTCTCGCGTTCCTTGAGCATCTCGTCTCTGATCTCGTCCCACTCCTTGCACTCGTTCGCCCACTGCTGAAGCTGCTCTTCAGTGAGGTCGCAGGACTTGAGCTCAGGCTCGCCCTCCACCATCTTGCTCTGGTCGATGCCACAGGAGCGGCAGCGTCCATGGAGACGTAGGCCAAGCTGCCCCATCTCTTCCACCTGACCGTTACAAGCCAAGCAGATCCACGCATCGGTTTCTTCGGCCATCTCACAGTCCTTCCATACTTGCGGCATTGGTAGGCCAATGCGTTCCAAGAAGAGACAAGCACTCACCTCTATGCAGATTCTCCAGACAGCAAGATTCGCTTGTGATAGGCGAGACGGAGGGGCAACCCACCTTTTTGGAGCTACCGTTGAGGTTCTCGAGAGCGCGCTCAAAGCGATCGAGCGGCGCTTCGTACTTCATGTACTGCTGATGCCTGTGCCGCTTCTTACGCAGCGCACGCTTCTGCAGCTTGTTCATCGCCGCCTGAGCCTTTCAAGCTCCGCTTTGTACTTCTCAGCCAGGGTGTAGGTGCCTGCTTTGTCGTACCTACGCATGCGTCTGCCGTCGATCTCGGCCTGACTGGGCCGGCTCAGCGCATCCTCCATGCTCTGTGCAAGCGCTTCGTCGAGCAGCATCTCACGCACATGCTCAGGTAGTTTTGCTTGTTTCATCAGATGAAGTTGGCAGCATCATCGAGCGCCACCCAGTATGCTGCGCGCCCCCTGATCCTAGATGGCCGTACTCGATACCCCGCTGTCAGCGGAAGCATCAACTGCGTCCACGGTTTGGTGGAGCTCATCGCTCGAAAGCGCTCGAGGTCGTAATCGTCGATGAACTTGCGCTGCTTGTCTTCAGGTATGTCTCGCCACTGCCCCAACACCTCCTCGTAGTACGACTTACCAGCGGCGCGCAGCGGGTAGCCCATGTACTCGCTAGACCAAGACGTACCCCAATCGATGAAGCGGTACGGAGCCAAGAGGGCAAGCTCCATGTCGTCAGCCATGAGCTCATTGAAGGGCAGCACAAGTTGTCGCATTTACGTGGATGGGCCGACGTAGTTGAAGCGATACACAGGCGTCTCGATGTGCGTGTTCTCTTCTAAAGTAGAGCGTAGGTAATCGTGGCGGATGAAGTCGCTCCACGAGTCCTTGCCTTCGGTGGCCCATTCACGCAGGCGCGTGCGCCCCGTCTCCCCGCACACGTACACCACAAAAAGCTCATCGGTGTCATGGTGCGATGTCAGGAACAGCGCGACGTACTTACCAGGACGCTTGTGGTGCGTGTAGATGCCGGGCTTGAAGTTCTTCGGGTCTTGGTATGGTTGCATGGATCCTCAGTACGGTTTCAGGGGTTTGTCGTTGGGCTCGCGCACAGCACGTGCCTCTGCTTCGTCTTCTAGCCCATGGAAGAACCACTCGGTAGCTTCCGGGTAGAGGTGGGTCTCAAATTTATCACTGAAGTAGCGCAGCTCGAGCTCGGCCTTTGCTTGCCCTTCATGTCTGATGCGCACGTCACACTCCTCGCCAACACGCGGGCCTTGCCGGTGTGCGTTCTGCACGACGTACTTCATCCACGGCGTGTAGCCGTCGTGGAGCGCGCGCTCCATACGCTCGGCCATGATGTCTTCGACGTCGGCGACGATCTCTTCCAGCCCTTCCGGGCTTCTCACTTTCGCGTTCAATAGGGCCTCATCTTCACCTTGATAGCAGTAGGGCGCACGGTGTAGCCCTCGTATAGCTTGCGCACCTTCGCCTCGTTTTCGATGCCTTCGAAGAACCACATATGGCGCTTCGGTCGATGCAACCGTGACCACTCCAGCTGCGGGAAGTCGGTAGCCCCTATCCCATCAACCCACGGCTCTGGATGTGTAGTTGGTGCTTGGGTCAGCGCGTAGCGCAGCAGAATACCAGCACGACCTGAACTCTGGGTGTAGAAGCGTACTACGCAGAGCTGGTCCTTCTTGCCGTACTCGTTGTGGCTGCTGCGCGTGATGTAGTAGTACCAACCGTTGGTGAGCGCAGCTTCCATACGCGCGGCAGGATCTACAAGTTGTTCTTCAGCGCCGCCGCGGTGCACTTTTGTATGAAGCCCCAAACTTTCTCACTTTCTCCTCCAAGTCCTCCAGCAGGTCGTGCAGCTCGGAGCTGCTCCTGCGCGAGTCGACTAAGAGGGATGGTGCCGTACCAGCGGGCCCGCCGAAGTTTGAGGGCTTCCCCCGCTCCGGCGGTGGTCCGGCAAGGGCTCGCTCCATACCTGCAGCAAGCTTGCCATTCTTCAAGTACCAGCCTTGGTATTTCCTGGCATAGAGCTTTTTCTTTCGACGACTCATCAGGCCTCTTCGAATACGTATCGGCCAGCGCGTAGGTGCGAGCCAATATGCGGCACTCGAGCGCCGCATAGTCGATCGTGCCGGTAACCAGCATCTCGTCGTGGATGAACGTCCCCGCAATCATCTTTTGGAGAGGGGTCTTTCGTATTCCCTGACCGCCGTAGACGGTTTCGAAGTCGAAGGGGATGAGCCCCGAAGGCTTAGGCTCACGAAATGCTTTCTCCATCCCGGCGGCGAGCTTGTCCTCGTAGGCCTTGAGCCTCAAGTACCGCCTGAGCTTGCGCTCTTTCTTGGAGCGTCGCCTAAGCCTTCGCATATTGCGGGCACCCTTCGTAGTGATGCTCGCCCTTGCTGGCCTGCAGCGACAAACGTTGCTCTTCGGGGAAGCGGTGCGGATCACATCTGCAGGTAGCTGCCAGCACGTCCATAGTCTTCTTGATCACTGCAACTTGTACTAGCTCTGTCACAGCACGACTCTTGGCTTGCTCGAAGGCTGCAACAGCATCTTCGTAGGAACCTCCAGTGGCGCGCACCCAGACGAGACGCAGCTGATGCTCAGACTCCAAAATCCTTTCGAAACCGCTCGCTAGCTCTTCGTCGCTCTTCGTTTCGTTCGGCATCGGTCATCGCCTCCTCTCGCTTGCGACGTTCTGTGATGAACTCAACGGTGCCCTTCCACGCCTCCTCGTAGGTGTAACCCTTGACCACCTCCATGTACAGAAGCGTGTGCCTGTGGAAGAGCCGCCCGTCAGCTGAATCGACGAGCGCCTTCTCCATGCTCGCAGCTAGCTCTTCATCACTCAGCTCGTCTGAGGATTCCTTTTCGAGGTCTTGCGACTGGGGTTGTGTCATCTTCCACCTTGCGCTGACCAAGGAAGGCCTTGGCCTGGAGCACGGTCTCCTGCGTGCCGTTCTTGATCTTGGCACCAAGAATACTCGTTTCCTCGGGCTGCAGCTCGATGATGTGCAGAAGCTCCTTGATGAGGGAGGGCGCTTCATCTAGGCGCCAGGTCTCCTCCCGCAGCGCTTTGACTGCGCGCACCAGCGCACGACTGCCCTTGGTGTGGACAACGCTCGGGTGCGACTCGAGCTCGTCGACGCACTCGAAGGCCGCACGGAGCACGCGCTCCTTCAGCAGGTTCACAGAAGCAATGCTCATCGGCGTATCTCCAAAGTTCGAATGACAGCTGGGCTGAGGTAGGGGTTTGCTTTGCAGGCGTTGACGATGAACTCTTCCATCGCCTTGTCGAAGTTGCCACCGTCGTCCCGACCACCAACGCCAATGCTAGTGGCCGCGCAGGGAATCAGATTCCTCTTCGTGTTCAACACAAGAGAACGCCCACTCGGCAGCCCCCAGCTAGCGCTGTGACCAGGGAAGTACATCAACTGCTGGATGTACATGCTGCCCACATCACGATCGACGATCTCGGCATTACGTTTGGCTTCGGCCACATGCATAGCTCGAGCTGTCGACGTTCGGTGCAGGTCAGCTTCCCAAAGCCTGGCGATCTTGCGCGGCGAGAGCGGTGATACTTCCAGGAGCTGGGCGTCCCATTCCTCATCGTGCTCGACGGTCTCCCACCCACTCTTATGTACATCAGGGGCACCCACCTCAATGCAGAAAAGCTGGCCAGGGGCTACGCCGTTCTCGAGCGCCCAATTGCGCCATGGCTGATGCCAGCTGCGGCCGTATTCCTCCACCGTACTGCCGCTCCAGTTGATGTTCAATGCCGTGTCTAAGTCGAAGTCGCTGAGCCACCAAGGCCACCATGCCGGCGGCTCGCTGTCTTCCACCTCGTTCCACATCGGCACCTGACCAGCCGCTTCTGGGGTCAGGTCGTAATCGAAGTTGCCCCAGTGCAGGCGGTACCAGAATTTGCACAGCTCTGGCCCGTGCACGTTTGCAGCTGAGATGTCAGTCGTCGGATACTTCGTCAGCTTCTTCAGTGTCCTCAGCGTCTTCTTCGTCTTCGTCGTCAGATACGTCATCGCCAGTGCTCCTAGCGTCGGGTGATGAGTCGGCGAGCTCGTCTTTGTCCATAGGTTCCACGTTTTGGACGGTGACTTCCCACCCATCCTCTTCGAGCTGTTTTACAGCCTCGCTCACCTGATCGTCCACCGGCGTCGCCTCTTGACCATCGTCGATGACGCTCCAGTTGGGATCGCCCGACATCTTGCGCTCGACCAGCAGCTCCACGTTGTACACGGGCTCGTTGAACATCCTCGCCTGGTCGACAACCTCTTCCGAGCTCAGATTGGTCAAAAACTCGCTGATGCCAGGCTCTGTGCCGTTGAAGTCCTTACCCGTACATTCTTTGAAGAGCTGCTTGCGTTCTTCGGGCAGAAGCACGATGACACGCATCTCGTCCATCACCCACCAGCGCTTGGTGTGATGCTTGAACCACCAATCCAGTAGGGACTGTAGCGACGGCGCATCGGCTACGGTGTAGCTGTCGGGCGCGTCCTGGTCCTCGTAGGCGTCGATGAGAAGCTGCTGCGCACTTGGCGCTTCCAACTGCACCGGCTTGCAAGGGATGAGCACGTAGGGGATGTTGATCTCGTCGATCTCAGGCTCGAAGTTCTTGCGCTCGAATGCGCCAGCCTCTTCGAGAGTCTGAAAGTAGCCCTCGTCTTCGTGAGCTTCCCACTGGAAGAAGCCCTCGGGGTGTTCGTCTTTGAACTGCTCGAGTGAGATGCGCTCCTCACCCGCATGCTCCTTGGCTACGTGCAGAGGCAATCGTCGAATAGCTTCAAGCAAAGGTGTCGTCATTTGTCTTTGTCCTCGTTGAACTTCCTGGGATTGAATGCGATACCAGGCACTACATTGGGGTTGTTCTTGTCGTCTTCGTACACGTAGCGCGTGGCCGCGCCCTTCTGCTCGATACGTTCGAAATTGCCGCACCGCCCGCATTCGAACAGTGTGGTCTTCGGCTCGCCCGAATCGTCTTCGAACAGCTCCTCAAGTGAAACCTCTCGCACCACGGCAAGCTCTTCCGTCTTGGTCGCCGCCCAGCTATCGCAGCGTGGGCACTCGACACCAGGTACCTGCCAGTTCTGCGCCAGGAAGGCCTCGAGCTGAGTTAGGTCACTGGTGTCGTAGCGCCTCACGATCTCGGGCTTGGGCATGCGCCGCACCTGCTCAGCCGTGGTCTCGAAGCGCAGGTTCGCACGCACGTGCGCGTAGCGCTCTTCGTGCGCATTGAGCAGGAAGTCCACGACCTCGCCTTGCTCCAAGACCCAGGCCATGGCCGTCTCGATGCCACGCTCGACGTGCTCGTTGGCCATGCTCTTCAAGTTGATGAGCGCAGCTTCATCGTCGGTGAGCTCACTACCTATCGCCTGGGTCAACAGCCAGATGGGAGCCTCGCTGAAGCCCATGAACTTGGGGCTGCTGAGAAACTGCATGGCCTTGGAGTAAGCCACGCGCAGCAGGGTCGTATACGAGTCGACACCGTCATCGCCTCCCTTGGGTCGCGTCCCGATGCAGATAGGGAACCGACTGCAGCCGTAGAACTCGCCCTTCTTACCCACGCGCTCCATCATGGGCACGCCGCATTCCGGGCATCGCACATGCTGAAGCAGCGTTCTCTCACGCCATTTTTTCAACTTGCCTCCTAGCAGTTTGCGTCGACGAGCACACCGCACTCATCACAGCAGCGATCGAGCGCTTCCTTGGCATCACTCCAAAGCGTTGTCATAAAGCCGCTCAGGTACGGCAGGTCAGGGTAGTTACTAGCGTTGGCTTGTACAACCAACGGTGCGTTGGTCTGCGCTGACAGCGCGATCTCCATACTACGTGCAGTGCAATGCTGGCGATGGCAACGCCAACACACGACGCAGCCGTTGCTGAACGTGTAGCCGATGAGCAGGTGCACAGCCTCTGACAGCACTCCGCCCCAACGAATCTCACCGCAGTAGGTACATTCCCAACCGCTGTGGAACCGAGGGGGCGGGTTCACTTCGACGCACTGCGCGTGCGTCTTGCAATTCTGACAGGGGCTGACGGGCTTGACCCGTCGAGTCATGGACTGCAGCAGGGCGCTGGCATGTGCTCTTGCTCGAGCTCGATGGCGCGCTCTACGAGCTGAGTCGCCAAGCCTTCGGGCTGGTGAAACGCGTCGAGGGCATCGAGCAGCTGCACGTGCGGAAGAAGCTCTTGGTAGAGCTCCACGGCTTTGTCGTGTTCGCCACGAGCTTTCGCTTCTGTTGCGTCGTCCTGAAGCTTGATAGCTGTGGCCATCAAGTCGTCCAAGGCGATGAAGCCACCCCGGAAAGGAATGAGCCCTCGCCCAACAGCTCCAGCGTCATCGAGCATACGATCATCACCAGCCATGCGACACCTATCACTATCTTTAGTGCGTTGTTCATACGAGCCTTTTCCTCCGCACCGTTGAAGAGAGGCTCGCCCTTTTCGGGAAACCTCACTCCGACGAGTCGTCTTCAGGTGGCTGCTCTATCAGCAAATCAGCTGGTAGCGCAGGTGCCCGCAGTGCAGGCAAGCCGGAGATCTCCGGCGGTGGATTGGATGAAACGGGAGACAACGGCGGGACCGGCCATGTTGAATGATCTTCAGGCAGGTCCGGCATGGGCTGGCTCACCAGCGTCTTGTCGTTCTCCTCGTTAGCCTTTGGGATTGTCATCGATCCCCTTGATCTCGTACTGCTCGGACATCTCGGCGGCCTGCCTCATCAGCTCCTCGGCGTTCTTGTGGCCCATCACCTTGCGGTAGTTGCCAATGATGCCTTTGAGCACGAGCCTGATGGCGGTCAGCTGAACCATCGTGGAATCGACTTCCAGGTTCAGCACTTCCATGATTTTGTTCACGAGCAGAAGAACGCGGTCTTCGGGAACGTCCTCGGACGGTTTTTTTAGCTGCCACTGCTGTGGCTTCGGGTCGAGAACTTTGCCCATCGTCGTTCTTATACCTCCGAACACGGAGCGTATTACGCCCGCCGCTCAGAGCAACGTGAAGGGATGTCCAGTGGTGCATCAAGCGCGAGGGATCAGTGTGCCTCCGCCAGCAAACGAAAGGGAAGCGCGGCAAACACTTGGCCAAATCGGGCATAAGAGTAGAGAAGGAGGAACTACAACATGATCCAACTACGAGGAATGGACGACAACAAGGAAGTGGTCGAGGTGGCTGACGACACCGTGTGCCACCTCATCGACGGCTTGCACTACACGGACACCAAAGAAGTGCGCCGCATTGGAGCGAAGACGACGCTTCAAGAGCTGCGCGCGTTCGAGATTGTGGAAGTCGACACGGGCTTGGACGACGACGAGCAGCCCCGCATCATGGCCATCATGCCAAGAAGCAGGAGCGGGGTAGCAGCACTGGTCGCCTCACTGGCGCTGATGCTGCTCTCTGGCTGCGGTAGTGGAGCGACGTACCACTACAGCTACACTTGCTTCGGTAACGGATGTGCGACGCCGGTGCAAATGTTCGGAGCCATGTACCCGCACGTGCTGCCTCAACAGGCGCGCGTCGTGTACGTGAACCGACCGGTTGAGCTGCGTGTGCACAATGATGGGGCTTCAGAGATTCAAAGAAGGGCGGCGATGCCGCGAAGGAGAGAGCGATGAAAAACTACAAGATTCTGAGTATGTTTGTACTGACAATAGTGTTCGTGGCTTGTGGCGGCGCAGAGGTTTCACTCGCGCCGTCTGCCAAGGCTGATGAGCCTGCCACCGCAGGTACTGCAGGCCAGGCAGCAAATGCCGGCGGCTCGAGTAGCAACAGCTGCGCGTGCCAGCCTGGCGCCAAGGGAGACCAAGGCGATCAGGGACCGGCTGGGCCGCAGGGATCCCCGGGTAAAGACGGCATTTCTGCGGTGTGCGTGAACGACTTGAACAGCTGCCCGCCCGGCGTCCCCGGCGCTAAGGGTGATGCCGGACCTGCAGGCCCCCAAGGCCCACGAGGCGAGGCTGGCCTAGACGGGCTCGACGGCAAGAACGGTGCGGTTGGACCAGCGGGGCCGCAAGGCGCCGTGGGTCCTGCCGGTGCTCCGGGTGCAGCTGGTCAACAAGGACCAGCTGGGCCTGCTGGACCTGCGGGCGCCAAGGGCGCTGATGGTAAGGACGGCATCTCGCTTACCAAAGGCAACCTGTACGTGCGCAGCACCAATCTCACGGCCAGCGTCGCCATCGCGTACTGCGATGACGAGAACGACATCGCGCTCTCAGGCTCCTGCGGCGGGCAGGGGATCTTCTGGGGCTCGATCGGCGTGTACCAACCCACGGACGAGAACACCAAGTCCGGATGGGAATGCAGGAGCTCCAACATAGGCGGCAACCCCGTGACTGCCACGGTCGTCTGTGTGGGTGTTCCATGACTGCCAAGAAAGCAGAGGAAGGAGAATTCTGGATCGAGTTTGCTCCACCGTTCACGAGCAAGCTCGACAAGCTGAAAGAGTTCGTAGATGAGCACGACCAACTCGGCGGGCTCGACAAGAAATTCCTGCGTCAGGTGCTCGGAGAGATCGAAGCTAGCAACCTCCGAGTCACCCACTTCAAAGCTGGCATCAAGAAAGTGGACAACGAGAAGCACACGCAGGTGTGGACCACAGCGTTCGTCATCAACAATGTGAAGGAGTTCAAAGGCGAAGCCGTAGACTTCGCCGATGCGTTCCTGGCCATGGCCGAGAACTTCGAGAGCTTCATCGACCAAGCAAGCGCGAATTGAGAAGGGTACGGGGTCAAGCCCCGGCCTTCTTTTAGCCCTCTGCTGCGAACATCGGGTCGTATGATGTGATGCTGCTCACGTCGACGTCGAACACGTTCAAGTCGTCGCTGTGCATGACCTCGTCAGCGCTCGCTTTGTGCTTGCGCTTCTCTGCAGGTCGACCAGCTCCCATGATGTCGCGCTCGGTGAGCGTGCGGATGCGCTTGCGCACTTGATTCACGTCGAGCTCGAGCGCATCGCAGATCGCAACGAAGCCGGTGAGCTCCTTGTCGTTGAACTCGCGCTGCTTCCACGCCGACGTGCCTTCCTCTTCCACGAAGAGCCAGTGGTACGCGTTGTCGGCCAGCATGCGATTGGCCAGCTTCGAGCTCGTACGGTAGAGCACCCAGTCGTAGCTGGCGCGCCTGATGATTTCCAGTAGGAGTGCACGGCAGGAGCTCGACTCGAGCAGAGGGTCCGAGTCCAAGCTGTACGGCCGCTCGTCGGGGTCCCAGGCGCTGCGCAGGTCCAGGCCGTTGAGGTCTGGCGGCGCCGGCAGCTGCCCCGGCGCCAAGGCCTGGAGGGTGGGCTTGCGCGCCCGCCGACGCTTGCGTGGACGCCGCGCACGCTGCGGCTGAGGCTCGTCGCCGAGGAGCGACGAAAGCCGCTCGAGCGGGCCCGTTATGGTCTGGTAAATAAATTCCTCGGACACGTACACGTCCGACGACGCGTCAGACGCACGTCCGGCCTGGTACATCGCGGCGGCCCCCGCGGATACCTCCCGGAGGGCCAGCTGAAGCTGGCTGTTGTCGAGCATGGCTAACCTACTGAGATGGCGGCTGGCACGTCCCCAAGTACCGGTGTGTTTGGGATGCGAATGATCGAGCGGTCGGCACGCAAGGCTTGGAGCTCGGCGGTGCCGACGCCAATGCCGCGCAGCACGAGCTTTGATGGCGTCACGTCGACAGCGGCGATGTTGGTGTCGCTGATGCGCCAGAGCACATCGACGAGCGCGGTGCCAGGCAGCTCTCGCCCCGACGACGCCCACACTGTAGGTATGATTTCGATTTCCGCCGAGGGGCCAAGGCCGATGTTGTACGGGCCAGGCGGGTCCAGCGTGACGCGCTCGATAACCGGGAACAGCAGGTCCGGCAGATTGGAGCTCGGGTAGTCGGGGATGGTGATGCAACGCTGCTGATCTTCGAGACCTTCCACCGTCACGTCGTACTGACCAAAGCGCACGAGGTCGACTTCGAAGTAGCCGCGCTCGTCGGTGCGCCCATGCACACGCTCTTTGAGCATGGCGTCACCTTCGAACAGTAGCGGGTCGAACCGCGCAATGAAGTGGATGTCGTGGTTCGGAGCTACAGCGCCGTTGGGGTACAGGAAGAAGCCAGAGCAGCGGCATAGCCGCGGGTGCACAGCCTCTGGCGGCTTGTACACGTGCCCGGTGATGGGAAACTCGTTGGTCAGCGGAGCGACAGGGGCTTCGAGCACGCTGAAGTTCTGCACGGGGTAAAGCGAAAACTTTGTCTTGAAGAAACGCGCTTGGTAGCTCACTGGTGCTAGCAGGTTGAACAGCACCTTGCCGTCCGCATCGCTAGTGCCCTGCATGAGAAACGTGACGCCCGTGCTGTCGAAGACTCGAACCACCACACCGGGCACCGGCGTCTTAGCTGGATCGTCGTCGGTGCAGATGATGGTGACGAGCTCGAAAGACGACATCAGGAATTCCTCCACTCCATAAGCGGGACCATCGGTGGAACCATATTGAGCGTGTCGCCAGCTGCCGGTACGTACGACATCTGCACGCGCTTCAAGCCATTGATGTTCAGAGCCAGGCGCATGCGCGCGCCGATGAGCCCGGCCTCGCGTAGGTACTGCTTTAGAGCCACGCCCGTGCGGTGCGGGACTCGAATCGTACGCAGCTGGCGCGCGACCATGAGCCGAATGATTAGGGTGGGGGGCGTCTCCGAGTCGTTCTGATCTTCGGCGTCCGAATTACCCATCGGCGCCGCTTGGACCTGCAAAGGGATGAACGTAACGCCGCTTGCCAGCGGAGTTGGTCGACCAACGCCTTTGGCCTCGAATTCGTCTCGAGAGACTTGTTCAGGCCACATCCCACCGGTTCTCGGAGAGCCCCCCATAGGTTGCATCAGAAACTCCTGCGCTCCATGGTCGGGATCTGGGGGACGCGAGCGCGGAAGTAATCGTCTTGCGTAGCGAACTTGGCGTCGACTAGCAAGAAAGAAGTGACGGTCTGGTCTGTCGGGGTAACGATCTCCTTGGCGAGGTTGGTGCCAGCAATGGCCAGCGTGTACGTTTGCCCACGCACCAGCGTGAATTCAACGTGGCCGTTGACATCCGTCTTCCTCATCAAGTCCTGGCCAGCCACGAGCTTGCCGGAGATGAGCTGCCCAACGAAAGGCGAACGCAGTGAAACTTCGATGCCAATCACCGGTGTGCCGTCGAGCGCAATCAGGTCGAGGTAGCCGAGCACTACGCTGGTCGAGTCGATACCGACCGCCAAGCTGGCGCTGTAGGTCTGGCTGAACGCGCTGGCGGTGTTGGTGAAGCGATTGCGGAAGCGTGTCTTGTAGAAGAAGGTACTGGCGCCCGCTTTGTCGTTGAAGGTGTAGCGGTTGACGCCTACCAAAAGAGGGATGCGAGCTTCGGTACCGAACGCGAAGTCGTCGGGCGCTGTCGTAGGCAGGCCTAGAAAAGAAGCTGCGTCGCTGGCGATCACGCGGAGCGTGGCTCCAGTGCCAGGCTCCGCTGTCTCCACAACCAGCTTCACGTTTTCGTCCACCCAGGAGCGCAGAAGGCCGAGGCTCTGCGCTGCGATTTGAACAGCGGCTTGCGCCAAGGTGAGCGGGTCCGAGCCGGTGAACGTGATGGACACCGGAGTCTTCTCGTTGAGCAAGAACTCGAGTGTCAGCCCAACCACGTTCACGTCGGGCCCCGTTTCCGGTGAAGCCGGAGGATCGAGGCCCACTCGTGGTAGGCGCGCGCCGCGCCACACGTCGCCGGTCAGCTCTTCGTACGGTCCACTCTCCGTGCCCCGCGACCGCCACACTTCGATGGTGTCGAAGCGTCCGACGAAATCGCCGTCGAGGGCGGTGATGTTCAGCGTCACCACCTCGAAGGCTGTGGAGCTCAGCGGACCTGGAGGGCTGACCGTGAAAAACATGAACTATCTTCGCACGAGAGGAACGCGTGGCACCAAGTAGCCGTCGTCGGTGACTTTGTTGGCGCGCATGTCGACCCCGTACTTCGCCCCGAGCTTAGTGAGAAGCTCGCTGGCTTCGAAGCCAATCTGGTTTGCCTCACCCTGCGATCGTTGAAGCTCCCTGGTGTACATGGTGACCTGGAGCTCCGCGTAACTGGCGCGAGACCCCAGCAGTTTGTACTCCAGAAGATCTTCCCTGTCGATCTTGATGGGCGCCGACGGCTCGGTGGGCGTGGACGCCTCTTGTGCGCCAAAAGCTGCTTCGGCCTGCTGTACGACGCGGTCGAGTTGATCCTCCATTCCCTGCGCCACTTCGGGACTCGGCGGCCCTCCACCCAATCTATTTTCTGAGCTTTCCATGGTTATCCTGTCAAGAATTCATCGATTTTGCCAACGACCAGACCCACTGACTGCTGCACCGAAGCTTGGGCCAGGCGGTCTGAACCCGTACGTCCGCGCAGAATCTGTTTGTTTTGGTCAACCCTGTGGGTGAGCGTCTTACGTTGTGCGGCAGCGTACTGCTTTACAGCTTTCTCGAGCTCGTCGAGACGCGCATTCCTCTCGGCGGTTGTCGCCATCCCAAGATCTTACCCGGCTGGGTCTTGGTTTGCGACGGTTTTGATGAAGCGGTGCCGTTCATCCCGAACTTCGCAGCCACTTCTTGAACGTTTCGGTAGCTGAACCGATGAATCGGGCAGGGCCCCCACCGCTGTAGGCCCGCCATGTGCTGGTCGGTGCCGTAGCCCACGTTGGTGTGGAAGCCGTAGTTTTTGTACTCATCGGCTGCCAAGATCATGAGCTCGTCGCGGTCGGCCTTTGCCAGGATGCTCGCTGCGCTCACGGCTTTCACCAGGTTGTCGGCCTTGGGCATGCAGATGACGTTCTGCACGTCGGACGGCAATGAGCTGCCGTCCATGACTGCCAAAGCGTCTGGGTAGAGCACACGGCAAGCTTCAATCGTTTTACGAACAAGGTCGTCGCGCGCGCGGATCACCCCTATGTAATCGATGACCATGCTGCTGTGGTTCATGATGACGTGGAACGGAACCGCCGGCGGCAAGAGCACCTCTTTCACCAGACGTACGTGCTGCGGACGCTCGAGCTTCTTCGAGTCCATCACCTGCGGGTGGTTCCAATCTGCGTAGGCCACGGCCGCACACACAGTCACAGGACCTGCGATGCAGCCGTAACCCACTTCGTCGACGCCGATGATGAGCTGGTGCCCACGCTTTCGAATCTCAGCAAGCCCTCGCTCTTGTAGCTGCCGCGTTGTTGGTTGCATGAGCCTCCAGCTCGTCTCTACTCTTTCTTCTTAACCACGGGTACGTACTTTGCAGCCTCGTTGGCGAAGTACTGCGCCGTCTTGGCCTTGCTCAAGTCGAGCTCGAATGCTTCCGGCTCCCAGCTGACAGCTGGGTCGAAGGCCGCCAACAAGTCTTCCCATTCACGCTTGGATAGACCGGCTTCCGTAGCTTCCGTCTCGAAGAGCTGTTGATTGCCTGAAACCAACCGAACAATACCCTCAGCTGGTGTGCACTTCGAGATGAAGTAGTTGTTCAGCAGCTTCATCTCCATGCGGCTGAACGTACGTGATTGGTACTTGTAGTCGACCCAGGCTTCGAAGGCCATTGGCGCCAGGATCTTGGCAATGGCGGCCTTGATGCGAGCCGTCTCTTGAATCTCCCACTGCGCGTGCTTGTCGACACGTAGCTTCAAGAAGTCGAGGCAGTTCTTCAGGTCGATCTTCCAGTACCACTCGGTGTAAAGCGAGAGCGGCAGGTGCATGCGCGCCAGCTCACGCGCTAGGTCCACTTCTTCCGCAATCATTGCCTCATACAGCTCAGCGGACTCACGCTGCAGACGCCGCGTGTTCAAGTCGAACACCTTCTGCGCCATCGCGCTGATGGGCTCGCCACGCCCCTGCTTGTTCTTCTTGCTCTGCGATCCCAGGTTCTCGGGCAGCGGGTTGTAGAACTGCATCGGTGCCAACGAGTACCTCATTGAGTACTCGTTCACGCTGGCGGTCCGGTGACGAATTAGCTGCCGCGCTACGAATATGGGTAGCTTCACGTGGAACTTCAGCTCCACCATCTCAAAAGGCGTGGTGTGGTTGTGGCGCATGAGGTAGCGCAGCACGCCCCGCGTCTCGCTGATCTTGCGCGTGCCGGCGCCATAGCTCACGCGCGCGGCCTGCTCGATGGCAAGGTCGTCGCCCATCGAATCCACCAAGGCAACGAAGCCGTGATCAAGCACGGGGAAATACATCCCCTTCAAACGGTCACGCAGCGGCAGCTGCTCTTCCATAGCTTCATTTAGGTCCGACATAGTCTTCGTTCTCCACTGGGTTGCCTGTGAAATAGATCTCGGTTGTGTTCCACTGCGATTCGAGAGAGCGCCACACTATTACGTAGCGCACCTTACCGTCGGGTCCGGGTGTGCCCTTCTCCGATACCATGACGAGCTTGCCTTCTTTTCTAGCTGGAGAGTGGGCCTGCTCGTCGCTGAGCGCCTCTTCCATCTCTTCGAGCAAGGCGCACTCGAGCGGAGCTCGTTGGTACGCCTCAGGCGGAGAGCCGCAAGTGCGGTCAGGGGTTGGTGACGTCCGACCGCACATCCTGCACACGAAGAGCGTCTTGCCACTCGGTGAAGTGGCGTAGAGCTCAATCCAACGGCTCATGCGCCGGGTACGGGACCCGGCGCGGGGGCTTGCGTCGCTGTCATTTGAGCCATGACAGCGTCCGTGAACGCTTTGGACGCGCGCTCACCGAGCAGCATGGGGTTGAACAGAACGACGTCGTAGAAGACGGCAACACGCGGGCCGGCAGGCTCATCATACTTACGCTTAAACTGGTCGATGCGATAAGCCTGCATGCCCTCATCGACGTGTGCGTTGAGCACGTCTTCGAGCTTCTCGGCTTCCACGCCGAGCAAGACCTTCCAAACCTTCTTCGTTTCTTCAGCCATGTGCTTCCTTACTTCGACTTCTCTTCGATTTTCAAGAAGGTTCCTGCAGCCTGCTTCAACTGCATGCTTTCCGTAGCATCAGCCGTCTTCTCCGATAGGTGCGCCAGGATGGAAGCCGCCCACCACTTGGTAAGCAGGGGCTCGCCGTCGCTGCCAACGCCGGCCGAGGGGAGCTCTTGGATACGCTCCTTCATCATATTTTCCACCGTGCCCATGTCCTTCTTGGACAAGAACTTGCTGAGGTGCTGCTTCATGTCGACCCAAGGCACCTTCTCGTCATGCGCAGCAGCTATGGCGTCAAGCACCTTCTTCACCTGCTCGGGCTTCATGACCTCGCGCACCGCGCTGATCGTGGCGGCAGCCACAGCCTCGAGCTCCTTCTTTGCCACCAGCTCGTCGAGCACTAGGTCCGTGTCTTCGACAACGGAGCCAAGATGCATGCGGCTGAAAGCGTCGTCGGTGACGAGGTTGCCCATGCCGTTCAGGCGCAGCACCGTGTGGCTGATCTTGAGCTTGCCCTGACCGAAGTCGCTATTGCTCCACGCTGTGCCAAGCGCCACGAATTCACCGGGGATGGGCTCGAAGGCGTAGGGCATGTAGCACTGCAGGTGCACCCGCATGTCTGTGATGGTGGCCTTGGCCGGCTCCACACCCACCGACTTGATGGCGGCCAGGAACGGCTGGAGCATGACATTGCTCAAGAGGTGGCGGTTGTAGCTCTGCGTGAGCACGGCGCGCAGCTCATCGTTCACGATGCGGTGCAGGAACTCAGCCGGCTTCTTCAACCGATTGATAAACTTCTGGTGCGAGAAGAGCTCGTTCAGGTTCTCCGCCAGGAGGCTGCGCTTCCACGCACCTTCGCTAGCTTCATCCAACTTACCGGCGTACTGACGAGGCATCCCACCGTAGTCACAAAGCTGGCCTAGGGCGTGCCTGTGGATGCGGAGCGCTTCATGCCGACCTCCTCCCAAGTCGTAGTCGATGACGAGGGGACCGTTCTTCACCTCTTCGGTGGTGTTCATCTTGTCGGTGAACGGCGTGTCGAAGTGCATCTTACTGGGCGGTACGTACCGATCGCGCGGGATGTTCTTCGCACAGTATTCGATGAGGCGCGTCTGCTCGTTCGCCCCCACTCGGATGTAAGCAAGCACACGGTCACGTGCTGCTTTGGATGCAGCAGTGTCCTTCAAATCGTAGTCGGCGGCTGTGGGCACAGTCGCTCCTTTCTAACGTAGGTCACCGCTTGCGCGGCTACGTCACATGTGTTTCTTGATTTTGGCTGCGATGGACGTCTTGAGCCGAGAGATCTTCGGCTGCGAATGTCCCAGCTGCGTAGCGAGTGTCGTCGTATCGGTGATGCGCTTCACCCCGTTGCCGTAAATGTGGTTGAACACCTGCGCCTCGTCGGGCGTCAGGTAGTCGTGTGGCGTGCGCTGCATGAGTCGGATGACGTCCGCCTCACGTGAAGTACCGAAGGCGCCTGGGTCCGTCTCGAACTTGCTGGACGGCACGTCGTTGCGCATCGCCTTCATCAAGCTCGTGACCTTGGCCGTAGGCATGTCCAGGCGCTCGCCGAGCTCGGCGTGCGTCGGGGCGCGCCCGAACTCCTCGGTCAGCTGGTTCTGCGCCTGCTGCAGCGGGCCAATGTTCTTGGCTTGTCCCTCGGGGATGTAGCCAACGTTCTGGTGCTTGGCGTTGAATCGCTTGGCCTTTTGGATGCGGTTCTGCACGTGCGTGTTGAAAGCCACGCCGCGCTCGGGGTCGAATGTCTGCGCTGCACCGATAAAATGCTTCGTGAGCTCGGCCTTGAACGCAGCCGGTGCCACCGCCGGCGCGCGCCACTCCCGCTCCTTGCGGTTGATGAGCGGCTGATAGCGCTGCATCAATGGTTGCAGCAGCTCCGGCGTACGCCCGCCCTGATCCCAGGCATGCCAAAGCCGGAGGTCGCCTTCTGCCTTGTCGGCGGCAACCTTCGTCTTCAAGCTGAGGAAATCCTCAGCTGGATTCGTCTTGGGCACGGCGTTCAGAAGCGACCAGTGGCGCGACGCACGCGGTCGGCCAGCGTCGGGGCTGGGGCAGCTGCTTCCTTGGCTTTGCCTAGAAGCAGAGCGGAGTGAGTAGTGAAGCGCCCGGTCTTGGCGTGGTCGAAGAGCGCGTTCACAGCAGCGCCGTCTTGCCGCTCGGCGGCTGGCATCTTGGCGAACGCCTTGCCCAGCGCTCCCGTGCGATCCTTCTGGCTCTCGGCGTAGGTGGCATCGTTGTGGTGGTTGAGCTCACCCTTGGTCTCCACGCCCCAGCGCGAGTCTAGGTTCTGACCATCCTTGCGGTCCGGTGGGTCAGCGTACAAGTCCACTGCCGGTTTCTTCGGCGTGGCCTCGTTGTCATCCGGCTTGATACCACCCTCCGCTTCTTTTTGAAGCCAAGCACCAAGCTCGCTCTGGTGAGCGGGACGGTAGTTGGCAGCCAAAATCTCGATGGGCTTATCGTCGGTTAGGGCCATTGATTCCTCACTGTGAATGATACACCACCTTTTCGTAGTTACCCACCTGCCTTGCGCCTACGCTTATACTGCTCACGTTCGAGCGCATTATCTTCGAGGTCGTCTTCGATACTTTGTAGTAGCCCACGAAGCCGCGCGTTCTCTGTTTCTTTCTCGGCGTTGAGTGCTTCCAGCTGGGTGCAGCGGCGCTGCGCCTGCTGGAGCGTCTCCATGGTCCTGTCGAGCTCGGCGCCGATGGCGTCCACTATTTCCTCGGCGAGCTCCCCGAAGATCTTGAAGCCGTCGAGCTTCTTGACCGCTTCATCCCACATGCGTGGGTCGGTGAACTCGCAGCGCAGCTTGATGATGCCGTGCTGCGTACCAGCGACTGTTTTACCAGCCTTGGTGGCGTCTTCCACCCGCAGCTGCAGGCCCGGCATTTCCTTCTTTACGTCGGCAGTGGTTCCCATGCGCGTCGACCCATTCCTTCATTTTGTGCCAGCAGCTCCTCGGCGAAGCGCAGCATGTCTTCGATATGAAACTTCGAGACGTGCGCAGCAAGCGCCAATCGCTTGCCGACACGAGTCAAAGTCACCTCGGGATTTTTCAGAGACTGACGCAAGATGACGCACGCCTCACAGACCAGCTTGAAGAGCTCAGCGTTCTGATGATTTGTATCGTGCTTGATTTGCTCAACACCACGAGGACGTGACGCCAGGTAGTAGTACTCGGTCACCTCCGCCAGTAAGTCATCGCGCACCTCGTTGGCCTGCTCGAGCACATAGTTCAAGCCCTCGCGTGAGCGCTCCCAGGAAAGCCACTTCAAAGTTTGCGGATCTTTCACGAAGCGCCACACCATGAGCTCGATGCTATAGAAAGCGCGTAGGTGCTGAACGCTACGAGAGCTGCCACCGTGAGCAGCACGCTCTCCCATCTCTTCAAGCGGCTCGAGCCACAGCTCGTTCTGCACCAACGTCAAATCGTAGAGGTTCCGCACGGTGTTGAGATACGCGCGCGTCACCGGGCATGTAGTGTCCATGCATCACCTCCATGGGTCTTATCCCGGGGGTAGTGCAGGAGTTGCCAGCGGTGCGACGTGGTCGATCATGCGCTCGAGCCCGCGCTTCATCCCGTGGTACGCAAGCGAGGCCCCAGGCACGGGGATCGCGTTGCTAGCCAGGGTGCCGATAGGGTCCTGCGCTACGAGCTTGGCGCCGCTGGTAGCTACGTTCTTGAGCTTGCCTTCCGGCAGCTTGCTCAAGCCCTTGTTCGCCACGTTCATCACGGGCTGCGTCACCTTCTTACCCCACCAGCTCTCGACGCCGTGCTGCAAACCTGCAAGCTCTTGCGGAGAGCGCCGCTTCATCAGCAGCCGCGGCGTCTGCGGAATGTCGGTGGCACCTAGGCGCACAAGCCTTTCCAGAAGCGCCTCCTTGGCAAGGCCAGCGACCTTCATCCCGTGCCCGAGCGACTGCCCAAGCAGACCTGGTACCGCGGCCATCGGGATCTGCGAGGCGTACGAACCGTAAGCGCGCAGCAGTTGCGACTTGGCGCGGGCCACCTGTTCTTCGGTAGCCCCGTTGTCGCGCATGTGTTGGATTGCTTTGTAACTGGCAACAATCTCAGGGATGTTGCTGATAGCATTCACGAGCATGGGGGCTGCGATCGAGGCCATGCTCAGGGCCTTTCCTCCATGACCGGCGCCAGCGAACATCCCAGCTGCGACTCCACCGACATTGGCGAGGGATGAAGCGTCGTCGCCATGCCGTTGCAGCAGCCTACCGATGGTGCTCTTGTCGAAGTCGCCGTGCCCTATCTCGTGCGCCAGCACGCCGGGCACATTGGCCTTCGGGTTCATGATGATGCTCGTTTTGTCGGCGCTTGGTTTGAACCCGAACTCTTTCTCAACGGCCTCGAGCACCTCAGGCGGCGCACCTGGCAGCAAAGCCGCGCCGTGCTCCATCTTCGGCGTCTTGTGCACCTTGTACTCGGAGTTATCGACGATACGCTCCGTAAGCAAGCGGTCGTCTTTGCTGCGTCGACTCTTGCTGATGTGCTTGTCCATCGAGTTGATGGCCATGCTGTTCAACCCCAAGCTTGCACCACCAACGCCGAGGCCGACCAGCAGCTTCAGAACCTGCGCCTTGGTGTCCGCGGGCATCTCCGCCAACGTCGCGCGCATGGAGTTTAACGCGCGTGACTCCATCAGATCTGGTTCTTCTGCGCTCCGGGCATCGGCGTGCCGAAGCCCTTGGGTTTCGCCACATCGGCGATGCTAGGCCCAGAAAAGCCAGTGGTCTTCGGTCCTGCCACACGCTGTGTAGCGTTGAGACTCGCTGCCGGCGACATGGCACCCGTAGCCGCAGTCGATGAAGCTTCCTTGCCGAAGAGCCGCACGAGCGCACGCGCCGCCGACTCCTTGTTCTGGCCGGTCATGTAACCGGGGGCGTCGAGCGATTCATCGTGCCTTGTAGCCGACGTGCGCCTGAAGGGCGGGATGCCGCTCGTCATCTTGAACGCGCCGTACGAAAGTGGGCCCGAGTACTGCGACGTCGACATACCAGCACCGACGCCTACGCCAGCTGCTTTCACTGCCAGCGGTGGTCTCGTGAACGCAGGCAGCTGGCTGTGAGACTTCATCCCCGGTCCGTTCTGCGCCACGTTACCTGCGTAAGCTGAATTGGCGAACGCGTGCTTGATTCTGGCTAGTGCAGGGCCGGCCAGCATGCCGAGGCCGCCCACTTCAAGAGCAGCGTGCCCACCTTCGCCCATGAGCTGCCGCTTCTCCACGGCGTGCTCTGAGCGATCACCAGCGATACGAGCTCGAGCCAAGGCCTGCATCTTGTCGATCGAAGGCACAGCCAGGACGCCGAGGCCACCAATCTCATTCAGGTGCTCCAAGTGCGGTGTGGCGCCGGTCATGAGGTTCTTCGCTGCGCCGGGCAGCGCCTTCATCGCCGTCGGCGCTTGACGCGCCACGTCCATGAGCCCGGCCTGCTTCACGATGAGCACGAGGGCCGACGCGAGCTTGGGGCTATCGAGCCCACCAGGGTTGGCGCGCTGCTCGTCGTTCTTCGGCGTGTCGAACTTCGCCTTCGCAGTCGCCTTGCCTTCAGCCGTACCAAAACTTTTGGGCGTGTGCCCCGTAGCGTGAGCCTGCTGTGTGGCAATGGCGAACGCCATGCCCTTCGGCATCGAAGGGTTCTTTGCGAGGATGTGCTCGGCTCGATTGTGGACCCACTCAGGCATTGGGACTCTCCTGCATGAACTTCCGCAGCGTACCCATCTCAGCGTGGCGGTCGCTGTGCGAGCGCAGCAGCGGCAGCGCGCCGCCGCCAATGGCGCCCTTCGCCGCAGCGGACACCAGGTTCAACGCCTTGGCTTTGGGCGTCGCCCCTTTGAGCGCGGTGCCGTGCTCAATGGCGTTGCCGAGAGCACCAGCAGCGGCGCCGCCGAGCGCACCGATCCCGCCGTAGCGAGCGACCTGCCCCACGTTGGGCTTGTTCCGCTCGAGCGTGTCGAGCCGGTCGAGGCTGCGGCGCGCGGCGTCGGGGGAGACAGCGGCCGATTTCGCGAGCGCCAGAGCCTGGTCGGCCGTGACCGCGTTCAGGCGCAGGAGCTCGCGCGCGCAGGCGACCTTAACGGCCGGGTCGATTGCAGGCGCGCTGGACTTTTTCTTCTCCCACGGGAACGGCTCGTCGTGCGACGGCCGCTTGAACATGAACATGTCGGCCAGCTTGCGCATCGACGTGCTGTACGCGCGCCCCAGCCCCTCCAGCTCATTCGGCTCGAGCAGATCCATCAGTGGGCTCCCGCCGCCATTGGGGGCGGCATCACGCTGTAGCCGGTGACGGGTTTGGCTACCGCCTTCGGTGCAAAGCCTGCAATGCGCCGTACCCTGTCAGCGACGTTGTGGGTGGCGTTGCCGACGACGTCGTGCGCCGCGTGCGCGGCGACGTGCCCGGCGCTGTGCAGGGCCTCGCCGACGGCAGGAGCCGCAGCAGAGGCGGCGCCCATGACCTTGCCGCCGACGGCGCCGGCGAGCGACAGCGGCGCGTGCACGGCGCTGCCCAGGCCCGCGAGCCCAGCTACCTCGCCGGCCATCCCCATCGGCTTGGCAGCGCGCTGCAGGCCTTTACCGGCAGACTGCATAGCGCCGCCCAGGCCGCCGCCGACGTTGCCGCCGGCGCCGTGAAGCTCCTTACCCGCGCTGCGCGTCAGGCCCTCGGAGATACCACCGAGCGCGCCGCCGAGCGGGTTCATGAGGTTGCCGAGTGTGCTCTTGTGCGCGTAATGGTTACCAGCGGACTGCGCCACCTCACTGGCGACGCGTGAGCCGATACCCGCCGGCGTGAACTTACCGACGCCAGTGAGCTTCTTGCTGCCGAGCATGGCTCCGCCGGCCATCAGGTCCTGGCCGAAGCGTTGGAACACGCCGGGCCCGCCCTTGAAGGGATTTGCGGCGCCGCCGGCTCCGAACAGCGCCACCTTCTCGAGCCCCGGCAACACACCGCCGTGCGCCGCTGCGATTTTCTGGAGCTCGTCGAGAAACGCTTGGTGAATGATCGATTCCATCACAGCCTCGTTGTGGCCCCAGTACCAGACGACGCCTGTGCCCCGTTGGTGGGTAGTGTAGTGGCACTGCCGCGCCCGTCTTCAGTTTTCTCGGAGCCAACGGTACCAGGATTAGTGCCGTCCATCGAAGGTACATCACCGCGCTTGCCAGGCTCTGGTTGTGCGTCACGGTCCACATACGGAGAAATCAGCGACGCCGTCGCGAGCTTCGTATGCTTGCGCTTCTCCTCGAGTTTGCGTTTGAGCTCGTCGACGGTGATGGTCGAGATGGGCCCGAGCAGCTTCGGCCCCACCTTGTTGTAGTGGTCGAGGTAGGCCCCACGCGCATCGTCCTTCGAATCGAAGCCGAGCATGACCTTATCCTCGTCGTGGCCACGCCCGTCGAGGTTGCGCTGGTGCACGACGAAAGCATGCGGCGCGCTCTTGTTCGGGCCGACGTAGGCGTCGATCTCCTCGCCGTCTTTGCCCTCAGTGTTCTTGATGTAGCCGTACGGGTGCTTGAAAATTGTGCGCCACTTCTTGCCGTCTTTGTCGATGCCCTTACGCACCGAGCCTCGATCGTTCTCGATGGCGAGCGACAAGCCCTGGTGCACTACATGCCCGTGTAGCTTGTGCTCCGTCTTCAGAGCGCCGTGCTCTTTAGCCGCACCTTTGTACAGGTCGCCGAAGCCAAGTCGCTTGAGCTCATCGCCACCAATGCTGGTCACACCATTCATCGTGCGCGTGCCGCTCACAGTTCGCAGCGGCGCCTTCTTCGCAATGCGCGCAGCGCCCTGCAACCCCTGCTTGCCGGTGTTGACCACCCAATCCTTGGTGCCAGGGATAGGCGTCTTCAACAGATCCATGAGGCCTGCGTGCTTCTTGAAGAGCGTGCCTTCTTTGTCCTTCTTGAGCAGTGTCGACACGCTTAGTGAACGACGCCCGCTGCGCGCCTTAGAGATGGAGAGCCTACCCTTGGAGGCTGCAATCTTTTGCAACTCATCCAAGAAACTCTCGAGGAGAGCGAGGTCTGTGGCCATTACGCAGCTACGGAGCCAAGGCCGGGTGCCGAGCGAGGCATGGAGAGCGTGGCACGGCTCTCTGCCGGGCCCTTCAAGAAGCCGCGCACGCTGTTGGCTATTTCAGCGGCACGTCCACGGTTGCCAGCAGCGGCGATGTTGCCGACCTGCTTGATGCCTGGCACCTGCGCAGGGTTCACGCCCTTGCGCGTTGCCAGCGAGGTAAGGAGCTGCCCGATGTCACGCCCTGCCGCGATCTTCGAGAGCTCATCCTGAAACGCACGGAACATCAGGTCGTCCATGCCACTATTTGTACCATTACGGCACGGCTGAACGGAATCAACCGATGATTGCGCGGCCAATTCCTAGGCCTGCGAGGAAGTCCTTCACCGCATCCTGCTTCACCTTGCGGGTGTCACCCTTCTGCGCTGCGGTGGTTCCGCGCTTCAGCCCAACCACATCTTCGATCTCGGGGGTGACCAGACCGAAGAGGTTGTTGTACTGACCGAACGCGCGTGAGTGAAACCCTTCGATGCCCTGCACGACGAAGTTACCGTCGGGGCTTAGCTGCAGGTCGCGCGTGCCGAAGATGTCGACCATCGTGGCGATGGGCCGCCAGGTGTAGGCGCGGATGAACTCTTCGACGTCGAGCCCGGCGAGCTTGATGTGGCTGTACGTAGCCTGCAGAAACGCAGAAGCCTGCTCGATAGAAGCGCCGGCCAAAAGCTGATAGGCGACGGGCGCGTCCTTGCGCGCGTCGTTCGGATCGTCAGTCTCTGCAGCGGAGTTCAGCGCGTCCTGCGCTTGGTCGTTCGACCTGAAGACGTTGTGCGGGTCGGTGATAGCACCGGTTGCGAAGAACAGATCGTAAGCCTCGCCAATCTTGGACGGGTGCCAGATGTCGCCGTACCAGCCTGGCCGGATGTACTCCTCGGCGGGCAGGTCCACTACATCTTGCCTGAATCGTGGCACCTCTTCCTCGATGCGGAAGACACGGATGGTGACAAGGTGTGACTGCGCGTAGAAGTTGGTGGTCTTCCCCGTATAACTAGGCTTGGTGGCCACACCAGTCTGGCGCGGCTGGTCCGGGGTGATTCCGAGCTCGGCGATGACGTTCTTGTCGAGCAGGCGCGCGTCGACTTCAATACCCACCGGCACTCGAGCGCGCACACGCTGTGAAGCAGGGCGCGGCTTTTGTCCCGGTACAGAGTTGCTGAAGAGTAGGAGCGGCTTCGAGCTCGTCGAGTTCTCGATAGTCTTCGTCTCGCCGGCGGCGCGGTAAAGCTGGGTCACTTCCTGCACGCGCGTGATGCGACCAAGGTTTGGGCCGAGCGACTGCACCCGCGGCTGGTCAATAGAAGCCACATCGGTAGAGCGTGTCGCGTCGTCATCAAAGCGTTTGCTGACACTGACTTCGTCGATGTCCGTAGCGCCCAAGAACTCCACGCTCTCGTCAGGCTGGCGTGGGTAGCTGAGTACGACCTCGGTTGAACCGGACTGCTGGTTCACCGAGATCGTGACCTGCGTCGCATTACCGAGGAACGCGGTGCCTAGCAGCTTGTTGACGTCACGCGTCGGCTGTCCGATCTTCTGCAGCAGCTCGTTGTGCAGCGCCAGGATGTTGGCGTCGACGTACTTGTCGATAACCAGCGTGGGGAAGCCGAGCGCTAGATACGGGTTGAACCGACCGCTCACCACCATCTGACGCGAGGCGAAGCGGTACTTGAAGTAGAGAAAGTTGGCCGAGCGCTGAGCCAAGCCCACCTGCGGGACACGGTCCTTCACCACACCGCCGCGTGCGGCGAAGATGTTGAGCTCGCCCATCTTCTCGAACACCGGCAAGATGCCCGTGAAAAGCTCGTGTTCGAGCAGGTCGTTGGTGAGTAGTGCCTGCAGGTTAACCTGGCTCTTCTTCAAGCTCTTGGTCTTCGGCGCAAAGTAGAAGCGGTCGAAGAGCTCATCCTCTCCAAAGAACTCGTCGTTGGTCTTGAGCAGCAAGCGCGTCGGCTCTTCCATGAAAGCGCGACGGTAGTTGAGCCTGTTGTAATGCTCGGGGAAAATGACGTTGCAGCGCGGCGGCGCGCTGAACCACACGTCGGGACGCAGGATCTGTTGTACCAGCCGCGCCGGCGTGCGGTTCTTGCGTGAGTTCGTGACTACGCTGAGGTTCGCCACGCGTCGTAGCTTGTCGATGGCGTCGTCGATTGGGGTGATGCAAGCGGCAATGGACTTGTCGTTGTTAGGACTCCAGCGCGCCGTCAATGTAGCGGCCGTACCGATGCGCTGCTGCGCCGTGTTCAAGAGCGAGCTCGCCGACGGCACGGCTGGCTTCACCTTGCTCAGCTGCATGATCGTGCTCTTCAAAAACGTCTGCTGCTTCTTGAGGCGGGTGATGATTTGATCGCGCAGGTTCTTCTGCACACTGGTGCTGTTGGCGAACAGTGCCACATCACCACGGTTGGACGCCACATTCAGCTGCAGCTTGATGTCGGCGAGAGCATCGGCGACGCCTGTGGCGTTACGCACAATGAAGACCGTGTTCGGAGACTGGTCGAGGCGCTTGCGCACTTGGCCGCTCACCGTTCCCTCGGTACCAGGAATGTACTTGGGGCACGGCTGGGCGTAGGTTTCGTGGAAGATGATGCCCTGCAGCGCCGTGATGCTCTGCCGAATCGAGGTCTGCCCGCCCATACCACCGAGCAGGCGGTTCAAGAGCCCGCCGTAGCCTTGCAGCGCGAGCAGCCGCGACGCCGTCGGGTCGTCTTCTACCGCCACAATCATCTGGTTGATGTGCAGGCGGAGCTCGGCGAGCGTGAAGAAGATGTTCTGCCCGGCAATCTTCTTGTCGTAGTAGTAGCTGCCGCCAATCGACTCGAGCAGGTGAATGATGCCGCCGCCCAGGCCCTTCAGGTTGGGGAAGCTGATGCTCGGCGTACGCAGGACATTGGTGATGACCTCAGCCGAGCTCGACAAGAAGTCGGTGAAGAGGTTCGTCGAACCGCCGCTGAACAGCGCCTTGATGCCAGGGCCGAAGAGCCCAGTGTTGGTCCACTGGTAGGCGTAGTCCCAGTAGTTCGAAAGGTCAGCACACTGCAGCACCAGCGCGCGCTGGCTCGAGTCCTTGGTCCACTCGAACCCCAAGATCTCCCCCATGAAGAGAACCTTGTAGCGGGTGAGGTCCTCCTCCATGCTTTGCGTATCCCCGCCACTCTCGGTGTCAGTGGCGTTGCGTGTGTTGAGCACGTTCTGGTAGGCGGTCGGGTCACGCTGATCGGTGGCTGCAGTGCTTGCACGTTGAGCTGCCAGAAAGGGGCTCTCTTCCTCGTAGCCGTCGAGGAAGAAGACGTGCACCAACGTGCGCGGCAGCAAGCGCGTGCCTTCTGGCACGGGCGGTACTTGAATCGCGCCTAGCAGCGGGGCGTTCGGCAGGCCCTGGATTTGGATGCCGACGATGGGGACTTCAACCCCTTCAAGAAACATCCGAAGGCGAAGACGTTGGGCTCTGGCCGACATGTCACAGCAAGCTCAACAGGTTTATTGCGCCGCGGGTAGTGTCTAGGCACGGTACATTGAACGGATTGGTGTTTGTGCGGCCAATTCGACGTCCTGTTGCTGTGAGCGCGTTGCCGTCCGGGTTGATTGTCCCCGGAGCTGCAAGCATGGAGAAGGCGGTGATGGAGCCGCCGACGAACACGGACGCACCCGCGCCAGCGCCAGCAAAGCTGTCGGCAGCACCCACGCCGCCAAAGCCAGAGCCGAAGCCGGGCGACGGCTTGAGCAGACGCTCGAGGTCACTACGCTGGTCTTCCGCGCCAGCGAACGTGAAGTCGGAGGGCGGAAGGTAGCCAGGATCGCCGGTGACGCCGAGGCTCGAGCCAAAACCCAGACCGCCGTAGTCGCCGTACCCAGCTTTGCCGAAGCCCGGCCCGCCGTAGGGACTGTCGTAGCCGTAGGTAGGGTCGCCGAAGCCTGTGTCGAATGGGTTCTGCTGCGCGAGGTTCGAAGAGCGTGAGCCTGCGCCTGCGCTGAAGAGAACGCCGGCGCCGGCGTCTACACCAAGCTGCCCAGGTGTGAACGCGTTCGATGGAGGGGCCACGGCCGGCGCGAAGCCGTTGGCCGTGCGGCCTGCCTGCGATCCGTTGGAGCCGAAGGTGCCAGGGCCGGCGAACACACCGCTGGTAAAACCCGATCCGGCGCCGGCGCCCCAGCCAAAGCCGGCCCCGGCGCTGCCGCCAAAGCCGACGCCCGCGCGTGCGACAGCACCAAAGGTGGCCCCAGCTCCAATGCCTGACCCCATGCCTACGCCATTGCCGATACCTACGCCCGCACCGGCGCCGAAGCTAACGCCCATACCGAGCCCAGCGATTGCCGTGTAGTTGTTGATGTCGGCGCCGAAGCACGCCATCCAGCTGATGGCCTCCTTGAACAGGTCTTCGACTTCCAGAGCGCCGCGTACGCGCGGATCGAACACCTCGGGAAGCGTGCCATGCAAGTAGTCAGTGGTGATGTTGCCGTTTCCTGTGAACTCATCCTGGTTGTCGGCGATGAGCGAACGCAGTGGCTTGGAATGCAAGCGGTCGAAGACATCGAGGGCAGGAATGTCTTGTTGGTTCGACGTACGCAAGTAGTCGATGTACGCCTGCACTGAGCCAGGGAAGGCGATGGAGCGCGTGCCGCGCGTCAAAGTGTCCGCGAGCCTGCCACGCGAACCGAATTGAGCCGGGTTTGCGTTGCGGTTCACTTCATCGTCCCAGGCTGCGTACTGGCCCTGCACGTCCGACGCTGACCTGAAAGCCTGGGTGAGCTCTCCGTAGGCGTCGGCGTCGGTGAGCGTGACGTCGGGCGGCAGCTCCACCGAAGCATGCACTGGGAAGTTCGGGTCGCCGACGAACGAGACGTTGCGCGTGCTCGACACGAACATGCGCCAGGTGAGCATGATTTGAAACGGCTCGGTGCTCACCTTCACGGCTTGCGCCATGAGCATGTACCCCTCGACCACGTTGTCGTCGTAGAAAAGGTACGTGCGCGCGCCCTGCTCCACGCTCTTCGAACCGCGCAGCGTGTTCTCCCAGTTCGCCCACCACTCCGCTTCCCAGTTGAAGTCGTGGCTGTTGATGAGCACCGCCTGAATGTCCAAGAAGCGCGGCGCCTCACCGAAGAAGTAGATGAACGGCTCGCCGAACGTCTCGATGATCTGGTGCTTCTCCATGCGCGCTTCCTGCACGCTCTGAAGAATGAAGTTCGAGTAGGCACGCGACTCACCGGTGGCCGAGCTCGAGTCGATGAACGGGACCTCGCTGCCGTCGGCACGAATCACCTTGAGCGAAGCGTAGGTGTCTTCTTTGATCTCAAGGCCACGCAGTGGACGGCGCACGTTCGTCAAACCAGCGCGTCCGGGGCGCGACAGCGACGGGTCGTTGCGATCCTTCAAGCGCTTGTAGTTTGCTTCGAAGGGGTCGGTGGTGAGCTCAATGAAGACGGCCATTAAATCACCGTGTCCGTCTTGATGAGGAAGTCCTTCACGCTGCGCGGCGGCGGGGTGCCGGCGTAGGGCTCGCCCTGACTGATGGCAAAGGCGGTGGCCTTCACCATGATAGAGAGCAAGTCTTCCGGTACGATTTTGTCGCGCAGCATGAAGCGGTAGATGCGCCCATTCTTGCGCAGAGAAATCGGCACTTCGATGCGCTCGCCGAGCGCGCAGCCCGGCGGGATGCGGAGCTCGGTCACGTCTTGGAACAGCAGAGACTTGGCCATCAGGGTGTCTTTTCGGGGTCTGTCTTGCCGGTGTTGCCGGCGATCTCGGCGAGCTTGGCGCGCGCGGCCTCGTTGGACTTGACCATGGCTTCCAAATATCGGTTGCTCTCGCCGATCTTGTCGATGATCTTTTCCTCGGGGGACTGGTTGCTTTTCGCCTGCTCCTCGAGCTTCTTCTTTGTCTCGTCGGTAGCACCAGCCATGGCCCGCGACAGGATGGCGCCGCCCTGAATACCGCCGCCCTTCTTGCTGGCTGCTGCGATGGATTCTTCGAGGCTCTTGACGAAGTTCTCGTCGCCGCCCACGCCGAGTCGTGCGGCCAGAGCTGCGGCAGCGCCGGCAGCGTCCTTGCCCTTGAGGCCCTTGAGCTCGTCGGCCCCGAACTGCAGGCCCAGCTGCGACGCAATAGCTCCCGCCGCACCCATCTTTCGCTTCGAGCCCTCGATGGCCTGGCCGCGCATGATCATCTCAGATGCCTGACCTCCGACCTCCGTACCGGCCATCTGCGAGCCAAGCGCGCGCAAGCTCTTCACGTCCATGCCGGACATCTGGTTGTACAGGTCTCCGCCCTTAGCGGTCATCTTCTCGTAGATCGCCGCCTTCTCTTCCGGCGTCGACGCCTTGCTCATCTCCATGCCCAACGACTGCACTTCGAGCGCCATCTGCGCTGCCTGTACCGCACCCTGGCCGCCCTGCTTGGCCAGTTTCATCTTGGCGTCGTCAGTGAGCATGAGCGTGTCGACGACGGTGCCGCCGGCGCCACGACCGTCGCTGCCTGTGCGCACGCCCACGAGCTTGGCGATGCCGCCAGCACGCAGCGCCTGCATTTCTTGACGCGCGCTCTTACCAACCTGGCTTGCCAGCTGGTTGATGATCTCTTTGCGCTGCTCAGAAGCTGCGCCTTGCACCCCCTGCGCCTGGGCCAAGATGCTCTCCTTGGTGACAGCGTCGGGGTCGCCGCCCATCTCAGACACGGTCTTCTTGCGACGAGCGATGAGCTTGCCCCAGTCCGCGTTCGACATCTTGTCGACGCCACCCTTGGCGTTGGCGGTCTTCATGAGGTCGGCAGTCAGTCGTACCGACTCGAGCGCGCCGAGTCGGCCCTGCTCATCCTCGCTCAGCTTGTCGATACCACCACGCTCGGCGCCGGCGCCACGGATGTTCGAGATAGCGCTGAGCAGGCTTTCTTCAGAACCAGCGGCGCCCGAGAGCGCGTCGAACGCAACGCGGCGCATCTCAGGGTCGTCGAGCGCAGCGCCGGCGGCACGGGCGCGCTTGGCGTTGCCGTTCCACTCTTCGAGCATTTGGCCACCCAAACCGCCAAGCTTTTTACCCAGGAAACCACCAGCGGCCATGCCGGCTGCGCCGCCTAGAAAACCACCAGCAGCGCCGAGCGCGCTGCCGATCGCACCGGAAGCGCGGGCCATCCCGCTCTTACCAAGGCCGAGCATCGAACGACCCATCACCTCTTGGCGTTGAGCTTCCGTACGCAAGCTGCCGCCGCCCACCATGTCCGACAGACCAGGGACCTGGAAGGTCTCGCTCAAACGTCCGGACTTGATACCAATCTCGCCTTCCATCTGCTGCATGAACTCGGCCTGCTCACGCTGGTCCATGCCGCGGAACTTCTTCCCCATCGCCGTGTCTTTGCCAAAGTGGCGCTTGAATGCAGCCATGCGGTCCTCGCCGCCCAGACCGCTGAGCTCGTCAGCGTACGCGCGCTTGAGCTCGAGCGAGTTGCCCTTCACCAAGCCGGCCATCTCGTCGCTCATGCTGCCAGCGGTGCCAAGGCGTGCGGAGAACTGCAGGTCCTCCACGTGCTCTTTGTAACGAGATTGGCTGAAGTTCTCGCGGGGGCCACCCATCCCGGTCATGGCACCACCGCCCAGGTTGCGGATGAAGCCATTGCTGCCGGTCAGGCTGCCGCGCGCTGCCGCGCCTTCACGCCCGCCCATCATAGCCACGCGGTGCGCCTCGCGCACACCGGTGATGATGTGCTCCTCGTAGGTACCGGCGATGCGGTTGCCCCACTCAGAAATCTTGTCGGTGGCCACGTTCAAGATGTCCTGCCCGGCCTTGTTCATCTCGTTGTTGACCTTGTCGCGCGCAGCCTCGAGCTTGCGCTTCACACCTTCGATGCCCGAGTTCTGAGCGCGAAGACCATGCTCGCGCACCATCGAGTCGTCCTGCTGCGCCTCGCGCCGGTGCTGCATCATCTCCGGCATCTTCCGGACCATCTTCATCATCGAGTCCATCTCGTCGCGCCCCATGCCGAGCTGCCGCTGCATGAACAGCATTTCGCGGTCGCCCATCGAGTGAACGTCGATCCCCTTGCCCTGCGCCCAGCCCATCATCGCCATGGCCGGAGCCATGCCACCGAACTCTTCCATCACAGCACCACGCAGGCGCCCTTCGTTACGGATGAAGTTGGCGCGGCCCACACCAGCCAGGTTCTTGTGCGCGGCGTTGCGTGTGTCGTTCACGCTCATGCCGCCCGTGAGAAAGTCGTTGACTGAGCCTTGGTTGAGCTTCCCGTCCTTGCCGGCGAGCGAAGCCAGAAGCCAGCGGCCTTTGCTGGACTTCAAAAAGCTACCCGTCTGCATCATGTTCTGCTGCGCCATGGCAGCACGGCCTTCAGCCCCGGTTTGGCCCGTGGCTTGGAAGATGTCCTCTTCGCTCAGCGCGCCGACCTGCTGCGCGATGCCGACTTGCTCGATGGCTTTGATGCCGCCCATCGCGCCCTGTCTGCCGGTACCGCCGAACATGCGGCTGATCTGCGAGCCGGCGTTCATCATGCCGGTGACTTCGGTCGTAGCCAGACCGCCGCTCACTGACGCAGCACGGATCGCTCCGCTCACACCAGCCTGGTTACGGAAGACGCCCGACCCTTTCATGGAGGCCATCGTCTTTTGCGCCTCCTCGAGCGTCGTACCCATGTCCTCGGCGATGGCCTTCACCGACTTCATCATCTCGCGAAACTTCTCGGTGAACTCCTTGGAGTTGCGCACGCCGTCGGCGAGACCCATACGACCCATGTTCGACGCGAGACGACCGAGCTCGTTGAAGCTAGGCCCTAGCTCGGTGAGGCCACCCTCACCTGCCATGCTGCGCATGTTGCCGCCGATGGATCGAATATCACCTTCGGAGAAGCCACGACCGTGGCTAGCGCCAGGATTGAAGAACGAGTAGCCGTTGCGCATCGACTGGTTGAATTGCTGGCCCTGCTGCATGCCCTGCATGACCTGGTTGCCCATGTAGCTGATGGCGCCGATGCCAAGAGCCATACCGCCGCCTACTGCAGCACCAGTCAACGCAGCTCCACCAAACCCAGCACCTGCCCCCATCGCTCCGGCGCCGGCGCGCACGCCTATTGACATCGGGTCGAGCCCCATCATGCCAAGGCCGAGCATTGCCGCGGGAGCGCCGATAGCACTCGACGTGTTGAGCGCGCTGGCGGCCATACCTTCGCTCTGTCCACGCGTGTTCATCCCGCCGAAGTTGTAGCCGTTCGGTTGAATCATCCCCGCGTACTGCATCTGCTGCATGTGCTGCTGGGTGAAGGACCCATTCAGCTGGGCGATTTGTGCGGAGGAAAGCGGCATCTACTTCCCAAGATCCTAACACGTGGCACCAAGCAAAAAGCTCGGGGCATCGGAGATAAGAATGATGAAGGCGCTGGAAGCCCTCTCTTCGGAGAACCTCCTGCGAGATTGCTCCTCCTTCTTGGGCCAGCGCCTCGGCGTGCCCTTCGGCAAGGCACGTCATCGTGTCCCCCACACCCCCACCAGCAGGACTCGTCATCCTGTTGGTGGGGTGCCGCTTGCTGTGAAAGTCGACCAAGCTTCAAAACTAGCCATGCATCGAAACCAAACATCCATCATCTTCACGCCGGACCAGCTGCTACGAGCCGTCAAAGGCTGGTGCTGGGACTGCGGCGAGAGAGTGCCTGACTACATCGTGCAGAAAGAGGTTTGGAATGCAGCCTGGCCCGGCGACGATCGAATGGGTACTAAACGTCTCAAGCGTCTGAAGCAAGCAGCGACCAGGGTCTTTCCTGAACGCGCTCGCTCCATCGACAGCAACCTCGTGCACGTTCACGTCCACCTGTGCTTCCCCTGCTTGGAGAAGAGGCTGGGCAGGAAACTAGTCATCACCGACTTCACCACCAAGACCAGAGCGGGGAAGATCGTCAAGGAGAACGCTGGGATCTTCCTCGGCTTCATGTTGGGGCAGAAGGTAGAGCGTGCGAAAAAAGGCGAGGAAACCGGGGATAAGAAAGATGAAGGAGGATAGCAATGTCCCAACAATCAGGTGAGCTGGCGCCGTGCTGAGCGTAGCCAGCCTCATCGCCGCCGAGTGGTTAGTTGAATTCGCCATCGGCTGGCACAACGGTTTCATGCGGAAGTACCGCCAAGCGCAAAAGGAAGGACGACTCTGATGCTGACCCCCGTACGTGAGATGGCTGAGCCGGAGCGTCGCCGCCACCAACAGAACCTAGGCCTGGTCATTGTGACCCGGCGTTCCGATCCACCACTAACCGAGAAGAGAAAAAGAATGGACGAGACGGCACGACCCCAAACCCCTCGCGCTGGCATGAGCCGCGCTGCCCAGACCCTCGAGCGAATGACGGAGACGCCGACCTTCAAAGAGGTCGCGCTCCACGAGCTCCAGCGCGCGTCGGTCTACGTGCCGATGCTGTTTTCAGCAGGAATTGGGCTGCTTTGGCTCAACAAGCGCTTCTTCCTGAAGGTCATCTGACCGACGCCAGGCAGAGGCGGAGAAGGCACAAGACCAATCGGTCACGTGCCTTTTCGTAGCCCTGTGGCGGACATGTGGCGCCTCAATTGTGGTGATGAGCTGCCCACACCCCAAGATGAATTCCCTTGAACTTCGCTGAGAATTCCCCAAACTACGGACCAGGCAATCAAGCCTATCCGAAATGCAGGTGCACCATGGCCAAGCAGACCTTCTTCCAGATGGGTATGAACCCGCTCGGAAATGCCGAGGTGATGCTGGACGTGTGCCGTAAAGAGTATGAGAAAGCTGGTCGCGCTGCGGATGTCGAGGAGCTCAAGAGCATCTCGGTCCGTAACGCAGACGGCGCTCGTCTCGCGCTGCTCACCGTCTGGCACCTCCCGGAAGACATTCACGTCACCGACATCAAGCGCTACACCGTCGTAGCAATGCGCTTGGCGGTACGTGCGACCGATCGCCAGCGTGGTTCGCAGCTTCAGCTAGCCAGCTGACAGCAGCTGCAAAACACCTCCTTCGCACGGAATAAGAGAAGTGAAGGCACAGACGTGGGGTCTGTGCGAAGGAGGTTCCACATGTTGCTGTTCGAAGTACACGAAAGCGTGCGCCCAGGTTTCAACTTAGTCTTGGACGATGGTGAAGCAGGCGTGCCAATGGGCTACGACGACAAGGTCGGCGGTAAAACTTGGTTGCCGCTCGGCAACTCCGTCGAGCGGTGGCTGACTCATCCCGAAGATCAACGGGAAGAGTTCAAGCTGCTGCACGCGCATCTCGAAGAGAAGAACATCGGCTTCTGCCTGACGGGGCAGACCGCCGAAGAAGCAGCGCTAGAAAAAAGAGCGCTGGTGTTGATCGACGGCTGTACCGATCCCGAGGTAGGCGTCACCATCATCGCAGAGGCTTTCGGAAAGACCATGCCGGAGCTGGTGACGCACACACACGGCGATGGACATTCGAGGCAGCTCTACATCTTCAATCACGGCGACGCGCTGTTCATCAGCTGGTCTGCTGCGTCGTTGGAGGCGAGCCGCCCCAAACGTTTCATCGTTACCTGGGACGCGGAGAAGAAGCAGTTGTTGGAGACGTCCGTTGGCCGCCCGCGCCGGAACTCGAGGCCGACGAAGAAGCAGGAGAAGAAGCGCCAACAGCAGGCACCTGCGGTGGGTCAGGAGTTACGACCGGAATGACAGGCGGGTCGGTGGACGAGGGCTTTCCCTTGTCTGCCGATTCCTCTTTTTTCTTAGCCCTGGGCGCGCGTGGCTTGGTGAAGTCCTTGGCGATCGACTTCAGCAGACTGGTCACGGTCTTGGTACACCCGTCACACAGGCAGCCGTACTTGGCTTCGAACTTTTCGCCTGCGAGCTCGGCCACCAACTCGAGCTTCACCTCGACTGCTTTGTCGGTATACCAAACGCGCGTACAGCGCTCACACGCGTTCTGAACTACTGTCTTGCTCGGCATCGTGCTTCTCCGGATGGGTTTTCCACCAAAGGTAGGTCTTGAGAATCGCCTTCTCAGACTTGCTGAGTGGTTCATCGTTCTTGAGCTCCCGCTGGAAGTACTCGCCGAAGGCTGCGATGTCGGCGTCGACTACGGCTGCGATGAAGTCACCTTCCGTCGTAGTGAAAGAGCGATGGGCGTCGTCCTCTAAGTAAACGACGACTTTGTAATTCTCAGGTGTACCAGCCATAGACCCTGATGTACCATGCCTTCATGCGTACTGTCACGGTGGACGACGCTGATGAACTTGCCGAGCTGGACAAGCAGCTCTTCCCGAACAACTGCCTCAACGAGTTTACGTTGGCCAGGGAGATTGCCTTGGGCTCCGGCTGGTGCTTCGTCGAAGCCGGTGACATCGTCGCGTACATACTGTGCCGCGGAGACAGCTACCTCACCGACATTATGCGGCTCGGCGTGCTACCTGCGTACGAGGGGCGCGGCCTTGGTCGCTCGCTACTGCTGCGCGGCATGATGACGACGCCGCACACCATGCTCACGGTCGCCACTGACAACACCCGCGCCCTACGTCTCTACCACCACTTGGGCTTTGAGATCGTAGGGCGACTTCTCGGCGACAGCGCTTGGGTAATGGGCAAGGCCCAGCAGAACATGACCCGCTACTTCATCGGCTTGGACCGGTAGGTCCTGCCGTCGGGCGACTTCAAAACGGTCGATCCGTCACGAGCCCTGGTCTCTACCGCCAGCTGGTGCCCCGGCGTGCGAATCTTTCGCATACCACCGGGGGCCGACTCGTGGATGATGACCTTGCCGCCTTCAACCCGTCGAGCTTGCCTCGAGTCCGGTACTAGTCTCGCCATTGCTACTGTCCTTTCCGCCGAACACGACGTCGTCGTCGGCTGATTCTGTTTCGCCCTCGGGCGTGATGAGTGGATCGAAGGGCTCCGTCTGCGGCGCCGCCGAAGCGTGCTTCGCCTTCAGCTCCTCGAGCTCTTCGTTCACCTGCGTCAAGTACATCTTGATGTACCCAGGCCAGTGTACTCCACCAACCGAACGGTGCTGAAGGCTCGGCGCTTCGAGAGCGCTCAGCTTGGAAATGTTGTCGACGCCACCACGCACGAGGTCGTCGAGGATCAAGGAGATGGCACCGACGCGTGAGTCGAGGTGCTGGATCGAGTTGCCGAAGCCCTGCCAATTTGCGTTGTAGGCTTCGACGAGCTCGTTATGACCTTTGACCACCAGCTGCAGCTGCTGGTTGAGCTGCTGGATGTGCGGGTTTTTGTCCCCCGCGTCCAGGTCCTGCAGCCTTTTGATGTGGGTGGCTACCTTTGCCCTTTCCTTTTCCTGCTGACGGGCTAGAGCCTTTTTGACTTGGCTGGGGCGCGGGCGGTTCCTCTGTCCATTCCTGCTCATCGTTTCTCTCCGCTAGTACGTGGTTGAACTTCGACATCTCGAGCTCGCGGTTCTTCGCAAGCCTCTGAAGCTTCATCACCACGTCGATGATGACGTCTTCAGGTACGGTACTCTCATTCCGCGTAAGCTCCTCACATTCGAGGCGCCGCTGCGGGTCTTCTTCGCCCTCAGGCGGCAGCAGGTACTCGTGCGCCAATCCGATCAGCGCGAGGATTGCGGTCCGTTCGTAGGCGAGCTTTCTGTATTCGGAGTTCATGCGACTAGGAAGGCGTAGAACCTGGACAGGAGGTCGGCACCGGCCGAGGTATCCTTGATTATGTTCCGAAGGGGGTAGATGTGTCGAGCCCGCCGGGCCCGGGTCCGCTCCAGAGCCTGGCTGCCCTTCCACGTCGCTTTGTCCACTTGAGCCAAGGAAATCGAGCGGATGTCCTCCTTGGCGTGCTTCAGGTAGATGTCGGCGTTGTAGTCGCAGAGCCGGTAGTACCGGTAGATTACCTCCGCCCACTTGCGCATAGGCAGGTTGAAGAACAGCTCCCCGATGACATCCTCGTGCCTCCACATCGTGCCACAGGCGGGGCACACGATCCCCTGCGAGTTGTTGTACTGGTCGAGCAGCAGCGCCTGGCACTGGTTCTTGCCAAGGCGTGAGCCCGGGCACAGGTAGAGCTTGTCGTCGCCACCACCATGCAGCTTGGCGCCACTTCCCCAGAAGCTCATCACCCCGGGCGTTGGGTTCGACGTCGACCGCTGCTTGCCGAACAGGATTTCGATCTTGAACTTGGCCTTGACCTCTTTGTCCGCCAGCAGCTTGGCGAGCACGGTCGCCTGCTTGGCAAAGCGTTCAGCCTCCTCGTTCGTGAGGATGATCTCGCCGTCACGCACGTCGTCGTAACGAATCGCTCCTTCATGCTGCTCGGTCATCCGCGTTGCCTTGTCTGTGCCATGACGGGCGAGCCAGCTGACTGCGAGCCCTTGCCCCTGGCGTTCACACCACCACGCACGTCACCTTCCTTGTAGCCAGGTAGCAACTGCCGGGTGAGCTCGACGCGCGCGGGCTGCGACGACGACATGATGGTGGCCACGATGTTCTGGTACTGCGCGGCCAGGTCTGGGCTCTGGAAGATGAGTCGCCAGACGTAGCGAATTTTGTCGCCGTGGATGATGTACTTCTTGGAGATGTCCAGCGTCCACGGGTTACCGGGCTTCTCCGACGTGGTGAGCAGCTGGTAGATGACCGGAGCGAAGAACGCCCAGCGGTCCTGGTGGCTACGCCCGGAGATGCGCAGCTGCTTGGCCCCCTCCAGCTCCTCGAGAACCTCGAAGCCACACTTCTGCATGAGCGCAGCGTAAACGTTAGCCTTGGTGATCGGTGCTGCGTTTGGCATTGCCTTCTCGAATGGGGGTGCAGATGATGAACGCTTTGGTGTCTTCGAAGTAGAGGTCCAGCACGGACGAGAAGAAAACCTTCTTTTTATCGTCGAGCAAGTACGACTCACCGTTGGTGAGCATCGCCTCGATAGAATCGTTGTTCCATGGGATGATGTAGTCGATGTAGTTGCGCCGGTTGATGGTGCCGAAAGTAACGTTCAGCGTACCGCTCGAGCCGTTCTCAGTGACGAGATGAAGCTTCCCAGACTTGCGGGTCTGCAAAAAGTTCTTGAGGATGTCCAAGTCGGTGACGCGCACCTCAACCTGGTTGGCGCTGGTCATCGCTTCTTCGATGGCTTCGATCGCTTCCTCCGGCGACTTGAACCCATCACCCTCAGGTACCACCACGCCTGGCAGCTTCCACTTCTTGAGCTCCTGCAGCATGGTCTCGTCGAGAGCTCCAGACTGCGTGACAGCGCGCGCTAGTTCACTCATGATTTTGGTCTTTCCTTCAGGAAGGGGATGGTGATCTTGTAGGAGCGCACCGTATCCGGCAAGGCGGCGCGCCGGCCGTACCCAGCGCACAGGAACAATGCCTCGTCCGGAAGCTCGGGATCGGCCAAGAACGACAGGCCGTAGCACTCCTCCTTGGCCAGCACTACGTTCGTCGTCCGCGCGTGCCAGGGGAAGAAGAGAGAGTTCGGCCCGCCGGCGAACGCGATGGGGTTCATCCCATCCATATGCGCCTTGGCGAAGAGCTGGCCCACAGCCGCCGCCGCGTTGGTCTCTGTGAGAAGCCGAAGCTCTTCCAGCTGCGAGTTACGGATCACAGCGAACGGCATCAGCGTGGCCAGGTCTATCTCGAGCTCGGTCTCCGCTTCATCATCACGACGGAAGCGACGGTACGTGATCTTGTCCTTGCTCAGAACAATCTCCTGCACCCGCGGGCGCTCGAGGATGCCGGCTACGACCTTCAAGAAACCAGGAACGCCGGTAGCCGGCGGTACGGGGATCTCTTTCGTCTCTTCGATGTAAGCTGGCATCAGACTTGCTCCGCGTCGTACTTGACCTGTTCCTCGGCGGCTAGTAGCTGCTCAAAGAGCTGCGTTGCCACAGCGGACAGGCTAGTGCTGTGCCGCTCCACGTAGTCGTGCATCTTCTGCTCGAGCGCTTCAGACACTCTAAGGTGAATCCGCCCGGCCTTCTTCTTGGCGCGGACCTTCTTGGGTTTTGACATCGGTCTCCACGTACTTTAGGCCATCGAGGTACTCGAAGATGCCCTTGATGTTGGGGAACTTACCGGACAAGTACTGCACCACCGCGTCGCCAGCGCGGTCGAGTATCTCATCGGTGAGCGGCTGCCCTACGAAGATAGGCGAGATGTGCTCACCGATTTCCTTGATGAGCTGCCCGTTCATGCCAATCCACGTGGGCAGCCACATGTAGTTGAGGCTGACCTCACCGGGACCTGTGCGTTGAACGAGCTTCACAACGTGACCTCGACCTCTCCCTCTTCGAGAATGAAGAGCACGTCGCTGGCGCGGATCATGACCTCGTTGTCTTCGAGCAGCATGGCAAAGGCGTGGCCCTGCTTGGTTTCGCTCGCGCCCTTGAAGAACGGGAAGCGGTCACCCGGCTTCACCTCGGACGGCACGAGGTACTCGCGCTTGAGCTTCTTGCTGTAGAAGCGACGGCCAGGCCCCACCTCTTTGCATACGGCAAAGCGAATGGGGTCAGGCCCTACTTTGATGATGCCGCCTTTCGTAGTCTTCGGCGCAGGCTCGACTACGGCCACCATCCAATCGCTCCAGAGCTCGATCTTCATAGCGAAGGTGCAGCTCCGCCGAGGACGTCGACCGTGTCGTCCTTCGGGATGTTCACCGGCGCGCTGTCCTTCTGGAACTCGGCGACGCCAGCGGCGAGCCAGTCGGTCATGGGCTTGAGCGTGGAGCACCAGGCGACGGTGTCGCTCGGCGCGTAGTGTTGGCCGCCGACCTCGAAGAACATGGCCACCGTGGGGCGGCCTTGCTCGTCGTTGTAGTTGACGAAGATCACCTTGCCCTCCACGACGTGCATGACCTTCTGCGAAGGCCCAACGGATGCGCCGGTGGCGTCGCGCGCCGTGCGTACACCTTGCATACGAGCCGCGAGTGGATTGTTCTGATTACCTAGAGACATTTGCTTTGTCCTTCCTGAATTTCTCGATCTTCGCTTGCAGCTGTTCCTTGGTGATCCAGCTGCCAAATTCGTTCCACTCGCGGGGGTAGTAGAACCGCTCCGCGTGGGTCTTGAGCAAGAGCTCCACCTTGATGAGGAGCCAACCGCCGGTATCACTCGACGGTCGTACTTCCGTATCGTGAGAACTGAGCCAGTGCTCGATGGTCTGTAAGTCCGACCAGCGCCCAGTGGCTGGGTGCTCGTAGCGCCAATAACCACCGGCCATGGGCTTGGCTTTGGCGTAGAGCACTTCGCCGAATGCATCGGCCAGGGTGTCGAGACCGTGGCGCAAGCCCACGCTCTTCGGCACTACATGATCATCGCTCTCGGCGAGTTTGCTCTTGCGTGTGGAGTCACGCAGGTCCAGCACACGGTCGGGCACCGAGTTGGCCTTGATGTAAGCCACCGGGTCCGTGCGCAGTAGATGCAGCAGCTGTGGCTCAAGCCGCGCTGGTAGCAGGCCCTTACGATCCGTTCGCTTGATGACCAAACCTACATGGGGGTCGACTAGCTGAAGACGAAGCGACGCTTCCGTCATCATTTTGGCGAAGCTCCAGTCGCTGAACGCCACAGTAATACTGCTGGCGGTGATCTCACCTTCGTAATGCTCACCCACGCGCTTGTACGTGAGCTCCACGTCATTCGACATCGTTTGCCTTTCGATAGCTGTGCGGCTTGGTGATGCGATAGATGGCCGCACCCTGTGGACTCGCACCAAAGTGAAACTTGGTTCCGTCTGGCAGCTCGAGCTCGTCCAAGAAGTAGCGCGTCATGCCCCGATACTCCTTGCCCTTCACCTTCAGGCCGAGCGCCGTCAGCATAGGAACGATGACGTCGGCACAGCACACACGCTCCTCAGGGATGCCAAGACCGTTCAACGCAGCGAATGCCTCCTGCACCGTCACATCGTAGATGTCGAGCTCGCCGAGCGCTGCTGCACTGATCTGCGGTGTAAGAAAACCTGTGGCTACGCCACCACACGAGAAGCACGTGTACTTGTTGGGCCAGTACTCGCTGCGCTGACCAACGAGCTGGTCCACTTCGGACATCTCGCCGACTACGTTCAGCGCCTTCTTGCAGTCAGTGCAGACAATCGAGATCATATTTGACCGGCGTCTTCTTCACCTTCGGTGTTGCCACCCACGAGGCTGCGTGGGTCCACCAGGCCCGCGCCTTTGATGACAGGGTTGCCGAAACTGTCGGCCTCGACATGCGGAGCCGTCTTGAGCGGTGAGCGCGCCATGATGTTCGGCACAGGCATGGCCGGCCCCGAGTTGGTGATGCGAGACACCACCTGGCGAAGCTCTGCCGGACTCGCGGTGGTAGTGTCGCCGATGGCGCTAGCCAACTTGCTTTCGGCTTGAGCCAGCTGTTGTTCGATAGCATGCAGCTGAGCTTGATCTTCTCCGGTGTAGTCCCCTCCGAATGGCACGACGTCATCGCCGCCACCACCATCAGAGAAGTCCACCGGCGAGAACGATCGCTTCTGCAATCCTTCTGACTGAGCGCGCTCCATCTGGCTGAACGCCCCGTCCTCTGGCTCCGACTGCGCCTGAATTGAGGGTGGGGGAGAGGGTGCCCCATCCACCGAAGCCTGCACGCGCGCGGTCGCTGCCTGAGCTGCAGGGCTGCCACTGTTCATGAAGACGGCGGTCAGCTCAGCGATGACGTCGTCAGCCACAGTGGCGCGTACCTCCTTGCCCGTAGGTAGCAAAAGCGTGAGGTAGCTGTACGTCTCACCCGTTTGGAACGAGAGAGCTTGGGCAATGCCCACGATTTGAACGAGCATCAACCAACTCCCGGCGGCGTCTTCTGCCGTACTGCTTCAGCCTCAGCTTTGCGCTGAACGCTAACGAGCTTCGAACCGACGTCAGCCAGCACCACCAGGTGGCGGCCTTGCCGATCCATGTTCACGAGCACGTGGCAGTGAGCCCACTGCTCGCCGATGTATGCCTTGCCTTCCGGCTTCTGCGGTAGATACGCCATGCAGTCTGGCCCGCAGATGCGCGCCTGGTCGCGGTAGCAGCTAGCGCCTTTTATAGGTCCGTCGCTACCTTCCAGAGCTACTTCTTCAGCTTGCTGCACCATCACTCTTCTCCTTGGTTTGTAAAGCCTTGCCCTCGCTCTGCTTCGTGCGCTCGAGAATCACGGCCGTGAGGATGGAATGGCCGATGACTGCGAGGTAGCGCGCGAACTTCTTGCGGTCGAGCGTGCCCGCCAAGTTGTCGATGTTGCCTTCCAAAAAGCCCCACTTCAACATGAAGCGTAGGTAAGGCAGACCGAGCTCGCCGGCGAGCAGCCGGCGCACATCGTTCATCATCTCGACGAGCATCGAAGCGTTGCCGAACGTGAACTCGTGTTGGATGGGAACGATCAACAGCTCGTCGTCCTTGCCTTCCCAGTGGCAGCCACGGCAGCGTGCAGTACTGCCAGCCAACACCGAGAAGTCGACGCTGGCGCTGCCACACTGCGGACAAAACTTGACGGTGTCGTTGGTCACAGATGGCCGCCAATCTTCTTCGTGATTCTTCGTGTCGATGCCAATTCTTCCTCCGCGCTACGCGCTACGTGCCGCGTCTTGAGCTTGCTCTTGACCTGCTTCTGCATCACGGGTGCGATCGACATCGGACCGCGTGCCACCTCGTCCATGAGGTGCTTGATGTGTTGGTTCCTGTCGCTCTTCTGGATGCGCGACAGGTACGGCATGAGCGTGTCGCGATAGACCTTGAGCGCCTCGTCGGCGGCGTCCTTGTTGATGGTTGCCTGAATGATGGCGCGCGTGCGCGTGTACTCGACTTGGTCGCGGCGTAAGAGGAGTGCCTGTAGAACGTACGCTTGTACGGACCCCCGAGGAGGCGGCCTCCTCAGCGTCGCAAGCATCAGATTCGCTTGCGCCCAACCCTCGGGGGTATCTAGCCATTTCCCAGGGCCTCGGCTTTGAACAGGTGGCGTACTCGAAGGTCGAACCAAAACCAGTTCACCACCAAGCTTCCAATCATGTGGAAGTTGAACTTGGCCACCAACCTGTACTTCTTCCAGAAGAGGTCGTTGTCCCAGTTCCCGTTGGCGTCATAGATGTCAGGTAACTGACGCTTGTTGATCGCCTTCATCGAAACCGAGAGGCCCATGATGGTGTAGCGGTCGGTGATGTAGCGCTCCATGCCAGCGTTCATCGGCTTGAGATTCTCCATCTCCTCGCCGAGCAGTCGCTTGATAATGAGGTCCTCGTCGCCGCCGTACGATTGAAACTCCGGCTCAAATTTGCCTGGGATGATCGGCACAGTCTGCGTCACACGTCCGTTGATGACCAGGTCGCTCAGGTCCAGGGGCGCGAGCCGCGCTTCGATGATCTTTTTTTGGTCTTCGTTGTTGAGCAGATCCTTGTAGATGGCGTTGCGCAGACGAGTGATGTCGAACTCGTCCATCTCGTCCAGGAGGTTCTTCTTTTCCTCGCCCGACATCGCAGCCTTCGTAACGCCAGCGCCCTGCCCTGCGACGCCGCGCTGCGCCTCTTCCGCAATGCGCTGGTCCTCACCGACGAGACCACGCTCGGCGCGGTCTCGTTCCGCGTTGAACTTCTCGAGCGCAGCGAGTCCTGCAGCTGTCTCCGCGCTGACCTGAGGCACGTTCTGCTGCGTCTTGGCACCACCAACCTGACGCGCACCAGGTTGCATGCGCTGTTGGAAATGCTGCGGTGCAATGAATTGGCCGCTGCGAAGCACACCGTACTTCACCGCCATCTCAGGCTGGTTCATGGCGACCATGTCACCTTGCCCCTGGCGGAAGGCTGGGTCTTGGCGCGCGGTAGCGGGCAGCATGTCACCTGGAGCCAAGCCGCTTGGCATGGCGGGTCCGCCCGCACGCTGCTGTTGCGGAGGCGGCACCAAGTGCTCGACGCCCGACACGATGCCCGCCGGCGCTGGCAGCCCAGCAGGCCGACCGAGCGCTGGCTCCGACGGCACCATGGCAGGGTCGAAGGAAGGCTGCGGCAGAGGGCGCATCGCCGCCGCCTGCGCCGCCATGGTCAGCCCGCCGACGGCTTCGCTGTCGAGCCGCGGGATGGACATGTCGGGACCACCGGCGACAGGGTCGGTGTAGCGCGGGATCGGCGCCGGCCGGCGCCGCTCAGCAGCGCCAGCGGCGTACCGCAGCGCAGCTGGGTCGGAGATGCCAGGGTGTACGAAAGGCTGCGGAGCTGTGGGGTCGCCGCCGAGCCGCGTGGGATTTGACGGGTCCCTGCGCGTCGTCGTGGAGGGTATCCCCGGACCGCCAGGTGACTCGATTATGGTGCCGCTACCGCCGTCTTCACGCTTCGCCATGCATCTCCATTCTTGGCGTACACTTGGCGTACACCAAAACAAGTAGCTAGAAAAAAGGCCTCGGTCAAGCCGGGGCAGAGTCTGAGACCAGCGCTGCCAGCAATTCCGTGGGGGAAATGCCGACAGGAACCTCGCCCAGCTGGGCCAGGACCAAGCCGGTGAGCCGCGAAACCGGACGCCACGGCTCCCATGGATCCACACGCAGCAGCAGGTGGGCGAGCTGCACACGCGTCTCGCCGAGCTCCACGCTGTGGTTGGGGATGAGCAGCTGCGACAGCGACTTGCCCTGCAGTAGCAGCAACGCGGTGGTGCGCTCGAGCACGAGCTCGGGGATGTCGACGCGCATCCACGAGATCCACTTGCCCTGCACGTTGGAGCGCAGCGCCGTCGTCTGCATGAAGTCGAATGAAGCGACCGGGTTGGGCCAGTCGCTTCGTCTCCAGATTACTTGTCCGGGACTTTTGAAAAGCCCTTCGGTGGTGGTGGGAGCGGTGGCTCCGGAGCCTTGATAATCCTGAGCGAGTACCTCTTGCATCGTGGACACTTTCCGAACTCTGAATCGCTGGGCGACGGCGGCACCATGTCGCCAGGCTTCAGCCCCGCGGAGAGTCCTTGTTCGAAGACACGGGTGCCGCCGCATGGATGCGTGCCAACGTGCGTACATGCGGCGGTGTAGCTTCCGTAGAGGGGGTGGGTTGGCATGACTTTTCTTTCGCGCGGTGCTCTTCCATCTTCAAGATTTCCTCGAGCACCTGCCGTTTCGACGGTTCACCAGCTGGCCCCTCGGGGAAAGAGAACTTGCCCTCGACCAGAGAGATTCGAATCGACTCCCTAGCAATGACGAGCAGGTACTTGAGCTCGCGCTCGAGGCGTTCATGGAAGTGCTGCGCCATCGTGTGGCAGCTCTCGCACAAGAACACCTCAGCGAAAAACTTACCGGCGCCAGGCGCTACGTCGGCTTTGCAATTCAGACAGGGCAGGTTCATCCGGTTTGTTGCACCTTGTCAGAGGTGCGTTCCCAAAGAGTAGACCACGCATCATCACGCTCTTCGGCCTCGGCGGGTACATAAATGATGCGCTTGATGAGCCTCCAGGGAATTACCAGGGCGCAGCTGTCCTTGTTCACTAGCGACAGAACCGAGCTGTCGGCGAGCGCGTTGGCCAGCGCCTTCCTCAGATCGGCAGCGCGCACGTTCAAGAATTGGAAGAAGTCCCCCTCTTCCGTCTCGATAGCAACGTCTTGTACTTCAGTCATCACGGGCTTTCGCTAAGCGCTCGATCAGGTCGCGCTTGATTTCTTCAGCATCGAGCCTATCAAATGTCTGTCCAACCAATTGGCGAGCGACGGCAGACAGATGAGAAGTCGGTGCTACTGCACCAACGACAAGTTTCCCGACGTCTAGCTTTACTACATCGCTTTCCTGCACACCTTGGTGGACGAAGTCCGCCTTCGGCAGCGACGTTTCAATGCGTTGCTCCTGCCTGGCGGCGATGATCTCGACAAGCTTCTCCGGGATCTCACCGTGATTCAGCAGAATAAATTCGACGAGCGTGTCGAACGCCACGCACAGAGTCTTGAGCTGCTCGTCTGCTTCGTCTGCACTCTTCTTGTGCAAGGCCCTAGCGTCGACTAAATCCTGCTCTGCCTTACGCGCCCACGTTTGAGCATCTTTCTCACGCTGCTGTGCACGTTGCAACAGCGTGTTGTTCGTCTGCTCTCGAATCCTGGCGGCACTATCTCTACTTGAAGAACTCATCGAGCTCCGTCCAGCCCACAAGTGCAGCTGGATCTCTGGTTACGAGGATGCTGGTCGGCTTCTTGGCGCGTACGGCCAGCAGACTGGTGACGTCCGACTTAGCAATGGCACGAGACACCAACGACAGTGGAGCGCGCAGCTCAGGCGGCCACTTCTTTGGGAAGTTGACACCAGGCGGAAGCGGGGCGTCTTGTTCCTGCCACTGCACCCACACAAAGCTTCGCACCACGCCGTTCTTCTGTTCGATCATTCGGAGCCAGGCGTTCAGGCCGATGGCCTTGTCCTGGTTCACCGTACCGTCAGAGTTCAGCGTACCCTGACGCGCGAACTCGATGATGGTTTCGTATTCGCCTTGTTCTAGTTGTAGTGGGAATCCCATGTGGTTACCTTCGCTGCAGCAGCTGCTCTTCAGTATAGCCGGCCAAGGCGTCGAGGATGCTGGACGGGGGCTCCTTGCCCTCTATGTAGTTGCGGATGGCGCGCGTACGCACCTTGGAAGAGATGCCGTACCTGATGAGGTACTTGTTCAAGCGCACGAGGTACGCCGGCGCCCACCACTGGCCTTCCGACCTGAGGCCGATGTTGCGCTCCTCGCCAATCCCAAGTGCTCTGAAGAACGGGGCCTCCTTGCCTGCGCTCAGAAGCCCAGACCGTTCAATAGACTCACGCTCCTCCGCTAGTTTGCGCTCCTGCTCCTTACGCTTCCACCGTTTAGCTACGGTCATCTCACGTCGATGGTTGGCGTAGAAACGGCGGAACGTCCTTCTGGTCTTCATCATACGGACGGATCTTCCCAGTGAACACGTCGACCATCCTATCGACGTTCATGGCAAGGTCGTGGAGCGACCCGCTATTGTCGATGATGTAGTCGAACTGGTCATCGCCGTAGCCAGACAGTTGCGTCTCGCTGGCGTGCTGCTTGTCGACCGCTGTGTTGAACTTCGTCCAGCTGAAACGACGCACGCGCACCATCTTGCCGCCGGCGTCTTTGATGGCCTTGTACTCATTGAAAAAGCGCACGTCGGAGAAGACCACGCCCTTCAACGGCTTCGGCCAATTCTCAACAGCCTCGAACTCACCCTGCGGGTACTGCTGCACGAGCGGTATCAGCCCATCCTTGGCGGTGTACGCCATGGACTTATCCTTGAGCAGCTCGTGGGCAATGCGCAAGCCGTAGTTGATCCAGACGTCGCCGTAACAGTCGCGGCCCCACTGCGTGCCGAGCTGCTGCAGAGCATGACGCGGCGTGAGCCAGCCCCAGCTTTCGTAGTTGTTGATTTCTTCGCGAAGCTTTTTGAGATCGAACTCCGACATCGGCTTCAAGTCGGTGGCTGGTAAGTTGGTACCAGCTGGAGGACCGTTCAACCGCCTGTCTAACTCTTGGCTCAGCTCGTTGTACTTATTACGATTGGCTGCGCCGTGCTCATGCCCACGCGGATAGCGTTTGTCTGGCGCGTTGCGGCTGTCGCTCGGACCCCACAGCTGGTCGTCGCTGAAGTCGAAGACCTCGCGGCAGATACGCTTCAACGGGTCGGCCAGGCCGATGCGGACGAAGCCGTGCTTGCTGATAAGCACCTCGGCAGTAGCGTCCTTGCCAGCGCCGATGGTCTGCCTCGAGCCAGCTTCATCACGATGTAACCCTGTGATACCTACGATCATAAAACTCCTCGCTTCTCGAGCACCTCTTTCACGAAGGCTCGAGCGTAATCTTTTGTACAACCACGCGTTCCCTGACGCAGCACACCGGCTACGTCGTACAACTTCTCGTGCTCCCCGTCTGCCCACTTTGCCACAAGCTTGAAGGCGTTGCCCTGCCCGGTGGGCGCGATGCGCACCTCGGCCTTGGTGGCAATCTTCAACCAGGGTAGCCAGGCTGCGAACCTTCGTCGCAATTGTTGCAGCACCTGCTCTTGGTAGGGCATATTGGACACGTGGACCAAGAGTACATCCATGGCTCCTACTTCATCCATGAAGAACTACTTCGGCGTTGCGCTACGCTCACCGACCGCGTCACACAGATGTTCCGGAAGGACAAGCGCATCTACCCGACGCTGCTCATCTGGCCCTCCGACTCAGTGAAAGCTGTCGACGGCACGCAATTCACCGGAGTTATCTTCACCGAGCTCTCTGAAGACCCGACTCTGCGCAAGGAGGAGATCAAGAACTCCATCCTCAGCACCGCCGCTTTCGCCGCGCTCGTCACTGAGCAGCTCGAGACCGACATCCGCATGATCTTCGAGAGCGGACACGGTACGAGGACCTGGAGACTCCCCATCAGAAACCACGGGGACATCCAGATCCTCGGCCGTGCCGTGCAGCGCGACAACGCCGAGAGCATCGGCGTGTTGTGGAAAGCGAACTAACCTTCGGGATTCGCCTGCGTCGTACGAGCCAGGCGCAGTTGCTCCTGCTCTTCTTCACTGAGGTCGTTCTCGTCCTGCGAGCCATTCGCCGGCGGCTCTGCCGGGGCAGGTGGGCTGGCCTTGGCCCTTGTGCCCTTCTTCGATCCCTTCTTGCGACCCGCCGGCGCTGTGGCGGAGGCAGGCGCATCGTCACTGAGGCGTGGCGCCATGATTTCTTGGTCGATGATTCTGACCGCTCGAGTCATGGCGCCCGTGGCTACACCCACGTCATGCTCGAGCTGTGCTTTTGGGAAGAGACGCTTCGCAGTCTCCATCGCCTTGAGCGCCTCGGCAGCGGTGCTGATGACCTGGCCCATCTCCAGCACGACGTTGCTCTTCGGTGCGGGGTGCGCGCTCTTCAGCGGGTTCCCTTTGACTACCGCATCTTTCTTTTGATCTTCTACGACCTCCGGAGTTGAGCCGCCTTGGTCGCCCTCCGCTGAAGCCGCCGGCTTCGAGCGCCTCGTCTTCTTCGCAGCCTTCTTGGCCACTGCTTTCTTCGGAGCAGCGGCAGCCACAGGCTTGGCCGCTTTGGCTCGCGCAGCCTTGGGCTTCGTCGCCGCTTTCTTCGCGGCTTTCTTTGCCGCCTTCTTGGCAGCCTTCTTCGCGCGCGGCGCCTTGGTCTTCGGCGCATCCTCTACGCCGAAATGCTTTCGCACCATGGCGCGGGCCTTTTCCTTGTCGCCTTCGCTGAGCTCCTGCGTCTTACCGATAGCACGCATGGCGCCGACGGGGGCTTCGTACTCGCCGTTCTTGAGCTTCTGCTTGATGGTGTCGAGGGTGAATTTCTTGTAGTTGCTCATGTAGTTCCTGCTTTTTCTCTCAGCGTTCGCCGCGTTGGTACTACGGCCTCAAAATACTCGTAAAGTTTGTTGAACGTGCCCGGGTCGCTAGGTCTGCCAGTCTTCTCGTCGACGGGCAACATGCCGGCCGAAGTTTCAATGCAGTCGAGGAGCTCGCGCGTGTCGTAGTGCAGCTCTACCTTGCCATCGAGTGAAGGCATGATCGAGACGATGGGCACGAAGCCCAAGACCATCTTGTCCATCAAGAACCAGAGCAGGTCGCGGCCACCGCCTAGCTCATAGCCCTCGAAGTCATCCTCCGGTACGGGCACGTACGCCATACCGTCGACATCCCACTTGTAGTAGAAGAACCAGCTCTTGGTGTCACCGCCGGTGGCGGGAGCCGGGTCTACGGAGTTCATGGAGTAGATGAAGTGGTTCATGGTTGTATACTGGGGTGGTTCATCACAGAGGAGCAAGCATGCCGAACACATTGACGGGGAGCAAGCGTCTTGAAGTAGCCGACCTCATGAATTCGTCCGTCATCCTGTCGGAATACGACGAAGACAGCCAAAGGGAGTACTTCGGCAGCCTGGCGCACATGTACGTAGGGGCTAAGGTTGGAGACGAGAAGTTCAAAGAGATATGCCAAGGTCGCGCTGAAGCGCCGGCTGCCGCTGGTCACCTCTTCAGTACTTGCGGAGAGTGGGCGCAGTTCCTGCTCGAGCGCGCCGGCTACCGCGGGCCAATATTGAACCGTGATCTGTGGTACGCGGGGCAGAAAAGCCAAGCGTGGCAGGACGGTAAGAACATCGAGTACCTGTTCAGTCGTGCGCGCAAGGCCGGCGCATTCTCCGAGTACCTGTTGAGCAAACAAAAGAGCAAGCGACCGCAGTGCGGCGACATCTGCTACATCGCGGTTCAAGGCCAACCGTCGACGGAACACGTCTTCATGTTCGAAGGTAACGACCCGCTGGACGGTTCGACTTACGAACTGTGGACCAGCTTCGACGGTGGTCAAGGCGGCCTCACTACCCAGCACATCGCCGAGTGTCATCGAATGTTCAAGGACGGCATCCTGTACGGCGCCCACCAAGATGCGAACGGGCGCTGGTTGCCCGCAGGTGAAGGCAGGCCGCTCATCGGCTGGCTCAACATCGCGCTGCTCGAGTTCACAGCACCGGCAAACCTCATCGTGCCGTCGGCATAAGAGAGACAGCAACACGTCTGCGCGCAAGGGCTGTCGGTAACACGGCGGCCCTTTTCATTTCTGGAGGACACGATGAGTGATCTACGAGGAGCGACTATGGTTCGCTTCGGCCCATTCGACGCCATGGTTACGGCTGGGAAGCTGGAAGATAGCGATGCTGGCAAACCGGTCTGGAAGGTTTGGTGGCCAGTCGAAGACGAAAGTCAGGCCACCAAGCTGGCGGAAGGCATGACCAGAGAGGCTGCAGTGCAACTCGCACAGCGCACGGCGGAGCTCTGGCGCACAGCAGGACGTCCTACGTTAACCCCTGAGCTAGCCAAGAGCCTGATCGCTAAAGCCAATGAACTATGAAGAGGCGAAAGAGATCATCGACAAGCAGGGACGCCGCGTGCGTGGCGGCGTCGGCATTGTCTCGACGCACAACCCGACAGCCAAGAAGCTGAAGAACCAGACGTGGTTGCACTACGACAAGGACGGCCACTACACCCTCGCCTACTTCAACAAGCAGATCATCGAGTTCCATCCGAAGTACATGGTGTTCAACGACCACGACTACTTCAGCAGCTCGACGATGCAGCGCTTCAACGAGTACATGCCGCGTGGCTTTCACATCAGAGGTTGTACTTACCCTGCGTTCAAGCTGCAGCGACCGCTTGGTTTTATAACCACGCCGGTGGGTACCTACCCCTACCGAATGCCGTGCTCGTACACCTACGAAGGTGAATCGTTCGACCATGGTGGGCTATACGCCGATGCACGCACTGTGCTCATGAAGATCCCCAAGTACGTCGACGTCTACTTGGATGAACTATTGAAGAACAAGCCTTGTTTCATCGACGACGAGGAGACAACGCAACGTGCCTTCCAAGAACAGTTAGTAGGCCGCAACTTCGAGGAAGAGAAGTTCCGCATCAGCAGGCTCATAGGAACCAGCATCGAACAGGGGCGCACGTACAAGCACCTCGCTGTGTTGGCCGCAGAGAACTCCGGTACTTCGCTGGAAGGCTTGCGCATCGAAGGTATAGCTCGTGCGGTTGCTGACTACGGCGCCGTCATCTTCAAGACGCAGACTCCTGCTGGCCAGATGGAGTCGGCGCTTCGCTTCGCCATGAAGCTGCCGCCTATCAAAGAGCCGCAGATACGAAAAACCATTCGGTACTTAGTCATCGAGCACATCATAAACCTTCTCGGCTTCGACGTCGTGCAGTGGAACAGGAGAGAAAGATGAAAGTACTTCTAGGTGATCACGTCGTAATCCATCGCTATGTGGAGCTGCCGGACGTGTGTCCACGTTGTCGAGCCAAGATCGAGCCGGGGGAGATAGTCACCGGCTGGCAGCTGCGTCCGCGTTTCGAAAAGATGCGGTTGACCACGTTGAAAGACAAGAACAAGCTCACCGAACTGGCTGGCACCATCAACGCCGTGCGCTGGGGAGACAAGTGGTCGGTGCGTATACCACTGGACTACCGATGCAAGTGCAACCACATCTTGGCCTCTGCGCACAACCGTGCGTACGAGCTCGTCTCCATGAACATGCTCACTGCATTCAAGCTGCGCGGCTTGCTCTACGATTCGAACGCCGAAGATCCCCAGGTCCAGCGCAAGTGCTACGACGAAACGCAGGGCTATCACGGTGACTGCGTCGCCTGTAATATCGAGGCAGACATCGGCACCGAAGAGGTACCTCATCCTATTGACCTACGCGTGCACACCTGCGTAAGAAACCCAGAGCATGTCCAGCACGAACCGCGGTGAAGAATCGACAGAGAACTGGGAGACACCCTTCTGGACAGTACGCAGGCTGCTCGAAGAAGTGTGGTTCCCCGCCGGCGAGTGGCTCGAGCCCATGGCGGGTACCGGACGGCTCATCCAAGCAGTGAACGAGAATGGGCCGTCGGGCATTCGCTGGACAGCGTGCGAGCTACGCGCCGAGTGCGCGCCACGTCTGAAGAACCTACAGCTGGCCAAGGTTAGCTGCCCCGAAGACTTCATCCTCGATTTCAGCCCAAACCTCAACCGTGGGAAGAAGCCAATCGACGTCGACCCGCTGGTGTCGATGTACGACGTCGGCATCGCCAACCCAGCCTTCTCGCTCACCTTCGAGACGCTCAGCAAAATGCTGGTGTGCTGCGAGCACGTAGCGATCTTGCAGCGCGCCAACTGGCTGGGCAGCGGCGTGAACAACGGCAAGTACGACTTCCTCAGGAACTTCCACCCCGACGTCTACCAGCTGCCTGACCGCGTGAAGTTCTTGCTCGACGGCAAGTTCCCGCGACACCCACCAGGTACCAAGGATGCCAACGGCGTGAACATCGGCGGTCACCTCAAGTCGGGCGACTCCATCGAGTACGCCTGGTTCGTGTGGGGACCGAAGGCCACACGCCGACGTCTGAAAGGTCAAATCATGCAGCTAGCTGCAACACGCAAAGAAGAACGTACGTTCATGGAGGAGGCCATCGCAGCATGAAACCAGCGGTCAGACAGAAGGCACTGCTGTTCATCTCGAAGCACCCTGGCACGCGACACAAAGCGTTCCCCGCAGGGCATGCCTATCACTTCGATGCGCCAGAGCTGGGGCGCGCGCCGTTCCGTGCGTCGACCATCAACCAGCTCATCGCAGAAGGCTTCGTTACAGACAAAGGCCCAGTCACACTTACAGCGAAAGGTGAGCACGAGCTACACAAGCCACCCAACCTTTCGCCTGCGGTGAAAGGTCGCGTCATCTACAGCATGATCAGGCAAGGCACCCGTCGAAACTTCTCGCTACAAGCCACGCTACTGAATGGAAGTGGTCTTGAAGTGCACGGGGCTAAGTTCTACCCCACGTACGCAGACATCGTGGCGCACATCAGGAACATGCCGAAGCGTGACAAGCAGCGCGTGCTGCGCGAGCTCATCAAAGACCTGGCTGAGCAAGCGACGAAGAGGAGCGAAGATGTCCGAGCTGAAGAGTAGGAGGGGCATCCCGCTCATCTGGACGCACGTCGCAGTCGAGCTGCCGCACAGAGGTACGCTGACAGCTGAGCTCTACGTGAAGTGGTACACGCTGTACCTCGTAGACACTGACGGGCGTGCGTACCCGATCGACTTCTGGGACTTGGAGCCGTACGCACCGGAGGGTGAGTCGGCTTTCGTCGACCACGTGCCCAACCCTCGCGCAATCGAAGAGTACTGCGAGCAGCGCAGCATCAGCGTAGACCCGGTGTTCTTGGAGGTGGCACACGGGCGCTGGCTACTGGAAGTGAAGCAGCTCTATCAAGAACCCCAAGCCGCCACGCCAGAGCGCAGTCCGAGCAAGGCAGCACTATCCTCCGCTATCGATCGGCTTTACCAGCAGGTCGAAGGTCGCACGCCGCAACCTGGGGTTGTTTCGCACCACACAGCAATCTGCACGCGAGGCTGTTGCTGCCTGGCTTGTAACCTGCATTGTGATTGCGGCGCAGCGCGAGGGAAGCCCCACACGTCAGCATGCCGTTTGACGCATGAATGCCGGAAAGCGCACGAGGAAGTCAAAGAAACCTCATGAGCGAAGAACAACCAGACGTTGCCTTGGAGTCGCGTCTCGAATCATGGCAGGTGCGCTTCCGCTGTCCGTTCTCTGGCCGATGGGAGTGGAGCGACTTCTTCAAAGCTAGGCGTGCTGACGCGGCTGAAAAAGAAGCTCCGGCCGCACTGGCTAAATTGATTCGCGAAAGTGCAGAGCGCTGCGAGGCCGAGGCGCGCAAGTTCCTGAACATGGCCGCTAACCTGCGCACCCGCGCCCACCTAATCGAACACGGCGAAGAACCAGGGCCCAAAGCCATCCGGCGTCGACGCCGGTAAGTAGCGGCCAGACAGAACAGCAGGTACACTGGATAGCTCATGAAGCTGCTCACGAAGTACCACGCAGCAGGGCCTGCCATGTTCCCCCAAGTGTGGGAGCTGCTTCGCATGTACACGTTCGTGGTCAACGAAAAGATGAAGCGCCGCGGGTTGCCTCACAGGAGTCAGCTCGCGGTGATGGGCGCAATCTGCTCGCGCTTTCTTCTAGCCATGCGTTCGAGGATTATCGATGAGTACCAAACCGAAATGGCAGCCAGGACCATCCGAAACCACGGCGCTCCTCTCTCTGCCAAAGATAGAGCCGCTCTCACCGCCAACATTCCCGACATTCCAACAGCTGGTGGAAGCCGATCGCGTAAGCCAGCTGTCGACCTCATCTGTCCCGAAGAAGATGAACGACCTATTCGATGGCATTCTGGGAACCCTCGAACCATTACTGGCGGACTTCCAGGATCACCCGGAGAAGTACGGCGAAGAGACGCACGAGCTCCTCGGGCAGCTGACCCTTGGGAGCAAATCACTCGAGCAGCTCTCACCGAATGAACGCAGGCTCTTGAACCTGGCGACGTTCGACTTCTACCAAGCACCGAAGCCCAAGCCGCCGGAGGAGCCAGAGCCGCTGGTGAAAGAAGCTGAAGCCGAGGACGGCGAGGACACGCTCGACGAGCTCGAAGAAGAGGCCGTGGAAAGACTGGCCGCCAAAAACGGCGAAGGCCGGGGCCCAATCCCAGGGGTTGATGTCCCTGTGACCGAGCTCCCGGCCTACTGGTGGCTCAGCTGAGCCTTACGGCGCCGTGAAATCGCCTTCGTAGAAGATGGCGTAGTCGTGCACGTCATTGGGTGCAGCGTTCGGCGTGTAGCTGCCGTTCGGCAGGTCGGTAGTGGTCGGAGCCGCGAAGGTACCGTTGGTCACGACCGCGCCGTCCACGATCTCTTTGAGCGGCGAGACCAAGCCCGCACGCGTCTTGATCTTGCGGCGCAAGCCCACCGGAGCTGCGTAACCGATGGCAATGGTGCCGCCGGTGCCGTCGCCTGCCGGGAAGGCAAGGCTGATGATCTTGGACCAGTACTTCACCGACGTCGCCGTCGTTGCGGTCTGAGCCAGGGTCACCGTTTCCGTCTGCGGGTTGCCGTTCGGATCGAGGCCCGTGATGAGCACGTTGGCTGGCACGTCAGCAGCAGTGCCGCCGGCGGTCGTGAACACCAGCTGGCGCGGGGCGTCCGCGAAGCTGGACTGCACGAGCTGCGCACCTTGAATCGTCGTCGCCGCGCGCACCGAAGCCGTTGCCGGATAGACGAAGGCCGCGCCGATACCCACCGCGATGGTGGCGCCAGTACCGTCAGCAGCTGGGTACACCAGACTGACGATGGTCTTGTACGCCTTCACGCTGGTGACGGTCGCTGCGGTCTGCGCCAAGTTCAGAGTCTCGCTCTGCGCAGCGCCGTTGAAGTCGGTGCCCGTGATGACCACGTTCGCCGGCGCGTCGGCAGCGGTACCGCCCGCCGTGGTGAACGTGATTTGCCGGGGATGCTTCACCAGCATTGCGAGGCCAGCGGCCAAGAGACCAGCGGTTAGCACCGTCACCGGTGCAGCAACCGTCGCCGTGGCTGCCTTGAGCACCGCGGTGCCCGGCGCGGCAGCGCCTGGAAGATTGGTGTACTCTTCGACCACGAAGGCAGCCGACGAGCTCATCTCGCGGACCAGGTCCCTTCGAAGGTCGAAAATCTCACCAGAGAGACCGCTGCCTGGGTTCACCAGGTGGTCAAACTTTTCCTTCATCCTGCTGAAAAAACCAGAACCTGCGGTCATGTGACTTCCTCCATGAATTACCCGGAACTTCTTACGTTTCGGGCTTCCGGAAGCCCTTTCAAACCTGATCGTAAACCAGAGTCAGTGAGCAAGAGAAGACTAGCCCATCGTCGGCACGCCGTACTGGTTTACGTACGACGGCAGAGCCGCGGAATGCCCGCCCAAAGCGTGCTCTTGCGGCGGCGCCATGCCGAATTCACCAGCCTTCTTTGCGCCCTTCGCCGCCAGCATTCCGGCTCCCAGCACGCCTGCGCCGATGGCTGCCTTACCTAGCAAGCCAGGGCCTGGGATGGCGCTCACCACCGGCTTCAAGAGCTTCTGAGCTCCACTGACCAGCGCGTTAGGTGCCTTGTTCACCGCGCCGAGCGCTGAGCCAAGCATGCCTCCGATCCCCGCGGTCTTGGCCAAGACCCGACCGGCTTCTTCGCCGATGGCAGCTGCGGCTTTGTCGAACAAGCTCATGTCACCGGGTATGTCGCTGTCGGAACGCTCACCCTGGTAAAGCATCGATCCCATCGGATCGAGCGGCACGCCGCCGCGCAGCGCCGCATTCATCGGCGCGTTGCGGTTGGCCTCCTCGAAGCGCTGGACGTTGTGCTTCAGCTCCGCTTTGGCAACGCCGGCGTCAGCGCTACGGCTCATGCCGCGCGCAAGCAGCAGCCCGCCTACCAGCGCAGCCAGGGGTAGTCCGCCCTTCATCGGCGACCACTTGGCCTGCGCTTCGGCGACTTTCTCCATGTCGCCCGTGCCCATGTACGCGGCCAAAACCGTGTGCAAGCTCATACCCAGAGGATACTACTTCGGCGGCGGCGTCGGAACAGGGGTCCGCACCGTGACTGGAGTCTGCCGGCGCGCGCCGAGCGGAAGCGGGTCGGACAGAATGGGGCTGCCGGTACCGGGCACATTCACGCCTGCCTTGGGCAACACACCTACCAAGAAGCCAGCCAGATTGGCCTGCGTCTCACGGAGCTCGGCAATCTCCCGGCTCTGTTCGGTGAGGCGCTTGTCCTGCTCGTCGAGACGCGTGTCCTTGGAGGTGCTCAAGGTCACCAGCGCTTTCACCTGGCGCTGCAGCTCGAGGTACTGCTGCACGACAGCCCAACCAGCGGCCAAGACCGGCACCAGAATAGCCAGCGGGATGCCGACCTTCAGGCCCTTAGCCTGCACAGTGAGCACACCAGGGCGCATCGAAGACTTGGGCGTGTCGTTGGCGAGCTCGACCTTGGGCGTCGCTGCCGCCTTGGCCACAGCATCGAGCTGGCGCTGCACCTCCGCTGCCTTGTAGCGCTCGAGCTCGGCCTCTGCGTCCTCACGCGCCATTCGCTCGTCGTTCATCAGACGCAGCGCTGCCGTAGCGCGGGACTCAGCGGCGTCTATCGCAGCGACCCCTTCCAGGTCGTCAGAGCTTTGGCTCTTGGGGCGCGGGGGCAGTGGCTTCTGCACAACCCCGGTAGAGTATCAGCCGAAGAGCCGTACTCGAACCACGCCGTCAGTGGTGCGCACTAGCGAGATCTCCGTGATGCTCGTGGCCGGCGACGGGTTCGTGTACAGGATGAGCCCGCCGGGCTTCAGCTCGATGCCGTCGGCCGACCCGTTGAACTTCACGAGGATGGAATCTGCAGCAGGGTCGGCTTCGTACTCGATGATCGCCACCTTGACGCCGGGCGTGTCGATGGAGCCGAACGGCACTGCCGTGGTACCTGAACCGACGAGGCTGAGCCTCGAGTCGACGACCTGCGTGTACTGTCCGGAGAAGCCGAACTGCACCGGCACCGGCTGTTGCCCCTCGTCTGGGGGAAACTGCACGGTGCCTTGCACGATGATCGGGTTCGTAGAAGCTGACATGTAGCGCCCTCAGATCACGAGCCAGGAATGCCGAGGAATGTCGCCGAGACGTTGGAGCCTCCGGCGTTCGGGTTGGTCGCGCTCGAGATGAGCGTGAGCGCCGAGATGGCCACTGGCACGGCGCGCTCGAATTGCACCGCCACCGACTCTTGGATGAGCACGCCTTGCGCGTCCGTCGCCCAGGTGTGGTTCGGCAGGTAGCAAGCTTCGAAGTACACGGCGCCGAGCGCGTCCTGATTGATGTCGCGGATGTACATCAACAAGCCGATGGGCTGCGTGAACAGGTCGGACGCCAAGTTGAGGTAGATGTTCTCGTAGCCCGGCGGGATGATGACGTTGTGCGGGTTGGAGACCGACGCCGCGCCAGCGTTGAGGAACATCGCCGGCACCACGGTGGGCGGCAGCAGGTCCTGGTAGTACGAGTACAGCAGCCGCAGCAGCGACGCGCCGTGGTAATAGATGCGGCCGAGGCCGATCTGTCCGACGGTGCGACCGGTGATGAAGTAGCTGCGCTCCGAACCGATTTCGAAGATGCGGTTGAACTGGCGCGTGTGCGACAGCTGGAAGTTCTGCACGATGCCGATGGGCAGAACGATTTGGTTGGCAGCCTGCCCGGTACCGCTCACCGCTTGTGCGAACGCGGCGGCACCGCCGATGTTGGCGATGCGAGGCGGGCCGGCAGCGAGCATGGTGAAGCCGGCGTTCGCGTACGCGCCATCCACCAAACCTGCCTGCACGTAGTTGGTGTAGGGACTCCAGTCGGAAAAGTTGCCGGCCATCTTGCTGTTGCTCCTTCTCTCAGAATATCACGGCGTCTGCGTCTGCTTGCCGCCCAAGATCTCATCCCACTTCTTCGTGCTCACGCCTTTGGGCGGCGGGGGCTCGGCGACCTTGAACTTCCCACCGAGCTTCACGTAGTACTCGAGCGGGGCTTCTGGGCTGTACGTCGCCGCCAGCTTCAGGAGCTCGGGGTCTTCAGCCGCGCCGGCGCGCGCGAGGTTCGCGAGCTGCACAGCAGAAACGGCCGGAGCCGAGGCAGCCTTCTCTTGCAAAAGCTGCTCGGCTCGAACGCGGCCCACGGCCGCTATGAACGGCGCGCGGTCCATTAGATCACCAGGGTGACGCGGATGTAGTTGCAGGGGAAGGGCGGGTCGATCAACACGTCGACCAGCACCGTATCGGGCGCGTCCTCGTCCTGGATGATGTTGTTCAGGTTGAAGCCGACGAGCACGCCGACCTCGACCAGGTACCCGCCGACGCCACCGATGACGGTGCCGAGCTGGTCCAGGAAGGCCTGGGTGATGTTGAACCGACCGATGAAGTTCTTCAGCGAACGGCGCAGGAACTTGGCCGTGAAGTCGACCACTTTCGTGATCGAGTCCGTGCGGGTCTCCACCGAGGTGAGGTCGGTGGTGAGCGCCATACGGCTGATGAGCGGTGCCGATGGCGCGTCTTGCACGATGATGTACGTGCCGCCTGCCGCCATGATGTTCATCTGCGACTCGGAGAAGAAGTCGTTGCTTCCGAGCACGCGGGTGAACCCAGCCATCGGGAAGTTCGTGAACGACTGCTGGGGCGGTTGCTGCCCGATCATGCCCGCGATGGCCGCGTTCATGTAGAAGCCGTTGACGATCTGTTCGATGCCCTCGATGGTGGCCGCAGCCTGGTCCGGCGCCGTGTGCCAGAAGCGGCGGTCGCCGAAGCTCTGGCTGAGCGCCTGGTAGGTCTCGGCAATCTTGGCCTTGTCGGGCGCGCCCTCGGACGTGACCAGGGCCGCGCCGCGTACGCGAACGGCAAAGGCCTCGCTGATGAGCTGGCTTGGCAGCGGCGGGGTGTTGAGTGCCGTCGTCGCATAGTAGCCGTCGTCATTGTCGCCGGCGTTGAACGACGTGCGGATGGTGACGACCGAGCCACTGATGCCAGCCACCGAGTAGCGCTTGGCGTCGCTCGCGATGTCGATGAACACCCCCGACGTGGCCAAGATGGTGCCGACGGGGCTCACACCCTTGGCCAACAGCAGAGCGCTCAGGTTGGGGATACCGGTGTCGAAGGTCAGGCCGGACGAGCCGGTCGTGTTGCCGTCGGCGCCGGAAGCCACCAACGTGTCGAGCATGTTGGCCGGCTGCTCACTGTTGAACAGCGTGATGCGCTCGCCCTTCTGAGCAGGTTCGCTCATGAAGTCGGTGTGGGTCTTGAAGATCTGCGCGACGGTCTGGTCGTGCGTGAGCGGCGCCAGCGCGTAGACCTCGAAGGCTTCGAGCAATTCAGCGGCGCGCGTGAAGGCCTCGGGCGTGCCGAACGGCGCATCCGCGCTCACTGCGTCGATGCCCAAGCCCGTGATCTGCACGCCGGGGGCGTTGACCAGGGCGAAGAACATACCGAGCGCCAGCGGGTTCTGCGTGGTGATGGGAGCCATCACCGACTCGAGCTGGGTCTGGCTGTCGATGCGAATGAGCGAGGCCTGGTCGGCCAGAGCCGACAGGTCCTTGCGGATGGCCGTGTACGACAGGTACACCGGCGCGCGGCCCTGCGACGGGTGAATCGCAGCGCCCGTGGTGTCGCGCAGCAGATTGTTCTTCAGCGTCGCCGTCTTGTTGGCGTCGACCACCAAGCTCGGCACCGGCCGGTCAGAGCCGAGACCCGTCAGGTTCTTGGCGATGATGTACCAGTACCGGCCCGCGTTGAGCGTGATGGTCTTCTGCTCGCTCATCTTCAGGATGGAGACCTGCCCACCTGGGGCGACCTGACTGATGATGCCGGCGGACACACCATCGACGATGAGCTCGTCGCCGGGCTCCGCGTGGCCGAGGGCGCCGTACGCGCGCGTGTCGGCGACCAAACCGAGAGTCGTGAGCGCAGTGCCGCTCTTGATCCAGATGAAGGCGTCGGCGCCCGTGAGGCTGTGCGTAAAACGCAGGAAGTTGGTGCTGAGCGAAGCCGTGAGGCGTCCGCCTGCAGCCGTACCCATCACCGCGTTGATCTCGGAGAGCACCGCCGCAGCGTTGGCGATACCAGACGAGAAGGTGATGGTCTGCAGCTGCTGACCATCGCTGATCTCGATGGTCTTGCCGGCGAGGTCGCCCGGGTAGGATAGCGCCGTGATGTTGACGTTGCCCGTCACGACCGCCGCAGTGCTGACCGCCGTGAAGTCGTAACCGAGGAACTTCATGAGCGGCGAGAAGTTGTCGCCGTTGCCATCGTCGGTCACTTCGATGGACTGGCCGACGTCGGTCTCGTTCGTGGTGAAACCGAGCGTAGTGTTGGCGGTACCGACCTTGATGACGAGCTTCGAGTCAGCGCCACCGTTGTCGTCGAGCAATTGCAAGAAGTTGGTAGTAGGCGTCAGCGAAGCAGTGAGCCCCGTGGTAGACGAGTTGACGCGAGCTACGACCAGTGAGGGCGTCGTGTCGCCCACCTGGAACGTGACCGTCTGGTCAGCACCATCGTCTACCGAAATGACGAGAGTCTTGGCCGTGAGATCGCCAGGCAGCGTGAGCGTGGTGACGTCGACGGTACCGACCAGGACAGCCGCGTCATCGACTACGCCGTTGCGAAGGAAGGCCTCCGTACGCAGCTCTTCGATGAAGTTGTTCGCTGCCATCGCGAGGAACGCGCGCACGCTGTTCGACTCGATGACGAGCTCTTCGATGTTGCCGCGAGGGTCCGGAAAGTTGGTCGCCGGGATGGGCTCCTCGAGCTGCGAGTAGCTGTCGACACCCGTCGCCGTACGCGCTGCACCGAAGCCGAAGGCAGAGAGCACTGCGGGCGAGCTCGTACCGATGATCTGCAGCGTCTGAAATTCACCGACGCCAACGGTGCGCAGGCGCCACACCGTGGAGCTCAGCACCTCAGCCTTCGACGACGTAACGCCAGCAGCGGCGAGCGCCTTGTTGATCGCAGTCACCACCGACGCGGGCGTGAGCCCGGTCGTAGTCGGATCGGCGAAGAGAACGGTGACGTTCGGTCCGTGATTTGTCGAGAAGATGAGCTGCAAGCCGTCGAGCCCGGTGTAGACGGGCGGGCTGCCCGTAGCTGCCTTCGCGTCGAAGAACGCGGGCAGGTTGATGAGCGCGTCACCGTTCAATACCGACGTGCCGCTACCATCGGGGACCAAAAGGTCGACGACTTGGCGAGCCACACCGATGATGCACGGCACCAGCGTAGGGGTAACGACCGACGGCGTCGTCGTACGGATGACTTGAATTACTTCTACGCCGGGGCGGGGCAGCTGAGCGGCCATGTACTGGCTCCTTCCTTCAAACCTTCGTCTTGATAGGCGGTGACGGTTTCGATTCTTCCACGGCGCATTCGGCTATGGGAATAGCGCGTCCTCCCATGGAAGGTGGGCGAAGCCCTGGTCGAAACGGGTGAATGGTGCGCACGCGCACTTGGCGCGCAGGATCGAGTGGGTGTGTCGCGTAAGTCGGCGCCGCCGGCAGTAATCCAGCAGGATCTGGCGAGCGCCCACGAGCATCCGATGCCAGCGGATCAAAGGCAGGCGGACCGTCGACACAGAAATGAAGCGGCAGCTCGACGCCGTTGTGGCTCATTGCCGGACCGCCAGTTTGCAGCTCACGCGTCTTCAACAGCTGGGTGCGAATCTGTAGTTCAATGGACTGCACGATGTGCTGGTTCAACGGCGTGTACTGACTCATGCGCGGGAACTGGAATGGCGATGAAACAACCGTGGCGTACCAGCCTTCAGCGTTATCACCAGCAACGATGCCTTCCGCCGGTGATGGCGAAGAGATTTGCGGCTGCCGTCCCACTTCGAAGAACAAGTTCGAACCGATGAGCTGCTGACGCAAAAGCCAGAGGTGCTCGGCTACGACGAAGGCAATCTTGTCGCACTCAAGCGTGACACGCGACACGCAGTTGATGCTCATTACACCGGGGATGAGCACGCCCTTCGTCTTCTGGCCAGTGTCGAACTGGAAGGCCAGCATGTCGTCCTGGCCAAGCGAATAGAACTGCACCGGCCCGCGCGTGAACGAGATGGCGGGGCGCGCGCCGATGGTGTCGCTGTTGATCGCACCCTCGCCGACGATGAAGATTTCCGTACGGTCGTTGTCCGGCGACCAGTGATAGCTACCGGGCGGAGCTGCCGCAAAGAGACCCTGCACGAAAGCCACGTAGAGCATACGCAGCTGTGTGAGCGGGTCGTCTTTGAAACTACTCTGCGGAAACTGCCCGTGAGGGTTGACTCTTGTAGGCTTCGTGGGCACGACCGAGCTCCTTGCTCGCGCGCGAGTGGTACTGCTGCATGGCCAAGGCCAGGCCGCCGCCCATGAACGGAGCTACCTTGCGCATGGTAGGCGCCGCCGACGGACTGAGGCCAAGGCCGTGCGTGATCCCGCGTCCAGCAAGTGCGCCGGCCGCTGTGCCAACACCGAACGCCGCTGCCGGCGCCATCACCGCTTTGAGCGCATGAAGGATGGGGTGCTTGATGTCTCCAGGCTGGTTCTTCACCTCTTCCTGCGGCACCTCACCCGAGTCGGGCGGCGGCTCCGGCAGGTTGGCGAGCTTGAGCAACTCGCGCGCCATCGGGGCGCGGTCGTAGGTGAAGGGGAGAGCCAAGCTCATGGTTCTTTCGGGTACGACGTCGGGTACAACGCAAAGATACCAGGGATTTCCTCGTCCTCGAAGTTGGCCAGGTTGAAGGGGTTTGTGTAGTTGCGCGCCGGCGTGATGAAGAGGTTCTTGAGCGCAGAGGAGAAGCTCACTGGGATAGAGAACTCGATGTCCTTCGTCTCGATGGCATGAACCTGCACCTCTTGATGAACCGCCGCCCGGCTGTGCTCGGTCTGCGTCTGGCCAACGACCTTCCAACGCAGGTTCTCCGCCTCGATCACCAGGTCGCCGGGTTTGAGGATGGGGTAGAAGCCCAACCGCAACGTCGTGTTGTCCTGCTGCGTCTCGCCCGTGTTCAAGTGCTGTGTGCTCTTCGAGCTCGGATCGATCTGAATGAACGTCTCGATGGGATGCAGATAGCCGCGCACAAAGCCGGTGCAAAAACAGGTGATGCAGCCGCTCTTTGTCACCTGGTTCAGCGTTTCATTCCAGCAATCTGGGCAGCGCTGGCCAAAAGTGCGTCGTGGCAGCACGATGCAGCGGCGCCCAGCGAACTCCCGCATCAGCAGGCGGATATGCCGCCGAAGCTCAGTAGCGATGATGTCGGCCTCGGGCTCATGTGCCACAGGCCCGAAGTCCTTCACGTCGCCCGAGCTCTTCTCACGCACACGGATGAGGTACTGGTACTCGCGCCAGCGATGCGCGATCTGAATCACGTTGTCGACGAACGTGTACTGGTCCTGAAAGGGCGGCGTGAGCGTGTCCCACGGGCCTTCCGGCGACTCGGACCGCAACACCTGAAACTCGAAGTCGAAGATGTCGCGTGTCGTCGGCGCGACGCGCCAAGTCACCTCGTGGAAGTCGATGTCCAGCGAGATGACTCGGAGCTTGTCGAGCTCGATCGGTACCGGCATTACTGCCTGGGTTGCGTGTTCGACAGCATCTTGCCCGCAACCAGGCCGCCAGCGCCGGCGACGCCTGCCGCTGCGAGCGGGTTCTTCTGCGCGAAGTTCTTGGCGACGTTGCCGAACGAGCTGGCAACCTGACCCAGGCCGCCGCTCTTGTAGGCCGACGTAGCCAGGCTCTTGCCTGCGCTGAGCGCATTGCCGACGGCAGGCAGCGCAGCTTTACCAGCGTTCAGCGCGGTACCGAGGATGCCTGCGGTCTTGTCGGTCTTTTCCAGGCCGGGGAACTTCTTCGCCACCGCAGCACGCACCTTGCTCTTCTCCGAATCAGAGCCGTGCATGCCGACCAAGCCCAGCGCCGAGCGCGCGTGCTTGGCGTCGGGGATTGGGTACTTGCCGGTGTCACCAGGGCCGTCTGCCTTAGGCTCGGCGAAGTTCTTGTCGGCGATGTGCTCACGCGCATTCAACGTGAGTGGCGCCGCCGTCTTCGCGAGGAAGCGACCGGCTTCGATGATGGCAGCGACCTTGGCGGCCGATTGCTTCACCTCTTCCTCTTTCGGCAGTGCTTTCGGTTTCGCCTTCGGAGGTTGCGGAGGCGCACCTTCACCGCCGCCAGCGTGCGCCTGCTCGAGCAGCTTGATGGCCTCGTCCTCGGTCGCTTCATGAGCGGCATCTTCACCGCCACCGACAGCAGCTTCTTCCTGCTGCGCGCCCTCGAGCTCAGCGATAGCCTTCTCTTCCTTGGCCTCCGGAGAAGCCGCCGGCTCGCCGGCGCCGCCGTTCTGAGCCATGACCAGGTCTAGATCCAGCATACGCTTCTGCAGCTGGATGGCGTCGCGCTTGGCCCAGGTGTCGCTGGGCTGCGGCTTCATCGCTCGCTCCTGCTCACGCAGCTGCTGATCTTCCATGTCGAGCTGCAGCAGCGCCTTCTCGAGCTCCACCGCCTTAGCGAATAGCGGAGTGCCCGTGTACTTGCCGAGCCAGGTGTTGTCGCTGCCGCCAGGACCGCAGGCGTCCATGCCGTAGGCAAGCTTGCAGGTCTCGTCGCCGCTTGCGAGCTTCTGTAGCTCCTCGAGCGGGAACTGCTTGAGCTTGTCGACGAGCTGGCGCGAAGCCGTCTTCTCGGTGGCAGAGCGGTAAGAAACTTCCAGGAATTTGTCGAGCATGATGGTCTCCTACGCGCCACGATGAAATGAGGCGGCTTGTCGAACGAGGTCGGCAATCTTGGGTCCAGCTGAGGCACCAACCGTGGCGCCACCGATACCTCCAGCAATGGTAGCGGGGATGGGATGCGCGCGCGTAGCCTCGCCCAGGCCGAGACGCATCTTCTCTTCGACCTGCAACAGCGCGTCGGCAAAGCCGCGTAGACCAGGGCGCTTCGGCGCTGCTTCACGCTCCGCGATGCTCGCGCGCATCTTGTCGAGGTCCGGGCCGTGTCCAGCTGCTTCGAGCCCAGCAGCACCAGCGCCTAGTGCGCCGCCGGCAAGAGCGCCGACCGTCGACGCCGTGCTGGCGGTCTTGAAGAGCTCGGGCATAGCTGCGGCAAGCTTCTCGCGTCGAGACTCAGCGCTCGCCTTGCCTGCAGCCACGCCAGCTGCCCCCGCGAGTGCGCCGCCAGCGAGGGCGCCACGCACGCCGCTGGTAAGTGCCCGTTCTTTGGACGCATTACCGACGGCCGCACGGCCTACCTCGCCCAATTGCGGCGCAAACCGATCGGCTTCCCCCTGCCACGCGCGCGCGGTAGAGCCGCTCAACACGCGGGCCGTACGGTCCAGCCCTTTGCGCAGGCCTTTGCTGATCGCGCTTCCAACCTTGATGGAAACCTGGCCTGTGGGTTTCCTGGGAGCGGGCTGGCCTTCCTCGCTGGCGTTCGCCTGCGGGGGCGCGCTGGCGCCGCCTCCAGTCCCGCCGCCGCCGGCGCCGGGCGGCACAGCTCCAGGCGCAGCCTCAGCTGGCGTGCCCTCGGGAGCTGGCGCTTCCTCCTGCTCTGCAATGCCGTCGCTCGACGCCGTGGCGCCCTGCTCAGCGTCGGTGGTGGGGACGTCGCCGCCTTCGGCCGGAGCACCCTCCGTGCCTTCCCCGCTACCTGGTACCGGAGCACCACCTTCAGCAGGGGCTTCCTCGCCCGGCGCACCCTCGGCGCCCTCGGCACCAACCTCCTGCGGTGCCAGCGGCTCCATGCCGCCGGCAGCTCCACCTTCGCCGCCGAGCTCTGGCTCGGTGCCAGGTAGGCCTTGGGAAGCCAGGTCGAAGAGCTGTGAGCGCACGCCCTGCACCTCGATCTTGGCCGCCGCCTCTTGACCCTTGGCTTGTAGGGCCTGGTTGGACGCGCCGACGGCCTGTTGCATGGCCTGTGTCGCTGCCAGATTGGCTGTTTCGACCTGCTGCATGGCGGCCTGCTGCGCGATCTGGCCCTCCTGCTGCGCAGCCGACAGCTGCTGCTGGTGAGCTTCCTGCTCGGCGGTCAGCTGCTCAACCTGCTGCTGAGCCTGCGCTGCCTGCTCGGTGGCAGCAGCGGCCTGGGCGCGCGCTTCCTCGAGCCGCGCCTGGTAGTACTCGACTGCGCTCTGTTCCTCGGCCGCCATACCAGCCTGTTCGTTGGCCAGGTACTCGGCTTGCGCCGGCACCGCCGCCGGCGTCGGTGAAGAAATGGTAGCGGCAGACGCGTCTTCGCTCGCCGCGGTCTCGTCGCCTGCCGTCTTCATGAACGTACGGCCGAGCAGCTTGAAGCGCAGCGAGGCGCTCTTCACGTTAAGGAACGGCTGCGGATCGGTCTGCGCGCTGTCCGCGGGTGCCTCTTCATGGAGCGGCACTTTCTGCGGCGCGCGGTCGGCGGCAGCTTGTTTCACGCACTCAGCCATGAGCGCGTCATCCTCGTGTGTCACCTTGCCGAAGTCTTTCAGCCCCACGAAGAACGAAGCCGCTTTGTCGAGCGGAATGGGACGGCTGAGACCACGTTCGATGGCATTCATTGCTTACTCCTCCGTCAACACGTAGAGCGTATCGCCTTGTGACTCGAATTGCATAACGCGCGGCGCCGCGCCGCTTGATGGCGCGTAAACCTTGCCAGAGAGGGCTTCGTTGTTGGGCAGTCCAAGCTTCGCGCGCCCCGTCTCGTTCACGGCAGCAAGCGTCACAGCCGCCCCAGACGTTTGTTTGAAGATGATCTTTCCGTCGAGCTGCAACACCACCAACGTGGCGATGGCAGCTTCGAGCTGCGTCTTGATCTCGGCGAAGGTGAGCCTGCCCTGGAACTGCGCACCCTGCGTAAAGGTCTTGGTTCCAGCGGGTGAAGTAAAGGTAATGGTCGTGCCGACAATATCGTCGACAGCGGGGCCGATGTTGCCACCTTCCAACGCGCCGTTGAGCAGGAGGTTGGCCGTTTCGATGTTGCGGAACTTACGGAATTTGAGAGCTGCCATGTTGCCTCTTAGTACTGAGCGTAGGTGCCGTTGACCGCCCAGTACTCGGAGAACACCCCCGAATTGCTCGGGCCAAGGATGCCTTCGATGTTGAGCGCTACCTTCACCCGCTGCTTCATCTGCTCGGTGGAGGCCTTGAAATACTGCAGCCACTGCATGAGCATCGGCGTCTTGTCGTTCACACCAACGTTGATACCACCCGTCGAGTAGTTGATGTGGTTGCGCGTCTGCAGCAAGCCCACCTGCTCGATCAAGCTGATGACCGTCATGCGTAAAAGCAACGCGTGTTGGTTGCGCTGCAGCAAGTCGTCGATCGACAACGACGTGAAGTGAGGCGTGCCGTTGAAATCAGCGAGAGCGTCGACGACCGACCAAGCAATCTGCCGGTCCGTCGACTCCTCACCTGCGATGATGCGATTGAGCTCCGGGAAGTCGCGCGTGTAGCCACGCACCATCTGCACGAACGCCCGGAACATCGGAGTGACGCCGGGCAGTCCTTGCAGATTTCTTGTGGTGGCTAGCGCGTCCATTTACCGGTTCTTTTTCTGCTTCGATTGCCCTCCCACCGGCACTTGATTCGGCGGTGGGTCTTCTGCCATGGGCGGCGGCGTGCGTTCTTCAGGTGGCGGTGGTGGGTCGGGAGGCCCTAGTTCCTCGCGACCCAGAGTAACCTGCTCACCTTCGGCAGGTGGGCTGAGCGGCGGCTCGCCGGCGACCTTGGTCTCACCGACCTCCACGTGCTGCCTCATACGAGGCCCGCCGGCGCTCGCTTGAGCCTGCTGTCGTGCCAACACGTACGGCGGGGGCAGCTGGTCGATGGCAACGGCACCAACTTGGAGAAGGTACGCCAGGTTGCCGCGTGAAGTAGGTGTGTCCTCGACATCGACGAATTCGCCAGGGTTCACGATGCGCCCGGCAATGGCGATGCCCTGATCGGAGAGCCCGCGCTGCTCGAGCACGGGCGTTTTGATGTCGGTCAGGTTGTAGACCTTCACCGGTGGCTACCTTTCTTGTGGCTCTTCGAAGAGCCACCCTTTGAGCTCGAGGACGACCCAGTCTTGGCCGGCTCATCCTTCGGAGGCTCGACGGCCTCAGCCTCGGTGTCGGTGTCAGCCAGGGCTGGGTCCTGTTGCTCTTCGGCTTCGCCTTTGAACGCCGGCGCCGTAGGGGTTTCCGTTGAAGTCTCGGTGTTGGTGTCGGGCGCCGGCTGAATTGGGGTGAGGTTGCCGTCCACGCCCACGGGCGGCTGCTCGAGCTCGGTCGGTACCACCGGCGTCGTAGTAGCAGCAGCATCAGGCGCGGGCGTCGCCGCAGGCTTCGCAGGGTCTGCAGGATCGACGAAGTCACCAGACCCTTCGGTCGACGCTTCACCGGAGCCCGGGGACTCCTTCTTCGCAATTTCAGCCTCTTTCTCAGCCTTCATCGCGTCGACCGCATCGTCGGCCGCCGGGTCGTTGACGAAAGTGCCGTCCAGGTACTGCGGCATAGCCTCGCCCGCAGGCGTGTCGTTGGCGGCCGAGTCGAGCGGCGGGTTGGGCATTGGCGGCGTTGGTGCCACAGCCGACATGACCACGCGGCCTGCCTTCAAAGCAGCCAGGTCGATGCGAGCTCCGTTCGGGGCGTGCACCGACAAGATGCCAACGCGTTCCTTCTCGATTAGCTCGTCGAGATTGGCACGCACGAGCTCGGCGGAGACGCGCAGCGGACGCTTGCGCACCAGGCGCTTCGACGGGTCCGCAAAAAGGTACTGCTTGAAGCGATGCCGGGTGGGGTTCCGCGCGCGCTGCGTGCGGTTGCCGACGGCGCGTACTTGGCTGCGCACGTGCAGAAGGTCAGGCAGGCCGTCGCCGTCGGCGTCGACCATCTCGTCTTCGAGATCATCTTCGGCACGCGCGGCTACCTCGGCTTCGTACGCTTCATCCGTCAGCGCACCCGAGGTGTAAGCCACAGACAGTGCCGATTCGTACTCGGCCATGCTCTTCTCGTAGTTCTCCTCCGAGTAGCCTTGGCTGAGGTAACGCTTCAACGTCGGCCTCACATAGGCCTTAGGGAACTTCAACTCGGTCTTCGTGTCTTCGCTCATGACAACTCCTTACACGGCAGCGTACCCCGATCCCTAAAACCAAGAAAGGGCGCCGGGCCACTCGGCACCGACGCCCTTCTTCCGCCCTCACAAGGCGAACTCAGGTCAGAACTGAGTGACTTGCGGGAACTTCAAGCCCGCATCGACACGGTTGTTCACCGCGCCCAGCTGATCCTCGGTCTTCGGGATGAAGCTCGAGAGCAAGCCGTCGGCGTTCGTGGTCGGGTTCGCGTCAGCCGAGTAGAGCTCGAGCTTGCGGACCGCCGCGATGTTGATCACCGACATGCCGATGTCCTCCCATGCCTGGAAGGTGATCATGTTCGCGATCTTGTCGATGTAGAACTTCGTGTTGTTGAGCACGTAGAACTTGCCGAAGAACTCCGGCTTCGTGAACACGTAGATGTTGCCGGGGCGCAGGATGTCCGTCTTGATCGTACGGATGTACGCACGGCCCAAGATGGTGTTGTACTTGTAGCCGTCGACCGTCGTCTCCGACTGCACCCTGTCGCCGAAGTCCTCGACCGTCCACTGCAGCAGGTCGTCCCAGTCGACCTCGGTGCAGAGCAGGCGCTCCGACCGCAAGCGGTTGCCGTCGAGCATCTTGAACAGGTTCACGAAGTCGGGGCGCTGTACGGGCAGCACCTCGGCCGTGTTCGTGCTCGCGTTGCGCGCCAGCTCGCCCTTGCGAACCGAGAACTCCACCGTGGTGCCGATGGTCGACGCAGACAGGGCCGTGGCGGTACCGCCGTTGGCTTCCGTCTGCAGCGCTTGCACCGCCGCCTCGATGTGGATCGTGAACTCGCGGTCCTCGATCTCTTGGATGTCCTTCACCGAGTTCTCCTCGATGATCTTCGTGATGGGCATCTCGTACGCCATCAACTCCTGCTCCGTCTTCTGGAACATCTCGGAGCTGATGGTGAAGAACGCCACCTCCGCGCGCGAGCCGCGGATGAATCGTGCGTCTGGGGTGCCACGAAAGGTGATCGCCATCGCGCGGCTCTGAGGCTCCACGTCGATGATCTTCACCAGGGTATCGTGGTTGACCGAGCGCTGGCAGTCTGCACGCGTGACCTGCTCCGGCGGAACGACTTTCCGAGCGAAGCTCACCTCACGGAGGCGGTCACGAATGTAAGAACCGCTGTACTCGGCGATCTTTTCCTTGCCCTCGGAGCTGTTCAGCTTCGATGCAAAGAGCTCGTTGATAACGCTCGCCGGAACCATGTTCGTTTCTCCTTCTTCCTGTAGGGGTGGGTCGAGCGTTAGCTACGGTACCCCGAGATGAACCTGAGCTTACCACCGTTGCTGGCGGGAAGCCGAGTGACGTAGCCCACGATCGGGGCGGTATCGGCAGAACCACCGTGGCCGACGAGGCCCGTGTAGCTGCGCGGACCGATGGCGATGGTCGCAACCTTGAGAGGCTGCATGACCGAAGTGATGGCCGCACCCGAACCGATGGCGGCGGTCGCGTCGTAGATGCGGGTGTCGCACTCGAACTCACCACGGAATAGGCAGGTGGTCTTCTTGTCTGCCATGCCCATGCGGTCCGAGCGACCACGCTCGTTGAACAGCGGGAAGCTGCGCACGGTTGCGGGGTCGGCGGGAGTGCCAACGACGCTCGCCCGTACCCACTGGTACGAGGCGTTCAACGTCATCCACTCGCCATCGACGAGCGCTACGGCGTTGAGGGGGTCGGCCAGCGTTTTGTCAGCCAGAGGAAGGTCTTTCCTCCAGATGTTCAAGACGTCGGTGACAGGCTCGAGGTTTACTTTTTGAACGGTCGACATGACTTCTTTCTACTCCTTTCAGCTCAGGAGAAACCGCTCGAGGTCACTTGACCCTGCGGCGCCCGAGAGCTCGTCGGACACGTGTGCACGTTTGCCCATGTCCGGGCCCACGAGCTCCACCGCTTTTTCCGTGACGTCGAGATTCAGAGAGCCTGCGGCGGCCTGCTTCTGAAGCTCGTCTGCAACCTCGTCGACCGTCCCGGACTTGATGCCCTTGTCGATCATCGAAGTTGCAATCTTTTCGACGCGCTGCCGCGACGCATTCTCGAGGAACGCATCGCGGTAGAGGTCACGCTCACTTGCGAGCTTGCGGAGGGTCTCGGGGACTTCCGCGAGGACCTCGCGTTTCATTGCTGCACTCAGCTTGTCCATCGTTTCTGTCCTCCGACTTACGTGCCAGAGCCGGCGACACCGCCGACGGGGGGAGCTGTATAGGTGCCCATGCCACCCATCGACTCCTTTTTCTTGTCCTTGACGTCTTTGTCTTTCGCCGCCGCTTCAGCCATCTTTTCCAAGACGGCACGAGCAGCTGCGCTCCTGGTCGACGCCGAGATCTTCACCCCGGCTTGACCGGTGTGGACCAGGGTCTTCTGCAGCACGTTGTCGTGCGCAGCGGAGAGTGCGGGCTCGGAGAGCACCGCCTTGAGTTGCGGCTTCACCTGGGCCTTGGCGTCGCCCTTGGTGTAGTTGCGCGCGGCGTCGTTCGACGCGATGAGCCCGGTCGGGCCCTGGGGCTTGCCGCCCGCCGGCGCGCCGCCGTCTTCACCCGAAGCCGACGTGTCGGGCGGCACCGCAGCGCCGGCCGAAATCTTCGCGGGGTTGATGGCGTCCTCGGCGGTCTTCTCCACCGACGCACCCGCCTGCTTCACCGCGCCGAGCATGTAGTCGACCAAGCGAGGGTCGACAGCCGGCGTGGCTGCGGAAGCTTCCTTCGCGACAGCGACCGGCGCGATGACCTTCTCCGAGGCCTCCTTGCGCAGGAGCGCGATGGGCGCGGTGTACTGCGGTTGAGCCGCAGAGACCTTCTGCTTGCCGGCCACCGGCTTGTTGGTCTCGAGCGCCGTCGCCGGACCAGCAGGCTGATTGCCAGGATTCACCGTGCCGGTGCTCTTCGGCACTTGATGAGCCGGCGTCGCCGCACCCTGCTGACCAGGCGCGACGGTGTTCTTACCGCCAGGGCTCTCGAGCACCTTCAGCGGGTTCGGGCCGGTACCGGGGCCGATCTCGGCTGCGGTCTTCGCCGCCGCTGCCTCGACCTCTTCATCGATGAACGAGTTGCCGAGCACGTACTCGACAGCGGTCGCGAGCTTCTCGACGTAGTCGGTGGGGATGGAATCGACTTCGCTGTTGCGGCCGGCGGACGCCGTCTTTTCGACGGTTGCGGCCGGTGCGTCACCTTGCGAAGCAAGCTGACGAGCTGCTTCGAGCGTGACGGCGGTATGGTCGGCAGCACCAGCTGCAGCGGCCTTTACCATTTCGTGAATCGTGAATCGGGGAGTGGCTGCGGGCATTGAAACCTCACTGTGCGCAATCTTCGGAGGGAGAAAACCTTGTTGGTCGGGAGTGGCGCTCTTCTGCGCCGACGAGCCCGCGTCGGAATTGATCGGCGACCCATTGTTGACGCGCGAGTAGTTGGTTCGCGGTGCCATCCCCTTCGGACCGGTCTGCCCTGGTGCGGGCTTGTTGCCGACGGCGAGGCCAGGAATGGGAGCAGACGAAGCCGTGTCCACCGACGAGTCGGGGAATGGCACCGATGTAGCTTCCGCTACCTTCGCTGCTGGCTGTCGTTGCTCCCATACCTTCATCTCACAGGTTGCTGATCTGAGTTTACGCCGAGGGCCAGGTCACCTGGAAGCCAGCGGCTTCGCAGATCTCCAACGCGCGCACGTGCAGACCAGTCTGCAGGTCCGGCGCCGACGCGATCTTCGTGCTCTCGCTGAGGCCGAGCACGTAGGCAGCGTTCACCTTGTTGTAGGCGATGTCCGGGCTCACGCCCGCTTCTTTGAGCAGCTCGATGGCGTGCCACGCCGCCTGCTCATCGAAGTTCGGCGTCGTGGTTCCCGACGCGGCTGCTGAAGCGGTCTTCGCCGTCTGGAACGCGGTAACGAGAGCGGAGATCTTGGCGGAGGCAGAAGCTTCCTTCTCCTCGCCTTCCTTCTTCTCCTTACCCTCTTTGCCGTCCTTGCCTTCGCCATCCTTCTTACCGAACGGAGGAGCCATGTCGCCCTTCTCGGCGATCTTGTTGAGCTCGGCAACGAACGAGTGCGCCATGATGCGACCCATCGCGTCGGCTTCGGCGACCTTCTCGGCAGCGGCCCTCTTCTGGAGGAACTCGGACTCGGCAGCAGCCAGCTTCGCAGCGGCAGCTTCCTTCTCCTTTTCCTTCTCTTCTTTCTCCTTGCCCTCTTTGCCTTCAGGCTTCTTGCCTTCGCCTTCGCCGTCCTTCTTGCCGAAGTTCGGTGGGAACTCGGCCGCCTTCATCTCCATGGCGACCTTCCACAACTCTTCGACCTGCACGTCGTTCAGCGACTTGATGTCGATGCCCTGTTCTTGGCAGAGGCCGTTGAAGTACTCGACCTGGGCTTGCTTCTCCAGATCCTCCGGCGTCGCACTCGCGACCTTGGTCGTACCGAACACTTCACCAAGCGTGCTGCTCATGTCGTTGGCTCCACTCATGATCTGTCTCCTGTTGGATGGTTCATCGCGTGGTCACCAAGGGGAGTGCCCTCTGCACGCCGGCGTGCGCCTGATCGCCCGATAGCTTTACCACCCCTTGCGATGAATACCCAGCAGGCAATTCGTTCATGAACGCGCCCGACAGGTACTTGAACGACAAGGGAGTGAAGAGCTCCTCTGCCGACACGCTCGCAAACTTGCGCAGCATGACGTCGTCGGCTGATGTAGCCGCTTCAATCATGTCCTGTGCGTTGGCGACGAGTTGCATGAGGTTCGCTCGGTAGCTGTTGTAGGCAGACCCAATCTTACGGAGAAGATCCGAGGGATGGGAAGAAGCCCTCTTCTCAGATTTGGGTGGAACGCCTGCAATCACCAACACCCGGCGCTCGATGACCGGGCCAAACGCCGAGCGCTCGCCCATGAACGGGGCGAGCAGCTGGGCCAGCACAGGGCTGAAATCCTGCTCCTTCAGCGATTCGTCGCCTGTCTCATCCATCTTCGGGAAGCCTTGACCCATCGCCTCGAGCTGGTCGGCCAGGTCGCCCTTCCCCATGCTCACCAAAGTGATGCGCTGAAACTCACGCGGGCGAAGAACCATCCCCAAGCCAGCGGTAGTCGACAGTGCTTTGCCAAGGCCGGATTGACCCAGTATCTCCTGCAGTTCTTTAGGCAAGTCGGCTTCGCGATCGGTTAGCAGCGGCACTGCTTTACCTGCCAGTTGGTTCGGCACGACCTTCTTGGTCATCTCCGCTTGCTTGGCGCGCCCGCGCGCGCGCACCTCGTCCTCCTGCAGATAGCGCGCTGTGACCTGGTCCTTACCCGCTGTCTTCTCGAGCACGTCCTCGCCACTCGCCATCTTCTCGGCCACTTCAGCTGAACCCATGAAGCCGTACGTGCGCTTGCCATCGTCGGCGATCTTCAGCATCGCCTTGGCAATCTTGTCGGCGCCGATGAAGACGTAGCTGATGTCGAAGAAGCGAGGGAAGTCGTTGTCGACCCAGACCTTGCGCCCGTCGGGCAAGATTCGATTCATCTGCGTGCGGCCGTACTCCGAGTACTCCTTGCGCGTCACCTGCACACCGCGGATGGGGTGCTTCTTATGCACCTCCAAGATCGCTGCGCCGGGACTCGTGTGCTTCTTCGGGTCGTACGTGTCCCACGCCTCTTGGTAACGCTTGCGGTCGAGCGTGATCGAACACGTGTCGAAGGGCACCTTCGTACCCATGCTGACGTCTGGGTAACCGCCCATCTTCAACTTGTCCCAGATGCTCTCACCGCCGTTGGCTAGGCAGGTGTCACGATCGAGACGCGTCACGAGCTCGACCCGCTTCATGTGCGGGTTCCAGGCTGCGAGCTCGACGACGCCGAGTTTCTTGTTGGGGTCCTTGTTGCGATGATGCGGAAAAACGCAGGCGCTGTAGAACGTGGGGAAGCCGTAGGCCCAGCCCTTGGCCTTCACCATGTCGTAAACGGGCACGCCCTTCCAGTCGTCGGGCGCATGCACCAACGAGGCTTCAGAGAAGCGGTCGCCGTTGATGTTCGATCCGTAGTACTCGCCGGCGCCCATGGCGTTGACGAGCACGTACTGCGAGTCGCTGCGCGGCTCGAGCTGCGCGATGTACGACGACACCTCCGGCAGCAGGCTGGCTGACGCTACCTTCTCGAAGTAAGAGTCAGCTGGCCCGAAGAGCGGGACTGCGGCCGGGCCGAACTCTTCGCTCCCCTGGAAGAGGCTGACCTTGATCATCCGTAGTAATTTTGCGCCTCTTCCACACGGTCCGGCGACGTCTCACCTTGCTCATTCATGCGCGAGATGGTCTTCGTCTGGCGCAGGAGCTGCGGCTTCTTGCCCTCGCCGCCCCCGCCGAAGCCCTTCATGAAGCCACCGAGCGCGGCCTCGGTCAGAGGGCCCTGCTTAGGAGGCTGCCGATTACGCTGCGCGCCGATCGAAACGTTGCCGCGCTCTTCGATGGCGCCATTCATGGCCTGTCGCATGAGCGTGCCAGCAACCACCGGTTCCTTCGTAAACTCCGGCGAGAAGCGGCGCAGCGAAGTGAACATGCGATTGAAGCCAGCCGGGTCGCTCTGCAGATGCTCGTGCAAGTCGGGGTTGGCTTCCAGCATGCTCTGGAAATCACGCGTCTTGGTAGCCGCGTCGTAGAGCTTACCGGCGGCGCCGACGAGACCGGCGAATGCTGCAGCGCCGACGCCGGCCATCGCTGCGTTGCCGGCTTGTTCCCCCATCCGACTGAGCGCGGGCCCGGCCTTGCCGGCCATGCCCTTCAGGTTCGGCATCCCGAAGGCGCGCTTCTCGGACAGAAACTCATCGACAGGGTTCTTGGCCATGATCACTGTCCCGTCATCGTACGATAGCGGCGGTTGTTGTACTCGGCAGTGCCCGGCACCACCGCCTTGGCAGCGCCAAGACCAGCTTGGACGATGGGCCTGTCGGTGACTGACTGCAGCGCCGCATTGCCGGCAAGCGCGCCACCGACGAGCGCCGTACCCTTCAGGCCCTTGGAAATCGTAGGGGCCAGACGCTTGGCGTCTTTGGCGCCCACGAGAAAATGGGCAATAGCAGGCGAAGCCGCGTCGATGCCACCGCTCGCGGCGTCGATGCCCTTCTTGGCAGCACCGAGGAGCCCGCCCGAAGAAGCCTGCTTGAGCAAGTTTTCCGACTGCTCCACGCCTTCGATGAGCTCCTGATGAAGCACCCGCATGTTGGCCAACTTGTTCAGGGCGTCGATGAACTCCCCGTACGAAGTGACCAACGGGTGCTCCGCGTTCACGTCGCCGGCCGAAGCCTGCTTCGTGAGTGACTCACCGAGCGCATCGAGGCTCGGGAACACACCTTCGCGCTGCAGGCGCGGCGTCATCAGGCGGAAGGCGATCTTCACGTACAACGGGTCTTCCGACACCACCGCCCAAGACTTGACCACGTCGGCCAGGCTCACACCCTCGAGCGCCGCCTGTTTCACGTGGCCATACAGCTGGGTGCCAGCCTCGGCGTAGTCGACCTCGAGCTTGTCGATTTCGTACGCAACTTCGTCGACGCCGGCGGCGAGCTTGCTGCGCACTTCGACCAGCGGCTGCAGCGGTTCGGCGAACGCGATGTGCGATGGCTCACCGTGGTTGAAGAGCGCCCAGAGCTCGTCTTCGTACGGGGACGCGTGCTTGGGCAGCGACGGCAGCTTCTGCGGCTTGGGCAGACCTTCGACCGCCTCGAGCCCCTCAGCCTCCGTGGCCGACGCGGTCTTCTCGGTACCGCCATAGGAGCCAACTGCCTGCGCGTGCTTGTGCACTTCCTTGGGGTCGCGGGTGTAGTCGAGCGTGCCTCGGTCGTACACTGAACCACCACCGCCGTCGTTCAGGTCTTGAAGTACCTGCGACGGGTCAGCCGGGCCTTTGTCGAAATGAACCACCCGGTGATTGGCTTCCTTGCGGAACTCACGCAGGTAAGCGTCGCCGTTCGTGAACTCGACCACTCGCTTTACCTGCTCGGGGGAGAGCCGCTCGCCGCGGACTACATCCACGATGGCGTCATGAAGCGACGCTACTTTGCCCTCGCACCAGTTGGCTGCCGCTTGTTTTCCGAGCACTTCGAGATGCTCCCCAGAAACCGGGCGCGCATCGCGCTGTTGAAGAACCGTCTGGATGGGGGAGTCGCCGCTCATGACAGAGCCCTTTCTTCAGTACATTCTAAGAAGTAGCATGACGTTTCACTCCATGGGAAGGAACGAGGACCTGCTGACCTTCGCTGCCGTCGCCGAGCGGCTGGACGTAACACGTCGCCATCTAGGCCACATGATACGACAAGGCTTCATTCGCCCGGTGAAAGCGGCCCGCCACCTGCGCGAGCTACGCTTCAGGCCAGAGGACGTGAACGCGGTGCTGTCGCTGCGCCAGCACGGTACCGATCTCCCCAAGTTGGCCGTCATGGCCGCCCAGGCGCGCAGCCTCAGCCTGAGCAACGCGGCCAAGTTGGACAAGTTGTGCTCGTTCCTAGGGCTAGAAAATAACCGCCTGCGCATCGACGAGGACTCCGTCTTCATGCTGCACATGAAGACGCACGACACGATTGAGCTCCCGCTGTCCGACCTGCGAGCGGGCGCCGTCATGGAGTGGGCATCAACCTTTAACGCCTTCGACGAGGGCTACCTGCAGATCATCGAAGAGTTCACGAACGACCCGCAGCCCTGGGTCGCGTACCTCGCCTTGGCCAACAAGATGATGGAGCAGCAGAACACGCGGTCCGAAACGAACCTGCGCTTTGCCTACGCCTGCCTCGACAGCTCACGTCGACACCTGCGCCACGTCAGCTACTTCTACGTCATGAACAAGTCCGGTGAGCGGCTCGCCAACGACCTGTTCATCCGCGAAGCGGTCGACGATGAGATCATCGCACAGCTTCACCCTACGCTAGACGAAACGACGCACTAGCCTTGGTACGTCGGGCCTGAGTAGCCAGACCAGATGGAGCCCTGGTGGTCAGCCTCTTTGTTCGGGGCGATGACGTCTGGGCGCGGCTTCGTGACCATCGAAGCGAGGAAGCAATAGAGCAGCGAGTGCAGCGTGTCGTCGGTCTTGCCTGCGGTGTGCCCATACTGAATCATGCGAATCTTTTCGTTGTACTCGCTGTAGATGTTGAGCATGTCCTGCCCGTACGGCTCTTGGAACTCCACCCAGCGCGGGAACTCGAACACGGTGCCGCGCTTGATCGCGTTGAAGATGGCGCTCATGATTTCCGTGCGATGAACCATCCAGCGCTGGAGCTTGGCTTCCCAGCGCACCTTGGCCGAGAGCCGGGCCACGTATTGGTACTTCATCACGCGCTCCTTGCCGAAACGTCGGACTAGAAAGTCGTTCGGGTAGTGACCGCCGCCGTAGTCGACGCCAATAATGCGGACGTTGAACGCACGAAGAATGCGTTCGATCTTCTCGAGCTGGCGATCCGGCTCCGTGTCCTCGCCCGTGAAGCGGTGCACGTAGAAGACGCGAAACTTATTGCCGATGTACGTGGCCAGCGTGAGCACCGTGTAGCTGTGCTCGCCCGTGCCCCAGTCTATGCCAGCGTAGATCTCCTGGCCGAAGCCCAGCCGCTGGTACTTGTCGACCGCGGACATCTTCACTTTCTCGTTACAACACGCACGGACCTGCGCCATCGTGAGCGGGCGGAGACCAGTGTCGAACGAGACGCCGAGGACTTCGTTGTAGAACTTGTTGCGAGGGTAGTGCTCGTAGTTGTAGAGCAGCTCGTTCCAGTCGAGCCACGGCACCATGAGCTGCGGGATGCGGAACGCTTCGAACGGCGTGTGCACCGGGTCCCACTCGATGGCAGAGGCCCACTGCGCATCGTCGCTCATTGGATTGAGCCGCTTGCCGCAGTGCTCGCAGATGAGGAACTTCTTGCCGATGTTCTTCTCGCCGAGAATGTTCCAGAAGCGGCCGCCCTCACCGCCCTTGCAATCGCAGGGCGCCATCCACTGGTTCTGCGTCGAGCGGTTCGCCCAGTAATCTTCGATGACGTTGTCGAGCGTCTTCGGCGTGCCGGAGTACAGGTAGCGCTTGAGCTCTTCCGGAGAGTGGGAAAGACACTGCTCGATGACGGGGATGTTGTCCGAGTAGATGTCCTGAATCTCGTCGATGCACAGGCTGTGCGCCGGGATGCCGCGCGCGCGGTCGGCGTTCAAGAAGGCGTAGCGCAGCGTGATCTTCGAACGATTGACGAACTGCTTCTCGAGAACGTTCTGCGAGAGCATGCTGTTCGTGTACGTGCGTAAGATCGGCGAGGTCTCGATAGGCTCCTTGATGCGGTCGTTCGAGAACGTCTTCGTCTGCGTCATCGACGGCGAGACGTAGAGCGACTTGTACGCAGGGATGAGGCAGGAGAAGCTCAGCATGCGGTTGCCGAGCAACGTCGACTTCTCGACCTGACGTCCGCACATCAGGAGCACACGCTTCATCGGCGTGTCGTAGATTTGGTTGAGGTGCCGACGGCCGGCGAAGGAGAAGTTCTCCCAGCCCTGCGTCGTTGGCATCCGGAACGCAAACTGCGTGAACGCAGAAGGAAGTACTTCCGGGGCTGGCTCCGGCGCTGGGAAGCCAGGGGAATCGTCTGTGGTCAGGTCCAGGTACTCGAGCTGCTCCGGAACCCAAGCCTGGCCGCGCTCGATTAGCCGTAGCTCTTCATCAGAAAGCGGTGCACCATCTGGGTCATCCGAGTAGTAAACCTCAGCAGCTGCCATGTACCCCCCTGAACCTACCAAGGATCCGTACCAGCTGCTCACCAACCTGTGGTCGTCGCTTCGGCGCGCCTGCGAAGACCACTGGGGAAGCGAGTGCACCATCGACCCGGCTGAAGGAGGCGGCTACAAGCTCACGCTCCGCTTCGCCGAAGCAATGACTGAGCGCGGCTGGGAGCTCGCGTCCAGGTACGTGCGCAGCTACTCGAAAGCCTCGCACTGGGCGGTCGACAAGCTCACTCGACGCCAGACGCACATGGAATTGATCGTGGAGCACTCTCCGCCTAAGCCAAAAAAGAAATGGCGTCGAGAGCCTGATCCAGCTCCTCAAAAAACTTCATGATGTAGGTGTCGGGGTCAAGACGCTCCGCGAAGCCAGCGGCTTTGAACCACCAACTGAACATCTCGGCGGTGTACGCCGCCTGCAGTCGTGGCTGCGTCGCGCGGAAGTAGCGCTCAGCAGCCGGGCTCAGCACGCTGGGGAAAGTGCGCTGCCACTTCACCAGGAACTCACCGTGCACCTGCATCTTGCCCTGACCGGCTGGCACGTAGCGCTCGCGCGGCGGAAAGAAGTGCACGATGTACGAGCCGTCCTGCACCGCGTACTCGGCGAGGAACGTCGTGAAACCTTTGACCTCCGTGAACCTGATCACAGCATCCTTCACGTTGCCGATGAGAACCGGGGCGTCTCCACCAGCCTGCCGTCGTTCGTTGTCGAAAACTTCATCGGTCTGCTTGGCTGTGTAGTTACTTGGCATCGCCCCCATCATCCACATCTTCGGCGGTGGTTTCAACCTCAACGGGGTCAGGGTGCACGTTGGTAGTGTGATTCCCGCTCGTAAGCTGAGCAAGGGTCGGTACTTTGTTCGGGGTTGTAGCGACCGAAATCCGCTTCAAGTCCTCGCGCAGCTTGTCCTCGGGGTTCACGAGCGTCTGCTTGAGGCGCCCCATGATGTCGGCGATCACGGCATAGCCCTGACCCATCTGCGCGTTCAGGGGGCCGCCGGTCTGCACCGACGCGAAGGTACGCAGTAGCGCTGCCTCCATGGTGCGCTCGGCCACCTCACCCATGTCGATCTTGCGTGGCATCACACCGAGCTCCATCTGCGCCACGAGGCCCGCCAGGGGTGAGCTCGGTAGCCGCGCCGCTACGACACGTGGATCAGTGTGCCTGAACGCACGCAGCGCTACGTGCTGTTTCTGCGTAGCCGTATCGTCGGACGCCAACAGTCCGGAGTGCCGTAGTTCTAGCAGCGCTCGCATCTCCATACTCTCGAGCAACTCGATGTTCCAGAAGTAGTAGCGGTAGGTCTTGATACCGTCATCCGTCACCTTGCCTTGCATACGAACGCGCACCGCATGTGCGATCACTTCATTGGGAGCGCCAGCGAGGGCCATGGATTCGACCAGCTCACGCCAACGCGGCTTGCTCAGGATACGCAGCGCCTCGTTGTACGCCCGCGTCGGGTTGAACGCGGACAGCAAGCCCTCACGTAACAGAAAACGGTACGACGGCTTGTGCGTCTCCTCTTCCGGGCGAAATGGCTTCGGCGGCACCACTCGGTCACGCAGCCACTGGATGTACCAGTCGCCGAGGTAGTCAAGCTTGAGCTCCGCGGAGATGTCCTGGATGTACTTGTTCTCGTAACACGCAGGGTGCGCGACCAAGTACCGGTAGTAATTCTCCGCGGGGCTCCGCCGAATCATCCCTGGAAAGCTATCACCTTCAAGCCCTCGATTACATCTTCGAGGGCGCGGATGGCGCGCTCGATGGCGCCTTCCGACAGCTCACGCATGCCCAAACGGGCGCCGATCAGCAGCTCGCACAGCCGGCGCTGCGCCTCGTCCAAGGTGGGGAGGTAGCCGATGTAAGTGGCCAGATTCTCGGGGTTGATGAAGCCGAGGCTGAGCACCGAGTCGACGGCAATCGGGTCCGTGATGGCCGCCGCTTCCTTCCAAAGCCGGTGCCGGAACGTCGGCATCGAGCTCAAGAACTTCTCGGCCTCCACGTAGCTCTCGCCGCGGGCTTCGGCCGCCGTCTTCAACATGTTGCTGATCCGCACCAGCTGGGGCGTGCCGCCGACGGCGTGCGCCATCTTCTCCAGCGCGTAGCTCGGGTTGGCGCCGAGCCCAGTCAGCAAGAAGAGACAGGCATCCTGGTTCAAGAACTGCCGCTCCTCCATGGCCAGCTTCTCTACGGAGAAGCCGCGCACGCTAAAGCTGTCCAGGCCGCCGGCGACTACTTCCACCGACGCAAGCTTCCGCTTCAACGACGCCGTCTTGTTCACATCGGCCGCACTCTCGGCCAGATCGATCTCCGCAGCCGAGTCGAGCGGCATCCACATCCAACCCTGCGGCACGATCATCAGACCGTCGATGCTGACGATCTGCTGTGCGTACGGCTGCACGCTCACCTGCACTGGCCGGCCATCGAACGTCTCACCGTCGAACTTCGGCATCTCGTCGACACCGTTGCCAGCCAGCGTGGCGCCGAGCTGCAGCGGCAGCGTGGCGCACGGGATGCCACCGTACTCAGTGTAGAAGCAGCCGTGACCCTGCGCCTGCTCCGCTGGCACCGTCGCCGGTGCCGAGAACTCGCCGGCGGGGACGCCGGAGATGTCTGACTGCACCGCCGCGTGCTGGCCGTCCGTGAATAGCGAGATGGGCAGCGCCGAGCCGTCGATGTCGACCAGGTTCGGAATCACCACACCGGTGAGATCTTCGCCGGCAGTCGACTTGACCATGTACATGCCAGGCGCTGAGATGGGACCAGCAGCCACGTGGGATTCACCGGCTTCTTCCTGCACACCTTCGTCGGCGCCCAGCGTCACAGCGCCGGCCGTGTCTGCAGCCAACGCGATCTTCACGCCAACGCGGCGCACGAGCTCGCCACGGTCCACGCGCTCAGACATTGGCTCCCACATTCTGTGGCTGGCCGTCTTGATCTCGTAGCCACCCGGCAGCTTCACCACCTGCAGCACGCTGGGCTTCACGTAGTTCAGCATCGCCGACGCACGCTTCTCGACCGTTGACGGCTGCGCTTCTGCTAGCAACAAGACGGAGTCATACGTCGCCACGTTGTTCGCGTAAGCCAGCTTCGTGGCTGGGTCGATCATCGAATCGCGAAAGTCTTGTAGGTCGCTGACGTTCGCCGTCGGCAGCACGGCCTCCAAGATGGAGCCCATCTTCATCCCCGCACCACAGGAGTCTTTCTCTTCCTTGACGGCGTAGCTTTCGAGCTTGGGAACTTTTGCGCCTCTGACGACCACTTCCTTGCCGACCTTCAACGCGCTGGCCAGTTTCAACGCATCGGCTGGTAGCTCGATCGTACGAGCTGCTTCCTTCTCCGCTTCGAATTCATCGCCAAGATGTGTGAGGTAGTCCTCGAGCGAAGCAATCTTCTTGGACGCGGTCTTGCCACCCATACCGGCGCTCATCTGCGCGCCACCGCCACCGAAGCCGTAGCTCTGACGATACGGAGGATAGAGCTGACCGATCATCGACTGGTCACCCGGCGTCTTGCTGGTGACGTCGAACGCTTGCGGGCGGAACATCGCCTGGCGCATACGGCTCTCGGTAAGCGGCATCGCCTTGGAGTCGTCCGTGATCACCACGTCGAACGGCATGAGCTTACCGTCCTTGATGATGACCGGGATGCGCGCCTTGCGAATGCCAGCGGCGTCTTGCTGCTCCTGCGGCGACGTCATCGGAGCCTCGGACTTGCTCGTCACTTCGACGTGGCCAAGGCCGTAGCCGCGCTCGCCGTCGACCGTCTCCATCACCACCTCGAGGCTGAAGTCGGCGAGGTAGGGCACCTGCTTGTAGACTTCCTGCAGCACCTCGTCTTGCCATTGGTTTGGGTCCTCGGGCAGCGTGGTCTCGGCCGCGATCTTGACGAAAACGTGCTTGGGTTCGTGGAAGAGAGGCATCTGCTGCGTCATAGAGTCTCCTAGCTGGTCTTCAGGATAGCGCCGAGAGCAGCGAAAACGGCAGGGTCTTTCGTAACGATGAGAATACCGCTCACCAGCTCGGCCGGATTGATGGGAGCAGAGGGACCTAGCCCACTTCCAAATTGAGCTGCAATCTGGGCACCAGTGACACCAAGAGAATCCCCAGTGAACGAGAGCAGATGAACCGGCCCGGCCGACAAAGCCGCCGCGGTCTTCGCTACGAATTGTAGTGCCGGGATTTTCACGGCCAGGCCTGCAGCAAGTAGCGCCTTGATGCCACCAATCTTGAGAGCGAGCGTCGCACTCAGCGAAGCGATGGCAGCAATCTGAGCTGTAGCTTGAAGCGAGATGTTCGGCAGAGGAAGTGCCAGCGCCACAGCCAGCGAGGCCTGCACCTGGATGAGTGCGGCCAGGAGCGCCTGCAGCGCAGCCAAGGGGTTGCTCACGCCGATGCCGATCTGCAACGCCGCCGAGATAGCGGCGTTGAACTGCACTTGGATGTCAGCCAAGAACGGACCGAGTCCGAACTGCCCGGTGAGGAACAAATCGAGCTGTAGCAGCAGCGGGTTCATGAGCCCGATGCCTACGGCGAGTCCGATGTTGACTTCGCCTAAGGTGTAGCTGCCGAGATCAGTGAGGGCCATTAAACCAGAATGGTGGAGTTACCGTCGGTTATTACGCCGGTGCAAGTCAGGCCAACACCTGCGCCGATAAGTGGAGCAAAGCCCGCTGGGTTAGGAGCCACCGCCAAGAGCGTGGGGGGCAACGTCACCGTGACCAAGGAGCCAACGTGTGCCACGGGGTTGCTGCCGCCGTTGAGCTTCAGAACGGCCGCTGTGATCTCGAAGGTACCGCCTACGGTCATCTTCGCGTCGCTCTTCACGTTCATGTTGAACGTGTTGTCCGCGAAGATCTCCATCTCGTCCTTCACGCGCAGGCGCAGCTTCTTCTTACAGAGCACGCCGACGTTGCCGTCGAAGCGCGCGAAGGTGTTGCCGGCGCGATCGAACACGAAGCGCATCTTCACCAGGTTGCCGGTGCCTGGTAGCAGGGAGCCGTCCTCTGCCTTGAAGGCGTTCTTGGCCAGGGTGAGCTCGTACACGATGGGCTCGGTCTTGCCGAGCTCGACGCTCTGCTCGTCGACGATGGCGTCGCTGTCCGTCTCTGGTACGGGGTCGTGCACGCGGCCTACTGCGCAACGGATGTCGGCGTACTGGTCGTTGGCGTAGACGCGGAAGGTCTGCTTGAACTCCGTCGGGTTGGTGGTGTCGCCTTCGGATTCTTGGATGCCCCAGTTGATGGAGCCGCCAGCGTTGTGCAGCGCGTAGTTCTCCGCAAAATCCATGACGAGGTTGTTGAGCGGCACGTACACGCGCTGCGCGAGCTCGTTCGCCCCAATCTGCAGAACACCACCGCGGTGCAGCACGATGAAGTTCCCGTCACGCCCTCGGATGAACATGTCGCCGGGCTTGCCTCGTGGCCTACCGCCAGCGAAGCTGGCAGCCGTTGGCGCCTGATTGTCGCTGGCCCGTCCCTCCGTACCGGCCGGAGCTTCCGATGAATCACCAGCCAGCGGAATGGTCTCGTGCGGCATCACGAAGGCCAGAACGAACGGCGGCGAGCTGTCGCCCGGCCAGCACACGGCGCACTTCGAGCCCACCTCCGGCACCGCCGTCCAACCGTCACCACGGTTCGGGTGTGAGTACGGCGAGCCCACCGGGATGTTGAGCAGACGCATCTGGTCGAACTGACTGAAGACATCGACTGTATAGTTCACAAGGTCGACGTTCACCACACGGCCCATGAAGACGTGGGTAGCTCCAAGACCTTCAGGCGCAGTGAAGCTCGAACGGTACTCAGTGCGCGGCTTGACCGCGCCTCGTGCCGCCTTCATACCTTGGTGAAGGGCCATCAGTACTTGTGACCTGCCACGTCGTGTAGGTGCTGAAGAGACGGGCGACCTTTGATCGTGTCCTTGTTGAGACCGAACTCAGCGCCGTACGCCATACCTGGCACAGGATGCAGGCCGTGGATGTTGGAGCGACCCATCGTGGAAGCGGCTTCGAGGATCGTCTGGCCAAGTCGCTGATGCTGCAGCTTCGCCATCCAATCTTCTTGCAGCGACAATGGCATCATGTCGACACCCTTGAGCACCGGCTTGTGCTCGATGGGACGCAACCCCTTGCTCACGAGATCCCGGTTGATAGCGTGAATCTTCGACGTGGGATGAAATTCCCCACGCAGCACGCCTTCATAGTCACCCGGTTCATCGATTTTGGTGAGGTTGCTCATCGCCTTCACCACAGTCTCTACGTGCTGGCGCTTGATGCCTTCATCTTTGTACAGGCCGTAGACTTCATCCGCCAGGTAATTCTGCACGGACTCGATGCTATTGGTCGCCTTGTACAGGTCGTGCGGATTCACGAGCGTACGCAACGGGTCGCTCAAGAGCTGCCCGCGCTCCACTTTCATGCCCTGCTTGGGCGGCACCCAAGAGCTGAGCTCGCCCTTCTCTGTGCTCCAAAGCGGCGCGCCGCCCTCATCCTTGCCGACGTGGTGCTTCTTGCCACCGATGGTGATGGTCACGCCCGTCGGGTTCTTTTCAACCTTCTCGATCACGCCCGAGCGCATGGCCAGGGTAGCGGAGTCCGGGATGGTCTTCGGCAGCGTCATGAGCTGGTTGAAGCGGTCGAAGCCGCCCAGCACCTTGGAGCCGCCGCTGGTGTCCACGGTACCGCCGGTGTGGAAGACGCGCAGCGTGAGCTGCACCGCTCGCTCGCCAAGACTTTGAGCCGACGTGACACCCAGGTTCTCGCCGATTTGGTGGACGTGGCCATCCGCTGCCAAGCCGGCGCATTTCTGACAGATGCCCTTGGCGTGCTCGCACTTGAGCGGTGAGCGCACCAGTACCTGCGCGTTCTTGTCCGCTGCGCGCATCTTCGAGACGATGCTCGGCGTGAGCATCGTGCCTGCCGGCACGCTCATCCCCTTGGCACTGAAGTCCTTCTGCAGAATGCGGTCGTGGACGTCGCGGTCCGTAATGGGCATCGCGATGCCGCGGGTCGTACCGCAGTCGTCGCCGGTCACCACGAGATCCATCGTGTTGGCCATCAGCAACTTCGACAGGTAGCCAGGGTCGCGTACCTGCTGCACCTTGAGCACAGAGCCTCGGCGCGCGCCGTGCATCTGGGTCCAGTACTCGCCGGTGTCGAGGCCTTCTGCGTAGCTCTTGGTGATGGGCGTGGGGATGACGCGGCCGGCCGCGTCCTCGACAAGCATCGGCGCCAAGGTCATCTGCTTGTACTGACCCCAGCCTGGCTTCACGCCGGCGAGATGCATCGTCATCAGGTTGTTCGGGTCTTCGGTGTGCGTCTTGAGATGCTCGGTCTTCATCTGACGGTCGGCTTCCGACCAGATGCGTACAAGCTCACGGTCTTCCGAGGCGCCCGTGAGGTGCGGGTTCTTCTTCACCGCAGCAGCGTCGCGGCGAGCACCAGTCAGCACGCGCTCGCGCGTCTTGATGTCGGGCGTGAAATCGGAAAGCCCCAACGTGTGCACGCCGATGGGCACGTGAATATGCTGGCCAGGGTCGAGACGGTTGGCGCCGGCGAATTGGCTGTGCTCCACCGTGACCACACCACTCGCTGCGCCGTTGCCGATGTCCTTGAGCTTGTCGGCCACGCTGCCGTAGTCGCCGGTGTGATCGCTGGCTACCGTGGTGAGCAGCTTGTCGAGGCCCTTCTTATCGAGGTGGAAGTCCAAGTCCTCGAGCATCTTCTTCTGCATCGACTGCGGCAGCGCTGCGGCGATGAGGATGCGGCCGGTGGTCGTGACCTGCCCGTCGATGTTCACCTTGTCGTTGATATGAAGCTTCCCCTTCTGAACCGCCGTAATGGCGTCGGCGGGGTGCTTCATGGCAACAGCCTTCTTGTCGTTCGAGCGCGTGAGCTTGTAGAGCCCGAGCGCCGACTCAAGAGTCGGCTGGTACATCACCCGGCCCGACGCCTCGCTGAAGAGATTGTTCGAGGGGAACATCTTGCGAGCTTCATGAACCGCCTCATCCGAGATGGGCACGAACACGCTCATGGTATCGCCGTCGAAGTCGGCGTTGTAGCCGCCGGTGACGAGCGGGTGAATCTTGATGGCGCTGCCCTCGACCACCTTCGGCTTGAAGGCCTGCACGCTGTACTTGTGCAGCGACGGATCGCGCTTGAGCATGACGGGGCGCTCTTCCATGACGCGCTGTAGCGCACGCTGAGCCTGCAGCCCGCCCTTCGCCACCATCTTTTGAGCCTCGGCCACGTTCTCCGCAACGCCGCTCTTCTTGAGCTGGTTCACGACGAACGGGGCGAAGAGCTTCATCGCGTGCTCTTTGGGCAAGCCCACCTCATCCAAGCTGAGTGAGGGCTCAGGCACGATGGTCGACCGCATACTCATGTCCTGCTTGCGGCTGATGAGCGTACTCTGAAAGTAGCCGGTCTTCGGCGTGGCGCCACTGATCTGATGGAGCAATCCCTTGTGCGCTGCGTCCTTGTACGGAACGCCGACGCCCATGATGGCCTTCACGCCGTCGTACAAGTTCTTGCGCAGGTCCGACTTGTTCAGGTCGGTGAGGTTAGTCATCAGCGTCGGATCGCGCATCTGGTCGTTGTTCTGCGCGAACTGTGAGTAGAGCTGGTTGATGTCGGCAAAGTTGAAGTTGCCGTCTTGCATCACCGTCACGGGGCGCAGCGCCGGCGGCAGCACCGGGATGCTGTGCAGCACGTAGGCCTCGTCTGGCTTCATGTGACTCTCTTGCAAAGCCTGCAAGCGCTTCACCTTCTTCAACACCTTGTCGACCTTGGACGACGCCGTGGTCGAAAGCTCCTTGCGCGCCGCCGACAGCTCGCGGTCCACGTCGATGTGCGAGAGCAGCTGCTTCACCGCCGCACCGCCGGTCACACCCTTGCCAAGCTCCACGATCTTACCGTGCTTGTCGACGGCGTGCGTACCGTTCACTAGGCCGGTGTAGTCGTTGTCGGTGAGCCCCGTCAGCATGCGAATGCTGTCCTCGAACACAGGGTTCGGGATGGGCTCGGCCAGCTCGATGCGGCTCCACTTGCGACCGCCATGGCCACCCGTGAGCTTCTCGTCGAAGAGCCCGCCAGGCTTGGGGCGCGGGTCGCCCGTCTTCGGATCGACCTTGGCGTAGAGGAGCTCGGCAGGCTTGGGCAGCACACGATCGCCGGTCAGGTCCTTGATGTGCTTGTCGGTGAGCGGGGAGAGGATGAACTCGTGCCCCTTCTTCTCCATGTTGATGCCCATGCCCTGCAGCATGTCGGTGAACTTCTTGAAGGCGAACGTCGGCTTCGGCGTCGGCAACGGATCGCCGTGCTGAATCGCGTCCCACACATCGTGGTGCTGGCTTTGCCACTGCTTCTGCGGGCTCACGCTCGGGTCCGGGCCCTCGCTCTTCCACGTCTGCATCTCGCGGATGTTGGCGCGCGCGCCGTGCGCCAGTAGGGCGTAAAGTCCCAAGGGGTCCATGGACTGACCACCGGCGTGGCCGCCGCCCGAGGGCTGCAAGTTGATGTCGTACTTCTCGACGTCGCCGCCAGGCAGGTTCAAGCCCGACCGCACCGACACCTTCTTGTCGACCTGGTGGTGCAGCTTGATCATGTGCTGGAAGCCGACCAAGGCGTCGCCGAGCTTCTGCTTGTTCGACGGGTCGTACAGCGACTCCACGTCACTAATGCCGTGCTTCTTCAACTCGGACTGCACGTTGGCGAGCTGGTTCTCACCGTCGAAGTTCTGCACGAGGTACGGCTTGCCGGTCTTCTTAGCAATCTTGCTGGCCGCCGTCTCTAACACCTGGCCGATGTTCATGCGGCCCGGAACGCCAGACGGATTGAGCGCCACCTCGATGTGCTTGCCATCCGGCGTGTGCGGCATCTCGTGGTCCGGCACGATCTTGGTGACGATGCCTTTGTTGCCGTAACGGCCAGCGAGTTTGTCGCCCACCTGCATCGGCTCGATGGCTTTCACGTGCACAACGACTTCACCATCGCGCTTGAACGCACCTACCACCTCGCCTGCGCCCTCGCCCTCCCACGTGAGAGAACGGTCGGCGTACTGCTCACCCAAGCTCTTGCGAATAGCCGACAGTCCCACACGATCTTGGACGTTCGACTTCTTCATCGACAGCACAAGAGGGTCACCAGGCACGACGCGGGTGCCTTTCTTGATGAGCCCATCATCGCCGATGTTCTCCAGCTGGTTCCGCAAGTACAAGCCAGGGTGCTGCGCCAGGTAGCGCTTCTTGGCCAGGATGGTCTCGTCGTCGACCGGGAGATTGTGCTTGTAGAGATGAACGCTCGACAGCTTGTCGGCGGCGCTCTGGCTGATGACGATGCCGTCTTCGAAGTTGTAGCCCTTATAGGGGATGTAACCGACACGCAGGTTGGTGCCGAGAGCGATAGCACCGTTCTTCGAAAAGTTCGTGTCGGCAATGGTCTGACCGGACTTCACCTTGTCGCCGACACTGACGAGCGCCGTAGAGTCGAGCACGGACTTGGCATCGTTGAGTGGGTAGTTCCTGTAGATCTGCACCTCGTGGTTCCTGCCGTCCTTGCCGGCAATCACGATGGCGTCGTTCTTCACCGCATGGACCACACCGTCCACTGGTGATTGGTGCGAGGCCTGCGTGCCGATAATTTCCTCAAACGTCTGACGCCCTTCTCTGCCGACACCGGTGCCGACCTGCACCAGCGGCGCCTCACGGTGCACGAGCGAGATGGCCTGCTCCATGTGCCGGGTGGCCATGGAGGCGCGCCCGCCGGAGGTGTTGTTGATGAACGGGATGAGGTTCGACGTGATATTGAAGAACTGCGAGGGGTGCCTCATCACGTAGTCGGCGTCCTTGATGTGGCCCTCGCCGATGTCGTTGCCGGCGTTCGACCACTTCACCACGCCACTCTTCGCCGTGGGCTTGTCCTTCTCCCAGGTGACCTGGTCGGGAAGTACAACCTTCGACTGCAAGAACTTGGTCGGCCCCACGTACTCCATCTTGTTCGTGTGCAGGTTGAAGAGCGGCACCTGCGGCTCATTGCCGTGCTTGCGCACGCCGAGCGGCATGCGTAACGTCACGCCCGTCTTCGAACCCTCAGGCGTGTGGATAGGGTCGAGGAACGCCATGTGCGACGGGTTGACGAACTTCACCTCATCGAGAATCTGCTGCTCGCTCTGAATGCCGCCAGGGCCCATCACCGTCGTCTGTTGCGCGGTCGACACCATCTCGACAGGGTTCACCTGCTTGGCTACCTGCGCCGCGCTGTTCTTGTGGAACGTCTCGCGGATGGGCTTGTCGAACACCTCGAAGCGCAGCGCGTCGCGCGGGTTTTCAGCCGTGTTGATCTTGCGCTGCATCTTGGCGCGGATGGACGAGCTCGCCGCCATGATCTTGTCGTGCGCGAAGTCACCCACGCTGCGCAGGTCCTTGAAGACCAGTGAGTCGCGGTCGTCAGGCTCGGCGCCATTCTGCACCGCCAGCATCTTCTTCGTGGCGCGCGTGAGCGCGTCGCCGTTCACGTGATCGAACGCCTTGCCAAGCGTGATCTGCGTAGCCTCCGGGCGCATGTCCGTGTTCTTGAACACCTGCACCATATGCTTGGCAGCGTCCGCTTCATTGGGTGGCGGCATACGCTTCGTCGTGCGGTAGAACTGGTCAACCGTGCTGCCAGCCTTGCGAGCTACCTGGTTGGCTTTGAGGATGTCCTTGCCCCAAGTCTTCTCGAGCTCGCTATCGGAAACGCCGAGCGTCTGCAGGATCGGGTAGAGCGGCAACTTGGCCTTGCCGTACTCGACACGGAACTCCTTAGACTCATCGTCGAACGTGACGTCGAACGACGGCGCTTGCGAGCTCTGGAAGCGCGTCTCCAGCTGACCAGTCTTGCGGCGGCGCACGTACGCACCAGGCTTGAGCTGCCATTGGTTGTCGACCTGGTATTCCTGGCCGCCAACAATCTGGCTGTGGCGCCGCGTGATCTTCGGGAGCTCGGCGATGCGCGTCTTCGCACGCACTTCCCTGCCCGTCAGCTTATCGCGAAGCACCAGATGAGCCACGACCGGCACGCCCCACGTCTCACCGCTCACCTTGGCTTGGTGCTGACCTCGCAAGTCGTCTGGGCTCTTGTCGTCATGAACTTCCAGCTTCTCGAGCTCGAGCATCTGCGTGCGCCCGTCGATCGGAAACTGCTTCTTGATGCCCTCCAGCGTCCGGTCGCGGAAGTTGTCGAAGGCTTCGTTGGGGTCCAGGTACGCCATGCTCAGCCCAAAGTATACCCAGTACCCGCAGAGAATGGCTCGCTTCTCTGCAAGGCCCGCAACTACCCCGAGATAAGAGAGCTGTATGAAGGGAGCTCTGCATGAGTGCTACCGACCCTAGGGCGAAGGACAAGCAGGAAAACAAACGCCCGGCGAGCACAGGCAAAGTCTATGAGCAGTTGGTCGAAGACCTGTTCATGGGCGACTCGACCGAGGAGGACGAGGAAGAAGAAACCAACGATACGGAATAAGTACTGAAGTGACAGCTCTCATCATCTGGGCCTTCGTGGCCGGTTTGCTGAACGGTTTGTTGATGGCAATCCAGGATTTCATTCTGGAGCAAGAAAGGAGGCAAGCGTGATCGTCAACCCCTACACGCCAGAGGGACAGGCACTCCTGGCGCCCATACCGGGGACGCATATCGTCGAAGATTCGCTTGGACTCGTAGGCTCTACATTCAACGACCCGACTAACTTGGTCCGTCGATGGACCATCCGAGCGCTCTACACGCCGGTGCGAGGGCGCTCTCTTGGTGGGCTGCGCGCCAAGCTGGAGGACCAGAAGGGCTTCATCACTTTCTGCAACCAACGAGACCTAGAAGTGCTGCTGGACATAGCCAGCCCCGGCGGCTACTGCGCCTGGCTCGACGACGAGTACGTTGAGCCAGGCGAGCGCGGGTGGTACGGGCTGTGCGTTGATGAGCTGGACCTGCTGGACGACTTGTACGACCGTGAGCTGGAGGCACGGGCCCAATACCCGAACGACGTTGTGCTGCCTCAAGGATTGAGCTTCGAGCGCCGCGTACACAACGGCGTGCGCAACGACTTCATCGAGCTCATGTCGTTGCTGTGGGACATCGATCCGGATACCGGCATGGGGCCGGACACCAGGATGGTTACTGTCGATCGGCGTTGGACAAGCGTCGAGCGCACCGCCGGATCAGAAAGGCCGAAGCTTTGGCTGCGAGTCTGATCGAGGAAGAGGAAGTTGAAGAGGAAGAAGAGTCCGAGCTCATGGCATCCGGGTGCGGCTGCGCAATCTGCGCGAACGACATCAAGCTCACCGACGAAGTCTTCCTACTCAGAATCGTGCACCCGTTCATCGTCGACGGGACGCTGACTTATTACGACATCGTGGAAGCCAACGGGGACTACAAGTACCCGCCGGCGTTCTTCGACTTCGAATGCTGGGAGGACGAAGAAGAAGAAATCCGAACCATTCAGGAGGACGTGCCGCCAGTACAGCACTACAACGGCATCATCCTCTGCGACATCTGCGAGAGCGACATTTGCCAAGGTGAAGCGATGGGGCTCGCGCAGTTTGGTGAAATTCGACTGTCGGAGCGGTCGCCTAACAACATACTGTCGGCGTCTTTCGTCGGCATGGCAGAGCCGCAGCACCTCTGCATCGCGTGCCTCACGCACATGGAAGAGAACCAACAGGACCCAATCTGGCCTGGAGAGATAGAACCAGTACCGAACCACGAGGTGTGCGTCGAAGGACTCTTCGAACGCTGCTGGCGTGAAGGGCAGTGCTACTGCCCAAAACGAATCTGTGAGAGCTGACCCAAGAAGAGGAAGAGAAGTTACATGGCAAGTAAGAAGACCACCGCTGCAGCAACCAGTACCGCCGTCGACCCGAACGATTCCGACGCAGCAAAAACCGTCGCTCAGTCCCTGACCGCAAACGAAGTCAACGAAGTCGTAGAGGTATGCCTGGCCACGCCCATGGAAGGCTACCCGTCGAAGAAGAACGATGACTGCCTGTGGGGTCTGCCGCTGTGCGTCGAAGGCGAACCTGGTATCGCCAAGACGGCTCGCATGAAACAGCTGGGCCGCGTGCTGTCGATCAAGGTGAGGTCTCTTTTCGCGGCGCAGCACCCACCGGAGGACTTCTCCGGCGCGCTCATCCCCGACGGTAAGGGCGACGCCACTCAAATCTGCCCGCTCTCGCAAGTGCGGGAGCTCATCAAAGAGAAGCGAGGCCTCATCCACCTCGACGAGCTCAACGGAGCGCCGCCTGCCACACAGGGTGCGCTGCAGAGCTTCATCCACGAACGCGTCGCCGGCGACCAGCCTATCCCGGGAAAGATCCGCATCGTCGCGTCGCAGAACCCAGCAGAGATTGCGACGGGCGGCTTCGCACTGTCAGCGCCGCTCGCCAACCGCTTCGTGCATCTAGTCGATCCAGGACCAACCGCACGCGACTGGATCTCCTGGCTCATGGGCAACACCACATCGCGGCTCAACGCCTCGATGGAACAAATCGAAGACCAAATATGCGACGACTGGCCGCAGCTCTTTCCGGAGAGCCAGGCGCTGTTCGCTGGTTTCATGGAGGCCAACGGTGAGGAGCTGCTCCACAAACGACCTGACAGCGGCGACCCAGCGGCGAGCAAAGCGTGGCCGTCGCACCGCACGTGGGACTATGCCATCCGAGCTTGGACTACAGCACGCATCCTCGAGAAGAACGACAGTATCCGCGACGCCATCATCGAATGTTGCGTAGGGCCAGGCGCCGCTGCAGTCTTCCTCGAGTACATGAACGAGCACGACATCCCCAAGCCCATGGAGGTGCTCAAAGGCACGTGGAAGCCAGACCAGAACCGCATCGACATCGTGATGGCAGCCTACGTCGGCGCCATCGCGTACGTGAGGCAGCGTCCGACGATGAAAGACAAGATGGAGCTTGGCGTCCTGGCTTGGGGGAGCATGAAGCAGCTCTTCCCACTCGGACTCGCCGACATCGCAGTGCCAGCCTCAGAAGGCCTGGTGCTAGAGAAGCTGGGGCGCGCGTCGGGTGACCCAGACCTGAAGAAAGCTGCCAGCGAAATCCTGACCCTGCTGGCCAGGAGCGGTGTGCAGTCATACGTCGAGGAGCGCGACACGTGACAGCACGCGGCTGGGCCGCGCAACACAGGGCTTCAAACCTGGTGATTGCGCGGCTGTACGTGAAACTGCACGCACCTTACCTCTCGCCGACGTTGTTCGGTCTCATCCCAGTCCCCATGGCGGACCTGCGTAAGATCGCAGGCGGCCCGCTTGCTGTGACCGAGCGGCTCGTCATGTACTACGACCCGGTATGGGTCGAAGAAGTATCTGTCGAAGTACTGGCGACTGGTCTCGGCCACGAGTGTATGCACTGCCAGCTCAGACACGTCACTCGCGGCATGAAGTACCCAGACAAGAAACGCTGGAACATTGCTGGTGATCTCTTCATCAACGGCGCTATGCGCGACGTCAAACGCCAGAAGAAGGTCAGCGGCAAGGCGGTGGGTATGGAGACACCGCTCTGGAACTTCCCAGAGTGGGCGCACATGCCCGAGGACTACGGCTTCGAGAAAGGGCTCACCGCCGACGCCTACTACCGACTGCTGGAGCAGTTCGAAGGCCCTGCCCCAGAGAAGAAAGAGGGCAGCAAGGGCGATCCGGGCGGTGAGTCACACATCATGCGTGGCTGCTGCGGCGGTGCAGCTGGAAACCCGCTGGGCGCCGAGCTCGAAGGCAACCTGAACGAAACCAGAGGCAGGTCCGAGTCCAACGTGCACGCTATCGCCAAAGCGACAGCCAAGGCGATCAAGGCGCACATGGAATCGACAGAGGGCCGAGGCAACCTGCCAGGTATGTGGTCGGAACTCATCAACGTCAGCGACAAGGTATTCAACGTACCGTGGCGCACAAAGCTCGCCAACGTGCTGCGCTACAGCATCGGCAAGGCGCGCGTGGGAGGCCTCGACTACAGCATGCACCGCGCGTCGAAGAGGTCGTACCTGCGCGGCATCAGGCTACCCAGCCTGGTGAGCTACGACCCGGAGGTCTGGTTCATCGTCGACAGCTCAGGATCGATGGGAAAGGGGCAGCTCTCCGACACGTCGCGCGTCTGCATGGACGTGCTGAAGCAGACTGGCATCACGCAAGCCTGGTGGATGGAGGCTGACGTCGAGAACAAACGAGAGCCGTTGAAAATCAACGTGCGCGACCTGATGCACATGGAGATCCGTGGTCGTGGCGGAACCGACTTCCGTCCGGCCGTGAAATTCGCGGCGTCCAGGCGGCCGAAGCCACACATCGTCATCTACATCACCGACGGTGACGGACCAGCACCGCGCAGACCTCCACAAGGCATCCACTTCATTTGGGTAGTCGTACCATCGCCGTTCCGACGCAGACCTGCCAATTGGGGTGACCTGGTTGTGCTCGAAGACGGCTCCAACTTGAAGCCGCTCGGCGCACCCTACGATTGGCCTGACGACGAAGACGCAGCGTGAAGTGAAAATACCCCCGACAATCAGGGATAAGAAAGATGAAGAGGAACAGCTACACGCTGTCCAAGAAGGAGACTACAACATGAACCGCATTCTCAAGATTTCGCTCATCTCAGCCGGCGGCGCTGTCGCAACCGCTCTCGTCAGTGGCCTCAGCTACATCAAAGGCAAGAAGGACGGCATCATGCTGGCCTCCAAGAAGTACGAGTCGCTCAACGCCTCCCCCGAGCGCGCGACGTCGACTCAGCCGCAAGCGTGAGCAGAAGGTGCCGCCTCGAATTGGGCACGTCGCATGTTAGGCTTTCCCCCCGGCCGACTGTGACGTGCCCACTTCGGGGCGGCACGCTGGAACGGGGACCTGTCCCGTTCTTTAGCCCTTCAAACAGCGCCGGCTGCGCGGCGCGGCGGCAGCTTGTCGGGCATCGGCTTCATGTTGATGCTGACAGCCGCGTTGCCGTTGGCGCCCAAGCCAGAGTCGCCGCCCGCTGCTGGTTGCTGCTGCGGCTGACCAGGCGGGGCCATCCCTCCACCCGGGGCCATCGACTGCAAGAACTGCAACACGAGGTCGGCGAACTCTGGCGACTGCGCGCGCAGCTGCTTGATCTCGAGGAGCTGACTTGCCGGATCCTTCTGCGACAGCTGCAGCGCTGTTGCCTGAGCCACGGCGGTCAGACTCGAGCCGCCCAGCGAAGGTTGCCCGCCGGCGGCTGGGCTGGTGCCCATGCCCATGTTCTGGCCAGCGTTGAGCGGGCTGGACATGGCCGCCATAGGACCTGCTGCCGCGCCGGCCTGCGCCGGCATTCCCTCGCTGCCAGCCTGCCCGCCGGGCGGCGCTGCGCCGGTCTCGGGGCCACCGGGCTCGCCAGGAGCGACCGGAGCGTTGGCTGCAGTCGCCATCTCCTGCTGCGCCTTGGCCTGCATCTTCATCATGATGACCTGCTGCTCGCCCTGCATCTCAGCCATCGCCAGCTGCTGCTTCTTGGTGGCCTGCAAGCGATTCGAGGTCTCGCGCTCCATGATCTGGTTCTCCTTCTCTTGGTCGAGATCGGAGTCAGCCAGCAGCGTCGTGTCGGAGACTTTGTTGGCCTGGTTCAGCTGGAACATGAAGGCCTTGCGCTGAATATCGTCGGCCATTTTGAACGGCTTGAAGCGAATGTTCGCCAGCGGCCAGTCCAGGTAATCGGCGACGTGCTTCATCGTCCACTTCGCCATGCGCACGTGACGAGACAGGTACGTGATGAACTGATTCTCGAGCATGCGCATCGACACGTTCGTGCCGGCGTAGCTCATGCCGCCCTTGATGAATTCGAGCGGCACCTGCATGCCGTTGATGAGCTGCTCGCTCATCGTCTGCATTTCCTGCACCATCAATAGAGCGCGGCCGTCGCCGCCAATGGTCTGGTTGCCGATGGGCAGTGGCAAGATCGGGATGTAGTTCGGGTCCATACGCCAGCGCGCGATCTCGGCGGCGACGTGGTCACGCCAGTCGACCAGGTTGATGGTCGTGTACGGATCGCTGGTACCCGAGCCGGCCTGCGGGAAGAGCACGCGCAAGGGCACAATGTGCTCGAGCAGGATGGCCTCCTGCGCCTTCTTCATGATCTGCAGGTAGAACGTGTCCTTCAAGCAGGCCAGGAGCAGCGGGATGCCCCAACCCCGGTCTTGATCGGCGAGCGTCGGGCGGCGCAGGTGGAAGAACAAGTCCTTCGAGAACGTCACACCCTTCTGCTGACGCAGCGCCTGGATGAAGATGTCCGGCACCTGCTCGATGGCGTCCTTCTTACCGACGATGATGTCGTTACGCACGCCCGGCGGTATGTTGTAGAAGTACGTGTGCTCGCCCGAGAGATCCGAGTACGTGACCTCGACGTCCTCCGGGCTCCAGCGCATCATGCGGATGCCACTCTCGTTCTTGAAGTACAAGTCCTTCGATCGCGCCGTGCCGAGGTTGCCGCAGTGTGGGCAGCTGAGTCTGAACTCGTAGTTCGTGAACACCCAGTGCGGCCGGATGCGCGAAGCCTCCATCTGCTTCTTGCAGCCAGCGCAAGTGAGGAACTTCTTGAACGGGAAGCTCAGGCTCGTGAGACAGTTGCCGTACGTGTTGTAGTCGAGGCCGCACTCGATTTGAAACGCCTTGTAGTTCAGGTGATCTATGAAGTACTCCTTCCACCGGTCAGCGACACGGCGGTCGGGGTGGTCGATCATAATCTCGGTGATAGGGTATTCACTGAGCTTGAAGACCGTGGCGTTGATGATGGGATTCGTGAGGAAGTAGTAGCGGCACCACCTGAACATCGACTTGATCGTCGTCGGCAGGTACGTGTGTGCGATGTCGAAGAACGGCGAGGGGTAGTTCACCCCCTGCGCGGCACCATTGCCCATGCGCGCGCGCGTCTGCGCGAAGCGCAATCCGCCGCCAGGACCGCCGCCAATGCCCAACGCGCCGGGGATGCCGCTCATGAATTACTCCAGGCCTCCACTATTGAAGCCCCTACCATACACGTGCTCAACGGTATGCTGACCAGTATCCCCAGGCTCGCTCGCCGGTGGGCGTGAGGCCTCTTGCGGAACCTGCGGTTGTTGAACCGGCCGCTTGCCGCGCAGCTTGTCGACGCCCTTGCCTGCCGCGCCGCCGGCGCGCTCGAGCGCCGTGGACAACGCCGCGCTGCCCGCCAGCGACAGCGGCGCCGCCAGGCCGCCCACGGTACCGCCGACCACACGGCCGAGGCGTTCGGCGCGCCCTGGCTTCCCGTCGCCCTCCGGCGCGCGCGCGGCGTTCACCGCTGCCAGCGCTGGCAGACCCACCATCATCGCCTTGCCCTTCACACCGGCCGAGTCCCACTGCGATTTCACGCCGGCGGAGAGCGTCGGCAGCACGCCGTTGTTTTTCAGGGATTTCGCGTAGCCCGGTAGGCTGGTGAGCCCCATTTCCTGTGCCTTATCGGCGGAAGCCAGCGATTTAGCGGCCTGCTGCAGCTTGCCGGACGGCACGCCCGCGCCTGAGCTCAGATCCTTGCCGAGCGCGGCGAGCTCGCGGCGCGCGGGGGCGGCGCCGGCGCCGATGCGCTCCACAGAGCTCGCTGCGCCGCCTGGTTTCCAGCCCGTGACGCTGTGGACCTGCCGCTGTCCGAAATTGCTCAGGGATCCCAGCGAGTTATCCATCTTCGACAGCGATTTCGTCGCGGAAAGCACCTTGGTAGGGCTGGCAGCACCCAGCGCAAGCCCGGATCCCGCGCCAATTAAGGCCCCTTTGCCCGCGCCGCGCACCGCACCACCCAACCCGCCGCCGAGTGCTGCCAGCGCCGCCCCCGCTCGGCTCGAGCCGCGCTCGCGCGCCGTGTCGTACGCGTCTTTGCCCCCGCGCGCGCCGCCGACCAGCGCGCCGGCGCCGAGACCGAGACCTAGCCCGCTGCCAAGGCCTGCACCCATGGCTTTGCGCACCCCTGAGCGACTCAAATGCGCAAGAAGCTCCTGCGGAACACCCGACGTCTTGTCGAGCTCTGCATGAAACCCCTTCATCAGGGCCGGTGAAAGGGTAACTTCAAACATGCTTCAAAATGTCGAGCTGCAAACGGAGCCGACGGCGTGTCGACTCGAGGTACGCCCACGATCCTAGCAGCCGCCGAAGCTGCTCGTCCTCTACCGAGTCGCCAGATGGGGCGCGCCCGCTTGCGCGCACCTCTGGCCAGCGCTCGTTCACTTCTTTGCAGTCGACGGGAAGACCTTCCACGTCGATCTTCACAAAATCCAGGGGCGGCTGCGGGCACAGCACGCCGTCGTGCCGGTGCACAGCGGCCAGGTAGGTCTTCACCTCGTCGCTGAAGTTCACGTCGTCACGAATTCGGTTGGCAATGTCGACGGCCACCATGCACTCGGCGACGGTGGGCACCTGCATGCGCTGGAAGTCAGCGAACGCGCCGTTGAATGGCGCACAGCAGTGAATGAACACCTCCCACTTGAGCCAAAAATCGTCGACGAGGTGCAACGCCTTGCAAGCCTGAAGCTTCTCGATATTGATGTCGGCGATGGAGGGCGTTTTGAAGTCCTCCTGCACGCGCTGCACGATGGTCTCTAGCTCCCAGCCGAGCCAGACCAGGTCGTACTTGCGCAGCAGCATCAAATCGAGGATGAGCGGGTGCGCGTCGGGGCTGCGAAAGACGTTGCCCACCGAGACGTTCGACGTCTTGGTGATGCTCTCCACCGTCCCGTGAACGGTGGGGTTCTCGCTCTCGTCGCCCTGCGTGGTCTCGATGACCGTCGTGGGCTCCTCCTCTTGCAAGTGGTGCGGCAGCCGCTGCACGCTCGAGAGGACCTGCTCGAAGATGCCCTCAGGCGACATCGTGCAAGCCCGTTGCGCTGTTGTCACCGGCAGCACGCGCTAGGCGGCGCTTCTGGTCGACGGGCAACGAGCTGAAGATACCCCATGGGTCCTTCTTGAATTCCTTGGCCATCTCTTCGCCGTAATCGATCTTCAGCGAATGGTAGCCCGTGACCGCGTAATTTTCGATTTGCTTCTTGGTGATGTAGTCGTTGCCGTTGATCCAGCTGTCACCTTCGTCGGATGCCGTCTTCTGCACGCCGTAGGTCGAGGCGTACGGGTCCATGACCGACTGGTCGTAGCGCCAATCGAGTTGGGCGAGCTTGTCGAACTCCTCGAGCGCACTACAGAACTGCTCGGGGCCGAGGGCAGCACGGTGCTCGAAGAGCTGATCTAGCACGGCGGCCTGCTTCTCCGTGAGGTGCGGCCGGCGCGTGTCGAACGCCACCTTGATCTGCTCGACGGGAGCAAAGGTCGTAGAGCCGTACGCCGCTGCGACGTCGTTCACTTCGATGCCGAGCGCGGAAGCGCGCTTTACCATGTTCGTTGCAAATTCATGGCGCATCTCCGGCGGCATACGGCGGAGATTGTCATCAAAGTACTGGGTAGCTGCCTGCACCTGGGTGTAGCTATCGAGCGGGTACAAGCCCTGGTAGGCGCTATACTCGTACGGCGCCGCCGCTTCTTTCACCGTGGCGTGCTTGCCGGTCACGTCCACGTACGGTCGCAGCCCAGCCGACTTAGCCACGCTGGTGTTGCTAGAGCCTGGCTTACCGGGCGCCACCGCGGCAGACAGATCTCCGGGATCTTGGCTCGGCATCGTGCTGGTGCCCGAGAGCTCGGCGCTCTTCATCAACGCGCTCATCTGGTGCTGCTGATGCGGCGGCATCACGGTACCGCCGGACATGCGGGTCGCCTGCAGGTTGTCTTTGATTTGACCGCCCGTGCCCTTCACAATGGAGGGAATCATCGCTGCGTTCATCACAGTGCTGAGGCCGAGAGCGATCTTTTCGAGCTCGTCCGGCACCTCGATGTTGTACCAGGCGCAGGCCACCTTCAGGTTCTCGGCTGCCGTCTTCTGCGCCTCCGCCGGGAGCTTGTGCCCATGGAGAAAGAAATAGCTCACATTCAAGAGCGTGTTGCCCTCGTCGACGCAAGCGAACTTTCGGAGGCGGTCGCCATCGTCGAGGAGTACCAGGGCGAAGGCGTCGTCGGGCAGCGCAGCCAGCTCATCCGAAGAGAGGCGGTGCGCAATCTTCACAGATTCGGGAATTACATCTACGGAGGGGAAGATCGCCCGGAGGTCGTGCGGGTTGTCGTAGAGGTCCAAGACGATACCTGCCGTTTGCATGCTCGCAATAATAGACGGTTAGCCGAGAAAAGAAAACAGAGCACTGAATGGACCGGATAGCTCCAAGGAGGAACGTTGCTGAAGCAAAACCATGAAGTCGATACGCCGCCCAGCTGCTTTGGGAAGCACTTCGACGCCACCTCACCAGAATGCAAGGGCGGGCACGACCCGTCGTTCCGCAACGATGACGAGCAAAGTCGCAACTACAACACGCAGATCCGCGACACCTGCGACTGGGTGCAGAGCTGCTCGAGTCGCATGCAGGCCGGCAGGAACTTCATACCAGCCAGCAGCTTGGTGAGGCCAACGCAGCCGCCACCAAGCCCGTACCAAACGAGGTTCAACACACCAACACAACCGCAGCCGCAACCCTGGAGGCCACCAGCATATGCGCCCCAGCAGCCGGGCGCGCACCTGATGTCGATGCAGTTCGGCATTCCGCAGTATCTCTCCGTGCGAGAGCCGCAGACCTTTGGCGCTAGCTTCGGCAAACGGCTGGCTCGTGAGTCGCTGCGGTCGGTGCTGAAATCAATCGGGCATACGATTGCCCACTTCTTCGATGTCGAAATTCTTGGTCCTCCACCCGGAGGAGGCAACCCGCCAGAACAGTGATAGGAGATCGGCATGAAGCTCATCAAGAGGAACCCCGACCTCGGGTACTTGGACACGATGCTGTGGGTTCCGAAGAAGCTCCTCAACGTCGAAGGCGTAAAGAGGGCGCTGGAGTTTGAGCTTACCGACCGCGACTCGATCAGGTGCCTCCGTCTCTGGGAAGAGGCGGAGCACCATCTGATCGTCCCCCGCGCGTTCTGGAAGCCAGGTGACTTGCCTTTCGACTGCGTCGACTGCAGGCCTACAAGCTTCGCGCGCACCGGCGTGAAGAGCAAGATTCGCCTCGACTACAAACCCCTCAAAGGAAAGCTGCTCCCGACAGGAGAAACCGTACAGTCAGACGCCATCCAAGCCTTGCTCGAGGCCATGGGTGGCGTGCTGCAGCTGGCGTGCGGCAAAGGGAAAACCGTCGTGGCTCTTCATCTAGCCTCCCTTTTGCAAGTGCCCATGCTCATCGTCGTCGACAACACGACGTTGATGGTGCAATGGCAAGACGAGATCGCACGGCACCTCGACGTACCAGGCGGCGTCGGGCTCATCAAGGGTCAGGTCAAAGACTGGAAGAAGGGCATCGTGCTGGCGACGTACCACACGCTAGCCAACTGGGCTTCAACGATACCCGAGGAGGTTCGTCGTTGGTTCGGACTCATCGTCTGGGACGAAGGGCACCACATCAGCGCACCCACGTTCAGCAAGAGCGCGCCTCTTTTTTACGGCTATCGTCTGGCGTTGACCGCCACGCCGACCAGGCCGGACGGCACGCACGTTATCTGCCAGCACCACATCGGCGACATCATCTTCAAGGACCTGATCCAGGACATGCCGCCGAAGATCTACTTCAAATGGACCGGCTTCGAGCTCGACTTCGAGAGCTCGCAAACTCGGGATGCCGTCTGTGACAAGAACGGTGAGATGCACCTTGGCAAGGTAGCGGGTCACTTTGGGGCCAGCCGGAAGCGCATGACGGAAGTTGTGTTGCCTGAGGTACGCAAGCTGCTGAGCGGGGGACACAAGGTCATCGTGCTGTCGCACTCGGTCGACGAGGTCATCAATCTCCACGCGCTCTGGACTGGCAGCGCCTTAGGCCAAAAGGACGAGGACATCGAGCTCTACACCGACATCCCATACCCAACGTCCGAGGACGTCGGCGAGACCCTGCCTGGCGCTGAATTGAAGAAGGACCAGGTAGCACGTGCCGTCCGCACCGTCACCGACATCAAAAACAACCTGAAGGCCAACCCCAACATGGCCAAGGCGAAGCGCGAGATGGCGGAGGAGCGGCTCAAGAAGTACGCAGAGCTGCTGGAACAGTACGCTGTGTGGAAGAAGACCGAGAAGGAGATGCGCCGGCGCCAGCGCGCTTACTTGAAAGAGCTGCTGGCGAAGAAGAGCACCAGCGGGATCTTCACCGAAGCCGTCGAACCCGAGGAGCGCTTCAAGATGCTGAAGGAGCGTCAGGTCATCTTCGCCATCATGAAGTACGGCAAGGAAGGCCTCGACGACAAGAACTTGTCGGCCATCCTGGTCAGCGAGCCCATCTCGGACCGGAACACCCTTCAGCAGATCATGGGCAGACCCAGGGACAAGAACAACTCGGTACTCATCTTCCTCGAAGACAACATCGGCCCGCTCATCGGGCAATGCCGCAAGCTGCGGCACCACCTTCGCGATTGGCCTATCGACGAGGGCGGTCCTTTCAAGTACGAACAGATCGGCCACCCCTCAACACACCGACGACAAGGAAGCACATGGAACGCACAGACACGCCAGAACTTGAGAAGACCGGGCCTGCAGGCACCTGGCTCGTAATCATTGGGGTCACCGGCAAGTACATCGTACGCACGCTCAAGACGATGGAGGAAGTGCGCGAGATTCACGACCGTAACGGTCGGCTCGACACCGAGGATTGCTTCGAGTTCATCTCGAACCTGCAGGTGCGTCCGGCCATGGACCCGCGTACGCAGCAGCCACTGGGCTTGAGCTTCAGCAAGCAGACCATAGCGTGCCGCATCGACGCTACCCTCTTCCCGATGCCGCTGGCGCTGTCGCTGTTTGGAGCTGCGTTGTATTTCCTCGACGACCTGAAGGAAGGCGACGCCATGGCCTACAAGGACATCATCCGCGACGCCGTGCGCATGGGCGACGACATGCACAAGCAGCGCGTCGAAGCACTAACGGGCATCAAGGCAGCGCAGGCTAGCGCTATTCCTCAGGTCGGGCTGCCGTTTGTCCGCTGACGCACGCAAAACACTTCCGATGCTATGCGACGAGTGGATGGGTTGCACCAAGTGCAGCCTGTCCACCCACCGTGAGGCCAATCAAGGGCACATGGTATTTGGTGAAGGACGCCAGCGTGGCATCCTCTTCCTGGGAGAGGGCCCCGGCGCCACCGAAGAAAACTACGGCAGACCGTTCATCGGAAAGTCGGGCGACCTGCTGCACAGGTTCTTGGACCACTACAAAATCAAGAACTTCTACATCACTAACGTCGTGGCCTGCCGCTCTTGCATACCCATGACAGACGCGCTCGGCAACCCCGTCTTCTCACGAGGTCGAGGGAACATGCCTGGCGCGCCGCGCTACAAAGACCAGCCTCCCACCAAGGACCAGATGGAGGCCTGCGCTCCTCGAGTCTACGAGGAAATCTACATGGCGGACCCAGTGCTCATCGTGGCATTGGGTCAGAACGCAGCTTCGTTCTTGCGCAGGTCCAGCGTGAAGATCACACAGGAGCGCGGCGTTGCTCAAGAGATAGCGATACCTGGCGCCGGCTTCAAAGCAAACCTGTCCGCGAAGAAGCGCGAGTGGGCTCGCAAGGTGAAGGGCCAGCTCGTCGCCCCGGTCGAGCAGAGCACAGTACGCTACCTCATGTTGCCGACCTTTCACCCATCCTTCGTGCTGCGCAACAAGCACGACGAAAAACCAAACAATCCCTTCCAGTTGTTCGCCAGAGACCTCGAGATGGCGAAGATGCTGTACAACAGGTACTACGTCGAAGTCAGCGGCATTGCACCAGACGACTACGAAGATGAAACGCCGGACGCCGACGTACCCTACAGCATCCTGGAAGACATCGAGAGAGCAGAAGGAGCAGAGGACTGACCATGAAGAGCACCGCAAAAGGCAAACGTGTCCCCATCGCCGAAATCGATTCCGTCCAGAAGCTGGCGGACTTGAAGATGGAGATCGACGGCCTGAAAGCAGAGCACCCCGAGGTGTTCATGAAGTACGCCGACCTCGTCGACCGCTACAACACCGTCCTCGAAGAGGCCGAGAAAGAAGTGCGGGCGCGGGGCGTAAGCTGCGGCGATTTCGACAACTACTCGACGTCGGTGAAGTTCGACGCCGTCAAGATGTTCGAAGAGCTGGGCGAAGATATGTTCATCGCCGCCGGCGGCATCATGAACAAGAAGACGGTGTACGAGGTCGACCCGAAGAAGGTCGAAGCAGCCATCGCCAACGGCACCGTTCCGGAAGACTGCGTCGACAACTTCCGTGAAGTGCGCCGCAACTACCGCAAGCCCGACAAACTCAGTGCATAGCAACTGGTCCCGCGAAATGAAAAGTCCAAAGAAGGGCCAGACGTCTGAGGCCGGCCAGATCGTCGAAGACAAATTCGCAGCGCTCTGGACAGACCGCAGCGTCGACCCGGCCCGCGTTGCGGTCGGCACAGCAGAGGGCATGGACTTCGGGCAACTGAAAGTCTCGGTCACCGTGTCGGTGGCCTGTGATCAAACCGAAGCTGCCATCAACAAGGCGGGCGAGCTTGCCTTCTACAAAGCCGTCGAGCTAATGCGTGATGGCTGGAGCGAGCTCAACAAGTAGGATTGAAACATGCCCGTCATTGGAACCCCTGCCTTCAACGCCGTAGCCATTCTGAAGATCGACGCCATCCACTTCCACCACAACAGCATCGCGCTAGTAGCGCACGGAGCCTTCGTGAGCACCGAGACCGGCAGCACGTACGGAAGTACAACGTGCCGCCAGTGGTCGAAGCTCACGCTCGATAAGCTGGCTGAGCTCCGTGCGCTGATGGAAGAAGACCTAGCAGCTCTCGTGTTCAACCGACAGCCCATGGCAGCAGCTGTCTCGCAGCAGACAGAACCTGGTGGTATCGGTGAGGCTTTGCGAAACGCTAACGACGCGCCACAAGTCTAACCACAAGAGCTTGGTGCACTACATGCGTTGCCGCACGACATCTTGGGGTCGTGCAGGAGCAGGTTGACGAACGTGAAGAGGGACTCCAGCATGAGTCCCTTTCTCCGGCACCCTGCGTGACGCATCAACAACAAAAATGGAGGCAGCTTGGCTAACCCCGAGATGGGATTGCTCAGCAAGATTGTTCGGCACGATGCGCTCAAGCAGGCCATCGAATGGGGTCTACGCGAAGAAGACTTCCTGACCGACGAGGGCCGCGCCATCTACCAGCACATGCTGATGATGATCCGCGACCCGAGGTTCAACGGATCAACGCCCGGCGTGAACGTCATGGCGAAGCTCTACCCGAACTTCGACATGTGCGACGACGAGGGCATGTCGCTCGAGGCGTACTGCACCATGGTGCGGGAGGAGAAGCTAGCCGTAGAGCTTCAGGGAGCCACGCGCGAAGCCCTGGTCTCAAGTGAAAATGCCGTACAACGCACCACGAAGCTCATGGACAGACTGCAGCGCAACGTCCTCTCTGTAGCGTATGGTCAGCGCGACGACGTGAACTTCGCAGACGCGCTCACCAGGATCGTGGCTGACTACGATTTGCGTGAATCGGGCGTGGACCTGTCTGTCGGCAAGTGGCCGTGGAAACCGTTCAACGATACGTCTGGTGGACTTCAGAGCGACGACTACATCGTTCTCTACGGCAGGCCGAAGAGCAAGAAGTCCTGGGTCCTGGCCGCGTTCATCGCCAGCTTGTACCTACAGGACAAGACGGTGCTCATCTACACGAAGGAGATGACGGCGGACAACATCCTCACGCGCGTAGCTGCATGCATCATCGGCGTGCCCTACCAAGAGCTGCGTACAGGTAGGATGAGCCGGGAGATGCGCCAGAGGCTTGGCATGCTGCAGCAAGTAGTGGCGGAGATGCAAGCCACCCAGCGCATGATTTGCTTGAACGGCAAAGACTCGGGCGGCAATGACACAGTCGAATGGCTCGAAGCCAAGGCGAAGAAGTACAAACCGGACGTCATCTTCATCGACGGCCTCTACCTGATGAACGACAGCCGTGGCAGCAAAAACCAGAAGGACAACTTCCGAGTGCAGAACATTTCACGCGCGTGTCGCCAGATGGTGCTCTCGCTTGGCATCCCGCTGATAGCCACCCTTCAAGCTACTCGCGCTGCGTCGGCGCACAAGAGCGCCAACCTGGACGAGATTGCGTTCTCCGACGCCATCGGGCAGGACGTGACGTGCGCCATTCGTGTCATCAGCGACGACGACCTAGACACCATCACCCTAGTAGTAGGCGGCTCGCGCGAGTACAAGTTCAGCGGCTGCCTCATCAACGGCAAGTGCGCCGAGGACTTCAACTGGGTGAAGAACCTCAACCAGCGCGAGATCGACAGCATCAAGCAGAGGGACGAACGTGGCGACGAGAAAGCCTCTGGCGTCCTACCAAACGGAAAGCCGAACCCAGGCAGGCAGGACCATAAGAAGGGCCTACCTACGGAGAGGCAGCAAATAAATCGGCAATTCAAGAGCCTCAACAGCAGGCCTAGACCAGGCATGAGGGCGCCATGAACGACATCCCCGACGACCCGCTGATGCGGAAGGTCCGAGACACCATCGACAAGCACCTGCGGAAAGTGCGCCCGTCAGGTTCGAACAACATCGTAGCTCTATGCCCTTTCCACGACGATCACTCGCCGTCGTTTTCGATGAGCGTCGTGAACGGGCTCTTCATTTGCTTCTCGTGTGGCGAGACGGGCAACTTCAGGAAGTTTTTGACACAAGTCGGAATGTCACCCGACGAGATCAAATACCACTACGGACGCACGCTCGAAGAGCTGAAGAAGAACGCACCGCCTCCGCCAGATCCGACGAAGCCCGGCGTCGTGATGGAGTCGAACAGGCATTTGCCGGAAGAGCTCTTGGGCATCTTCCACCACTGCCCACTCGACCTGATCGAAGAAGGCTTCGATGAAGCGACGCTCGAAGAGTTCGGGGTCGGCGTCGACGAGAAACACCAACGCATCACGTACCCTATGCGCGACCTGCACGGAAACCTGGTGGGCATCAGCGGCCGCGCAATGCACGAAGACCAGGAGCCCAGGTACAAGGTCTACGACAAGGAGTACCTGGCCTGGGAGCTCCCGCCCTACGACACAGACAAGAGCCTCTGCCTCTGGAATGCGCACAACGTCTACGCCGCTACCAGGACCAGCGTGACCAACGAGCCCATCGTGATCGTGGAGGGATTCAAAGCAGCCATGTGGTTGAAACAAGCCGGCGTCAAGTACATCACGGCCCTGATGACGGCCTCGATGAGCTGGGCGCAGAAGTGGATGCTAGAACGCATGGGCAAACGCTTCATCGTCATGCTGGACAACAACGACGCGGGCATAAAAGGGACAATCAACGTCACACGGGAGCTTGCAAAAATCTCCTCAAATGTGCGAGTAGTGGAGTACGAAGAAGAGCAACCTTCAGATGTTCCTCGTGAGGACGTGCTGGAGGTGGTGTACAACGCAACGCCTTACGACTTGATGCTTCATGATTAGCCCCGTACGGGCATGAACCGACCCCATGGGGTCACGACACGAAACGGTCCCATGGGACCAAAGGAGAACAGATGGCATTCGGAAAAGATCGCGGCAAGGTGGGGAACATGAATCTGCGCCAGCAGATGCGGCGCGGGTCGAAGAGACCGCCTAAAGGGAGCGGTGGCGGTGGAGGTGGCGCGCCGTACTTCGTCAACAAGTACCAGCCACCAGATGCAGGCCCCGCTGACGTCATCCGCGTGATCCCTGGCAACTACCCGACGCCGCGCGTGGACTTCGACGCGAAGGACTACGTGCGAGATGAAGCGGGCAACGTGGTCATGGACCCGTATGCGTACATGAAGTACATCGAGTACTACCACGGCACGCGCAACCGTAGCTGCATCGGCTCGGAAGGTCCGCTCGGCAACTTCAAAGGCAAGGGCGAGCCCTGCGTCGCCATGGACTGGTACTGGTGGGAGTGGCGTGAGCGGCAGCGCACGGGCAACAAGGCGCACCCGAAGTCGATGAGCCAACGCGAGAAGTTCGCATTCACCGTGCTCGTACAAGCCCCGTTCTACAAGGTCCCGCGCGTCGTCGACGGGCAGATCAAGATGAACGAGACTACCAACGAGCCGTACTACGACTGGCTCAAAGGTTCGAAGCGCCCCAACAACGAGTACGACCAGGCCGGCTACGAGCGCAAGGAAGGCCACCTGCAGCACTGGTCGATGGGCACGGCGCACTGGAACACGCTCACCGAGTACACCGACAGCCTGGCCAAGCACTGCCGGCATTGCTCGGGGCACGACTGCATCGAAGAAGTCGCGCTCATCTGCCAGCACTGCGGCGACGCAGTGGTGGAGTTTGCCACCACGTCGCTGTCCGACGAGGACATCGAACGGGTGCGCAGCGAGGAAGCCAAGTGCGGTAGTTGCGGTGCCATCGACTACCTCGAAGAAATGATCACGTGCACCCAGTGCAACAGCGCCGAGCAGGCCACGCTGTTCGATTTCGACCTCAGCGTGAAACGCGTGAAGACCGCCGGTCAGGAAGGCAACCAAACGACGCTCCAAATCTTGAGCGCCGTGGGTCCGCGCCCCATCGACCCAATCTACGGTGACGACTTGCGAAAGCCGCTGCCTCTCGACAAGATCTTCGCGCCCACGCCGATTGCTAAACAGATCGAATTGTTCGGAGAAGTTCCGGCAGCCGGTCAAGACCAGGGCCAGCAGCAAGGCCAAGGGACTCAGCGCCAACCGAGCACCAAAGGCGCGCGCTCGTACGGCGGCTAGTCGACGAAACGTGGGAGAGGCTCTTCCCGCTGGGAGGGGCCTCTTTCTTTTACCCTGAGGAGCGCTATGGGCTGGAACATCAAGATGCCCGATGCCGAGTACGTCACGCTCGGCAGTCGCGAGCTAGATGGTCTCGTACGCGAGGTCGTCGACAAGAAGAAAGTAGCCATCGACACGGAGACCGATGGGCTCATCCTGCACAAGTGCCGGCCCTACTACTGGTCTATGTGCTTCAAGAGCGAGATGGGCCGCGAGCGCCGCATCACGCTGCCAGCCGACACCTTGGGTGCTTTCAAGCCGGCCTTCAACGACTATGAAAAGAAGTGGGTCTTCGCCAACGCCAAGTTCGATATGCACATGCTCTCGAACCTGGACATCAACATCAAGGGCTTGTTGGTCGACGTGCAGGTGATGCACGCCCTACTCTACGAAGAGCAGCCGCACGGTCTCAAAGACATAGCCAGCACTCTCCTCGGTTGGAAGTGGACGGACTTCACGGACACCTTCGGATCGATGCGCGCCGGCATCTGCGTGTGCGGCGGCTCCAAGGCTTCCCACTTCAACAAGGACGGCATCTGCAAGAAGACGGGTTGCGCTGAGTTCAGACAAGTCGGCCCATTGGACCTACTTCGCCGCGCTGAAGCGACGAACATGAACTTGCTCATCGACTACGCAGCCAACGACGCCTTCGGGACGTGGAAGGTCTTCGAGAAGCTCGACGAGGACCTGGCGAAAGAAGACACCTGGAGCCTCTACGACACACAGTGGCCGCACATCAAAACGATGTGGGACTACTACTACAAAACGGAGATGCCGTTCACGCGCGTGCTCTTCGCCTGCGAGCGCAACGGCTTGCGCGTCAACAAGAAGTACTTACAGGACATCTCGCCCGGCATCCTGCGCGACATGGCCACGCTTAGGTCAAAGATCAACGAGCTCACCGGCACGATGATGAAGACCAACGGCCCGATGTTGGCCGAGTACTTCATCGGCAAGTGCGGCCTGCGCCCGCACAAGATGACCAAAGGCGGTAAGAGCGGCGTTCAGAAGCCATCGGTCGACGAGAAGTTCCTGGATTGGGTAGCTACCGAGCACCGGGACAAAGTCTATGGCGAGGTGGCGCGGCTCCTCTGCGAACACAACAAGATCGAGAAACAGTACGGCACGTACATCGAGAAGATGCCTGGCCGCTTGGACGCGCAGGACCGCGTGCACCCGAGGCTAAACCAGGACGTTGCCCGTACCGGCCGCCTGAGCTCGAGCGACCCGAATCTGCAGAACGTGACCGGCGGCGAGAAGGACCTCTACAAGCTACGCAACTCGTTCATCGCCAAGAAGCACCACAAGCTCATCGTTGCCGACTACTCCCAGCTCGAGATGCGTCTCCTGGCCGCTGCTTCGCAAGAGCCGGCGATGATGGAGATCTTCCACAAGAACTGGGACATTCACATGGGCAACGTCTCCATCGTCTACGGCATCCCGTACGAAGACATGGTGGAGGCCAAGAAGATCGACAAGGCTGTGGGCAAGAAGGACCTACCCGAGTCCGCCCTCACCGACTACGTAAAGCGCTGCCTAAGCCTACGCGGAAGCATCAAACAGATCGGCTTCGGTCTGAACTACGGCATGAAGGAGAAAGCCATGGCGGCCCGTATCGGCTGCAGTGTGGAAGAAGCCATCGACACCATCGACAAGTACATGGCGACGTACCCAGCGGTGCGCGCCTTCTTTGCCTCCGCAGCTGAAGACGCCCGACGCACAGGCTACGCCTTCACACTCATGGGGCGCCGGCGCTACTTGCCGGACATCATCGCCCGCGACGACTACACCCGATTCCGCGCTGAGCGCCAGGCCTCGAACATGCCCATCCAGGGCACGGCCGCCGAGGTCTGCAAGATGGCGATGATCAACATCTACGAAGACGTCGAGCTTCGCGAGAAGTACGGCTACGAGATGTGCCTGCAGGTGCACGACGAAATCGTAGGCGAATGCCCTGACGAGCACGTCGATATAGTGGTGCCGCGCGTACGTGAGTGGATGGAGCACCCGTTCCCCACGGACATCGGCGTGCCGCTCACCGCCGAGATTGGCTACGGTGACGAATGGGGCAACGCCAAGAAAGGTTGAGATGCGCAAGCACGAGCTGGACTTGGACGTAGCGCTAGAGACCGGGCTCTCACAGAAGAAGGTGAAGCTCGTCACGCAGATCTTCTTGCACAAGACGATGCAGGCACTCATCGAGGGCAGCGAGGTGACCCTGGACGGATTCGGGCGGTTCCGCCTGGTGGAACAGGGCGGCGCACCGCCCCCGCATGCCCGCTTCGGAACAGGGGAAAAGAACACGGAAGCGACAGGCGTAAGGCTTCGGGTACACTTCAAGAAGTCGGCGCCCTTCACCAAAGCGGTGAAGCGCCACCAACAGGAGAAGTTACATGGAGAAGTACGCCGTAGACGAAACCGTTGACCAAGATGTGATGGAGAAGGCAGCTGCTGACGGCTGCCCCGAATGTGGCGCCAAGTGCGAACGGCATGGCAACACGATGAAGTGCCCGGTGCATGGCACCGAGCCCTTTGAAAGAAAGAGGAGCGATGGCGGCTAAAAAGGTTGCGAAGAAGAAGGGCTCGAAGCGCGCAGAAGCCCTGATCGTACGAACGCCGAAAAGCATGCGTGATGCAGCTAGGCGAGAGCCTACGACGAAGGGGGCGGCTCAGTCCGCCCCAGTGTCGCCGGCAAAGCAGGCTGTGATGACCAAGGCGGGTCGCCTGGCGGGCGTGCCCGACATGAGCCCGAAGGAGCGCTTGGCCGCAGCCAAGGCCGGTGCCGACAAGATCAACAAGGAGTTCAAGGGCGAGATTGTAGTGTCGGCAGAGGACGCCCACGGCAAATCCTTTCTGCGGCGGCCGTGCGGCATCATGCAGCTCGACATCGACACTGGCGGTGGACTTCCCGCGGGCAGCTTCAACACCATCAGCGGCCCGAACAACGCCGGCAAGTCGACCATCCTGTACTACTACTTCGCCGAGCATCAGCGGCTGTACGGCGACGCAGCCTACTGCGCACTGGTGCTGTCCGAAGGCCACGTCGACTACGACCAGGCGCGGCGCTGCGGTTGGATCATCCCCTACCCGAAGGAAGTCATCGCGGGCAAACGCCAGGCTCGGCTCGAGCTCGGTGAGCCAGACTTCACGGAAGAGGAGCTCGCTGACATGCGCCGCAGCATCGGCGTGAACAACATCGTCTACGGGCTATCGACAGCCGAGGAGATGCTGGACGTCACCGGCAAGCTGCTCGAGTCCAACCTCTACGGCCTCGTCGGGCTCGATTCGTACGAAGGGCTCATGCCGAACGCCGAAGCGCAGCTCGAGTCCCTGGAGGACTTCCCGCAGCAAGCAGCGCGCGCCACAGCCATCGGCCGCTTCCTGCAGCACTACGGCCCCATCAAGCGCTCCCCGGACCACTTCACGACCTTCATCATGACCTGCCAGATCCGCTTCAACCGAAAGAAGCAGGAGGCGCAGTCGTTCATGCAGAAGTACTTGAAGGACTGGGCAGAGGTCGTCCCCGACGTCGTCAAACACTGGCGCACCAACGCCATAGTGCTGTGGGCCTCCGGCAAGCAGAAAGAGAAGGGGGACAAGGACGACAAGGGTCCGAAGGAAGTCGTCGGCAAGGACGTGAACTGGGAGATCACCAAAGGCAAGGACGGTACCCACGACAACATCATGGGCTCCACCGTCTACTGGTACGACCCGCGCTGCTTCGACATTCAGCGCACGGTGATACACGCTGGCATGCGCTACGGCGTGCTGCGTGAAATCAACGGGCAGCTCACGCTCTTCAAGAACGGCGAGCCGCACGAGTACCTGCGGAACATCGACGGGCCCGACATGTTCGTACAGGCCATGTTGGAAGAGCCAGACTCGGAGTGGGACGCGCGCCACGTCATCCTCCACGCCCTCGGCAAGGACTGCTTGTACCGATGAAAGACACCAGGTACAGGTGGGTCCAAGACTCGCCGCGCCGGTACTCAGCAAGGATTGGTCCGCTTAGTATCGGCATCGTACGCATCGCGATGGGTCCACTGAACGGGCTGTGGCGTATCGAACATATCTTCGGGGATCAAGTAGTAGGTCCGAAGGACGGCACGGTGCTGCAGGTGGCCATGCTTAGTGCCGAAGACGTGGCGATGAACCTGCTCATCAAAACCTTCACCTTCATGGCGCGTCGATGACCTACGGCGGGCGGCGACCTTCGGCCAAGGCAATCAGGCGTAGATCGCGGAGACAAGAGCAAGAGCTGGCAGAAGGGACAGGAGCTAGGGTCCAAAAGGGCTCCGGCTCCATCCCTCACCTGAAGGGCGACGTGCACTTCAAAGGCAAGTTCAGAGCCGAGTGCAAACAGACCCGACAGAAGAGCTTCTCAGTGACGCGCGCCATCCTGGACAAGATTCGCAGCGAATGTTCATTCGATGAAGTCCCCGTGCTCGACGTCGAGTTCCTGAACCCTGTCGGTCGCACCGAAGAACGCTTCATCGTCATCCCCTACAACGTGTGGCTCGAGCTACAGAAAGACTAAGCATGGGCCTCGTCTCCATCAACGATTTGTTCACTGAGCCTCCCGACAGACTAGCCTGGTACCGCGTCTGGGCTCAGGACCTAGGCGAGATGTACAACGCCTTCATCGAGAAGGACGACGAAAACGTTTCGTTCGAAGTGGGCTGGCATGGTGCGAAAGCCCGCAGCGCTGGCGTCCATGCCTCTGAGCTGTCGGGCTCATGCCAGCGCCCGGTCTGGTACTCACTCACCGGCGCGCAGCGCAGCGACGCCGCGCTCGACCCGTTCTGGAAGAAGAAGTTCCGGGTCGGACACGTTTACCACGCCATGGTGCAAGAGGACTGGCGGCGCATGTGCGAAAAGAGTCACGGCATGCTCACCTTCGAGAAGGAAGTGCGCATCGACCCTTCGCTGCAGCTGATTGCCAAGCAGTACGACATCCAATCGAGCTGCGACGGCGTCATCAACTTCCACGACAAGCCCGGTGAGCCGCCGATCATGAGAGTGGGGCTCGAGATCAAAACCGAGTCCCCCGACCAGTTCAAGGACCTGAAGAAGCCCAAGGACCAACACCTCCGCCAGACGTGCGTCTACATGAAGTGCCTCGACGTGCCCCTGCTTTGGACGATGTACATCAACAAGGGCACACAGAACAACGTCCCTTCGAAGCCACCCTGGATCTTCGACTTCGACCACAACTTGTGGAACACCATCGAGGAAGAGACCAAACAGATCATCCACCTCGCCACCGTCAACGAGATACCGGACCGCGCCGAGGGCATCTGGTGCGAGTTCTGCGGCTACGGCGCCATCTGCAAGCCGGACTACTTGGCGAAGAAAGCCAGGAGCGTCGCTGGTAAGAAAGCCAGGGCTGTTCAGCAGAAGCGCTTCCGTACGGTCGGCATCGGAGGCATACGCACACCGAAAGGAACCCTATGAACGAACCCCATGGAGGACTTAGGCTTCAAGGCCCCGTCGCCGGTGTCGGAGAGACGGAAGCAGAAGACATTCACCGCGAATGGTCGCTGTACCCCGCGGTGCAGGAATACCTGACGACACACCTGGCGTTGGCGATGCCGAAGGAGCCTGAGTTCGCATGCCCTCCTCTTCGAGTGGAAGACCTGACGACAAACGACAACAAGGTGTACACCGAGACGTACGCCCAGCGGGTCGCATGGTTCGGCTTCTATTCAGAGCGCAAGGCAGAACACGATGCCATCGTGCTCGAGGTCGAAGCGGAGATGAGCGTGATCGAGACACGCATCCGCAACCACATGCGCAGGAACAGCAAGAAGCTGACAGCCTCCGGTGACTCGAAGGCCCCGCCAGCGCAGGCCATGGAAGACGCGATCAACAGCGACACCCGCTACCTCGAGCTCAAGCAGAAGGTGGTCTTCCACAAGCAAATCCTGAAGCGCGTCAACGCCAGAGTGGAGACCTTGGACCGCGAGATTCGCCTGACGTCGCGCCAGGTAGAGATTCGCAGGCAGGAGTTCGACAACGCCGGCCGTGGCAGCGGCAGCGTGCGACAGCCAGGCCCTGGTATGAGACCGCCGGGGAGCTACGGCCGCGGATGATTCACCTCCAGTTCCCTTGGCTACCGCCGTCGATCAACAACCTGTACCACGACCAAGCGGTGCACGTTGGCGGCAAGGGCAGGTTCAAGAAGATCATCATCAAGCGCGTGCTTACTGACGAGGGCAAGCTCTTCAAGAAGGAAACGCTCTCGTACTTAGTGAAGGGCTACCAGCCACAGCTCCGCTTCTTCAAGAAGAATGTGCCCTACCTCTTCTACTACCGCTTCATCACGCCAGACCTATTCAACAAGACCTGGCCAAAAGAGGCAGAGAGCAGGTACAAGAGGTTTGACGCAAGCAACTTGGTCAAGGTACTGGAAGATGTCGTAGTCGAAGCGTGCGGTGTCGACGACTCGAACTACCTGACCGTAGTGAGCGAGAAGCGAAAGGGGACGAGCGAAGAGACGCACATCTGGGTCTGGAATCTTGAAGAGGAGGGATGTCCCTTCCATGCAGCAGCACTCTCCATTTGAGGCATACAACCACACGGAACTCTACCAATCGTGCATCAGCGCGAACATCATGGTGCGCCCTAACGAGGCGCGGGAAGAGATGATCGCGTACCTCGAAGGGCTCAAGGAGCCACCACCGCTCGCCGAGGCCGACCAGGTGTTCAACAGCTGGCGGAACGGCTTCATCAACTTCTTCAACGAGTACTGGCGCAAGCTGGAGACCCAGCTCGTCTGCCCCGCTCGAATGATGAAGCACCCAACGCACCCCAACCCAAAACCCTGCTTTGGATGTCTTGACGCCCAAGTCGTCCACTGCCTAGTAAGTAATCCCGAGAACGCTTCATTGATCGAAGCACATCGGCTAGTGAGGAGACCGCGAACCAAATGACCACCACTCAAATTTCCGTAGCAACCGCTCCCCGTGACATCGCCGGCCTGAAGAACCTCGGCCGGTTCAACATGCGCATCCTGGCTCAAGAGCTGGGTGCCTTCGAACAGGAGGAGACCAAGACTGCTTTCATGCAGCAGTCGACCGACGAGCAGGTTGCCTTCGTGCACAAGCTGCTGCTCGAGAAGGACGGCGGCGGCAAAGCCAGTAAGGGAGCTGGTGGTGCTTCGCCACGGCAGCCGTCGACGAAGGGCGCCGCCAAAGGCGGTGGCGTAGTCGGCAAACCCGCCGGCGAGGCCGCGAAAGGTACGGGAGGCGGTGGTACCGCAACGGCTGGTCCTGCCGTCGGCGCCGGCGCGGAGAAGTTGCTCGCGGCCATCGGCGAGCTGAACGAGAAGATCGACGGGTTCAACGAGACCCTAGGCAATCTGCAGACCGCAGTCGAGCAGCTGCAGGGCATCAGCGCTGGCACGAACCGTTTCGTTGCGCTGGCGATTGGCCTCTCTGGCAAGCTCGCCGAGCAGGTGATGGGCGCGTCGCTGGCCCAGATCATCGACGTCGTACTCGAAGACATGCCGGCAGTAGAGGAAGCCATGAAACGGATGGCGCCGGCAGCCGAAGAGGACGAGGAGCCAGAAGCGGGAAACGAAGAGTAGTAGCCGTCAAGACGTGGCCAGGCTGCAGACGGCTAGCGGCGCACGATGTCGTTGAAGTGAACGCCGGGTATCTCAGTTCCCTGCGTTACCACGACCTCCGCGTCCTGGCCGTCAGCCTGGGCGTCCTAGTACAGGACGATCCAAGCGTCGACGTGCTACGCCAACGAATTCGTCAGTGTCGCCTTGTGTGAAGGGCGGCACTGTTCGATGGGGCGTGCTCACTGTGCAGAAAGGTTACGATGGGCGCGTCATGTAACGGGGAAGTGCGGCAGGACGGACATCAGTGGTTCTGCCTCGATTGCGGTCATGTGAGCTCTTCCTGGAGCACACAGCACAAGCCACTGCAGTCCAGACGGGCGCTCTTCCTCACAAGTCTGCTGGAGCTACTGCGCGAAGCCGAAGCAGAGGAAAACGTGGGAGCTGCGCAAGCAGCGACATGACCACGGAGGGATCAGCGCCGTGCCAAACGACGCTTTTTCCTTAGCCCTACTTCGCCTTTGCAGCCACCACAGTGACGGCCACAGTGGTCAAGACGCCGACGGCGAACCAGAGCCCTGGCTCCTTGAAGAACGACGGGTTCCTGAGATTCTCCTCGGCCTCAAGCCGAGCCTTGTCGGCAGCTAGAAGGCGGTCTCGCAGGTCCTTCTCGCTCTTGGTGTTGCGCTCCTGCTCAATGACTCGGTACGAGTCTTCATGCGCCACCAAGACCTTGCAGCTGTCCTGCGCCGCCTTCAAGTCCGTGCCGTAGCGAAGCTCGTATTGCTTCAGCCACATAGCCCAGCGCAGGGACGTGTTCTCGTCGAAGAGCTGCCCGTCATACGGGGCAGGATAGCCCTTCTTCACCGCCGTGATGTTGTCGTCACCAGCTGGCAGGGTGACGAGGTGGGGAGACGGCAGCGGCTCTTCCGCCAGGGCCAGCGCGGGTATGAGAAACGCAGCAACGGAGGCTCGGTACTTCATCACTCAAGAGTACAGCTTCACGCCATCTTCTGACCAGCCAATACCTTGGCCACAGCCGCGTCGTACCAGCGCTCCATGTGCGCGCGGAACGGCCACATCCAGAAGTAGCCAGGTCCGGTGAAGTTCTCGATCATCTGCGTCCTGGCGTCAGGCCGTAGCACCAGCTGGGCTCCGTTCGGATAGAGCTCGACGGTGGCTTTGATCGTCTCTTCGAAAGCCTCCATCTCGAACTTGGCGCGGAAGTAAGCCAGGCCGCCCGGTAGTGGAAACAGCAGGTACAGAAACGAGAAGAGCAGCATGCTGTACTTGCGACGCTGCCGCATGTGCACGCGCTCGTGACGCAACGTGATGATGCGCGAGATGTCTCTGGTCAACCGCCAACCCTCCGGCACATACACCGAGCAACCGATGGTCGTGATGTACGCCGTCTGGAACGTGCGCTGCCGACCGAACGTGATGAGGAACAAAAAGCCGGCGATGAACTTCATCAGCAAGCTGTCTTCCTTCCACACCAGCTTGAAAGCAGGAAATTCGGCGCGGATGTCGGAGAGCGTGTCCTCGTAGTTGCAGCCGACGCAGTCGTTCATTTGGACCTGATGTCTTTGCCGATTTGCTTGAGCAGATCGGTGACCTTTTGCGGGTCGCCCTGCACAGCTTCGATTTCAGCCACCTGCTGCTTGGTCTCCGCGTCGACGACCTGTGCGCGCTGCACCTCAATTGCGGAGAGCTCCTGAGAAGCGACGACGTCGGCTTGCTGCTTCTTGGCGGCAGCCTCATCGTCCAGCTTGGCCTTGACCTCTTCATGCCCCTCGAGTGAAGGGCTAACGACGTTCGTGGTCGTCTTTGCCGACGCACGCCCCAGGACGTAGGCCAGCACGCCGATAGGGAAGAGCAGCCACTTCCAGTACTTCTTCAGCCACTCCCACGTGGCCTTGAGCCAGAGCGGGGCGGTCATTCGTCGTCCGTGTCGCCGCCAGGGTTGATGTCGATGCCCATCTTCTGTTTGAAGGCTCGCTTCAACGCCTGGTAGATGAAGCCAGCGAACCAGCCCACGCAGCCGCCGAACGCAATGCGTCCACCCTTGTCGCCGATGCCATCGAAAAAGAAGTCGCTACGCAGGAGCGTGGAGAGCGCGCCGAACGCGACGGGCAGAGCAGGTAGCAGAACGGTGTTCCACCAACGCGACATCGCCGTGAGGTAGGTGATCTTCGGTGAGTTTTCGTCGTGCTGCTTCTTGAGCGTCGGCCAGACGTTCTCGAAGCTGCGACGCACGAACAGTGTGGCGACGAAGATGATGACCGCCAGCACGTACGTGCCCGGCCTCGTAAGGAGCGCGACGATGTCGAGATCTTGCACAGGCGGTACTTGCGGCTGGTCCATGAAGTGCTCCTATCAGACGGTGTAGTCAGTGCGCTTCGCCAACCAAACGCTGGCGGTGATCGGCGAAGTGATCGACATCAAGTGGAAATGGTAGCTGACGTAGACGGTTTCCGAGAACTCGTCGCCGGTGCTGAGCGGCAACACGTTGTCGGTCTCGGAGAAGACAAAGTTGGCAGGCCAGGTGATGCTCACGTGCGGCGTGCCAGTGGGGATGGCGATGTCGAGCGTGAACTCGTCGCCGTCCTCGGGGACGTAGCCCTTTGACGTGTCGATCGAAAACACGATGGGAGACGGGTCCGTGCTCCAGTTCGTGGCTGGCTGGATGACGACTTGACCGCCAGCCATTGGGTTCCAAGCAACTGCACCACCGCCGTTGGGTACGCTGAAGCGCTGCTGCAGCTTGCTGATCATGCTGAAGCGCTGCTTGCCGCCAGCTACTAGAACGCTGCCGTCGCCGTACAAAAATCCGTTGTAGACCAGCGTACCGTCGAGGTCGAAGCCGCCCCATGCCAATGACTGCAGCACGCTCGGCGATGTGATGCCTATGTCGGCTCGACAGAGCGACGACATGAAAGCGGCGTAGGGCACTAACCCGTTGATGTTGTACGAGCTGTGCAGAACACCAGGAGACGCCACCATGAAGTGCGGCGTGCCTTGCGAGCCGTTCGCAGCACGATGGGTACCGCCAATGGACACAGTAGGCTGCAGCCAACGCAGACGCACAGACGCAGAAGCTCCTGATGGTCCTATGGGTGGATTTGCACCAGTAAGCGCCTTCACCGTAATGCGCGTGGTGCTCAGAATCGAATCGACGCGGTATGTGCCAACCACCTGCCCCGTGGCGTTGTTGGTGACTTCGATGAGGTCGGTCTTGCGCAAGCCCGTTCGATTCGAGCCGTCCTTGACGAAGTCAGATCCTCCGACCTGCAAAGTACGACGACTGGTCGTATCGGTCAGCGCATCCGGATTCACCGTAGCCACTGTGGCTGGGTTGATGCGCGTGAGAACCGCTGCGCCTGTGAGAGTGCTAGCGAGAATCGCACGCGGGATAGCATCAAGAAGTAGAGGCCCGGTTACATGACCGCTGGCCACTTCATTGGCGTCGTTGGTGTTGTGGTAGGGCGATTCTTGCGTCAGGCCAACATCACCGCCACGCGTCAGATCGTAGCCAGTAGTTGTAGTGGTGGTCGTACGCTTGAGCCGCAGCATCGCGAACAACGGGTCCGGGTACTTGTCGACGCCGACGGTGCCGACGGTATCGAGCAAGTAAGTAGGAGCTCGTAGCTCAACACCAGGGCCGTCTCGGGTGATGAAGCCGCCATTGCCAGGCGTGTCCATCGTCGTGCCAACACCAGGGTCGGCGATAGAGGACAAGCGGTAGCGACCATCCAAGCCAGTGCGCGCCAGGGAATTGATAGTAGCCAACCACGGGTCGTTCCACGTGGCGCCGATGGCCGCATGCAGATCACGCAGCACACGTTCGACCTCACCTGAAACCTCTTGCGCGCTACGAATCTTGATGTTCGTGAACGCATCCTTGGGCATCGTCGCCAAGTTGGTGCGAACGCCGTAGAGCACATGGTAGGTCGTACCTGCCGGAATCGGGACGTTCAGATTGACGGTGGGGGTGTTGAAGAATCCCGACGTCTGCGTACCAACGACGTTGGCGCTAGCGCCGTCGTGAATGAGCAGCGCCTTCACCGTGACGCCAGCCGCCGTGATGATCTCGTTGTCGTTGAGGTCGAGCACGCTGACTAGCAGATCGCGCGTTGCCTGGTTGTTAGGCACGCCGAATTCGCCCACGAAGACCTGCGCAGCAATGACGATAGAGCTCACTGGCGAGCCCGCAAGCACATTTGCCGTCTGCTCCGTGATCGCGAGGTCGCGACGCATCAGGTTGTCGAGGATGTCGGTGTTCTCCGCCAACGCCGCCAACCCACGATTGGTAAAGGTAGAGGTGGCATCCTCTCCAAACGCAACGAGGTAAGTACCTTGGTTAGGACCGGATGACTTCTTGCCGTCTGTGAAAGAGGCAACGCCCGGGTCGCCGTTCAGCGGCGGGTTGTTGATGTAGTCGTAGCCCCCGGGGAGGCCGCCAAAGTAGGTGGGTACTGCTAGACGATGAAACATCAGAACCTAACCGTCCATTCGACCTCGAGCTCCAAGGCTCCGGTCTTTGAAATCGTGTCGAACGTGTCGTAGGCAACGCCTGTGTTGAAAGGCTGACCGATAGGATTTGCGGCGGAGGTGAAGAGCATCACCTCACTGAGCGGCACCGTGAGGAACGAGGAGTAGCTGATCTCCAGCTGCGTGAACAGGCGACGGAAGGTCACCTGCGTCGCCGTGTTATGGATGGGCGGCGCTTGAATGGTGCCGAGCCACACGTCACCTGAGTCGTACGGGTCGCTCGGAGTCGTCGTAGTGCCAGAGACACGTACCGGGCGCTCGAGCGTCGTGACCGTCGGGTCGAGGTCTGTCTGCGCGTTGAGGCCAGGATACGCCGTGGACATGGGCGGGCTATTGGCCACGCTGGGCGCTACTTGTCGCGTGCCACCGATCCCGAAGCCCATGTACTTGATGCGGTCGTTGCGCTCCGGCGTATCGGGGCCGTACGAAACCAAAGCGATGAGGCTGGCCAAGTACTCGCGCCCGAGGTCGACCCAGATGTTGTGGCCTTCCCTGCGCTGGACAATCTTCCCGCGCTCACGCGCGATGAGCTTGAGGTTGTTCTTGACCTCGACTGTCTCTTGGAACCTCATCGTACTTCTCGTGATTCTAACATGAAGGTCACGCTACTCTGACGAAGCAATAGTCGCCAGCTGGGAGGCCTGTGTCGAAGGCAAAAGCGATGGGCGTCTGCATCAAAGTGACCGAAAGGTAGGACCAGACAGGTGCTCGCGCGCCGCCGGTGGCCGGACGTATGCGGACCTGCAGGGTGTTGGTAGCCGCCACCGCCAAGGTGATGGGTACCTGCAAAATCACACCCGATGGAGTGACCGTAACCGGAACGACCAGCGCGTCCACGCCGTTCTTCCTGATGACAATCTCGTAGTTGCCAGGATCTGGCCCGAGCGTGCCGCTAATTACCAGCCGCAGCTGCTCCAGAGTGCCCGTAACCGTCACGGTCGATGTACCGGGCAGCGCTAGCCCAGTCGGGCCTGCAGCCACCGACGTCACTGCAGTCGTAGTGAAGTGGTGAGAGGGCGCGTTGCTAACGTCGAACTGGAAGCCACCGTCGAACGGCACAACGCCACCAGGGTGCGTGAGGCAGTACGAGAACGTGATCTCGTCTTCCGGGCAGAGGTAGTTCTTGTCGAAGCCCCAGGTGACTGGCTCCGACGTCGGAAAGGTGGGCGGCGGATTCGTGGGGTCGAAGTCCGAGTCAAATTGGTTGCGCACGCCGCCGCCGCCGGCGCGGAAGTCGTCGAACATCGTCGTCTCGCCCATCAGCCCGTTGAAGCAGGCTCCATCGTTCAAGATGAGCGTGGCTGCGTACGTCACTTCATCGGTCACGTTTACTTCCGTGTCGCCTACCTTCGCCCGCACGATGAAGAGCGGAAAGACGTAGGTCGGTTTCACACGGAGGATGAAGTTCCGAACGAACATCATCGAGCTCAGGTTGAACACGGCGCTGTCGACACGCACCATGAACTTGTGGAACTTTTCCACCTCGAAGAAGATGCCCTGGTTCAAGATACCCTGAAACCAGGACGGGTCTTTGATGTAGTCGACGACCTCCGCACCTTGCACAAGAGGAGCGAATTGCGTCACCGAGTCGCCGACAGCATAGGTCACACCCGTGTCCGGGTTGATCTCCAGCGTCAGCGAGCTCGGAAAGGAGTACGAGCGCACGACAGCCGTATTGGCTGCGTCGCGCATCAGGATGCGGCCCTGCGTCGGCGAGAAGTCCGTCCGAATCTCTTCGATGGTGCCCGGCTCTTCAGCGTACGGCAGGCCTAGCAGGATCTGCGTGCCTACGCGCAGGTTGAACATCGTCGGCCCGTTGATGAACGAGTACCAAAGACCGCGCACAGCCGACAAGTAGTCGAGGTCCGAATCGAGCTCGGAGAATTGGTCGAGTGTGAGCTCCGCCGGGATGCCGAAGTTGGCCTCGATCGTCGGTCTGTTGTCGAGGTATGTGACCTCAGCCCAAAGCCGATCCGGAGGTACTTCCCCTTGCCACACGTCGCCGAGGTCGCCAGCATTGCCAGCGACAAAGCGCAGGGAGCTCCGGCCGCGGAATTCTTCGATGAAGTAGTCGATGTTCCGACGGAGCAGCGCGGAGTCGTCCGTCTCCTTGATGTTCTCCTGCAGCCCAGGAATGTCCTGCACCAGCGCGCCGATGGGCAAGTGCGAACGGCGGATCACGTAGGCCAAGCACACCGAAGTGGGGTCTGCTGCCATCGCTCCCAAGAGCGGCGCAGTGTAGAAAACACCAAGGCGGCCAGGGTCCTGCTGGCAGGCACCGGCCACCGTGGTGCTGGTCAAAATAACGGCGGTACCATTGGTCACTTCGAACACCGCGGTGTCGCCGGCGCTCACCATGCCGTTGTAGAAGTCGAGCAGGCGGCTCGCAACCTGACCAGGAATGCTCCAGGTCGTGCCGGGAAGTAGCGGTAGGTCTGTCTGCAGGACGATGCGCTGGAAGCGGACGTCGTCGATCGGGTCGTCTGCGAGACGCGAAATCTTGTAGGCCTCACCACCAATAACCAAGAGGTCGCCTTCGGTGATGCCCAAGCCATCGATCGAGAAGTCCACCTTGTACGTACGCGAGGTGAGACGCTGGCCAGACGTACCTGCAGGGGCTCCGTTGAGAGTACCAGCCGTGAAGTGCGTCAGAGAGTTCGTACCTTCACCGATGGCAAAGATGAAAGGCGCGTAGATGCGAATTCGCACGAAGCCGCTGGGCTGTACGACTATGGTCGCCGAGTACCCAGGATTCTTCGCCCTCAGCACCATCTGAATTCTGGCTGCGATGTCTTCCGGCGTGTACGGGTCTGGCAGCGGAAAGGTGACCCTGATTGGGTCATGTAGCGGCGAAGTGATCTCGAGAATTGAGCCGAAGAAGCCGCCGTTGACTTGGCCGGTAACGAGGTCGGTGGAAGTGATGCCAGCAAAGATGGCGCGCGTCGTCGTGAGCGTCGGCAGTGGCTCCGGCAGCTTCAAGTCGTAGTGCAGCCAGCGACGCTGAAACGTACGTTGAATGTCGCGCAGGCTCTTCGAATAATCGATTTGCCAGAGCGTCATGAGCTCGGCAGCCGCCACTTGAGCCATGCCCTCCCACAACGTCTGGATGCGCTCGCGGTCCTCGACGAGCTTCCAGAAGTCGCTCAAGTGCTGCCACACGAAACCGAGGTCGGGGACCACGCCTTTCGGCACAGAGCTCTCGAGCACGTTGACGATGGTCACCGACGGCAAGCTCAAATATTGACCGTCGAAGACAACCAGATCGAAGCGCCAAATACCAGGTACGTCCGGGAAGAACGAAGGCTTGGCAGAAGTGGGGTTCGACAGCACGCGTTGCCGTAGCAACTTGAAGAAGATGTTGACGAGGTTGTCCGCCAACAAATTGTCGGAGAGCTCGACGTAGAAGCCCGTACCGTCGATACCGCTAGAAACAATCGAGTAGGGAGTGCCGGCGAACAGCAGCACGTCACCTACCGCGAGTGGGTCGATCAAATCCTCGTTGCCGAGCTGCACGGAGTAGAACTTGAACGCAGTACCATCTGGGATGGCCTGAGGCACGGTGAAGCCGTCGCTGCCTTCGAACGAAAACGCGCTGTCGAGCGGCGCGTCGATCATGCGCCAGCTGTACGTGATATTGCCACCTTCAGGATCGAAGCTGGCGGTGCCATCGAGCAAGCCCAATGTGCAGGTGCGCATCGACTGGTCTCGACCAGCGTCGGCGCGCGGCGGCAGGTTGGGCATGATCAAACCAGTGCCCATGCAAATCTGGTCGAACAGAGCCGAGACGAGACTGACAGCCGTTCCACGCACGCTCAGCTGCGCGCCATCGCCGGCGAACCCGCCGGTGGGTATGGCCGGCAGGATGGCGATGAGCTGGTGCCCAATGTAGGGAACGTCGACGGTCTTCGTTGCGAAGAGGTAGGTGGTTGAAGTCGCTGCATCGACCGCGATGCGAAACGTGTACGAGACGTTCTCTTGAATGAGGCCAGCCGTACCCGGAATTACTTGAAGCGGGCCGTCCAAGACGAGACCAGCAGCCAGGTGCACGGCACCTGAGTAGCCGATGCCTGCTTGCGTGATGAAGAGCCCGCCAGCAAAGCCGGTGGCGTTCTGACCACCGAAGTACGTGTGCGAGTGCGTGATGTCGCTGAAATCAGACGGCAGATCCGTGAACATCGCCACGACCTGCAAGGTCCATGAAGAAGGAACCCCTACAGAGATGGTGAGGAAAGCGTCGTCCGTCGACGACGTAGGCCCGCCACTGCTCACCCGAAGATCGTCGCCTTCGATGCTGAACTGCCCACCGGCGTCGACTACCGAAACATCGGGAGAGACCAGGATCTCCCCCATCGACGTCGGGTCGTCGAAGAAGCAAAACAGATCGAAGCCGTCCGGAGGCTCGGGCGGCGGCGCGCTCGGCAGGAAGAAGCCGCCCCACGGCGTTAGACCCCAGCCAAAACCCCAGCCTCCGCTTCCACTCACGGCACACCTAGCTGAAAGTTGTACGGCGTTGCGCAGCGCATGGTCGTGGAGACCCTATTATAGGCTGTGGCCGTAGCACAACCATCTCGACCAAAAGCCGAGCAAGTACACCCCCTACTTGTAGCGCAGAGACTGGTGCAGCTCGACGTGGCCCCAAGTGAACAATTTCGACGGGACGTAGCGTGTGTCGTCGAAGGTGATCAAATACTGGTACTTGCCCAACGGCACGATCGACGGGTGCGGAAAAGTGTTCACGCTCACCATGTCCGCGTCCAGATTGGCCACGAAGGCGCCTGTCACTAGGTTGTAGATGCGGGAGAAGGCGTTGCCGCCGGCGAGCATCCAGTACGTCCTGTCCGACTTGAGGATCTTCGTACCCTCGAACGGCGTGTGCGAGCTGTCCTCCATGACGTTGGTCCACGTCGTCAGGTTCGTCGACGAGTCGATGCAGGCATGGAAGTCGACGCCCAAGTTCGGCGACTTGGTGTACGCCATGTAGTACGTGCTGCCAATCTTCACCACGTACGGGTCGTAGTACCCGTTGTTGGACAGACTGATCGTAATTAGCGCCATGCTCGCAACGATGTGCGTACCAACCAGGAGATCGACGCCGGTCTCGAGCTTGTGCAAAATCTTTGGAACAGTGGTGAGCGAATCCCCCCAGCTGCTGATGAACATGCGGCTGTCGCTACCTATCTTGATGAGCTGACCGGCATGATCGTTCTGAATCTTGCCAGAACGGTTGACCATGATGCAGCCAAGCTGCACGAGCTCGAACGTCGTCACGTCCAAGCTGAAGGTCGCTTGGTACGTACCTCCGTGCGGAACCTGCTCCTGCGTGTCGCTCGCGCTGCCCATGAAGTAGACGAGATTGCCGGACACGTACGGCGTGCCGTCCTCATTGCTCACGATCGTCTCGTCGCGAATCGAGATACCGCCAAAGCGCCCGAAGATCAAGTTGTCGAACGTAGTGGTGGCGCTGCCGTTGCTCGTCATCGCCAGAGCAGCCTTGTAGCCACCGCCGGCGACGAGGATCGTCTTCAAGTCGAAGGTCGCTTCAACGTCTGCGCCAGTGATGCGCTCCCAGCCGTTACCTTGGTCAACCCAGCAGGCGCACGAGTTACCAACCACTGAAAAACCAAGCCGGAATGGCGTCGTAAAACTAATGGTTACGCCGCTGTTGACGTTGTTGGTCCCGTCGCTGATACGTACGACCAGGTTGCCATCGAGTGTCGAGTATCGACAAAGAACGAAGTGGGTTGCGTCCTTGACCACGCCCACGCTGAGCCGGCTGCCAGAGCCCGTCATGCTCAAGATGTCGAGCGACCCAAAGAACTGTGGCAACTGAACTTCCGCGCCTATGACCTCGAACGTGCTCGTGTCCGCCACACCGTGAACGATCTGACCGTGGCCTCCAGTAAACGAGAAAGTGCCAGGGTTGCCGGCGGTGAACTGCGTGAACTGCCCGGTGTTCGTGGTGAAGGGCTCATTGACGGTGATGAGCGAAGGCGGCTGCACATCGAAGTAGGCGATTCGTCGCTGGGCGATGAAGTCGTCAAAACTAGTGGTCGCCGTCGCACTTCCAGAGTCGAACACTCCGAAGCCGCAGCGCCACAAGGACAGGTCGGTCGCCGTGAGGTCGATGAGCGGCGTCAGGTCGTACGTGATCTTCTGCGTCCAACCCTCTGATGAGCCCGTATCCACGTAGCCCGTGAGGCGATTCTTGAAGATAGAGATCGCAATCTTGTAGCTCGTGTTGATGAGCGACACGCCAGAGATTTCAGCCTTGATCGACAGGACACCCGCGATACGGAGGGCGAAATGCATCTTCGCCGAGATCCTGTCGTACTCGAACAGGAGCAGGTTGTTCACGTCTTTGATGATGCCGATGGCGACGGCATCGTTAGCGCTCGGTGAGCCAGACCTGGCAGCAATCGTCGCCTGAATGAACGTCGTTAGCGACGGCGCTGTACCCGTCTTGACGTAGCAGTCGCGGGCGGAGCCAGAGGCATTGGTAATGACGCCTTGGCCGCCCGTCACCGCAAAAGAACCAGCGGTGCCGACGTTCAAGACGGTGAACTGACCAACATCTGCGGTGAAGTTCTCGTTGGCGTAGAACTTCTTTGCGAAGTGCAGCTTGGCAGCACTTCTCTCAGGTTGTACCTGCGACCAAGCAGCTGCGGTCATGGGCTAACCGTCAAGTCTCCGAGAAGCCACCAAACGTCTGTGGCCTGCTGCCAGAGCTCGGCTGGGCTTCCCTGCTCACGCAAGGTGAGGGCTAGCGACGTTGCTTTCTTCACGGTCACCGCACCGCTGAAAGGAACTACCGTGACTTGCGCAAGACCCGCTACATCCGCCAACAGCGGGATACGAATACCGACTGGAAGAGCCACGGTTGCGTTTAGAGGCACCGTGATGGTGAGCGCCGCCGTGCACCGAATCTTTTTGTACAGGTCGGTAAGCGCGAGGGTGAAGCTGGCGCCCTTCGCTAGGTCAGTCTCCATGAACGGATTGTGATCAGCCGACGTCTGAGCGTTGTTAGCAGAAGTCTGTGCCGCGGACGCAGCCGAGGCGGCCGCATTGGCTGTGGACTGCGCCGTTGAAGTTGCCGCAGCAAGAGCGCTAACTGTCGTTCCGCTACTCTTAACGAATCTGCCGGAGGTCTGGTCGTAGACAACGATCTCGTTATCGCCTACGGCGCTACCGGCCCCTACTATATCGCCATCGGTGATGACAAACCCGCCAGGAAGGGGCTCCGTGCCCGTACCGTTGGCTAGGAAATCACGCATGTCGCTGGCGCTGATGTAAATCAGACACAGCGCTATGCTGAACGTCGCCGCGTAGAAATTGTCCCAATAAAAATCGGCGGCAGCAGTGATGTCAGCGCAGGCGATGTTGTGAAACTCCGTCCAGAAATTGCCGGACTCGGAGCCGTTATTGACGACGATGTTGTTGAACGTCACCATCGGATCGCCATTGTTATGCGGACGAGAGCCACCCAGCCCGATGATCACGCAGCTGTTAGGACCGCCTAGCTCTGGCGCCGTGATGGTAAGGTTCTGCGCGGTGTAATCACCGTACGCGCAAATGACAGTGAACTTCCGAATCGGCAGCGTGATGCCGAAGTCCACGGCAGCTTGAGCTGTCTTGAATGGCTGCGAAGAGCTGCCGTCCTCCGTCGATGTAGTTCTGCCTGGGTCTACATAAAACACAGCGGTGAGTGGAACGCTGCTACCTCCCGACGGCGTGAAGTGACGCAAGAAGTCGTTCAGCAGACCGTCTGAATCGTTGCCCGACCAACCCAGGTCTTCGCGCCCTCCGAGATTGACTTCATTCGGTTTGGCACCAGCAAAACCAGACGAGAGCGACGGGAGAGGTAGCGGGAAGATTTGCGGAGGCGGGATGTGAAAGCCAGCGGCTGTCTTCGCCAGCACGTTTCTGATGTCGATGTCCGTCGGCGCACCAGTCCTGTTGGCGCCGCTCCACACCTTGAGCATGAACCGCCAAGAACCTGGAATGTTGATAGGTACCGTGAGATTCAGAGGAGACGAGCCGTCGTCGGCGAAAGCCAACTCGAGCGTCGCCGGCGTCGTCGCACCGGGCGGGGAGTACAACAAGTCGAGTTGCCATGAACCGACGCCGGTGTCGTCGGAGTTTTTGACGACTACATCCTTCGGCAAGTCGGAGAAGACGAGCTCGGCAGCCTGACCATCCGGTCCGTCTACGGAGTCAATCGCAAACTTCAAGAGCGCAGTTGCAGGCATATTTCTCCTCTCCGAAGTATACCAACCTGTCGCGAGCACCCCCAAGCTGCCGTCATTGCACCGCGGGCGGGCCGCGCGTACGCTCGAGCGCGTGAGCGACGGCATCCCTCTCCACTTCCAACTGCTCGACCCGGAAGTTGCGCGTAAGGCCGTGGAAGGCGTGCCCGACGTGCTCAGCGGACAGTCCAAGATGGCGGAGGCCATCTACCGCCAGCACTTGGTCTGCCCAAACGGCTGCGGTCAGACCATGGAGAAGAGCTTCGGGGGCACGGCCTTCGCCTTCGCCGACAGCGAGTGGCTCATCCCACGCTGCCTCATGAAGTGCCACGCTTGCGGCTGCTGCATCAACCCGTTCGACGGGATGCTGGTGGAGCCAGGAAACAAAGACGTGGCCAAGATTGGCCACATCCCGATCATCAACCCGAACGACGATTCACGTTGATCCTGTCGGCCACGAAAGCGGCGAGCCGCCCCGTGTTGAGCGCGTTCTGCGAGCGCTGCGCCTGTACCGTGCGATCGTAGTTGTGCACGAGAGCGATGAGGTCGACAGGGTTCTGCACACTCGTCGCACCACGCTGGTACGCGATGTCGTTCAAGTCACTCACTTCCAAGAAGTCCGACGGGAAGAGGCTGCGGACGTAGGTCTCCATGTCCGTGGTCACCAACTGCACAGCGGAGCCTCCCACGTACTCGAAGTCGAAGCGTACGAAGTGGGGGATGAGATGCCTCGACAGCGGATTGGCACAAACCACGCGCTCAGTCTCGCTGAGCGCGAAGTTCTGCACATCGGCAACCAGCGTGGCGCGCTCGTACGTCACCTCGATGTTCTGGCCAGTGATCTGCGTCGCGTTGGCAGGACTGTCCGACACACCCACTTCCAAGATGGAGCGCGAGATGTGCAGCGTCGGCTCTTCAGTCATCGAGAACGTAAGGTTCGAATTCTTCGTCGACAAGAAATAACCGTCGCTTCGGAAGCCTTCAGCGGTGAGCTGCTGATCGCTGGCGATATTGAAGAGATCGCCAGTACCCTCGCTGACGAGCTCGACGTCGAAGAAGAAGAGCCCGGCCTCGGCCGTGTTAGCGTTCATCGCAGTGGAACTGATGCGCTGCGTGCCAGGCCGGCGGATCTCGTAGCCCTCACGGGACTCGAGCACAGCGGCACCGGGGAAGGTGCCCGAGATGAGTAGCGACGTCGGATTGACGAAAAAGATCTGGTAGGTGCCAGCGTGTGCGGCACTGTTCTGCGACGACACGAGACTGAAGCCCAGAATACTGTTGGCCGAACCACCACCGCGGATGATGATGGAAACGTCGCCTTCGAACTCGAGCTTGTTGGCACCGTTGATCCTTGCGACAGTGCGCCCCACAGCACTGTTGATCTGAGCCGCCACACCGGCGCGACTCACATCGTTGGGGAAGCCAGCCACGTCGTTGGACAGAATGACGGTCTGGTCCGCGCCACCGGCGAGCGAAATGATGATGGAGGTAAGCGCCACCGACGGCACTGGATCCGCCAGCACGTTGGCGCCGATGATGGGCACGTACTTGATTACTAGCTCGTCGCCAGGAACGATACCACTCAGCACGAAGTCTTGCGCACTGGACGTGAAGACATTGCTGCCGCCAGTGCTCTGGCCATCCTTGGGCAGTGACGTCGAAGGCGCCGCCGGGATGCGCGTCGAATCCAGTGTGGGGTCGGGGAAGTAGCGAATGACCGAGCCGTCGTCGAGCGTCGCCGAGAAGAACGACTTGCGGTTCACCTCGAAGCTGGTCGGGTCGATGAAGAAGCAGCGAGCGCTGCCGATGGAGCGCGCGCCGACCTGCAGATGCCGACTAATCTCGGGCGAGAAGGAAGCCAGCGTATCGACGAACGTCGGGTTGCCAGCAAGCAGCGCATTGTTAGTGGGGTCGGCGAAGACCAGAGCTCCGAAGCGCAGACTGCCGTAGAACCCAATCTGATTGCCGTCGAGGACCTGCGAAACGTCCAGATCATCTTGGTTGACGGCAGGAGAAACGCTCTGCCAACCACCCAGACTGTCGATGGTGGCGCTGCGGATGTCCGAGCTCGTGCGCGCCTGCGCATCCCCGAAGAGTCCAACCATAGCCGTACCCGTCGTGATCCGCGTGTCTGGGTCAAGCGGCACAACACCAACCCGGTCTCCAGCCGGGTCCGGCACAACGATGGCCAAGACCGTGTTCGCGCCGATGGCCGAAGCCGCAGCTGCGTTCATCTCATCGACTACTTGCTGAGCTGTCTTGCTACCAGCAGTGAAGGCGAAGGAGATAGTGGAGTAGCCGGTGACGCCGCTGTTGAACGTGATGTTCAGGTTGAAACCGCCAACGAAGAAGCCGCCTAGGGGTGTCGGCTGCGAAACGATGCCGAGGATGGCGTCGGTCACATCGACCTTCACGCCACGGCCAGGGTTCTCGAACGCTCGGCTCTGAATGTCGACAGGGTTCGCGTACGGGATGACCGAGCCGACGGGCTGCCCGGAGGTGTCGAGGAGCTCGACCTTGGTGACGCGCACCAGCGGACGCTGAATACCGCCGGCGTTGTTGGCTTTGAAAATGGTGTAGTTGAGCGATCCCGACGACGCTGTCATGTCGCGGTCGACCTGCACTGAGTTGAAAGCGGGCAAGGACTTGACCGTGAAATCACCCTTGTCGAGGCCTTCGAATATACGCAGGGTGTCGCCGACGCTCACACCGAGCGCCATGAAGTCGACGCTGCCCGCCGTAGAAAGTACATCGGTGTGCTGGATCGACTGCAGGTCGCTGCCTGAGACGCGTGTGTCCTTGGGCTCGACCAAATCAACCTCGAGCACGTCGACCAGGCGCCAGCGGAAGCTGCCGACAACCACGGGGATCGCCGTGTCGAGCGTGAGGATGGGCGACGAGCCCGTCACCTGAATGACGTCGAGCACGCGGTAGTTGCCAGCGTTCGGGCCGTCCTGCACCTGCAGCGTGAACCCGAACTGCTTGGCCTCGCCGAGGGCTACGTACGTGGCGTCGTCGATGGCGTAGGTCGTACCGAGAACCAGGTCGTGCAGTACCACCTGGCCCGCTCCGCTGTGCTCGAGATTGACCCCGGCAGCAGCCGGCTGCGCGTCGGTGAGGTTTTCGATGACCAAGGACGACTCGTCGAAATCGGAGCCGCGCACGCTGACGTCGAAGAGCCCACCGACGTGCACCTCATTGTCGGGGATCGTGACCGTCCCCTCGGCCGAATCGGGGAAGAGAATGCCGCCCGGAATCTCGCTGAGGGTGAGCTCTTCCTTGCGCACTGACCACGGCCGGCCGCTGAAGAAGGGCGCCATGACCTGGTCCTCCACTTCCACGGTGTCCGGCGCCAGCACGCGCAGGATGCGCAGGTCGCGGATCAAGGGCGGACCAGCGAAGGCATGGAAAACAGTCAGGATAAAACCGCTGGGGTTGGAAGCGTCGACCAGCGCGCTGAAATCGACGCCAGCGTCCAGTGACGTGAAGCGGCGGGTCACAGGCCGGCCAGTGCCGTCCACAGGCGTGGTGCCGAGCACGCCACCGGCGATGACCGCGCCCAGGCCGCCGCCGCGCAGCACGTCACGCTGCATCTCTGGGTCGCCGAAGCCCACGACAGCCAGACGGGTGACCTCCGGAAACGCCTTGGGGATGCGCGCGCCGATGCCCCGCAGCGTCACCATAGAGCGCTCGGTGAGCTCCTGCTCCGTGCGGTCGATGAAGTCGCTGGCCGTCTCCTCGTCCTGCCCCGTACGGAAGCGCCGCAGGTTGGCAACCCGAGCTGTGCCCTCCAGATTGGCGATGGTGAGGATCTCGTTCGGGCCGATGTTGTAGGAGACGCCGGGGTTCTCGGCGATGCAGTTCACGTCGAAGTAGTAGAGGCTGCCGTCTACGTTGAGCAGCATCTCCTCAACGGTGATGTCCTGCTTGCCATCGGGGAAGTAGTGCAAGCCCGTCTTCGAGGTGAAGAAATTCGCCGGCGTGACGGTCACCGTACGCGGCTGCGCAAAGAAGATGCGGGCTATGCCGCGTGCAAAGTCGCCGCGCTCCCTGTTGCTGAACAAATTGGCGCCAAGAGCCTCGGCTTCTTCCGTCGTCAGCGTCACCGCGTCTTTGAATGAAAGGCTGCTCTTCACGCGGAAGATTTCACGCACCACGGGGTCCCAGAGCAGCGTCGCAGGCTTGATGAGCAGGTCGGTGATGGCGTCGCCTTCATCAGTGGCGAGCTCCGGGAAAGCCTGCTTCACGCGGTCGTTCAGAAACACGGCCAAGTCGACCGAGAACGGGTCGGTGCCCAGCCTACGCAAAATAGGCTGAATCACCTGCACGTCGGCAGGCGAGCCCGACGAGATGTCCATGGACTCGTCGAAGGCGCGAAAACGCTCCTGAATGAAAACCTGAAGGTCACGTACGGCCATTTGCCTAAACCTCGAGCCTTGCTACTGCGGCACGCCCCGCCTGTGAAAGCACTTCAACAGACGCGATGATCGCGGTCTCGTTCTTGTTGAAACCAGCTGAGAGGACCTTTGCGGTCAGCAGCCTCTCGTCAGGTGGGATGGCCTGATTGCGGCTCTGAATCTGGATGACCTGTCGCGTGGTGTTGTCCACGCTCACGATGAAGTCGCCCACCAGATCGGTGCCATTCTCCACGCTCACGCTCTGACCGATATGTACCAGAGCTCCGCCGCCAAGCTTGGGGCTGAAGATGTCGGTGCCCGGCGTCTGAAAGAGCAAGCGCAGGTAGACCTGCATGAGACGGAGAATTCCACGTGTCTTGCTTGGCACCCGACCGATGCGAAAGCGGATGAAGCTGCGCGGCGTGATGGTGAGCCTCTTGCTCAAAACCGAGATTGACGAGATCGTCGAGCTCTTGAGCGCGTCCGGCACCTCCGCCAAGAGGCGGTTCTTGGTCAGCACAACGAACGAAGGCGAGGGGACTTCATTCATCAGCACTTCATCGGCCGACCGGAAATCATCCCCCAGAATTTCCAGCGTGCGTATCGGCAGGCCAGGCACAGTGCGCACCAGGCTGACCTTCACGGTCTCCTGCGGGAACGCGATCTGGAAGTCGACTGCCACAGCCCATCGTACCATCGATAGGGCTAAAAAAGATGAGGGGCCCCTGGTGTGTGAAGAGGCCCCTCAAACGGAGTCGCGTGGCTTTTAGGGGAACGTGTCGGTGCGCGAGCTTATACTTGCGCACGACACGTCCTACGTCAAGCCGGCAGCGAAAGCCCCTTTGCCTGCAGCGCAGCGATGAGGGCCGGATAGGTCCACACGTCGACGACACCATCCTGATTGGCCAGCGGCACGAGCCCGCCCGACTGCTGCTCCAGGGTCAGCACAGCCTCGGTGGTCTTCTTGCCGTACTTGCCGTCGTCCTTGTAGGGGCCAAGGTCGAAGCCCAGCGCCAGCAGTCCGCGCTGCAGCCGCGCCGTCGTGAGGTCCGCGGGAATTCCCGTGCTGGCCGACCAGGCCTGGAGTTCACTTGAGAAGTCCGGCAGCTGCATGTTGTACAACCGCTCGAGCACCGGGCGAATGGCTTCGTAGCGCCGCGGGTAGATGGCGACCTTCGGTCCGAACGTCATCTCCTTGAGAATGGCGATGACCCAATCCAAGCTCCATGCCTGCAGCTGTGGGTTGGCCTTGATGGCATTCGTGAGCGACGTGTTCGCCCACGTCGGATTGTTTGCAGCGAACGACAGGTAGGCCGCATACAAGCCGCTCGCAACGTTGGTACTAGGCATCGCAGAGAACACGCTCTTCGCGTACGACAACAAGAAGCCGGCGAGGCGCTTGGACGTGTACGTCACCTGCACGACGCGCGCCTCCGGGTTCTCCCAGACGCTCGAGATCGTCGCCGCCCAGCGCTTGGCGTACAACGTGTTCTCCGTGTTCCAGGAGCCCTGCGTGCCGTCGCCGTCGATGTAGAAGAGCTGCTGCTGTTCTTGCTGTGAGTCAACCTCACCGCGCGCGTCGAGGAACGAGAAGCGGTAGCGCTGCTTTTCGTTCTTCTCGAACTTCAGACCATTGTCCTTGGCCAGCTGGTCAACGCCATAGATCAGGTCTTCGTCCTTCTCGCACACGGCACCGAGCATGTCGCTCACGGAGTACTGGTTGCGCTCGCACCACTGTATGAGGCCACTCGTCCACCCGCACACGTCGTAGCCGTTCCAGGCGTCGAAGTGCCCGCCTTCCGTGGCGGTGATGACAGCCATCTGCATGTCCTCGGGACTAGGGTTCGCCGGCAGCGTGTAGCCGAACTTGCCCTTGTAGAACGGTCCTTCGTACTGACGGTATTTTCCCCATCCGATTTCGTTGACGGCTACCATTTGCGATTCTCCATTTTGTGCTCGAAGTTGTCGACCGTGTTCTTGAAGTAGTTCTGCCCATTGGGCTTTGGCTCTTCACTGTACTGAGGATCTTCGTGCCAATCACGTAGCAACGAAAGCGCCTCCGCCTTGGAGAGCAGGCACCAAAAAAGATCTTCCTTGTCGTCGTTGAACCGCCGAGGCTCAACAAACGAACCAACCCGACATGGCGTCCAATCCACACCAGGGTGTAGTTCCAATATTGTTGGGCCCAGCAGCGTGATGTTATTTGGATCGCTGACAGCTACAAACTTCAACAACTTGAGAAGTAGCATGTGCCCCATCCCCGTCACCAGGAAATGGAGCTTGAAGCCTTCGTTCAAATTAGCCCGCAGAAGGTACCCTCGCAGCGGTTGCGGTTTTGCTGCGTTCTGCAGCCGGTCGGTCTTTGTCATACGTGCACCTGAAGTTCTGTGGAAGCGCGTAGCTGCTGTTCTTGAGCCCAGCGACCATCCTGGTCACAAGGTCGCAGCGTTCCTTCGCTTCATAGTCGATGTAGTACTTGTCGGTCTTGTAGTGAAACGGGCAGCGCCCGTAGCGGTAGGCCGTGAACCAGACGCCGGCGGGCGCCGGGCCGTCTTTGCCTTGGCACTCTTGCTTCCAATGCGCGAGCACGCCGTACGAGAGCTTGATGTTCGTCGCGGGGTCGCGTAGCTGCTCCTCGGTGAGCTTGTCGATCTTGCGACCTTCCGGCGACCGCCACGACCGCTCAGGGAACAGCGCTTGAATCTCCGGCCAGGGCGGCAGGTGCATCGTGTTGCCGCGGTTCAATTGCTGAGGGCCCACGGCGTTGCAGCGCATCTTCAGCACCGGCACGTAGCCAGAGGGCCAGAGCCCTGCGGGTACGTTAGCCAAGCGGTGTGTGGTTCGACAGTCGCCGTCCACCGGCGGCAGGCGGAACCTGGACTCACGGTACGTGATGGAAGCTAGCAGCAGTACATCGGTCTGCTGGTCGAAGAGACGGCCGTCGGAGATCCGTTCCTCCATGGCGAGCGTCGTCGCGATGTCCTGGTTGAACTTCTGCTTCAGCTCCTCGTTCCGCTGCACGTTCGGTGCCTCTCGCAAAATGAATCCCAAGATAGTGACGGTAAGTACTTCCAAAAAAGTCATCATTCCTCCATGTCCTTGCAGCAGCGAAACCCAGTCTCGTAGTAGTGCCAATCGGGGACGTGCTTCGTGATCACGTACGAGCACGACGAGCGGCTGTCCGCCCAGTAGCCTCCAACCAAGCACCAACCTTCCACGCCGGCGTCGCAGCGAACCCACTCCTCGGCGTTGCCGACCATGTCGTAAGCGCCGGCAGCACTCACGCACTCAGGGAAAGAGCCAGAGGGCTCGCTTTGATCCAGGCGTGCAAGCTCCTTCGTGTTGCGGATCTCGACCTTGCGTTGGTCTACGTAGCGCCATTGCTTGTCGGTGTTGCACTTGCCAGCCTGCGGCTTCTTTCCGCCGTAGGGCAGGTTTGAACCTTCAGACCCGCGGCAAGCCGACATCCACTCGCGCCTCGTACAGGTGCGCTTGCCCTGTACCGCACAGAGAGTCCAGGCGTCGTAGACAGGTCCGTTCTCTTCCACGAGAGCATCCATAGCCACACGAGGCCGCGTGCCCGCCTGGTTGGGGTACTCGTACTTGTCGATGCACACGCCAACTCGAGCAACGACCATGTCGTCGGGGCACGCAGCATTCGGCGATGTGACTGGAGCCGCAGCGGTCGTCAGACCAGCGCAAATCAGTAACAATACTTTTCGCAAAACTCCTCCACGGAAGGGGAGGTTCATCCCGACGGCGTTACTGCTGTGCCGTAGGAGAACTTCCGTTGTACGAGCGCTCGAGCTCGCTCGTACGCTCTTCGACGTCGGTGTATCCCTCGTCGAGCTTGTCGATCTTGTCCCCCAAATCACGCTGCGTTTGGTCTAACGCCTTCTGCAACTTGGCGAAGCCATCGTTGATGTTTTGCTGCAACGTCGAGAGACGCTCCGACAAGTCGAACTGACGATTCGAGATATGCGCGAGGATGCGCACCTTCGGGTCTTCGTGATTTGCAAGCTGCTGCGCAAGACTCTTGTGCGCCCTGTCGAGGTCGCTTTCCGCTGGAGTAGGCGGTGGCGGGGTCAGCGTTGCAGCTTCACGGTCGACCATCACCCAAGTATGCCCGAGCACCCCATAGGGTCGTCAATCTGCAGGCGGTTCAACCGGCGTATTCACGTCGCGAGAAGGGTCGGCCAGCAAAAAGTTCTCGGGTGGGATGGTCCTGATCTGAGAGACCGCGTTCAAGAGGTCGCTCTCGATTTTGTTCACCCGCTCGAGCTCGTTGGGCCGCGTGTCAGTACCAGGTCCTTCGATACGCTCGATCTGCTGGTCAGCCAGCTCTTCGTACGTCACCGCGTAGAAGCTCTCAGTCGTTTGCCGACCCTGCACAGCCCCGATGGACTGATTCAGAACACGCCGGAGCTCTTCATTTACGTCGAGCGCCGGCGCTTCTTTGTTCGCTTGCTGAGACGGGGCGTCTACGGAAGGCACTTCATGAGCCTATCAGATTTACTTTCCCGTACGCAGGCACATTTCGCACACGAACGTCAGTCTCGAGCGTCACACCTTCTTCCAACCACTTCTCGTAGTAGGCCTCCACGTCGGCTCGTTCTACCGACATACGGCGTCCGGTCTTGTCTACGGCGTAGTATGTCACCGTACGCTCCAGGACAATTTCTGTAGCCGTCGGCACTTTCATCTCTGCTGCTCCTCGAATTGCTTCCACGACATGGATGGTACCGGACCTTCGGCGGCAGCGCCAACGTAGTGCCCGGTCTGCTCGTAGTGCAGGTGCTTGCCTACGTACGTATGGAAGCGCATCTGACAGAAGCGCATACCCGGGTAGACGATAACCGGCTGGGTCACGACCACCTCAAGAGTGTACTGACCGTTGAAACCAGGGTCGCCGTAGCCCGCAGTGACGTGCGCCGTCATGAAAAGCCGACCGAGCGAGCTCTTACCGTCGAGAACTGGGACGTACTTCGTCGTCCAAACACGCTCGGCGGTGTGCATGAGGTACCCGATCCCTGGTTTGAGCAACCAGCCACGCTCGGCGTTCATCTCGAACGTGGCTACCTCGTGCTTCCTCTTGGAGCTAAGGATGCAGGCGGGGCTCGGGTACATCCAATCGCTCTTGAGACTGTCACTCAATTCCAAGACGCTACCGTCGTGCGCACGGTAGGTGCCGTCCAGTGGCTCGAGCTCGTAGGACATGCCGGCGTAGACGAAGTACACCGCTTCTTTGTACACAGCCACCTTCGAACCCAACGTCAAGTCGTACGACGCTGGGTTGACGCACCGAGGATCAAACCCCGGCTCGATGAGGATGTTGCCTTCTTCAACCTCCGACGCAATCGTCGGACCGGAGATGATTCCACCTTCGATCATGGATCGACGCTCTTCGCCAGCAGCGCGGCGGGCTGCTGCTCAGCAACCTCATGCGCGTTCGCCTTGTTCTTAGTCCAGTCGCGTTTCCGCACCTTGCTCCAAACCCCGTCGAGAATTTCCAGGAAGTCCTTGTTCAGGTATTTACTGATGAGCTCGAGGTGGGC